GACCGCGCGGAGAACAACTGGACCGAGAACGACTCCGTCGGCCTGTCCTACCAAGTGGAGGGTGACCTGGACGCCCAGCTCGATCGCGACGCCAAGGCGTTCGCTGGCTGGTACGTCGAGCAGCACACCGCGCGGTTCGCCTCGCTGGGCAGCGCCAAGCGCTTCGCCCGGAGCGTGACCCGCGACGAGTCGCCCGCCCGCATCCAGCGCAAGCGCGTCGACTACACGGTCGGCTTCGCGCCCTGCGCCACCTGGTCGCAGGGGCGCAGCTGGCGGCTGCACCGCTACGAGTTCGTGGTCACCTACACGACCCGCGTGTGCTACGCGGTCGAGGGCGACTACGACTTCGTGCCCGAAGAGCGCGTCGTCGAGTACGACTGCAGCGGTCCCGCGTACGTGGAGGCGCCGCACTGGGACGTCGACTTCAGCTCCTACCCGGAGTGGGAGCCGATCGCCCACGCGCCTGCCGACTGGTCGGCCAGCTACCTGGCTGCGGGTCGCGCGCACGTCAAGTGCGCCGCGCAGCACACCACGGGCGCCTGCACGGTGTGCGGGCGCTAATTCAACCCCAGGGCGATCGCCGCGGATGGCGATCGCCCTAAAGCCCATGGGTGCGTGGGTGCCCTGTTCGTGCTGCAGCACGAAGACGCCCACCCACGCACCCCGAACTCAGCCAGCGTCACTCTGCCACGCTGGTGCGAACTGCTGCCCGCACTCGCGCCAAGCCCTGGAGCTTCGCCAACGAGTTCACTTGTTAGACACCTTGTTAGTTGAGAGGAGCCACACCATGTCCATCACCGTCATCATCAACGGCCAGCGCGTCCAAGCCCGTGACCTCGCCCACGCGCGCGAGCTGTCCGGCGTCAAGCCCGCTGCTGCACCCACCAACGGCCAGCGCACCAACCCGTGGGGCGACGAGTCCGATGGCCGCTGCAACCGCTGCCACGGCACGGGCTTCTGGGGCACCCGCGAGAAGGGTGGCGCGTGCTTCCGCTGCGACGGCAGTGGCATCGCGCCCGGCTACAAGAAGAGCACGGTCGCCGAGGTGCAGGCGGCGCGCGAGGCGGAGCTGGGTCCGTCCGGTCCTGGCTACACCAAGCTGGTGACGCCGCGTCGTGAGGCCAAGAAGGCGCACAAGGCCATCGTGCGCGGCGGTCGCAAGCGTGCCTAGCGTCGGCTGCATGATGTTCTGCCCCGCGTGCAAGCGGGGCACCTGGCACACCATCCACACCGAGAGTGGGTGGACGTTCTACACCTGCCGTGGTCGGAAGCCCAACTGCGGCAGGACTCACCGCGTCAAGTACCACTAGCCGAGAGGAGACAGCATACCATGCTCAACGCCTATCGTAAGCTCCACCCCAAGTCGCGCCGCGATCTGCTCCTCGCGATCGCCGTCGGCATCGCGCCGATGATCGGCTGGCTCACCGGCTTCGTGATCGGCGACCCCATCGCCGAGCGCGCCGCGCGCCAGCACAACCTCACCGTGATCGCGACGGTCGAGTGCGCCGCCAAGAACTACTCGCGGGTCGGCGCTCCGCGTGACCACGGTCCCGGCTCGCTCATCCCGATGAGCGACCTCGACGACTACTACCGCTAGGAGGCGCCCGTGATCAAGGTCCAGTTCATCAACGTGCTCACCGGCTGGTCGGCCAGCAACGGTGAGCACCGCTTCTACGGTGACACCGCCACAGAAGCACGGCGTCGGTTGCGCGCCTTCCTCCGCAACCAGTTCAAACCCAAGCACTAGCCAAAAGGAGCAACCGATGCACACCACCAAGCGCACCATCCAAGTCCTGACCGAGGTCGAGTCCAAGGTCATCTACGCCGCCTTGATGGCGGTCATACCCAAGCTGCCCGAGTTCTACCACGCGACCTGCATCCACACCGTGATGTGCGACGTCAGCCGCACGGTCAGCCTGGACTTCCAGCACTGCTGCCCGTACAGCGTCAGCCTGGCGATCTCCCAGCTGGAGCTGGTCAGCATCGCGATCGACGATCCCACGCGCCAGGATCGGCCCAAGCCGGTCGAGGCGCAACTGCTGGAGGTCTTGGACCTCTGTCTTCCCATCCTGCGTAAGGCCAACACCGAGTACCAAGAGCAGCGCGATCGCCGCTAGAAGGAGACCACACCGATGTCCCACCAGTCGTTCAACCCGTCCATGCACACCACGATCGAGTGCACCACCTGCAAGTCGCTCCAGAGCGGGCGCGAGGTGCTGTTGGCGATCGTCACGCGCCTGGGCGTCTCGTTCACCCTGGACACCGTCTGCCTCACCTGCGGCACGACCGAAGCCAACGGCAAGCTGCCGCCGGAGGCCAGCGAGACGTTCTTGCTGCCCAGCGCCGCGGGCTACCAGCACGGCTTCGAGTGCGTGCCTCACAAGACGCGCACACACGATGCGGCGTACCTGCGCGATCGCCAGCAGCACCGCGGTCCCGACCTGCCCTTCGGGTCGCGCTAGCACTGCCGTCTGGAAGTTGTCCCGTTGGGATCTGATGGTCTTCGATTGACCGGTTGGGTTCCGTTACTTGAGAGGAGCTAAACACCCATGGAAGAGCAAGTCTGCACCTACCCTTTGTGCCCGGATCACCACCCGGACGAGAACGAGATCGCGTACCACGAGAGCGGGGCGATGTACGACAGCACCTTGGAAGACTACCAAGAGAGTCACCGCACGCGTTGCACCGCCCCCGAAACCGTCACCCACTAGCCGAGAGGAGCCTACACACCGATGTTCAAGAACGCTGACAACCTGTCCAAGCTCGCCGCGCCGCCGATCGCGCCCGTGGTCGAGCCCTTCAAGCCCACGGTTGTGCCCGCTGGGTTCGCGGGTGTCCACACGTTGGCGATCCAGATCGCCATCACCCAGTGGCGCGGCAAGCTCACGGGTGCCTTCCCCAACACGATGAACGGCAAGGCGCACCGCCTCGACGTCTCGCGGATGGTGGCCTTCGATGACTGCACCGAAGACGCCTTCGCCTGGCTCAAGACGCGCCTGGGGCCGAAGCACGAAGACCGCACGCTGCGGCCGGACGATCGCCACTCGCTGGTGATGTACCGCGGCGGTCCGCACGGGCTCAAGGATCTCAAGCCCTGGTTCCTGATGTACAAGGAGGTCAGCGAAGCGATCGCCTGGTGCCAGGAGCAAGTGGTCATCAGCCGCGGGCAGGATCACTTCGCGCTGGTGATGCTGGTCAGCACCAGTGATTGGGACCTCAAGAAGCCGGGCAACCCCAACTTCGACCCCTTCTACGAGGCGGTGCTTCGTGGAATCTCCGACTTGGAGGTGGTGAAGTTGTCCCCGGAACCCAGCATCGAGCTGCCGGATGGCTTCCCCGAGAAGGAGCTGGTGCAACCGGTAGAGACGCCCAAGCCGCGCATCATCGTGAGCGCGGCGGAGCAGGTGCGCCGCAAGATCGACACCAGCCACGAACAGCCGGTCGCACCCGGCGCCAAGCCCGAGTACGTCGACAGCAAGGAACGTCCTGGCGTGGTCGACGAGCTGATCGCCGACTTCGTCGAGCGCTAGAGGAGAACACAACCGATGTCCAACGAATCCAACATCAAGCACGTCCTGGTGATCGGCCAGCCGACCCAGATGGTGGAGGACTTGTTCCCTCACCTGGACCCCAACGAGCCCAAGGCGCCCGACGAGGTGTTCAAGCGCTTCGGTGGCTTCACCTACGTGGATGCGCCCAGCGAGTTGGTCGACCCTAACAACTGGACGATGATGGGTGGGCAAGGCGACGTGGACGTGCTCACGGACACGCTGCTCTGCTTCGTCAAGAAGGGTGGCGTGATCTACCTGGGCAGCGCCCTGGAGCGCACCAGCGATGACCACAAGGCGCTCGTCCAGCTCGACGAGGTCTGCCCCAACGCCATCCTCGACGAGGCCATCGAGCTGCTCAAGTTGCAGCTGGGCAAGGCGATCGCCGACCCGCTCGACTTCGAGACCGCGGTCATCGAGGCGATGGACGTCCACAACGTCGCGGGTGAGAAGGTGATCTTCGCCGGTGCCGAAGAGGACAACGTGGCCGCCTTCCACGCGCCGCTGCGTGCCAGCAAGACGCACACGCTCAAGTGGTGCCCGGACGGCACGATCGAGCTGGACGGGGCGATTCTCCGGCGCACGGCGCTGATGGGGATCGGCCACCTCAAGACCGAGGTGCTGGGCGGTCGCGTGCTGGAGCCCGGCGAGGTCGTTGGCTTCATCGCCAACCGGATGGCGCTCAACGGCGTCGACGACCTGGTGGGCTACGGTCGCGCCTTCGGTCCCGGCAAGGAGGACCACACCAACGCCACCCTCACGGACGAGGGGCGGCAGTTCCGTGCGCACGGGATCGTGGGCGTGGTGAGCGTGCACGGCAACTTCGTGTCGAAGGCCAAGCCCGCGATGGTGGAGCTGGTGGCGCAAGCGCTGCACCAGCTGGACCCCAAGCAGCCCTTGTTCCTGCACCAGCAGGTCAAGGAGATCTACGAGGGTGAGGAGGCGATGAAAGCCTTCCGCGCCCAGATGGAGAAGGACGGCCGCGTCACGCTTTTCGGCAAGAGCACCAAGCACACGCGCGTGGACGCGGGCGCTTACTGCCTCTACACCGAGGATGGGACGGGCACGCTCACCCGCAAGGCGGTGATCGGTAACTTCGAGGTGGGCAACGATGGGTCTATCTACGCTCCCAAGAGCCTGATGGACGGCATCGCGGGCTACCTCAAGGAGTCGGTGGTTGCCAAGCGTGACTTCGGCACGATGAGCGAGGACTTGCTGTCCCGCTACTACAACGCCGAGGTCGTGGTCAAGGAGGGCGATCGCCTGCTGCCGGGCGACGTGGTCTTCACCATCGACGGCATTCCGCACACCTGGGAGTCCAAGGCGGACTACGGGATCGTGACGGGTGTGACCGACACGATCAGCACCAAGCTGGTGCACTGCGAGGTGCGCATCGACGCCTGGTTCGAGGGCGACTGCAAGATGCGTGGCTTCGGCAAGGGCTTGATCGCCCCGATGGAAGCCTGCGGCATCACCTGCAACGTCAAGGACGCCATCATCATCGGTGCCGCGGGCATCATCAAGGACAGCGCGGCTGCGAAGTCCAAGATGAGCAACGAGCGCCGCGAGCGTGTGGTGGTCACCATCGAGTACTGCGAGCGTGACTTCGAGCTGGCGATCGCCAAGCACAACCCCGAGTGGGACGAAGACACGCACCAGACGGGTTGTATGACCAAGGTCTACCCGGATCTGTGCGTGATGAGCTTCGACTGCGGCAACCGCACGGTCACCATCATCGACGAGAACGCGCTGGTGGCCGATGTGACCTTCATGATCGAAGCGTCACCGGTGGGACAGGCGGTCGGGTCGTCTTCGATGACCTTGCCGCAGATGGGCTTCCTGTCCAGCTTGCCCACCGGCAACGCCTGGCTCAACCAGGAGGCACTGCCCGGCGTCGTGCGCCGCGTGGATGCGCTCACCTACCTGCACGCCGTCAGCAACGGCATCCCTGTCGAGTTGTAAGGAGAGTATCACCGATGTCCAACACCAGCCTGCTGACCGAGTCCACGGTCACCATCCACTACATCGGCCACGAGGCCCTCAACCTGCCCACGGTCGGGCTCACCGACCACGAGCTGCTCAAGGAAGCGGCCAAGGAGTTCCCCAAGGGGCTGAACCTGATGGGCAGCAACCTGGGTCCGGTGTGGGTGCACCCCACGATGCTGCTCAACCTGGCGCAGCCCGACGGCTTCGGCCTGGAGCTGCAAGGGCTGGCCCACAGCGCGGCGGAGCTGCTGCGCTTGGCGGCCGACCCGGAGAAGGCCGACGAGCTGACCGGCAAGGGGATCGACCGCATGATCGCCCTGTTCGCGGCGCAAGCCCACGGGCAGGCGATCGCCAAGCGTCCCAACCAGCTGCACGCGCACCGCTGGGGTGCCGCGGCCAAGGTGGCCGGTGCCGACCGCGTCACGCCCGGTATGCTGGAGATTCACCCCGAGGGCAACGTGGCCGCACGCCTCGCCCAGCTCTTCGGCTGCGTGCCTGGTGCCACGGGCGGTTGGGCCGACCTGGAGGGCCGCCAGCTGATGCTGCTGCGTCACCCGTTCATCCTGGGCTACGTGGTCACGATCGGGTTCAACGAGAACCTGACCAAGAACCTCACCCTGGTCAACCGCCTGGATGGCCGCCGCGCCACCGGCATGGACTTCGACGGTGATCAGGTGTTCCTGTTCGCCATCAAGAGCCGCATCATGGCGGCGATGATCGACGCCGAGATCAAGGCAGTCGTGCCGGACAACGACGCCACCAAGCTCGTGTTGGGCAAGCCCTGCGAGGAGCCCGGCGGCGAGTGGTGGGGCGAGTTGTTGGAGAAGTCCACCGAGCAGAAGCTCGACCAGCACTTCACCAAGACCATCGGCGAGTGGATCAACTCCCACATCACAATGGGCGACTACGCCAACAAGTTCACGCCCTTCGCGTATCGGATCTCCGACATTGGTGGCGCCATGGCTGCCGTGGGCATCCCTGGTGCGCGCGAGATGTCGCTGATCGGCGCCACGATCGAGGAGACCTTCTACCTGGGGCTGTCTGGCGGTCCCAAGGAGCTGGACGAGGCCATGGAGACCTGGTTCCGCAAGAAGATGAGCGCTGCCAACCAGCGCATCCTCTTCGCGGGGCTGCGCACCGTGGTCAACCCGGACCTGCTCGCCAACGCGGATGTCCGCACGGCAATCGCCCGCGGGTCGGCCATCAACGGCGGTCGCTTCGACGACTGCAACCCGCAAGAGCTGCTGGTCCATACCGCCTTCCTGGTCGGCAAGGGCAAGCTCACCCTGGGCAGCGGCGTGCTGCTCGACCAGCTGGCCCTGATCGCCAGCGAGCCGACGCTGTCGGCCGAGCTGCGCGAGTCGTTCGTCGCGCGGATGCTCTTCCACGCGGCGCGCAAGCTGCACCAGGTGGTGGGCAAGGGCAATCCCATCGTGGGCGAGACCCCGAGCGACGACTACGAGGCCGATGGCTTCGAGGAGTACACCTCCGACTTCGAGGAGTAAGCCGGTCGATGCCCCAACTGGTCCGCCGGTTGGGGCGCCTGCGGCGCCGGTTGCCCCACCCGCCTTCCCCCGTTTGATCTTCTTTTGGTTGGCCCACCCTCTGACCCCCGTTTGGCGGTGGTGGGGTTGGGCTGGATGGACATCGGTTGGTCCACCTGGGCGGTTGTCCGGGTGGGCCAGTCGGACATCGGTTGCGCTGGCCGGGTGGCCGGGGCGGTTGCCAGTTGGCGATCGCCCCGGTTGGCCGGTTGGGGCGGTAGGACATTGGTTGTCCCCGTTGGCCCGTTGGGTCCGTTGGGACAGGGTTGACCAGAGCGGTTGACCCCGGCTGTCGCTTGCACTCCTACGCTGGAGTGAGCGGCACCACAGACAGGCACGACCCGTGCCAAGGAGACCATTCCCATGACCACTCGTGTGACGAACGTCAAGCGCGACGAAGAGCAGCCCACCGAGGGCGCGACCCCGGAGACCACGGCCGAAGCCAAGACCGAAGTGGTCGCTTCCGACGAGTTCCCGGTCCAGGGCCGCATCGCGGTGCGCGGCGACGGTGGCCCGCAGGCCAGCTACAACCTCCTGGTGCTCAGCACCGAGTCGGTCTTCGCGCTGGAAGCGCTCAAGGCCGAGTACCCCGACATGGAGTTCACCGACAACCAGGGCCAGCCCTGGATGCAGGTGACCATCGACCCGGCCGGTAAGGCCAAGCTGCGTCAGGCTGCCCGCCAGGGCGCCACCAAGCTCGTGGTCGAGGGCATCGTGACGGTGGTCGACCTCGTCAACGGCAAGCCGCAGGGCTTCATGCGCGTCACCAGCGCGCGTGCGGCGACGCTCAAGGACGGCGGCCGGGTCATCCAGCGCGAGAGCCGCGAAGCGGCGCCCGTGGCTTCGATGCCCGCGTTGAGCCTGCGTCGCCAGGCTCGCGCCTAACCCGTTGACGACCTGCTGGGAGCTAGCGTAAGCTAGCTCCCGGTTCTGCCGAAAGGAGCCGATCGGTGCCTAACACCGTGACCAACAACGCGCCGCACCCCGTGAAGTCCAACGACGACGTGTTCACGCAGAGTGCGCAAATCGACAGCCTGTGCCAGTCCCAGATCTTCCAGGTCTGCATGGCCCAGGTCAACTGCACCACCTGCCCCGGCAAGATGGTGTGCCCGCTGTGAGGCACGCGGGCTGGGCCGTGGTGGGATTGGCCTTCTTCGGACTCACGTTCGCCGTGGGTCACCAACCCGTTGCCCAGCCCACCCACTGGGTCCAGGGCAACGACCTGCTCGACGAGCACAGCACCCACGGCGAGGGCAACCTCCAAGCCGTGCGCGGTACCGTGGACCGGGTGGGCACCAAGGTGACGGGCAGCCGCACCATCCACCTGATTGCCGATGATGGTGCGCCCATCCTGATCAGCGTACCACCCACCGTAAGCGTGCGGATGCCCAAGAGCGGCGATCGCATCGGTGTGGTGGGCAGCGTCATCACGCCCGGCACGCTCACCCTCAACGGTCGCGATCAGCTGCAGTTCCTGCCGCCCGCCACCAACAGCTCGCGCCGCCGCGAGTACTTCGCCCAGCTGGAGAACATCGAACGTCTCCCGTCGGGTGCGCACCGCGCCACGGTGGTAGGCGTGCACGGCGAGTTCGTGACGACCGCCCTGATCCAGGCTGGCATCGCGATTCCCCACAAGAAGTGGGCCGACTCCGGCTACATGATGAAGGGCTACGTCGGCAGCGACGGCACCTACGTGGTGGAGTCGCTGGAATGATCGCCCTCGTCCTGGCCGCGGCCTTCGGTACGCTCGCAGGACTGCTGTCCGCGCTGCCGGGGCTGCACATCTCCATCCTGCTCATCGGGGCGTTGCCCCTGCTGGGTGTCAACGGGCCAGTGGGTGCCGTGGTGTTGGTCACGGCCATCGGATCGGGTCTGATCGCGAGCAACCTCGCCAAGACCTTTCACCCGGCCACGGCCGACACCATCCGCTCGGCCACACCCGAGCAAATTCTTGCATATCGGGGGGACGGTCTCAAAGCGGTGGGCATCCAGCATCAGGCGGTGTGGGCAGGCGTCCTCACCGTTCTGATGCTGGCCGCTGTTTTGCTGCCGTTGCGCACCCTGATCGGGACCGGCTTCGCTGCCGTGATCACCATGGTCACCGGCTGGTTGGTCCTGCCCCTGCTGCTCCTGTTCACGGGGCTGGTCGTGCGCCAGGCGAAGCACAAACTTCCCACGGTGGCGGTCATCATCCTGGCAACAGGGCTGGGGTTCTACACCCTCAACTGTGCTGCCCTCACGGGCAACCACAACGCGCTCGCCCCTCTTTTGGGTGGCGGCTTCGCGCTTCCCGCGCTTGCGATGGTCGTGCTCCATCGCGGAAGGGTCCAACCCTTCCCCAAACAGCGTGTGGTCAACAGCGCTGCGAAGCCTGCCCCCGAACAAGTGTGGGGCGCGCTCGGTGGGATCGCGACGGCGCTGACCGCGGGCTTGGGCTCCGGCGGCGCCGTCTCGGTCTTCGCCGACCAGGTCAACCACGAAGAGTACCTGGGCATGCACACCGCATCGGAAGCCGCGAACCATGTGTTCGCCGTGCTCCTCTTCATCCTGGTTGGGACGACCCACTCGGGTACCGGCGTTGCCTTGCGGCAACAACTGGTGAGTCCCGGCCTCGCCATGAGCTTGCTGCTCCTCGTCGCGCTGGCGTTGAGCACGTTCGTGGCGCACTACGTTGCACAACAAGTAGTAGGGAGGTACGTATCATGCATTGGTAGGATTCCCCAACGGTCGGCCGCGATGGTCATCACCGTTGTGACCTTGGCACTGCTCTTCACCGAGACCGGCCTGGCAGGGATCGCTGTTGCGATCGCCGCTGCCGCGTTGGGCTGGTGTGCCAAGACAAACTTCGTTCCGAACCAGGCGATGACTTTCACCCTCACGGGTCCGGTCCTCGTCTACCATCTGGGTCTCTCCGGGTGGCTGGCATCGGTTCTCCACGTCCTCCATTGAGCGACAAGCGAGTATTAAACCGATCCGCACCAACGCGTCCAAGACGTGAGACCAGGAGCACGTAACAACAGGTGCTCTCCAAATGGCTGTGCAAGCGCGGTGAGATGCCGTGCAACCTTGGTTGGGTGGTTGGGTAGGTTGGGCCGTGGTTGGCCTCTTGTAGGGCGATCCCATCGGAGGGGTCGGCCACGCGGCGAGATGCCGTTACGGGAGACACCATGACCAACCAGCAACCCTTCATCCCGGCGGTGTTGGTAAACACTGCCAAGCTGCGCGAGTTAGCTCTTGAGCGAGCTGGCACAGTTGCCGATCAGCCGGTGACCCTGCTCGAACGAGTGGTGGTTGCGATCTTGGTGAACCGAGAAGTCAAGAGCCCGACGCATCCCTTGATGGATACCATGCGCGAGGACTTGCAGACCTGGAACATCCCCAAGTACACGGCCCTGGTGGGTTGGTTGGCTCCCTACTCGCTGGTCTCCCAGTACCCGTCTGCGGTCAGCCGCGTTGCCCAGTACCTGCTGGGCACGACACGGGATCTGGAGCACGCCAGCATCGACTGGGAAGCCGTCCGGTACCACTACCCTCAACTCAAGCCGCCCATCTGGTAGGTGGGCGCACTTGTCACGTCGGTTACATCCCTCCGATGCTCGAAAGGAGCTACCCCATGACCACGCGTTCCACCCGCACCGCCAACACCGGCACCGAGATCGTCAAGGAGTCGGCCGAGAACATCGAGGCTGCCCCTGCCACCGACGGCCAGGTTGCCGCCACCGAGAAGGACGCCGAGAAGAAGGCGCCCGGCCCCAACGCCTACGTGGGCAACATCATGCACCTCAAGCGCGAGACCAAGTCCACCGGCAAGGCGTACGCCTTGGTGATGGTGCGCTTCGTCAACGGCCAGGAGATCGCGCAGAAGGCCGTGCAGGTCTTCCCGCGCACCGAAGGCTTCACCAGCCAGGTCGGCGACATGTTCGGCTTCGAGGCCAAGCGCCTCGTGGAAGCCTACGACAACGACGACAAGCCGATGAAGCTGGAGGACGGCACGCCCGTCTACCGCGCGTCCGGCGTGGGTCCCGAGCTGAAGCACTTCACGGTGCGGGCGACCGGCAAGGCCGCCAGCGTGGAGCCGACCGGCGAGATCAAGTCCAACGGCTTGCGCGAGCGCCTGGCGAAGGCGTCCCCGCTCATGGCCAAGTTCTTGGGTGTCAAGTTCGAGAACTCGTAAGCTCCACCTTGAGTAGGGTCGTGGTAACATGACCCTACTCTCCTCTTCAAGCCTGGCGAGTCAGTGAGGAACGACATGCGGTTGAAACCCGCAGGGACCACGTTCGAGTCGTGGGCCAGGCACTAGATCACTCTGTACCAACTAATCTCCTTCGGGAGGGCAGGTGGGCTCCTACAGAGTGGTCGACCTTCATGGGTAGGTGGTCCAGTAAGCAGGACGCGAGTGTGAAAAGCTCGGGGCACCGTGTGCAATTCCGGTCCTACCCACCATTTCCTCGGGACGCCGAAGGTCGGCAGGCGCTACCAGAACATGCGCCCTCTAGGTGGTTCGATTCCATCCCCGAGGACTTACACAACTCACGGGCGTGTCAGCACCCTATCCGGCGGGTGCACCCGTGTCGTGACCCTAGCAGGATGACACCCTGCGAAGGTCTAAGCTACACTGTCCCAGGCGGTGTGAAAGCCGTGTTCTGGGGTGTTAACAGCGTAGTGATGGCACGGGAGGTGGCGGGTTCAAATCCCGTCGCGCCCACCCCTTTCTCTGGAAGTAGCTCAGCGGTAGAGCACGCGCATTTCGCCCATAGCTCAGTGGTAGAGCGCACCCCAGTTAAGGGTGAGGTCCCCGGTTCGAATCCGGGTGGGCGAGCCAACGGCGCGCGGGGCGGTGGTTCAAGTCCATCCTTCCAGACCTTTTGAACCTTGGGGGTTGAGAGCCCCGAGCGTGCGGCTGCAGCGTCACGAAGCGGCAAGTCCGCTGGTCACCGAGATCTCTAGGTGGACCAGCACCAGGACGGCAACGGGGTGGGGAGTGCCCAGACGTGGGTCCCCACCGCTTTGTTTTTCGGGCGGCGCGCCATCGATACAGTCACGACCTGTGCCAGTGTCACCGGTGCAGCGATGGGCTTCTTTTGTGTGGCTTCGAGCCTTTAATGTGCTTCTAGCGTGCATCTACAGGCTCGATCCGTGTCAGAAGAGCCTTGTTGCTGCAGGGGTGGGCTAGTGTCATTTGACACTAGCTTTGGCACTGCCAAGTATGGTAGACTCGAAAAAGAAGAGCGATCCCGTTGCCGCGGGATCGCTCGGTGACAGAACCTACCTCGGACGAACAAGGTGACCTTGATGCTACCACAGAACAACAGGGGTGACAAGCCCTATGACGTTCCACGGAACCTGCAGTCCAACTACACCAACATCCACTGGGACAAGTTGCCTCCGGGAGCTGTGGCGGTGTTGTCACTGGGTAGTGACACTGCTAACTTCGAGACGTTGTACTACTTGGCAGCGTGTATGGCACGTCTACCAGGTCGACACCGACCCCGTGTCGAAGCTGCATTGGATCTTTGGGTAGCGGGCAACAAACGCCTCGAACCCCTAGTGACACCTGCAGTACGTCGTGCGTTCGAGACGGTCTTCGCCAACAGCAAAGGAGCACCCCCTGTGTCCAAGAATCTCACCGCTAATGAGAAACGTATCTTCGCGGCCCTGACTAATCTTCAGCCATCGCCCCACGAGATCTTCGAGGTTAGCTATAAGCAAATCGCGGAAGAATCTGGTGTTCCCATAAGGAGCGTGATTAGGTCCGTCAAGAAGATGGCAGAGGTGCGGGGTGCCATCGAGATGGCTCCACCAGAACCCGGTAATCCGCACGCCAGCAACGCTTACAGGATTCCCGAGGAAAAGTAGCAGTGACAAAGCCAGTGTCATTTGACAGAGGGGGTTTGTGAAGACCCCTTAACTTTGACACTGGCTTTGTCACTGGGTAGCAGTCCTGGAGATCCTGTGTGGGTGCGGGCCTACAGGCTTAACTTGACAGAAATATGGGGTTGCATACAAGATCCCATTGGTAGCCGGAGGCGGTCTGTGGGAGAGGCAATGCTGTAACCCTGACCTAGGGATCGAACCTCCGGCACCCACCTGCCAACTTCTTAGAGCCCCTGACACTGCTGCTAGTGTCAGGGGCTCTCACTGTCTGTCACTACCCAACCACCGCCTCAATCTTGTAGATCCCGGCCAGATACCACTCACTTCCGTCCAACCCACGCCTACTGACAGCATGTGCAAGTTCATGCGATCATGTGTCACATGTCGACGTTACCCCACTGCCAACCACCCAGAAAGGAATTGCTCGTGCTGACCGACCCCGAACGTGAAGCCATGGTCTACACGCTCGTCGCCGAGCACAAGTTCACCTTCAAGAAGGTAGCGAACCTCATGGGCTGCTCACCGCCTACTGCCAGCAGGCGCTACTTCGCTCACGTCACACGGCTAGCCGAACAGGAAGCACGAGAGAAGCGGGCAGAAGCCAGGCGCCTCCGCGAGCAACGCTTGGCAGACGCGCCGCTGACACCTGCCGAACTTCAGGAGCACATCCTCAAAGCCGACCTGGCCTTCGCACAGACCACGCTCAGGCAGGCAGCGTACATTCACCACTTCCTCACGGCAGCTACTGCCAAGTCAGACTGACTGTCACTGGTGCGCTCGCGGTCTATCAGGCTGGACCTAGACCTTGCTCACGGCGCGGCGGCAATCACGCCGTGCACCTGTTCGCGCAGGTGGAGCGCACCACTGACAGCCACTACCCAACTACCACCCCGCCGAAAGGAGCCACCGATGTCCGACGCCTACAACTACCTGTTGCGGTTCCGTGACCCCATCAACGGCGAACGTCTGGAGTTCAAGATTGGATCTGACCGCCAGGTCTGCACGAGTGAAGCCGTGCGCTTGAAGCTGGACCACGGTCATCCCTACAACGATTCGTTGGTGTTCATCGGTGCCATCGGCGGTCCCGGCAGCACTGAGAAGCACATTGTCCTCCACGGGACCCTCATCGCCGACTCGACCCCAGTATGGTTGAACGAATAGGAGCCACCCATGCCTCGCCCCACGAGCCGTATGACCCGCGAGCAGTTCATCGAGAACCTGCACCAAAGGAGCAACCCGTGATCATCCACCTCAAGACCCTCATCGATGTCGCCTGCGTCATAGCCGCCCTTGCTGGGCTTAGTTGGCTCACAGTAGGTCTCACCAGTGTAGGCGAGTATGGCTACAAGACGGCCATCTTCATCGGGATTGTCCTGTTGGGTGGGGCGTTCTTCGTGACGGCCTTAACGATGGGGATCATCACCTTCGTCTGGTAACCATCAGCATCCACCGAAAGGAGCCCACCCACTGTGCCCACTCCCACCATTCCCCAACACAACCCCGAAGCTGTTCGCACCTGGCTGAAGGCCATCAAGACCGGCCTCTACACCAAGCGCGACACCGAGCTGGTGGCCGACATCGACCCCACCGACCTGCGCTGCTGCAGCTTGGGCGTTGTCTACAAGGCGGGCTTGATGCCTACCACGCCTTTCAAGAACACCGCAGACCTGAACACGGACGGCTACACCAACATCCGGTACTACCTGGACATCACCAGCGACACGCTTTGCAGCATCATGCTCTACAGCGACAATACGGCCCGAACGTTCGAGGACGTGGTCGCCTTCTGTCGCAAGTTGTTCAATGTCCAACAAGGAGACTTGGTATGAGCTTCCTGCGTGAGCAGTACGACGCCCTTGCCAAAGAGCGAGCCAGCGTCATCCAGTTGCTGGAGCAGTCCGGTTGGAACCTAGAGGTCGTCACCCGCGGCAAACTGCGGGTCGAAGTCCATCTCTACTTCGGGCAGATGGGCATCGTCTGCGAGACGCTGGACGAGCTGCGCGTGTTCCTCTTCGCGTACGCCAACGGCCAGGATGACGGTCAGCGCGCAGTGCGCAAGCAAGCCCTGTTCGCAGGCACCTAGCCCACCAGGAGAACCCATCCAATGCTACTCAAGAGCGGCAAGCAGTTCCCCAAGGAGATCTGGCGCTGGAATGGCAGCATGTGGGTCTTCTTCATGCGGCTGCCCTAGTCAGGAAGGAGCCACACCACCGTGACTGTAGCCCAACTCATTGCGCTGCTTCAGCAAGCGCCGAACCAAGACCGCGAAGTGTGGGCCGACTTCACGACGGTCACCGACGATCCCAACAAAGCGTTGGGGGCCATCTTGGGTCTGCACATCGACGCGCGTGACACCGACGTCGTGCTCGTCACCAACGAGATGGCTGTCATCCACATCAATTAGCCGAAAGGAGCCACCCATGTCCATCAGCTACACCATCCAGACCGAAGGTCGTGCGGCCGAGTACCCCACCACCCATCCTCTGAGCGCCAGCCAGCGTGCCGCTTACGATGAGAGCAACCAAGAACTGGCCCGTGCCCAGTGCGCGTTCCACAGCCTCCGCCACACGCGCTGGAGCTGGTTGTACTGGAAGGACTTGAAGTCCTCCTACGAGAAGGTGATGGCGCTGCGCCAGATGCCCCATTACACCGACCCCGATCTGATCGACACGCTGTTGATCGCCGCCGAAGACATCCGCCAAGCCTGGATGAAGTACCGCCTCTTCGGCAAGCAGCTGGTCCCGTTCGATGGCACCTACCGCATGGGTCAGGTCAACGCGGACGGGGCGCACATCGCGATGACCCAGCTGCGCGACACGGCCCACGCCAACGCGTTGCTCGCCTACCAAGAGCAGTTCAAGGGCGAACGCGCCCTGGACCTGTTCGCGGAGCCCAACCACAACCTGTCCTACAGCCCCAACCACGCCAAGTCCGATGGCAACGGGATCGAGCTGCAGGATGTCTTCATGGGTCGCCTCATCGGCATCCTGCTCCTCCCCATCTTGGTGCCTATGCAGTTGATCCTGCAGTCGCTGCCGGGGGTCATCAAGCGTACCGAAGACACGTTGGCGAAGGTCAACACGCGCTTGGAGGTCTACGACAGCCCGTTGATCTTCTTGCTGCACCTGCGCAACGAGTTCGGCACGCCCGAAGAGAAGACCAGCATCTCCAAGCAGGAAGAAGCCTGGCTGCGCACTATTCAGCCGCAGATGGTGCAGACCATCGAGAAGCTGAAGTGGCGTAAAGCCCACGGCATGTTCTGGTTGTAGTCATGACGACCACCAACCGTCTTATCGACCTTCGTACCAAGCTCTGGCCGCTCAGCAACGACCAGAGCAATCGTATCATCCAGCGGCAAGTAGAGCTGATCCTTGCTCGGGTCGAGGACAATCTCCACTACCAGGAGAAGTTGGAGCAGCTGATCGAGAAGCACGGGCGACCATCACAGCTCAGGCACATCTACGTCATCCGTGCTAAGTTGGAAGCATGGATTATCAACCCCAAAACCACGACGCCCTATCCACAGATCAGCAAGATCGGTGAGTACGAGAGCCTGGATCGCGAGAGCACCCGCACCAAGCTCAATGAGATCGTGGACGTTGTGAACGGCCTGCTTCAGCGCGAATACGAACGCGATCTTGCTACCCAGCGTGGTTTGTCCCCGACCATCAACGGTAAGGACTAGATCCACACCGAGCCGAAAGGAGCCTAACTCCATGCTGAATAAGCGTTACACCAACACCATCACAGGTTACACCTCGGCTGTCAGCATCTTGCAGCTGGTGGCCGAGATCGTGATGGTCCTCGCTGCCTGGCACCACCAAGCCATCTGGTTGGTGATCGTCCTGCACTTCGTTCGCACCTCGTTCGAGGAGTGGGAGTGCCGCACGCGACTCACCAAGCTGGACCAGATGCACGCCGACGAGATGAATGAGCTGGACGAACAGCTCGCGCGGGGTTAGCCCATGATGTACAGCTTCCAACAGTTCGACAAGACGTGGGACTTCGACATCGAGTTCGTCGGCCCCATCAAGCTGCCACGCTTCCGCGAGCGCATGATCGGCAACTACTACGCCACGCGTGGTCAGCCTATCCTCAGTCTCAAGGACCCGTTCGCCACCTACACCACTCGCAAGGTGCCACCGGCCAACCGCATCAACGTTCGGGGTCTCCCCGAGGTACTGGACCTCAAGGTGATGTTGGAGCGGACTTTCAGCGGTCAGCCCATCTACATCAAGGGCATGTGCAGCAAGCCGATGCGCTGGCGCCGCAAGGCACGCGCCCTTCTGGATGGGTTCGACAGCGACGGTACGATCTTCGTGTTGACCTAGACCCATGCTGGACAAGAACCGCGAGACGCTGCTTCGCAACCTCGACATCGTTCGCCAGTTCAACAGCCGAAAGGAGTCTCCAATGGAGCAAGTCCCCACCCCTAACACGGTGCCCAGCTACGATCGGGGCATTCTCCTGCGCGACGACGAGCTGACCCATAGCCGCAACCGTGTACCCAAGCTCTTCAAGTTGTTCATGCGCAGCTACCCCGGTGGTCCCGAGATCCAGCCCACGATCGTGATGGCGCTGAACATCACCCAGGCTCTCGCTCGCTACACCAAAGAGTACGATCTGGGCCATGTCTACAAGATCGAAGAGATGGAGGACGTGCAGGTGATGCTCTACCCAGACCCTGCGCTCATCGCCTGGGCCAGCAATGGTCGTCCCAAGAGCCTTCACACCTTGACTGATGAGCCGACCGACGAGGTGTGACCAATTCCTCGTGTCCCTCCAAACCGTCTAGCCGAAAGGAATTTAACCCCATGAACCATATGCGTATGTCTCTTGCTGCCGCCGCCCTGGTTGGCACCTCGATCGCCAGCGGCCCCGCTCCGCACTATGTGGAGCCGAAGAAGCCCCAACCCGAACCCAAGGTTGACTCCACGTACGAGCGAGCTTGGCGCAAGTCGTCTCTGCAGGCACGTAAGCCGGACTACACGCCGGGCAACGTGGGCAGCTTGCCCAAGAAGAAGCAGGCGAAGTACAAGCGCAAGAAGCGCTAGGAGGAGCCACCCACCATGAACCCCGAACTCCAGAAGCTCATCGATGTGGTGACCCAGCAACTGGGCATCGCCCGTGACCACTTCTATCCCATCTTCGTGCGACAGATCTACAACGAGGGTCTGTACTTCTTCATCATCACCTTGGTGGAGCTGTTCGCCTTCCTCACGTTGGCTGTGTGGGCATCCGGTAACGCCCGCCGCCTGTGGGCGAAGGCCAACGCGACCACGCACAAGGGCGATCCCTTCTACTTCCTGTCCGCGGGGTGTGCCGTGCTCACCCTTGCCGGGATCTTCGGCGTCTGGACCGAGATGATCGACCTCGTGCGCAATGCGCTGCTCATCGCCAACCCGGAGTACTACGCCGTCGAGCGTGTGCTGTCCCTCATCAAGCACTAAGGAGCCATCCGTGCCCAGCTTGACCTTCCGCATTCACTATTCTCCCCTGCTGCCCAATGTGCAGCCCAACACCACCGAAGCGCAGTTGGCGCAGACCTTCGAGCACATCCAGAACCTCATTCGTGGGATCGCTGCGCTCGACAGCAACATCACCTGCGTTCAGCTCGAACGCTATGACGTGCACGAGCAGTTCATCAACGACGAGCCGGCGATCACGGACTTCAGCGCGATGCTGAACGACGTGATGCTCTTGGGTCTCGTCCAGACCCACAACATCAAGCAGTTCATGACCGACCTGGGCGACGCCCTGCGTTGGCTCATCGAGGATGAGAACAACCCATTCGACGCCCTCCCCTTCAACGAGGAGGAGATCCAGCAGATCGTCGGCGCTTACCGGGAGCTGTACGGTGAAGGCTAAGTTCAAGGGGTGCACGCCACCCACCCGCCAACAACTGCTGGACGCGGGCTTCGATCCCAAGCGCCCCATCCAGTCCAGCATCCAACGCTGGAACGACGAGAAGCACTGCACCTGGGTCTTCACCCAGGACGAGAAGCCCAAGTTCGACTACGACTACCGTCGTGCCGTGCGCAAGGTCTACCCCAAAGCCGACGCCTACGACTACGGCGGGCGCGATGGTTGGTTGGTGCTGGTGCCCAGCGAGGACGACGACAAGCCCTCCGAAGCCATAGGGCAAGGCAACACCGCCGCGCTCGCGTGGCTCGACGCGTTCAACCAGTTGCCGAAGGAGAAGAAGTCATGACCTTGGAGTGTAACCCCGCCCAACCCACGGAGCAGCTCTACACCATCTACTGCCGCGCTCAGCGGAGCCTGCAGGATGGTCACGGCCCCAGCTTCGCGGTCCAGATGGATCTGGCCGAGCATCGTGCCCCGAAGATGGGAGACCACCTCTTCCTGGACGGCAAGCTCCACCAGATCGAGAGCATCAAGGGCGCATTGCCTTCCACGGTTCCGTGGAGAAACGTGGAAGTGATCTACAGCTTCGACCCGCCCAAGTGGGGTCCAGACCCCAACCATTGGTTCGTGGACCTGCCTGACGTCATCCTGGTCTGCGTGCCCGTACGTGTGCCCAACGCCACGAGCAAGTTCAACCGCTGAAAGGAGCCAATCTATGTTCGCTGCCTACCTCCGTGCGGAGGGATCGAGTCTCGGCCAGGAGTGGCTGTGGGTGGTGACCGCCCTGACCCTCTTCGGACACTGGATGGGTTACACCTGGGGCTCGTCCTTCCTGACCGCCCAGACCGTCGCCTACTTCATCACGCCGCGGTAGCTGTGCGCGAGAAGTGCCCGCGCTGCTCGCGCCGCAACGAGCACAACGCCACCAAGTGCGTCGAGAACCTGCTGCAAGACTTCCGCAGTGCCCAGAAGACGATGGAGCGCGCCAAGCGTCAGCTCCAATCGTTCGGCGCTCAGGGTCTGTTTAGTGTTCAAGTTAAGGTCGCCCTCCAAGAGATGGGCGTGAGGGGGTAAACCATGGAAGTTGTCATCGCGAGCCTGTCCCAACAGGACTACGACGGCGAGACGCTCGCCAACATGCGCATCGTCTTCGAGGGCGAGCCCACACCCATCGCGGTGCGTGAAGCCTTCCGGCAAGAAGCCGAAGACCAGCTCAAAGCGATCCCGTTTACGGACCCCCAGCGCGATGACTACATGCGGGGCTACGCGTTGTTGATGGATCGGTTGGGTGGGTTGTCGCCTGCGGCCGGTGAGATGTTCGCCGAGCACGATGACTGGTACCACAAGCAGCTGGACAGGTTCATCCTCTCGTTCACCAGGTGTCACACGTACCCCGCCAAGTTCAGAGACCACACATAGGAGCTACGCGTATGTTCGACTACGGCGACGATCCTTGGGATGACCTGTTGGACTTCGCCGCCTACGAGCGCGACCAACAGCTCTACCTCGACCTGGAGAACAGCCCCATCGACATGGAAGTTGATGTCGAAGACCGCATCTTCGACCAGTGGTTGGACGAGTGGTGGGGCGACTTTGACGAGAGCGACTACACCTACCGCGAGCCGCAGATGGACGATCCGTACCATCCGGCCGACGCGTTGGTCTACGTCGGTGGACCGATGATCTTGCCTCGCCAGTTCATCAACCAACGAGATGTCAAAGGTCATCGACACCCCACACGCAGCAAGCGCAACCACCGGCGCCAGAACGGCCATTGGTTGTGGGTGTTCAACTACGAAGCTACGGTCGTCTTGCCGCACAGCCCTCGACGCCGCTGCTGGCAGCGGCGGCAAGACCAGCGCTTCAAGCACCGGAACGTCAAGTTCTACGCCGACGCGCCGGACTTCACGCCCGACCCGTACCAGGTGTGCTCGTTGTTCGGGTACAACACGCCGTCGCCTGAACACCGTGCGGACCTCAACCGTACCACCAGCTACGATCCCAGCGACTACGACGAGTACGCCTACGAGAACTACGACGGTTACTCGTACTACTACGACGAAGCCGAGGACTGGGCGGCGTTTCTGGGTCCCGAAGACGACCCGTACGAACGCGATCGTCAGTTCGACATCCTCTACGATCGCCTCATCTACGGCGAAGCCTAGCCGAAAGGAGCCACACCATGACCATCGGATCGTGGGAACCCAACGAAGAGCAGTTCCAGCTGGACCTGCGCAACATCATGGTCCGAGCCACGGACAACCCCGCACCCGATGCCAAGGACGGCACCGCAATCGCCTACATGACACGTACGCGTGGTGACAAGGAAGTCGGCTTCACGATGTACTTCGAGGGTACGCCCACCCCCGACGAGATCAAGGAGACCGCTCATCGTCTGATGAAGAGCGGCGCGTGGGGTGTCGACTACCATGCCATCAAGGTGCTGGTCCAGGCATTGAAGTTCAGTGCCAAGCAGTATGCCGAGTGGGACCGCAAGAAGTGGTTGCAGATGTGGGTCGACGACGGCTTCCAGGGCTACCACGTCGAGCCCATCAAGCTCGTCCCCACCGCCCAGGTGCAAGGGCAGTCGGAGAAGCCACCGTCCGAGGATGCGAAGTGCTACGCCTGTCGTCTCACCGGTCCGCTGTGTCCCGCGTGTGGCTTGCCCATCTTGCAGCACACCAGCCCCTACGAGAACTTCGCGACCTGTGCGGACACCATCAACTACCGCCTCAAGCGCGCGGCGGCGTACTGGGAAGAGAAGCGCGTCAACGACCTGGTGGAGATCTTCGAGAAGGCAGAGGAGAAGAAGGATGTCTGAGGGCACGCCCTACACCCCGCGCAAGAGCGATCCCAAGCCCTGCAGCTACTGCGGCAAGGCATTCCACCCGACGCTCGCCGCGGGGTGGGGCACCAACCTCGGTCCTGGCAAGCTGGACGACAGCCATTGCCCCGACCCCGAGTGCCGCGACAAGTCGCACGCGGCGTGGGATGCAGCGCTCAAGGAGTCCCGCACGGCGCACATGCGATCCCTCTTCCCGGAGTTCAAAGGCTGATGGAGTATACCTACAGCGAACACGAGCATGCCGACGAAGTGGAAGCCGTAGAGCAGTGTAGCACTTGTGGTTGTGGCGTTTACAGCTGCATCCATTGTGGTACACTCTACTGCCCCGCGCAGAGCGAGCGGTGCCCCGATCGGTGGAAGGCCAAAGCCAAGCGCTACGAGTCGGTGGTCTTCCACTACTCGCAGCCTGACGGTGTGCTACACCGCGAGGACTTCACACCGGAAGAGCAAGTCGAGGTGGAAACCTTGGAGCGGGAGCTGGGCGAAGCCGTCTGTAAGCTCGTTCAGCAATTCGCGTCGTGGGACGACATCGAGGCAGCACGCAATGTACGGTAAAGCTCTGGTCCCCATCTACAACGCGCTTGGACCCTTCTGGTACTTCGCGATGGTGGTTGTCCTGTTGGGTGGGGTTGCTTACCTCATACACAGGTATGACCGCTAAGTCTCATACCAGCCGAAAGGAGCCCATCCTCATGAGCACAAAAGACATCGATGTCAGCACAACTTCGCAGCGTGCCGTACACATGAACCAAGTCGGCGATACCCTTGTGGTAAAAGAGACGTTGTATAACTGGCGAGGTCCCGATGTGACACAAACCGTCAATGTCACACCCCAGGAGTTGGCCTACATCGTGCTCTGCGCCTCCGGCCAGTTCGTCGAGGCGTTTGACGCCGAGATGGAACGGTTGATCAAGAACCACGGGAAGCGTTAGATGTCGCCGCGCTACTACCAGTTCGAGGACGAAGACGAGACCCGCAGGAACGAAGAGAAGCAAGCACTTGCCGAACAGCGCTTCGCGGCAGCAGTCGATGCCTGCAAGCTCATGGCGCTTCAGAACGGCGAGGGCTCGACCCTACACATCGGGGTCGAGCAAGAGCGCTACTACGCGCGCGAAGGCACGCCGCCCACGCACATGGTGGCGATGTGCAACATGATCAGCGTCCTGCGTGATCCCAATGATCACGAGATGCGGTACCCCACCTGCAAGCTGTGCAACAGCAAGCACCGCAAAGCTCTGGAAGAGCGAGGAGATTCGTCGTGGTAGCCATTTCTTTCGTCGCCTACTGGATCGGCTTCATGGCCATCATCGCTGTCACGTTGATGGCGATCGTCGTGGGTGTGGGCTTCGTCACCTCCTTCCTCTCGAAGGCAGCCCTTGATGCCAGCGAGCGCGCCAACAACGTGGTGATCTTCGTGCACTTCCTGGCCTGGCGTGCCTGGCACCGCAAGGACTACCTGGAGCTGGAGAACGTCAACAACTTCATCGCCAAGGCGCGCAAGTTCGATGTTGTCGTCGCCAACCTCCAGAGCGCCTTGGAGTCCCTGATCGACGTCAACAACCAACCGCCCGGCTCGCTGCCCTACACCTGGGAGCAAGCCGAAGGCTGGGCGCGTCAGGCGCTGGCAGAGACCCGTGACTTCTCCAAGTTCGCGCGTGCCCCGCGTCCCCGTCCGGCCAAGCTGTTGAAGGGTGCTCCCAAGAGCACGGAGGTGTAACCATGCGCGGCTTCCATTACACCAGCTACCCGCACATCATCGCGGAGAACCGCAACCCCGGTCGTGAAGACGAGTCCCTCGTCATCCGGTACGACCCGGACGTTCACAACCGGCATCTACCCCACAGCGGAATGCGCGCCGACCCGATGAAGTTGGAGTCGCCTGCAGAGATCCGTTGGTTCATCAAGTCCCTGCAGGAGCTGCGCACGTATCTCCAGAGCGCCTCGCCGCGCAAGAAGAAGTTCGAGTTCAGTCGGGAGTGGATCAGTCCAGCCGGTCGCTACCCGAGCAAGGTTTACATCGGCTCCTCGCGCCACGGCTACGCTGACGTTGCAGATCCGAACCGCATCTTCCTCGATTGGCACTGGGACCACATGTTGATCGACCAAGGGTGTCTGGACGTCATTCTCGATCAGCTCCTGCCGACGATCATCGTGCGGATGGAAGCCTGGGAGCGAGCAGAAGCCCAGCGTGTCTCCGAGGCTGCGGAGCAGTTGAAGAACGCACCGCCTGTCGAGACGGACCCTGAAGAAGACGTCCTGACCATCACCAAGAAACCCACCCGCCGCCGCAAGGTGGCTAGCTAGGAGAGCCCACATGGCTGCCACAACCCCCGTGTACAAAGTCGGCGACAAAGCCAAAGTCGTCAACGGTCTCTCGTACCACAACCAGGTCGGTGTCGTTCTCGACGTGACGGTTGGAGGCATTCTGCTAAAGCTTGCAGACAACTCGCTCTACTTCCCGTTCTCGGACGTGGAGCCGGTTGCTGCGACACAGCGAGTTGTGATCGTGCGTACTGATTGCCCCAGGACCAGCATTGACTGGCCCGAAGGCAACTACAAGCCGTACGTCGGCATGATCCTGCTGAGCAAAACCAAGTCGAAGATCATCAAGGTCTACGAGGTCAAGGACATCCACTTCGATCCCGATTGGACGCCGGTCTTGCACCTGACCGAGCGCAGCAATTCCCCTGTGGAGGTGACCCTGTGAGCGCCGACATCCTCATCAACTACGATGACCAGTTCATCGCTCTCTACAACAACGTGCGGGGTAAGAACGACCCCGGCAGTCAGATGATCCTGGCTGCACTGCTGCAGGCGGATGCCAACCACCGCCTGGCGCAAGCGGTCAACGACCTGGTCACCAAGATCGCCGGGACGATTCCGGTCGAGATCGTGAACGCGCTCCGCATGGAGGTTCCCGATGGCAAGTGAAGGTGATGTGTTCGCTTCGGGGATCTTGATCACCGTCCTCGCCGTGATGGTGGTAGGCGGCATCTTCCTCTTCGGGAATAGCCTAGGCGCTGGCCCCAATGCTGCCATTCCCGGAGAGCTGCGTTGGTTGCAGACCTCTCAAGGTCACGCCTTTCTGGTAGAGAACGCCCACCACCAGCAGAAGATCGTGGTCGACTTCACCAACCAGCATGTCATCGTGGATGTGCCCGCCAGCACACCCGTCAGCCGACCTTGAAGGAGTACTGCCGTGTCCGACTTGACCCCCGAACAGGTAGCCCAACGCGAGCTGCGCCAAGACCGTCGGCTTGACGCGCTGAAGGTTGCAGGTTACATCGACCAGGACGACACCGATCCGGTCAACACACGGCGGTACATCATCGTCTACCACGCCAGCATCATCGTGACGTGCTTCGGCGCGATCGATGCCGATACGCTCGAAGAGGTGGGCAAGGTCATCGAGCAGATCGACATCCAGCAAGGCAGCATCAAGAAGGTGATCGACCTGGACACCAACCAGCCGGTCAAGTTCGTGATCAAGCGCAATGTCTGGGTTGAGTTCCCCGACGAAAAGTCCGATTCCTTGTCGGACACGGGGGTAGGCCAGTGAGCATCCCAGCCCATAAGGTAGGACGCCAATCCGATCCGTGCCGGGACTGCAGCAAGCCCATCGGCAATCAGGGACAGTGGTACCCCCACCCCTTCCACGGCCACAAGCCCTACGGCCGTTGTCCGTCCTGCGTGCAGGCGGTTTGGGAGAAGATGCTGGCCCAGGTGCCGCCAGCACCCCCGGAATCCTCACGGAACCAGCTGCAGGAAGGAGGCGAGGCGTGACCTCGACGGAAATCAATGAAGGTATAGAGAAGCTGGCGGATGGCCTCGACATGGGCGAGCCGGTAGCCATCAAGGGCTTGGAGATGACCGGCAAGGTCATCCCATACATTGGCTGGTACTGGCGCGAGGTGAACTTCGACAGTCCCATCACGCTGGGTCACTGTGGCCGCTTCGCCGGCTTCATGGAAAACAACAAGTGGGGGTACGACGAGCGGACGCTAACAGCCGAACAAAGCGCTGAGGTGCGCCGGCAGGCCGAGAACCTCGTGCGCCTGGCTGGTCTGGGCAATCCTATCGAGACGGAGTTACAGACCTTCTGCGATACCATCCAGGCGTCCTGGTCGGCATCCCAGCGGAAGCCGGAAGGAGAGAACGATGCCACGTAAGCAGGCACAGAAGATGATCTGCGTCGGGTGCCACAAGCCCCTCCTGTGCGACCCGGACGACAATCCGATCTGCTGGGACTGCGCTTCGACCGTGCTGGAAACCACGGACGCGGCGATGCCCCTGGACGTGATGCGCGAGGCCATCCGGCTTGGCGAGGCGAAGCGGGCGCAAGGCAGCGAGGTCCAGCCCAATGAGTGAGCGTTTGCACGAGATCGCAAACCGGCTGAGCGCGGCAACTCCAGCCCCGTGGGAGGTGCGAGACATGCACAGCACCTTCCATAGCGCCGTCGTGTTCCACGGTCGCCACGAGAAGAACCAGACCATCATCCAATGGCTCAATGGCTACAACCGGCCTGCCGACCTGGCCCTTGTTGTCAACGCGCCTGCCGACCTGGCGGATCTCGTCCGGGTAGCCAAGGCCGCCAAGGATGTTTGCTCCCAGGTGGCGGAGTTCGGCCAGGTCGTGGACAGCGAGACGATGGATGCTCTGTTCAACGCGCTGGCCGCGCTGGACACCCCGGTAGCCAACAAGGACCGGCCCTGATGCCCCAAGCCTGCTACAAGTGCTACCGATGCGGCAAGGACCTAGAGCCCGGCTATACGGGCTATTGCGGGATGCGCTGCTACAAGAAAGGACCTGTATTCATGGCCCCGTGGAACGCTGCGGTGATCGGCAAGGTGATGGACGACGAGCGACGGGCGGCCAATCCGTTCTGGGACCAGCACGGCCCGGTATCCACGCAGGACATGACCAAGTAACCACAGCCGAAAGGAGCCCTTTCATGACCCATCTCCAGGAAGTCACCCACCCGCTCTGGTTCCATCACGGTAACACGACAGGTACCGAGTTGTTGACCATCCGGTACCCCGCTCTCGACAAGTGCCCAGCCTTCGCCCGGTCGTTCCAAGCAGTGACGTTCACGGGTGAAGAGCACATTCTGCGGCTGTTGACCGCCGTGGATGCGTTGTTCTCCTACGCGACGAAGTACCCGAACGCGCAGGCTACGCACGAAGGTACCTGGGGATCGGTCACCAGCAAGAACGATGGCCTCTTCTACCTCCAGGACAACCAGAAGAATGTGTTCCCGGTCAACCTGTTCGGGCTGTACCACATCGTGGACAGCTTCTGTACGGGTGAACACTCAACAATGCAGCGGCTTACCAGGGTGGTCAACGCCCGTCAGGAGCGCGCGCTGTACCCACCTACCCAGCAGTTAATCGACCAACTCGTGAAGGTGACCGAGGATGTGGGTGCTCGTCTGAACGGCGTGAGGTTGCGCGCCGACTTCGCTGATACCACGGCGCGTTTGATCGAACGCGCGGGTCAGCTCGACTCGCTCAATCGTGGGTTGCTGGACCTGATCGAGGCTTACGGGCTCAAGCCTTCACCCAAGTACAACAACTACGATGCCTGGCGCATCTCCAAGATCATCGCGGAGGCCAAATGAGTGTTCACCTGATCGCGGAGTTCAAAGGGAAGTACCACTTCCTGAGCAACTTCTACATCGCGCCGGTTACCCTCTGGCACCCGCTGTTCGGCGAACAGCGTTACCCCACGACCGAGCACGCCTACCAGGCAGCGAAGTGCGAGAACCGCGAAGGCCACGATCTGATCCAAGTGGCGGGCACACCGGGCAATGCCAAGCGCATGGGTGCCATTGCCAAGCTGCGACCGGACTGGGAGCAGATCAAGGACAACGTCATGACGGCGGTCGTCGGGGCCAAGTTCGCCCAGCACGATGCGCTGCACGCGCAGCTACTCGCAACCGGTGATGCCTACCTGATGGAAGGCAACGAGCACGGCGATAAGATCTGGGGCTGCGTGGAGCACGTCAGCGGCGAATGGATAGGCGAGAACCGACTGGGTCGGATTCTCATGAAGCTGCGGAAGGAGCTGCGCGGATGAACGATCAAGTGGTCCTCCTGGGGTGTTACCATCCCTCTTGTCGGGGTGTCACCCCGGTCGCCATCCACAACACGGACCACGCCGAATGGACCTGCGTGGCGTGCGGTTGGTACAACTACCACGACACCGCCTTCAATCGGTTCTACGCCCTCGACCCCAACGAGGACGCGAAGAAGGACTTCCCTAACGCCACCTGGTCCAGCGAAGCCGTCGTGGCGCAGGTCGAGTCCCACCCGGCCAAGACCCGAAGGGTTGTCCATGGGGTAGGACTGGTCTTGCTGATCGCAATGTTCCTGCTACTATGGAGGAATGGTTGGGTTAAGTAGGAACGACGCAGGAGGTTTCATGTCACTACCGGCACCTCGCTTGGAAAAGCGGGACGAGGTTCAGGTCATCGCGGGTGACCAAATCGGCCTCACGGGCAAGGTCATCAACATTCTCCAAGGTGCTGGTAGCAGGATCGTCGTACAGTTCGGTCCTGCCGTGTTTGGTACTTTCACCAGCAACGAACTCAAACGCGTGTCGAAAGGAGCCGTCGTTGTCCAACCTCAAGTTGTTGAAACTGCACAAGTCGAAGAATGCTCTGTTGGAGGATCTTCGGCGCTTGGTGCAGGCGGGAATCACGCCGAAGTCCGGCCCCTGGAACTCCGAAACCTTAGGCTGGACCCGTGACACCTGGAATCGCGCCCAAGAACTGGACATCCAGCTCCTCTCGCGCAATCTCTACTCCGAGCGGTTGGGTCCGCTGCGCGAGGTTGTGAAGCAGCTGCATCTCGAAGAAGGGGTGCCTCACGCGGGCTTCGCCAAGGTCAGCTTGGGCGGCGATGCCCAGGACATGATCAAAGACCTCGCGATCTTCTACCTCGTGTACCGGTATTTCCCGGAGCGCGACAAGGCGAACCAAGGTCGAGGTGGGTGGAGTCTGTCTACCATCCGCTGTGCCAAGAACAGCGGCATCTCGCTTGCGAGCGTGACCAAGTACAAGTACTGGTTCGGCAGCGTCGACGAAGCCGAGCAGCTGGCACTGCAGCTCATCCGCCACGGCTACAACGGTAACCAACCCGTGACGGGCATCATGTCGCAGCTGAACTTCGTTCCGCCGCACGTCAACAAGCGCAGCTTCATCAACTTCATCCAGCAACACCCACGTTGGAACCTCAAACCCAATCAACCTCTACCCATCCCCGTGCTCGCCGCCCCCGAGGAGGAGCCCACCGTGGACCCGACCCCAACCAGCCCCTTCGCTGGCTTGACCAAGCTGTTCGACCAACCCAAGGAGACCTCACCCGTGGACTACTCGACCGCGAGCAGCCCTGCGCCCGCACCAACTCCCCAACCCACCGAGATGCCTGCTCAGTTGACGCCGAAGTACCTGCCTGGCACGATCGTGTTGGTCAGCTACAATCCGGGACAGTGGACGCTTGCTCAGGTGGATGAAGTGGTCGTGCGCTGGACGCGCACCGGGACTTCCGAGTTCGCCTACAAGGTGACCGACTCGAACGGTACGCAGGAGACCATGACCAAGCGCTCCAGCATCATCAGCCCTGACGAGTTTGTCGACCAGCTCGCGAGTCTTGCCCAGTTGGCAGAGAAGCGCGAACTGCCGCTCAACGAGTGGCGCGACGAGCACCCTCTTACCAGTACCTAGGCGGGTCTCCGCCTCGAAAGGACGTGACCCTTGACCAGCAACGTGACCAACATCATCGCCTTCAGCCACCGTCTCCACATCGAGGCGGAGAGCCGCTTGGCGAAGTTGTACCCCGGCGCCGTCTTCCACGAGATGCTGTACCACTGCGAGGACCGCAACGCGCTGGAGACCGACATCGACCGCATCATGGGCGAACTCAAGGCCAAGGGCGCGCTCGATGGCCGGGTCGTCATCACACCGCCCAGCCTTTCCGCCGCGGCGTCGCTGTTGATCATCGCGATCTTCCGCGAGACCGGCCACTTCCCCGACATCGTCAACCTCATGCAGACCGGCGCGGTGTACGTGCCTGGCTACAAGACGCCAGTGTTCCGGGGTCAGGCGTTCGGCGATCGTAGGCGCCGCGCACGCGCATCCTAGCGAGGATCGGCCACGATGACCGACAACGACCTAGACGGCCTAATCCTACTGGCCGAAGCTGGTGTACTGTTTCTCCGTGAGGAAGGTCCGTACACCCTCTACCTGGATGGCAACGAACCATGGATGTATCTCTGGCTCGACAAGCCCAGCTTCGTCCTCAATTGGTATCGTTGGAAGCTCAGACCGGGCGGTAAGGACAAGGGCTATCCCGGCCTGAGCCAAAAGAAACTCCGCAAGTTTGCCAAGGTGCTGCGTGCCGTTGCCAAGGACGCCCGCATGCACAGCCCGCTAAGCAAGTCGATTGCTGCGGCCGTTGAGCGCCACCAGCGCACCCAGATGGAACGTCTGTACGCTACGACCAAGGACGGTTCCAAGCAGGACGCGGTTTAACAAGGAGTTTTAGATGCCTGGCTGTCCCAAGTTCGTTCAACTCAAGCACCTCCAACTCATCGACGTCCTGCGGGGTGCCGATGAGTTCCACCGCCTGCGCAACAAGGTCTCGATCGACGAGTACCTGCGCAAGCACTACCCTACGGTCCCGTGGAAGCTGATCAACCTCAAGATCGAGCGCGCCCACGATGAGGGCTACCTGGAATGCGGCGTCAGCGAACGCACCGGCTGGCTCACCTCCAAGGGGAAGGCCAAACTCCAGGAACTCGAAGAAGCCCAACTGCTGAAAGGAGCCCCCGATGCCGTGTAACATCGTTCTCGCGATGTACGATGCCGATCATCCCGTTGCCAAGGATGCCCAGAAGTGCACGGGCGTCACGGACACCTGCCCCGATCAAGAGTGCCTGGCGTGCAGCGTGCGGGAGTGTCCCAGCTGCGAACCGCTGCACTTCCACCACGATGGCTGTCCTGCCTGTATTCGCCAGCACGAGATGGCGATGAAGAAGCTGGACGCCGAGGTCAACCAAGCCGTGTTCCCCGGTGCGGTGAGCCTGGGTAAGTACACGTCGCCGTCCACCGACATCGAGGCGGCGATGCTCGTCCTGTGCAAGGTTCGTGGCAACCTGGACTTCCTGATCGGCAACACGCCGGAGGGGCAGTACTATTGCTACATCGCCCTCACCAGCAACTACGGCAAGAAGGGCATCGGCGACACCATCTCCGAAGCCATCTGCCGCTGCGCGCTGCTGGTGATGGAGTCTGGCTTGGTGAAGCTGTGATCCGCGACGACATCAAGATCGAGCTGGAGGACATTGGCGAAGGTCAGTGCGGTGATTACGATCCCGAAGACCCTGACGATACGCCTCTTCTCCGCTTCTCCTGCTACGTCAAGGGCAAGCTGCGTCAGCAGATCTTGAAGGATCGTTCGTTCGATCTGGAAGACCTTACCGAGTCGAGCACGATCACCTGGGTGGCGGTCAACAACGCCTCGTTCTGCACGCAGCTGCCTGCTACCATGGACGCAGCCGATCAAGCCCGAGCCGAAGAGTTGCTGATGAACAAGCTCTACGAGCCCATCACCTCCGGTACCGACTTGAAGCGCACTCTCGAAGAGGCCAGTTGGATCGATCCAACGTGGCTGTCACCCAGAACAAACCCACTCTAAGCAAGGAGTCTGCACGATGAAGAGCGATCTGCTTCCCCTCACCAGCTTGGAGTTGGGAGACATCTTCGAGTTCGAGACCGAACCGACCACGCTCGACGACCACAACGAACTGCACTTCGCCTGGCATCGGCTCGACTACATCGACCTCAAGCACTCCACGATGGAGTACACCACCCTGGCGCAAGCCGGTGATGGGGTGACCCTGCGCAAGCGCAACACACTCAACAGCACGTTCTTGGCGGAGTACCAGGTCGTCCGGCGTAGTCTGGACGACAACCCGCTACAGATCGCGCTGGAAAGCCGAAAGGAGCCTTCATGAACCCTTTGGAAGAGATCCAGCTGACCGCCCAAACGATCTACCAGCGTGAGCGGGCTCTGGAGAGCGAGTACTATACTGCCCTGCTGCAGCTCACGCTGGCGGGGCTGAAGCGCTTCAAGTTCAAGCTGCCCGTGGCCGAAGAGTTGCCTCACCAGGGCGATTGGTCGAGCAAGAACAAGGACACCATTACCCTGGTCGAAGACGAGCAGGGCGTCATACAAGCCACCTGGTTCGTCTACGACCACAGTGGCGCGACCGAAGGCAGGCGCTACAAAGGTCCGCTGTTCGACATGCCACCCGAGGTGCAGGCGCGCACGTTCAAGTTGCTCTACTACAAGCACATGGCGCTCATGAGCGAGATACTGGGTCGCATCCGCCATGAGGTTAGCAGCGCCTCGCGCGCCGTCGAGACCGCTCGGGAAGCTCGGCAACGCGACAAGAACCTGGAGGAGCCAAAGCCGTGCACATCAACCTCATCGTCAACGCCTACTACACCTGCAACCTCGGCCGACAAACCGACATCCAGGTCGAGAACGACAACGGCCAAGTCCGCCCGCTCTGGAGCGGCTACACCCAAGAGCGCAACGCCGTCGCCGCGGCGCAAGGCTGGGCAGACTTCTTCGGCGTCGAAGTTAGGCGCCAGTCGCTGAACGCACCCTACCCGCCCGTAGCCGAAGGAGCGTCGTACTGATGCCGCTGCCATGTAAGCGCTGCGGCGGTGAGACGTTCAACCACTACCACCAAGTGCTCTGCCGGAAGTGCACGCAGTGTCAGAGCTGTGAGTGCTGTCCGTGCGAGCAGATTGGTTGCCCCGATTGTCCAGCGGGTGGTCGCCGTGAAGGCGAAGACTCGCTGGACTACTTTGCACGTCGTATGTTCGGCGAGGAGACACAAGATGGCAAGTAAACGGTGTCTCCGGCGTAAGTCCTGCGAGAGCAAGAAGCGCTTCGAGACGATGGAGATCGCCATCCAAATGAGCGGGCAGCGCATGCGGCAAACACAAGGTAAGTCCGGCACCCTGCACGCTTACAAGTGTCAGTTCTGCAGTGGCTACCACATGGGCCACCCACCGGGTTCGGCTAGCACCAAACCCAAACCCAAGATTTGGAGAACACGATGAACCTGTGGATTCGCGTCTCACGCCTCTACAAGGAGCAGAATGACCTGGTCATGTTCGGACCTGGCGGCATCACCGCGTTGGAAAAGACCGACGACGGCGAGTTGACCATCCTGCGTGGTAAGGACAGTCCTGCAGATGGGTGGGAAGTCGAGGATTCGATCAACACCCTGGAGGCCCATATCACCATCGCGATGAGGGGGAAGTCATGAGCACCGGGTTGCCCTGCCTCTATTGTCACGCCGACCCCTGCCGCGGCGCTCCCAACTGGTGTTGCCAGGCGCTCAAGGACGTCGTCGAAGCGAACGAAGAGACCAACCGTCTCAAGAACACCGGCATCCCGACGATCCTGTTCTGCCCGGAGTGCAAGTACCAGCACGTCGACCGCGGCGAGTGGGCCACCAAGCCCCACCGTACACACCTGTGTGAGATCTGCGGTCATCTCTGGCGTCCCTTCGAGGTCGCCACCTACGGCACCACAACCCAAGACATCTTCGTGCCCGAGGTACTCGCCTCCGTCAAGAACACACCACCCTACAAGACTCTTGGCAAGTTCATGGCCGAGGGCTACTGCCCGCACAAGCTGTTCGGCGAGGCTTGGTGGAAGACCCGTACGGCCGAATACGTCAACACCCACGGCTGCGACATCTGCCGTGTGGCTTCACGGAGGGAGCGGCCCTTCTAGGAGATCCCATGAGCACCGTTCTCAGTCCCACCCACCAGTGCGCCTACGTGGTCATGCAAGAGCCCGTGACCTCGTGCAACGCACCCTGCTTCTCGTGGAGCTTCACCGGCCCCAACGGTCCGTGGGTCTCCCTCTGCCTGGATCACATCCCGTTCTGGCCGTTCAAGGGATCGGGCGAGTTCGCGCCGCTGATTCGCCTCCCGGAGGACACCAAGTCATGACCGGCACGCACACCCATCTCTACTGCCTGAACTGCAAGGCAGTCACACAACACGACGACGCGGGCGACTTCCAGTGGTCCTGTGTGGGCTGTCAGCGTCTCATCCACGCACCGGACGGCGCCCATCTGCAGGAGGTCTTCAGCGAGGTCAAGATCGCATTGATGATCGCTTGCGAGTTGCCGATCGCACGTCGCTACGAGCGCTGCCGTCTTCAGCAGCTGAATGACCCTGACGGGATCATCGCAGTCTGGAACGACATCATGCAGCCTGTCGTGTATGTCAACCGCCTGCGAGCAGAGTTGCTGCCCGATCGTGTCCTGCACACCCTCTTCACCAACGCGTTGATCGACATGGTCAACACCCGTCCGTGAGCGCGGAGCAGGCACGCCGCGTCGGCGTTGGTTTGGTGGGCATCGTTGACACGCTCTTGGCGCTTGACGATGCCCGTTTTCTTGCCGCTCTCCAGGAACTGCCGGAGACCGCCCTAAACGGGCTGTTGACTGGTTGGAGGGGCGGTGCATTCACCCGCCGTTACACCGATCTGGTTCTCGAAAGGAGCCCTTCCGCCCATGAGCACCCCCACCATCGTTGACAACAAGGTCGAGGTCCGCGTCTGCTTCGACACGACGGGATCTATGTCCCCGTGCATCATGCAAGTGCGGCGCGTGGCCCGCGAGATGCTGACCCGCCTTGCCAAGGACGTCCCCGGCATCCGCATGGGCATCACCGCGCACGGCGACTACTGCGACGATCCGGCGAGCGCCAGCGGTTACTACAGCCGTGGCAGCTACGTCACCAAGCACTCCGCCATGACCAGCGACATCAACTCGATCGTCAGCTTCATCGACAACGTGGGCAACACCGGCGGCGGCGACTCCGACGAGTGCTACGAGCTGGTGCTGAAGGAAGTCCAGGACCCCGCGATGGGCTGGACGCCTGGCTACAAGCACATCCTCGTCATGATCGGCGACGCCGAGCCGCACGAGCCGGGTTACCGCTACGGCGGCAAGACCTACGACATCAACTGGCGCCACGAGGCCAAGAAGCTGGCCGACCAGGGCGTCAAGATCTACTCCGTCCAGGCGATGAGCTACAGCCGCTCGCGCAACTTCTGGTCGGAGATCGCGAAGATCGGTGGCGGCCACCACATCACGCTGGACCAGTTCGCCTACATCACGGACATGTTGCTCGCGATCTGCTACCAGCAGCAAGGCCCCGAGGCGCTCTCCAAGTTCGAGACCGAGCTGCGTACGGCGGGTCGCTTGGGTCGCAACATGGCCACCGCGATCGGCACGCTCGCCGGGCGGTCGGTCGAGGCCATCAAGGAAGCCACCACCAAGACCTTCGGCGATCCCGGTAAGCTGCGTGCTTGCGACCCCAGCCGCTTCCAGGCGTTGGAGATCGACGCGGATGTCCGCATCGACCAGTTCGTCGAGGGCAACGGCATCCCGTTCATCAAGGGCCGCGGCTTCTACGAGTTCATGAAGCGCGAGGAGATCCAGTCCTACAAGGAAGTCATCCTGATGGACAAGGCGTCCGGCGACCTCTTCGAGGGCGACGTGGCGCGCGAGATGCTGGGCCTCCCCAAGGACAAGACCGTCAAGCTCAGCCCGAAGGAAGTGGACCTGGGCAAGTACACGGCCTACATCCAGTCGACCAGCTACAACCGCAAGCTGATTGGCGGGACAAAGTTCCTGTACGAGGTTGACCGCACGCGCTAAGCGTCACCAACGTGTCGGCGGAGAGGCTTCTCCGTCGACACGTCCACACATCTTGTCGATCCCATCGACACGCCGAAAGGAGCCACCATGCGATTAGGAGATACGACGGGTTCCAAGCCTGTCTACGTACACGATTGCAAACGTTGCGTCTACTTGGGTACCACACTGGTCCCACCCAACAAAAGCGGCAAGGAAGGCTACACACCTGCCGACTGGTATGGCTGCAACAACCACGACAACGCGATCATCATCACGCGCCACAGCAGCGAGCCCAGCGACAACCGGACGATCGATGCCCGTGACATCGGCCCCGCCTACGACTCGTTCAGCATGCTGCGGGCAGGTTTCGCGGCGCTGTACGCCGAACTGCGGGCATCCTAGATGCCCGGCCGCAGTCTGGAAGACATGGAAGAGCGCGCTCATGATGGGTACGCCGATCCCGAGGATGTTCTGACCCTGGTGGGCTGGATTCGCCAGCTCACGAAGCCGAAGGATGATGCCCATGCAAGCGACGATTAACAAGCGCACGCCCTTGGTTCGGGTTCACATGGTACGCGAAACCATGGTAGAGTACCCCATCGGCGAGCTGATGTCCGGTCCTCGCTACATCGGTCACGCTGCAAAGGTCATCCTCGACACCTACGACCGAGAAGCCTTCTTGGTTGCACACCTCAACGCCAAGCACAAGCTCATCTCGATGGAGGTGGTCGCGGTCGGCACCATCAATGCCACCCTGGTCCATCCTCGCGAGGTGTTCAAGGGAGCCGTGCTCGCCAATGCGGTCTCGGTCTGCCTGGTGCACAATCACCCCTCCGGTGATCCCACACCCAGCGCTGACGACATCGCACTCACAAAACAGCTCCTGGAAGCCGGGGAGATCCTGGGTATCCGGGTCCTCGATCACCTCGTGTTGGGGTACGACCGTTCGGTCAGCCTCCGCGAAAACACCTCGCTGTGGCGAGAGCAATCCTTCCACCGCTAGGAGGTAGCCCATGCAACTCGAACGCGTGAACATGTGGGACAGGCACCAGTGGGCGGGCGTCTACGTTGCCACCACGACCAACAGCATGATCAAGGCCAATGGTCGGGCGGCCATGGGCAAGGGCAACGCACTCGAAGCTTCCCAGCGCTTCCCCAAACTCGCCACCGGGCTGGCCGAATTGCTCAAGCTGCGGGGCAACCACGTCTTCTACTTCCCGGACTACAAGCTCTTCACCTTCCCCACGAAGCACAACAACCCGTGGGCCAATTCGGACCTCGCGCTCATCGAGCAGTCCGCTCAAGAGCTGCGTATGTTCCTGGATGCCTACTCCCAGGTCAAGACCGTCTACCTACCCCAGCCGGGGTGTGGCAACGGTCGCCTCGACTGGAAGGACGTCGAACCCGTCCTGGATCGCCACCTCGATGACCGCGTGATCGTGGTCTACCAGTAACCCTCCCTCTGCTGAAAGGAGCCTCATCATGGCCTCGATCTCCACGTCCCTGGACTTCCTGCCCTTCAAGCTCGCGGTCGCCGCCCAGTTCAAGAAGATGCAGGCGCACCCGATGCTCCGCATGACCGCCACCAAGGATGGCATGTGGGAGACCTACCTGGGCAGCTTCCCCGTGGGCACCGACCCGATCTTCCGCGAGCGCACGGAGCACAACTGCAACTGCTGCCGCTCGTTCATCCGCCACATCGGCAACACCGTCGCCATCGTCGACGGTCAGCTCGTCTCGATCTGGGACAACCTCCAGAGCATCGACCCCGCCTACGCGACGGTCGCCGCCGCGATGTCGGCGTACGTGAAGGCCCAGGCGATCGACAACCTGTTCCTGCACAACGAGCACCGCATCGGCACGGACAAGAACTTCGAGCAGATCATGAACTCCGCGAAGGAGTGGCAGCACTTCTACGTGGACCTGCCGAAGGAGCTGGTCGTGGAGAAGGGCAAGACTGTCGAGGCGGCGCTGTCCGACCCGCGTGCCACCCACGACGTCATGCTGCGCGGCTTGAAGGAGCTGACCATGGACGCCGTGGACACGGTCCTGCAGCTGATGGCGCAGGGCTCGCTGTACCGTGGCGACGAGTTCAAGTGGGCGGTCGCCGAGTTCAAGAAGCTCAAGACCGACTTCGACAAGCTCACCACGGACCTGGATCGCGAGATCTTCGTCTGGTCGCGCGTCAAGAGCGTCAACCAGGCGGTCTCGCGCATCCGTAACTCCGCGATCGGCACCTTGCTCGTGGACCTGTCGGAGAACCCCGGTCTCCTGGAAGAGGCGGTGGGCTGCTACGAAGCCAAGGTTGCCCCGGTGAACTACAAGCGCACCACCGCGCTCGTGACGCCCAAGATGCTGGAGTTGGCGAAGCAGGAGATCGAGAAGTTGGGCCTCATGTCCGCTTTGGATCGCCGCTTCGCGCACTTGGAGGACATCACGATCAACAACGTGCTGTTCGCCGACCGCTCCAGCAAGGCCAAGATGGCGGGCAACATCTTCGACGAGCTGGCCGCCAAGGCGAACACCACGCCGAAGAACCTCGACAAGGTCGAGGAGGTCACGATCGAGAAGTTCATGACCGACATCCTGCCCACGGCGCAGTCCCTGGAGATCATGGTGGAGAACCGCCATGTGCCCAACCTGATGACGCTGATCACCGCCGCCAACCCGACGGCCGGTCAGCTCTTCAAGTGGGGCAACAACTTCTCCTGGGACTACAACGGTGGCGTCACCGACGCCATCAAGGAGCGCGTCAAGAAGGCGGGCGGCAACGTCGAGGGCGAGCTGTCCTGCCGCCTGGCGTGGAGCAACACGGACGACCTGGACTTCCACATGATCGAGCCGGGCGGCTACGAGATCGCGTTCCCCAACAAGGGTCGCAAGTCCCCTAACGGGGGCATGCTCGACGTCGACATGAACGTGTCCGGCGAGAGCACGACCCCGGTGGAGAACATCTTCTACACCAACCGGAACCAGATGCGCGAAGGCGTCTACACGCTCAACGTGCACCAGTACACCCTCCGCAACCCGAACAAGAACGTCGGCTTCCAGGTGGACATCGACTTCTTGGGGACGGTCCACAGCTTCGTGTACCCCAAGACGGTACGCCAAGGCGAGACCATCACCGTGGCGCGGATCGAGTACAGCAAGAAGGACGGCGTGAAGTTCCTGCCGGGTGGTCTGGACTCCAGCCAGGCGACCAAGACGGTCTGGAACGTGCCGACCCAGACCTTCCAGAAGGTCAACGTCGTGTCGCTCTCGCCCAACCACTGGGACGGCGAGGGCATCGGGGCCAAGCACTACTTCTTCTTCATCGATGGTTGCCTCCACGAGGGCGACGCGCGGGGCGTCTACAACGAGTTCTTGAAGAACGAGTTCACGCCGCACCGCAAGGCGTTCGACCTGGTGGGCTCGAAGATGGTGACCGGCCAGTCCGATCGCCAGCTCTCCGGCCTGGGCTTCTCCAGCACCGTGCGCAACGACGTGCTCGTGCGCGTCGGCGGCGTGTTCACCCGGACCCTCAAGGTCACCTTCTAGGAGAATGTCATGAGTGAGATCAACTTCCTGCTCACGGCGCACATCGAAGGTGACGTCGAGGACATTCCTACCTTGAAGGAGAACATCTTGGCAGCGTTGGAGCGGACCCGCTCCAACGATGGCATCTCCTCCGATAAGGAAGCCCATGGCTACGTCATGGGCTTCAGCGCCCGACACATCGACACGTAGGAGAATCCATGGCTCAGACCATCATCCCGGCGGGGTACCGCATCCACGTCACGTCGTGGGAGAACGACGCTGACAACTACCAAACCAAGACGCTCGAAGGGGTTGTGAAGGAGCACATCCCCTTCATCTTGGCTGCTTGTGATCTGCTGGACGACTCCTGCAACAACAGCAGCAAGTTTGGCAACATCTACGAGGGCAGCCTCGACGGGTTGCGCGAAGCTCTCGACGACCTCCTCAAGGAGTACCCCGACCGCCCAGCGGGGTGCGACTCTGGTGAAGCCATTGTCGAGGGTCTGTTGAGCAGCCTGGGACTCACCTACACAGGTGAGTTCACGACCCGTGTCTTCGATAACGTCAAGATCGAGTACGTTCCCCAGGAGATCCTCCTGGAAGACGTCACCTCCCAGTTCATCTAATCCCCACCCCACGATCAGAAAGGATCGGTTCAACACCATGGCCAACGAGAACATCTTCGAGCAGGCGTCCCGCATCAAGCTGCGTTTCGCCACGTCCAGCGCCAAGGGCTCTGGCGTCGTCTCCGTCGAGGACTTGTGGGATCTGCCCCTCAAGTCCGAGGCGGGTCGCCCCAACCTCTACGACATCGCCACCGCGCTGAACAAGCAGGTGCAGTCGGTGGGCGACGTGCCCGCCTTCCTGCAGGACGAAGCCAAGCCCGCCGACACCCAGGCGGCGCTGGCGCTGGACATCATCAAGCGCGTCATCGAGGTCCGCAAGGCCGAGGCGCTGGAGCGCAGCCAGGCTGCCGACAAGGCGGCCCAGAAGCAGAAGATCCTGGCGCTCATCAACGAGAAGGACGACGAGTCCCTCAAGACGAAGAGCAAGGAAGAGCTGATGCTGGAGCTGGCGAAGCTCTAGTCCGGTTGGGGCGGATGGCTTCGGCTGTCCGCCCCGCTTCATGTAGAAAGGAGCCGCCCCGTGGACGTCGCCAAAGACTTTGCTCGTGCCAAGAGGCACTTGCAGGAAGCTTACAAACAAGTCATCCAGGACTGCCAGGCCAACTTGGAACGGCTGGAGTCTGCGCCTAAAGGTGACAAGCGTCCGTGGGATCTGATCCCGTTGGAGGGTAAGATCGGCAACGTGATCGTCTGTCAAGCCAAGTACCAGATTCTGGCAGAGGTCTCTACTACCAAGAACTAGCCGAAAGGAGCCGCCCCGTGGGTCTTTATCAATCCTTGTTCTTCAAGTCGTGGTCTGTGGTCGTGAAAGACGTCCGCGAGGCCAGCCAACCCCACATGCCGACCCACACGTTGCGGCGGATCGTTACCGCCAACACAGCCGAGGCGGCCATCGACAAAATGAAGCAGTACCTCACCAACGAGGGCTTCATGTTCGGTGTTGTCACGGCAGAGCTGGGCTAACCATGCGTCCCAGCGAACTAAGAGACATGCAGGACTACCTGCAGATCGCGGTCGATGTACCGCTACCCGCTCGTGACGCCATGTACCGCCTCATCGATGAGGTGAAGCGTTTGGCGAACCGCCTGGCAAAAGTCCAAGGACTGCCAGAGCTACCCTATCCACCCAACAGCTGAAGGAGACTCCCGTGAGCAAGCCCATGATCAACCTCAAGAAGACCGAGGTTGAAGACCTTCGCAAGTTCTCCGTCGAACCTGTTCTCACCAACATGAAGGTGCTGGACGTAGTGTGCAACGTCGTGTTGGTGTTGGACGACTCCGGCTCGATGGAGCACGAGTACGAAGAGGGCCACGTCCAGCTCGTCGCCGAGCGTGCGCTCGCCCTGGCCATGGTCTGGGACGCCGACCAGAAGGTCGACATCTTCACCCTCAACCGCGGCTTCATCGGCACGATGTCCCCCGACTCGTTCAAGGGCTGGGTCGGTCGCAATATCCGTGCATTCGGCGGGACCCCGTACTCGACCGTCATCCGCCAGATCGTGGAGCGCTACGGTCAAGTCTTCCTAAAGGGCTTCTTCGCCAAGTTGCGCACCCTCTTCGGCGCCAAGGAAGCTCCCGTACTCCCCACCTACGTCCTCTTCGTGACGGACGGTGACTGTACCGACCAACCCGAAACGACCTCGATGATCGCCCAGCTCATTGGCGGTCCCATCTTCATCCAGTTCGTGGGCTTGGGTGAAACCACCTTCTCGTACCTCAAGACCATGGACCGCCGCAACACCAGCTTCTTCATCCTCCCCTGCGAGGAAGAAGACGCGGTCGTGGACGATGGCTGGCTCTACCAGAACCTCGCCCGCGGCTTCAGCAACTGGCTGAAGAACCGTCAGGGCACGGGCAGTGTGGTCGGGAAGGACTAACCGATGTCCGACCTGTCCCCCTCCTTGAACAACGTTCCTGCGGGTGGTGACGCACCCGCGCTGGGTTTCCGTCCGACCGATCTGCCCAAGCTGTGGGCGGAGGGTGACGAGCTACCGCACCGCGACGTCAAGCGGAGTCATCGTGACCCCGAACCCGAACCGAAGGTTGGCATGGGTGTCACAATGGGCTACGGTTCCGACTGTTATCCCGGCACGATCGTCAAGGTGTCGCCGTCCGGCCACGCCGTCTGGGTGGTGGACGACCGGCACACCTATACGGGTCCGCCGCGGCCCTACGGCGATCCCGGCAAGGACGAGGACTGGCACTACTTCCGCACCGCCGACAACGAGGGCAAGAAGGCCACCCGTCGCCAGAATGGACGCTACGCGTTCGTGGGCAGTCACCAAGCTCTCAACTTGGGTGCCCGCCGCTACTACCAAGATCCCCACTTCTAGCCGAAGGAGCTACCATGTCCACCAAGACCGTTACCGTCAGGGAAACTTACGTTGCCCGCTTCTTTACGGAGACCACTCGCACCGAGGTCGAGGGCCGCGACGTAGCTGCTGCCGTAGCTGCCTTGCAGCCCTACGAGATGGGCTTCTCGTTCTTCGACCAGCAGGTGGAGACCCACAAGACCACCTGGGGCGAAGAGAAGACGGACTATGGTCCCAGGCTCGATGAAACCGGCATCTACTACCCTGGCGGCACCCTCTACATGCGAGATCAAGTGCTCGATCCCACCGGTGAATTTGCTGGTGAGAGCTTCGACATCTTGCGTAGCAACGTCGAAAACAACAACGTCCAGGCACTCGTCAAGACGCGCTCTGGCAACCTCATCCAGTTCCACCCCGATCGCGACCACATCATCTAGCCGAAGGAGCAACTATGTCCTACCAACCGCCCCACAAGCGAGGTACCCACAGGTTCGACCGTCCCCGCTGCGTCGCGTGCAACGGTTCCGGTTATGCCGAGTTCCCACGCGCCGTCGAGCGGGTCGAGGTGATGTTGGGTGACAGTGGTCTCTCCGTCACGCGCACCGTCTACGAGGGCGTGCGTCAGATCGGCACGGGCGCCTACATCAAGTTCAGCGGCAAGCACGTCGCCGTGAAGAAGGTGGACGGCAAGTGGGTTACCGAAAACCCGGAAGAGGCGGTGGTCAGGTGAGTCGCGCGTTCCTGAACAACGAGATCTACATCAGCGTCGATGTCGAGACCGACGGCCCCATCCCCGGCCCCAACTCGATGTTGTCGCTGGGCGCCGCCGCGTATCGGATCGAGATCGTCAATGGCAAACTCGTGCCCGTGCTGCTGGACACCTTCAGCATGAACATCGAGCAGCTGTGGGATGCCAAGCCCGATCCCGAGACCGAAGCCTGGTGGAAGACCCAACCTGCTGCTTGGGAAGCTTGTCGCAAGGACCCACAGAAGCCTGGTGTCGTCATGAAGCTGTTCAGCCAGTGGGTCGAAGAGACCTCGAAGGAAGCTAATGCGAAGCCCGTCTTCGTGGGCTACCCTGCGGGCTTCGACTTCCTCTTCGTCTACTGGTACCTGATCCGCTTCGTGGGTAAGAGCCCCTTCTCGTTCTCCGCGCTGGACGTCAAGACGTTCGCCATGGCCGTGTTGGGCACCGAGTACCGCAACTCGACGAAGCGCAACATGCCCAAGGGATGGTTCCCCAAGGTCCGCCACAACCACATCGCGGTCGATGATGCCGTGGAGCAGGGCGAGTTGTTCTGCAACATGTTCATCGACAACTACCGCCGCCGTAAGCCCAACACGACCCTTTAGGAGGTCTCCATGCTACTTGGTTGTCCCTACTGTCGGACCGTGCTCACCAAGCACTGGTTGTTCCGCACGCTGAAGTGCCCCACGCACGGCAAGATCGAGCCGTACCGCGCGATCAACCTCGCGACCACGCCACCGCCCAAGCCGCCCGCGGCTCCGATCAGCAAGACGGCGCCTGTACCCACCCCGCGCCCGCCGCAGCCCTCGCGGACCCACCACAACCCGCCGCCCCCGGCTAGCCGCCCGGCTCCTCCTCGTGGTGTCCAGCATGTCCACCACGAGCACGAACACCACGAGCATCACCACCACACCTACATCCAGCCTTCGCCGCCACCCGTGGTCATCGAAGACCTCGGTGTTACGGCCAGCGGCAACTGGGGCACGGACACCCTGGCCCCTGCTGACAGCGGCGTGACCGCCAGTGATAGCTGGGGCACGACGGGTGCGGCAGGTGGTAACGGTGGTACGCCGGACAACTCTGGTTCTGGTGTGGACGCCAGCGGCAGCTGGGACACGGGCAACACGTACAGCCCGCCTCCCCCGCCTCCGCCGCCGTCCTACGAACCCAGCTACAGCCCGCCTACGCCGCCTCCTCCGGCTTCGGATTACAGCTACAGCCCGCCGCCTCCTCCCCCGCCTCCGCCGTCGTCGGACTACGGTTCGTCTTCGTCTTCCTACGACTCCGGCAGCTCCAGCAGCTCGTACGACTCCGGCAGCTCCAGCAGCTCGTACGACTCCGGCAGCTCCAGCAGCTCGTACGACTCCGGCAGCTCCAGCAGCTCGTACGACTCCGGCGGATCGTCGGGCGGCGGGGACTGGTAAGATGCCGACCATCGTCAAGCAGCCTTGGGCTGAGTACGACGCGTGGTCGGGCTGCAAGCCGGATGGCTACTCGGTTCACCTCAGTGAGTCGGATCGAGTAGCCTTCGTTGATGGGTTCGACAAGACCTTCAACAACGAGGCGCAGGTCCCAGACAACTATGACAAGGCAGTTGGCAACCCCACGGTGATCGACGTTCCCGATCACGTACATCAGGCGCTGGTCGCGGTCCGGGAGGACAAGACGCACGACTACCCTTGGCGTGCATTTGGGATCTTCGTCCCCAACGACGCCGCGATCATGAAGTTGGGCATCAACCCCAACCCATAAGGAGTCCGCCATGGACGCCGAATCCGCCTGGGCGATGGATCGTCACTGGGACGCGCCACCGCCCGAACCTCACTACAACTTGGGGATGTTGATCCTGTTCGTGGGTAGTTCGGTCCATCAAGCAGAGTCGCGATTGGCCGAAGCGATTGCCAAGGCACCTGAAGGCGACATCAAGAACCGCCTTGCTGCTTGGGGCGAGCAGTTGAAGATCCTGGCTCAAGATCTTGACACCATACAATCCCTAGAATCCCCCTTTAAATAAGGAGCACCGCCATGAGCACCGTCCGCACCACCATCGAGCGTCTGGTCAACGTCCGGCCGCACACCAACTCTGACAACCTGAACCTCGCCATCGTGCGTGGCTGGCAAATGGTCATGAACGACCGCAACGCGGAGAACCCGCGTAAGACCGGCGACCTGGTCGTTTACTTCGAGGCGGGCACCGTGCTTCCGTTGAAGTGGGCCGAGAAGTTCGAGGTCGTCAACTACCTCTCCAACAAGACGGACATCGAGGGCAACAAGGTCTTGGTGGTCGGCAAGGTCCGCTTGCGGGGCGAGCCCAGCTTCGGTCTCACGGTTCCCGTCGCCGAGGCGCTGGCCCTGATGGACGAGCCGGACACCGCGGTTCTGTTCGAGGGCGACGACGTGTCGCACCTCTTCGGCACCAGCAAGTACCGGCCGCCGGTCAAGGCGAGCGCGGGTGACGCCGAGGAGGATCACCCGCACTTCCAGCCCTACACCGACATCGAGAACCTGCGCAACTTCCCCAACATCATCGAGGAAGGCGAAGAGGTCACCTACCGCGAGAAGCTGCACGGCACGAACTGTCGCGTGGGCTTCGTGCGCTGTGACGAAGATCCCAACTGCATCGTCCGCATGGCGGGCTCGCGCGAACTGCGGCGCAAGGCGCCCAAGACCGACGACGAGATGGCCGCCAACACCTACTGGTTCCCGTGGACGCTGGAGTCGGTCAGCTTGATGCTCAGCCACCTGGGTATTCAAGGTAACCAGAGCGCGACGCTGTACGGTGAGGTCTACGGTGGTGGCGTCCAGAAGGGCTTCGACTACGGCCACAAGCGTCCGCAGTTCCGCGCCTTTGACCTGTCGGTCAACGGCAAGTACCTGGACGATCCCGAGTTCGAGGCGCTGTGCCAGGAGTTCGGTATCGAGGTGGCGCCGCTCGCGTACCGCGGTCCCCACAACATGGCCAAGCTCAAGGAGCTGGCTGAAGGCAAGACGGCCATCGAGGGTGCCACGCATATCAGCGAGGGCATCGTCGTAACCCCCACCAAGGAGCGTGTCCACCCGCAGGTGGGTCGCGTGATCCTCAAGTACGTGTCGGATGCCTACCTCTTCCGCAAGGGCGGGGATGACGACGACACGACCGACGTGTAATCACCAAGGGGCCAGCCTTCGGGTTGGCCCCTCGCCGAAAGGAGCCACTATGCCCCGCCCCAGCCGACGTACCCCGGAACGGGTCGTGGGTCGCGCCCACAAGGAACAATGCTTTGAACTGGCTCGGCAGCTGGCCACCGAGTTCAAGTTCACGATGCCCTACTACAACGAGAAACAGTCTCTCTACCCGGAGACGTACTACGCCCAGCGGTTCATCGTGGTCAAGCGTCACACCATCTACAACAACGATGACGACGGCCACGGCGCATCGGTCAAGGACGAGAACGCTTACGGCGAGTGGGCGGCTACTCCTGAAGACGCTGTCGAGAAGGTCCGTGAGGAGCTGAAGCACTACGGCTACCGCCACGTCGAGGTCTACGATGTCGAGCGCCAAGAACAGTGCGACATCGACTTTGCCATCGTGTTGAAGTACAACGCGGTGGTGACCCAGGTGGCAGTGGCAGGCGGTGAGTACCTGGGCAACGCGCCCACAGTGAAAGGCAAAGACTAATGGGCATGTTCGATTCGTTCTTCGCACCGATCACCTGCCCGCGCTGCAAGCAGCATTTCCCGAACGGCGAACTGCAGACCAAGCACGGTGTCTGCCACCTGGAGAAAGTGCGCATCGGCGAGTCCTCTCGCAAGATCGACAGCGGATTGCAGACCGGTGTGATCGACGACATTCTCTGGTTCTGTCCCAACGACGCGTGCCGCAAGGCCACCGCCTGGAAAGACACCCCGCGTGTCAAGGTCTTCATCCGCGACTTCGTGTTCATGGGAGCCAAGGTCGAGGACCAGACCAACCCCGACGACGACTTCGCAGACTCGCCGGTACCGTTCCGCGTAGAAGTTGCCCCGAAGGACAACTACGTGGAGCAGCTGGAGCAGGTCATCGCGCGCGTCAAGGACGCCTTCGAGAATGGCGACTACAGCAAGGTCTACGACGAGTTGAAGGACTACGGACACCTGTCCGTGAAGGAGTAACGATGCACACTCAGATCCGCGAACTGGCCGAAGCTCTGCTGAACCGCCGGAATGGTGGTGGCGGTGAACTAGATGGCCCCGTGCGTAATCTGCTAGCAGCAATCGCCGAAGAGCACACGGAGTTCGCTGACATCATCTACGAGTACCTGCCGGACATTGTCACCGGTACCTACGATCGTCGCTTCGAGCTGGTTGAGATCAAGGAGGGCGACTTGCCGCGGCTAACGGTCGCCACCAACCGCATTTCGCTCAAGATGCCCAAGGGGTCGTCTCAAGCGATGATCGACCATTACACCAGCTTGGCACATACCATTGCTGATCAGGTCGACAACCCGCACACGGTGCGCGGCACGTTCATCGGAACAGGTATCCGCCTACGCGACGTTAAGAACAAGACGTACGGCCGCTTCGATGAGAACGGTCAGCGCAAGGTGCCCGATGTTCAACCCGACGAGGCGTGACACGATGCCGGACCGCATGCAAGACCTGGGGGACCTGCGAGACGCCTGCATGGGTTGTCGCAACTGCGATCTAGCAATTGCTAGAACCAACGTGGTCTTCGCTCGCGGCAACCCCTACGCACACGCGATGATCGTGGGCGAGGCGCCCGGCGCCGACGAAGACGCCACGGGCAAGCCCTTCGTCGGGCGCGCCGGTCAGCTCCTCGACCGGATGTTCAAGTCCGTGGGGCTGGACACCGAGGAGCACTTCTACCTCACTAACACCGTGCGCTGCCGTCCGCCGGGGAACGCCAAGCCCACGCCCGACCAAACTGCCGCCTGCAAGTACTGGCTCATCGACCAGATCCATCTGCTGCAGCCGCGCTTCATCGTGGCCGTCGGCGGCGTCGCCACAAGCTGGTTCAAGGGCGAGGAGGCCAAGATCACGCACCTCCGCGGACGCTGGTTCACCTGGAGCCCGCCGGACAGTTCGCTGGTCATCCCGGTCTTCCCCATCCTGCACCCCGCGTATCTGCTGCGCCAGAACGACCCACGTTGGGAAGACCCGACATCGCCGCACAGCTTGACCTTCCGGGACATGAAAGCCATCCGTCGTGCCTACCAGAATCGCGGGCTCATCAACACCGCCGACCTTCCCGCAGAGGAGTGATCCATGCAGAAACCCAACTACGACAACCTGACACCTAATGAGAAAGCAGCATTTCTCGCGGGCATGCAGTACGGCGCCGATCGCGTTGGTAGCGAGATCAGTGACAACGCTCTGCACTACTTCGATGCTGCCTACAAGCTCGTGGAGAACGAGATCGAGGAAAGTCAAGCCGAGCTGAACAAGGAGCAGAGGTAGTCATGGGTCAGAAACTGCAAGAGCACTGGATCGAGCCGCCCATCCAGATCGCCTCCGAGATGGCGTCCAGCGTCCACTGGTTCCAGGTGGGCATCGCCAAGGATAACCGCGACGAGAAGCCGTACCTCCGCATCAGCATCTGGCAGAAGGTCTTCCGCCTCGACAACCACGAAGCGATCGCCGCCGTCGCCAAGGTCGCCTTGCGGTGGGTGGAACTGTACACCCCGAAGAAGGAAACGATCGGCGTCGACCTCTGGCGGGAAGGTTTCTCCATGACGGGGGAGTCCGGTACGGCCGAGTTTCTGGGGCACTACCCGGAAGCCAAGACCGTGCGGGAAGCAGCGGACGCTCACGCAGCGGCGAACCCCCAATTCGCCAAGCTGTACAAGCCCGAGCACCTTACCTACTGGGGTTGCCGCTTGTACGACAACGAGGCCGATGCACGCAAGAGCTTCGGTTAGTTGACGACGTCCCGGTCTTTTGACCAGTTGGGTTGGTTGTCCACTGCTGAAAGGAGCCCCCATGCACACGCTTACGGCTGCCCCGCTTACCATCACCTTCGGGAAGCATGCTGGCATCCCGATCACCCGCGTCCCGCCGGACTTCCTCGTCTGGCTTGCCAGCAAGAGCGAGTTCGTCATGGACGGCATCGAGTGGGTCGCGATCGCCGAAGCCGAGTTAAAGCGCCGCGGCACCCGGCGGGAGGGTATCCTACCCAGCCACCACGCCATCGACCGCTTCAGCCAGCGACACCTGGACAAGTTCCTCCAGCGGGAGAACCCCGACGAGGGCTTGTCCAGCTTCGTCGGCCGCTTGGCAACCACCGCGTGGGAGCTGGGCGAGGTCATCAACTACGAGGAGATCGGTGACATGATGACCGTCGTCAAGGCGCTGGGCAACATGGGCTTCGTGTTCGCCTGCACCTCCGAACCGCGACCGCTCACGGTCAAGACCGTCTTGGTTCTGGAGTAGGTGGCGTAGATGGAAGTTTATGTCTACGCGGGCAATGCTCCGCTGGGTCAGGAGCCCTTGGGCACTGAAGGACGGCACATTTGGCGGGATCTCACCACCCTTAAGGGAGCCATTCAACGCGCCCGTGCGTTGTACCCCAGCGATGGGTTCATGGTCTACACCTTCACCAACTTCTTCAACGACGCGACGTTCAAGCTCCAGCACAGGGAGCCGGGCTTGTAGGATCGTTACATGCGTGGTAAGGTACATGTACTTCCAAGGAGGTACATATGGCTCCCCGTTGTCATCACTGCCTGTTGCTCGCCCAGGCAGTCATTGCGATCCCAGGTCAGAAGATCTACACCTGCCCACGGCACGGTAGGATCACAACCATCGTCGAGATGGACGCTCCCGAACCGGTCCCGGTAGAGGACGAAGGTGATGACGAGGAGCTGGGCGCCTACCGTCGTGTGGTTGCCCAAGCTTACCCGAACGCGCAGCCTGTCGCGAGCGACGAGCCCGAAGGTTACGAGACCTTCTCCCACATCCCTGGATACACCCGCTTTACGAGGAACAGTGCCTAATGGCTGGCAAGAAGCACACCGGGTTCGCCCACGAAGATCGCCGTGCCAAGAAGCACGAGTGGGGAACCCCTGCCACGATCTTCGAGTTGCTGAACATCATGTTCGATCTGGACCCGTGCCATCCCCAGATCGCCTACTCCATTCCCATCGACAACTGGTGCCACGCCTGGTACACCAAGGAGGATGATGGGCTCAAGTCGCCGTGGTTCGGGCGGGTCTTCATGAACCCGCCCTACGGTGACGGCATCATCCACTGGATGGCGAAGATGCACGAGCACGCGAACGGCATCGCGCTCGTGTTCGCCCGCACAGACGTCAAGTGGTACCGACAGTACGCGCTCCAGGCTGACGCGATCCTGTACCTCAAGACCCGCTTGAAGTTCATCGACATGAACGACGACAAGGACGAAGAGAAGGCGAAGAACGGCGCGGGCGCCGGGTCGATGCTCGTTGCCTGGGGCGACGACAACGTGGCTGCCCTTGCCAACCTCGCCCATTTGGGCGACTTTAGGGATCTCCGCATCGAGCGTCTGTTCAAGTCCTACGCCGGTAAGCCCCTCAACGCGCTCACGACCGCTGCTGCCAAGCTGTTGATCGGGGCGGCAGTCGAGAACTGCGTAGCCGCCTGACAGAAAGGAGCACCCCTTGTCCTGCGAGATTCGCCTTCGCACCGACATCTATGACGAGCCCATGGCCGCCTTCTTTAGGATGGTCCCGGCCGTTCACAAACAGAACCTGCCAGATGGTCGGCTCATGTACACGTTCTACGGCGACGAGGGTTACCGGGTCTTCGTAGATACCGCCAACTGCCAGATCCAGGTCTGGGAGCAGTCACAAGAGTTCGATGATGACGACTTCGGCGCCCACATGAGGCGCAAAGACCCTTGGAGCTTCTCGTTCACCAGTATCTCGGCCGACGAGATCGTGAAGCGTCTGCGCAAGACGGCGCACGAGCTGATCTCCGACACCATCAAGAGCGAGCTGAACCTCGATCCCAAGTTGGGCACCGTCCAGATCACCATGGACATCCCCTATGAAGTGGGGACCTGGCTCAAGCGCGGTATGGCGCCTTCCCTCGCAGGTCGCATGACGGGTGATGCTCGCAACGAGGACATCTACAGGTATCTGGTACCCAAGTGGGTGGCCGAAGGTGCCGTCAACTTCGCCCAGGAGATGCGACACTCGCGTTACAGCTACAGCCTGGCGGTCCTGAACTTCTACTGGGCGCATCACGAGGTCATCAAGGAGATCAAGACCAAGTACCCTCGGCTCTACAAGTACCTGCCCGAGTACCTGTCCAACGGGCACGAACGCGCGGGTGTGACGCAGGCAGAGAAAGACGCTGCCCGCCAGAACTGGGACCGCAAGCGCAAGTCTCTGATCACGGAGCTGCGCAACTACGTGATGTGGAAGTGCAAGCTCACCAAGAGCGAGTTGGCCGAGTGGTTGGAGCTGGACGAGCAGAAGTTCGTCTGGATGACCAAGTACGGCGCCGACATGGGTTACGGCGTGGCGCTGGACGTGATCCGGGCAACCGGTCGCACTCCTGCCATGACGGGTCTCGATACCCTCAACCGCTTCTGGCGTGACGTGCACCACCGCTACACCATCGTGGACTCCGCTTTCTTGCGGCAGCTCTTCGTCGAGGCGCTGAAGCAGTCCATCAAGCGGCGCCACCGCATGGGCATCGCCCAGTGGCTGGAGCTGGAGTGGGGCCAGGTCGCCGACTGGTACCGCGCGGCGGGACGGGCATTCCGTCCCGACAAGAACCAGAAGGGCGCCAAGTGGAGCTGGTTCGTCCGTCACTCCGAAGAGTGGCACGACCAGCAAGCCATCGCCAAGATGGACGCCAGCACGCCCACCGACGAGTGGACGTCGCTGATTCCCCAGCACGTCGCGGGCGACTTCCTGTTCGTGCCGATGCTCTCCAACAAGGATCTCCACATCGAGGGCGAATCGCAGGCGCACTGCGTCGGCGGATCGACCTACGTGGAAGGCTCCAAGCGAGGCGACATGTTGATCTGGTCGATCCGCACGCGCGAGAACAACCGCGTCGCGACACTCCAGCTCAACAAGCGCGTCGACAAGGTCAAGGTGAAGGACGAGAACGGTCAGGACAAGGAGGTCGACAAGATCGTCTGGCTCCGCGGCCAGTGCCTCGGTAAGCGCAACTCCCAGATCGAACCGGCTACCAGTGCGGCAGCCGACGACCTGATCAAGCGCTACAACCAGCACCAGAGCATCGACTGGGAAGCCGAGCGCGAGCGCGATCAGCTTGCCTACGAAGCCAAGAAGAAGGCAGCCGTCGAGAAGGCACGCAAGGCGGCGAAGCACACCAAGCGCGTCGAGAAGCTGCTGAAAGAAAACCCGCTGATGCCGCTGGACCAGGCACGTCAGCTCGCAGCCGAGCAGATTGCCACGGAAGAGCGCGAGAAGGCGGAGAAGGAGCGCAAGAAGGTGGACGATCAGGGCCGTGTGCTCTCGATCGTGGACAGCGAGACCGACGAGGTTCCGCCGCCCATCACCGACGCCGAGCCCGGTTGGGTTTGTCCCGGTGTCGAGCCTCCCGAACAGCTCACGCAAGCCGCCCAGGAGTTCCAGGAAGCCGTCGTGGCGCTCGAAGCTCCTCCGGCACCCCCGGAGGTCGAGGACACCCCGGACGACGTTCCTGACGGCTTTCAACGGCTAGTAGAACAGGCGTTGGGGGACGAGCCCGAACTCGAACTGCCGCCCGCGCCTGAACGGACCATGGACGAGATGATCGCCCGACACAACGAACAACTCGCCGAAGCGCTGGATGCGCCTACAGCATTGGTTAACCATCCCCAAGATCCCCAACCGGTTGATGCCGCGGCCTAGCGGCGAGGAGGACCCACCATGGCAAATGCCACGGACGAGAAGTACAAGCGAGCGCGTGACATCGTTGCCGCGTACCAGAAGGGCGGCATCTACCGCGCCAAGGACGCGATGACGCAGCAGAACCGTGACACGGAGCTGATGTTCGAGTACACCGCGCACCTGCAGTCCGAGCTGGACCAGCTGGAGCTGCAGGACGGCGACAGCGGCGGCAAGATCGTCGCCTTCACCGGCATCGCGCCTTCGGACAACAGCCCCGAGATCGCCGAGCTGCAGACCAAGCTCGACGAGGCGCAGGAGACCATCATGCAGCTTCAGCTGAAGCTGCAGGGTGAAGGCAACAGCGCCGAGACCGACGAGCTGAAGCAGAGGCTGGCCGATGCCGAGGCGGCGGCGGGCACCAGCGAGAACGCGGACATCTACGACATCCTCAAGACCACCCGTGTCTCGCTCAACAGCACCAAGATCGAGCTGGCTGGCGCCACGACGAACATCAAGGCGCTGCACGAGCAGCTGGAGACGGCTCGCCAGGAGCTGGACAAGACCATGACCGAGCTGTCGTCCACCAAGGGCGCCCTCGCGGCCAAGGAGACCCAGCTGACCGAAGCGCTCGACTCGGCCAACAAGTCGATCGGGGACCGCAACACCCAGATCGAGACGCTCACGGACACGATCACGAAGCTGGAGTTCCAGCTGAACGAGGCCAAGTCCGCGGTGCCCACGGCTCCTGCGCCCCTCGCGACGCCGCATTCTCACGAGGTGTACCCGCGCGAAGTCTCGCCGACGCAGCTGCGCGAGATCTTGGCGCTGGTCAATCAGGGCCGCAAGATCGACGCGTTGAAGCTGCACCGCGAGATCACCGGTCTCGGTCTCAAGGAGGCGAAGGACTTCATCGACAAGCTGGTCTCGTCCAGCGAGATGCAGAACGCGGCCACCTTGGGCGTCGTTTCGCCAGACTCGATCCGGTTCATGCACGGCGGGACGGAGATGACCCTGACCGCCTGGATGAACGACGTCGACAACAAGCTCAACGGCTTGGGCAAGTACGGCGTGTCCGAGATCCAGGCGATCGTTCCTCCCAAGGAGGTTACGGGCATCGTCATCGCCGATGGGACCCTCGACTCGATGACGCTGGGTGTCGATCCCGCCGTTGAGAGCGGTGACACCACCAGCATCTCGATCGTGGACCGCATGCCCGAGGCGGTCTCCCAGCACTTGCCGGAAGCGGTGGAGTCCGTGGACGAAGACGAGGACGAGGTCGATGAAGCGCCCGAGCTGGCGGTGAAGGCGACCGAGCCCGAAGACAAGAAGCCGAAGACCGGCGACTGGCTCTTCACGTCGGACCTCTTCAAGGCGCTGGGCGGCGACCCCAAGGACACCTCGTCCAAGGTCACGTTCGGTGGCAAGACCCTGACGTACAAGGCGTTCCGCCAGCAGGAGAACTCCTTCTTCACGAAGGCTGGCCTGAAGGTGGACACCAAGCGTCAGAGCAAGAAGGAGCCCTGGCTGCAGCGCTAGGGTAGTACACCCAACACAGGGGCGGGGCTTCGGCTCCGCCCTTGCTTCAGCCGAAAGGAGCCAACATGACCGTCGAGTACAACGACGACCTCTCCCATGAGGACCAGGTCGACGCGGAAGAGGGCATTGCCCACATCATCCACGCGTTCGAGTACGGCGAGAATGCCGAGATGCGTCCCTCCGAAGAGGACTGCGCCGAGTTGGGTCGCCAGATCCTCCTGTTCGTGCTGGAGAAGTTCCGGCCGGACTTGGTGGACGGTGGTGAAGAGCCCGTCGCCGAAGAATCCGAGGGCGGAAGCTTCGAGTGCAAGCGGTGCGAGACCGAGTTCCACTTCCCCGCGGAGGAGTACACGCCAGAAGAGGTTGATGACCAGCTTGCGCAGCATCTGTGCGATGCTCATGACATCAACCTCTCGACAAGCGCGTTCGAGTCGGAGCGGTCGCACTACTTTAAGCGGATCAACTCGTAGGGTTGCGATCCTGTACCACATCTGGTACACTCCTACCTGCTAAGGAACAACTACGCCGGGGCAAGAGGAGCACCATGACCCAACCCATCGAGTCCGAGCTGTACCTGCTCGTCGGCCCCAGTGGTGCCGGTAAGACGTCCGTGATGGACGAGTTGTACCGCGAGGGCACCCTGATCAAGGCGACCTCTCACGCCACGCGCCCCATGCGGGAAGGCGAGTCCCAGGGCAACCCGTACCACTTCATCTCGGTGAACGAGTACAAGGGGTTGGATCTCGAAGGCCAGTTCATCGAGAAGATCGAGTACAACGGCAACCACTACGGCTTCACCCGCGGCGAAGTGCTGAACGCGTTGGAGCGGGGTGACGTTGGTCTGATCGTCGAGGGTCACGGTGCGGCGCAAATTCGCAAGCTCTTCCCCGGCCGGGTCACCACCATCTTCCTGGACCCGCCACCCCGCGAAGAGCTGGTGCGTCGGATGCGTCAGCGCAAGAACACCCAGGCGGAGATCGAAGAGCGTCTAGCGCTCATGGTGGACGAGATGAAGTTCGGTCCCGAGGCCGACTACCACGTCGACACCAACGACTCGTTCGACCACGTTCTTACCAAGGTGCGCACGATCATCAAGATCACCCGTGCTCGCCGTCAGAACAAGGCGGAGGGTCTGTAAGATGACGTCGCCCAAGCTCATCTTCGTCGCCTCGCCCCTGCGCCCCTTCATCCCGCCACACGTCCTGCAGATGTTCCCCGACCCGGATTGTTGGCAGCGTCAACAGTACTACCACGAGGTGTTGCAGAAGAACCTGCAGCACGCACGGGAGTGCTGTCAGAAGGTGCTGGCCGAGGGCCACACACCCATCGCGCCGCACCTGATCCTGCCGCAGCTTCTGGACGACGCCGACCCCGCCCAGCGCGAGCAAGGCATCAACGGTGGTTTGGTCTACCTGACCCGTGCCGACGAGCTGTGGTACTGGGACGACCCCACGGAAGGGATGATCAAGGAGATCCAGACGGCGTACCGCTTGGGCATTCCGGTGGTCTATATGGGCAACGTCCCCCTCACCCGCGTCATCCCCCAGGCCACTTCTACCGGCCAACTCAAGGAGTCCTAGATGTTCGAGCGGTACACCGAGAACGCCATTAAGGCGATCATGCTCGCCCAGGAAGAGGCTCGCCGTCTCGGCCACAACTACGTCAGCACGGAGTTTGTCCTGTTGGGATTGATCGGTTTGGGTGAGAACAGCCCGGTCTACCGCGCCTTGGTGAAGTTGGGCGTCAGCTCGCCTCTCAAGACTGCGCGTCTTTTGGTCGAGCAGAGGGTCGGCAAGGGCTCCGGCTTCGTTGGGGTCGAGCTGCCCTTCACGCCACGCATGAAGCGCTCGATCGAAGTCTCGTGGAACACCGCCCGCGAGCTGGGCCACAACTACATCGCGCCGTTCCACGTCCTGTTCGCCATCATCGCGGAGGAAGAGAGTACAGCGCGTGCCGTGCTGTTCGATATGGGCATCATCGACCTGGAGACGTTCAAGTCGCTGGTCGTGGACGAGGCTTCGCGTGCTGCAGTTGCCAAGACCGACAGCATCTTGCAGGCGGTCAACGAGAAGCGTACCGCCGACGAGCGTCGGAACGAGAAGCAGCGTGCGTGGGACAAGAGCTACATGGCGATGGCCCATATCATCGCTGGTCACTCTCACGACCCCAAGTTCAAGGTCGGTGCCATCGTCGTCAACGACCTCAACGGCGCCATCGTCGGTCTCGGCTACAACGGTCGCGGCAAGGGTCGTCCCAACGACCGTCTCTCGATGGAAACGGGCCAGAGCGGCTTCGTCCATGCCGAGATGAATGCCATTGCCCGTGTCTCGTGGGAGATGACGTGTACCTACACGCTCTACACCACCCTGGCGCCCTGCATGGTCTGCGCGGGTCTGGTTCTGAACAACCCCATCAAGCGGGTCGTCTACGGCCAGATCTACAACGATGACAAGACCGGCGTCGAAGAGCTGATTGGCGGCTTGGGGGCGCATCTCGTCCACCATTGTCCGCACCATTCCTAAAGGAGCACTCCCATGAAAGTTTGGCATGTTCTCGCTGGTATGGCGGGTTTGTTTACCGCCGGTCTCGCTGTTTGGGATGGTATCGGCTATGTGGCCTGGCACTTCATTCACAAGCTGTGGTAGTCAGCTGAAGCACACGCTGCTTCATTTCTTCCACCGTTGGCAGTGGGCGCTGGCCGCCCTCTTGGATGCGCTGTGCTAGAACCGATCATCATCGACCATGACGCGAGCATCTCGTTCACCGGCTACTGGCAGGCGGACGAGATGTACCGGCTCGTGATCGCGCGTAAGCCGGTCACCGGACCGGTCCTTGCGAGCTTGTTGATGGGATCGACTGGCACGCGCCGTTCCAACTTCCAGGTGCTCAAGACCCCACCAGGCACCAGCCCGGTAGTTCAAGCGATGGGGCTCAACCGGATGTTTGCGATGCCCCTGGAAGCGCCTGGTGAGCGCAAACCCACCAAGGCGTTCTCGGTGTACGTGTTCGACGGGAACGACACCGAGGGTAGGGGCCGCTTTTCGTGGCTGACGAGTCTGAACGTCTACCGCTGTGATTGGATGCTAGATGTCCAAAAACAGCGGATGCTCGATCAGATGGATGAAGCCTACGATCGCTGGTTCGTCATGATCGACCACCAACTGCACAAGTTGCCGTTTGGGCGCGAAGAGGTCGGATTGTCCAAAGCGTGCGAAAACTGCCCACACCAGTTTTCGTGCATGGCGGGCAATACGCCCGGTTACCTCATTGGCGACGATCTGCCCGAAAGTGCCCGTCCGCCCCAAAAGCAGGTTTAGCCAACATGGACTTTGACGCCCTTTTTGACGCCCAAGCCAAAGGCACCGTGAACGTCAATGTGAACACCACGCGCCCCGAGGGCTTCTGGTTCGAGCCAGACCCCGAGTGGGACGGTGAGTGGTTGTTGTGGTTCAAGTGCGGCACCGATGTCGCCTTCCAGCTCATGAGCGACGCGAAGGGCAACCAGCTCGACTACACGGTCACGCTCAAGATGCGCACCAAGACAGGCAAAGACGCTCCTCGCCGAGCGGTCGTCCGTACGATCGAGAAGACCAACGACAGGGGTGAAACGCAGCAAGTGGCCTACCCCACAATCGTCAACTACTTCGATGTTTCGTTGATGGAGTCGATTCGGGAGGTCATCGTACGCCAACCCGGTCTGGGCGGCGCCATTCTGTCTCGTGGAAGCGACTACGAGATCGAAGGTACGACGCTGGTCACGCTCCAGGAGCTGAACGACGAAGCGTACCTGGAGATCGAAGGCAAGGGTTGGGGCTTCGAGCGGGCCATGACGCACAACGGCAAGATGCCGTCTAACTTCTCATTCCCCACCACCGAGGTCAAGCGCGGCACCAAGGCCATCTGCGATGTCTGCCCGAACCAGTTCGCCTGCCTCGCCGGACAGCAGAAGATGTTCGGCATGGAGGAGTACAAGGTGGCGAAATTGATGAAGGGTGGCGATCCCTTCAAGTAGGTGCAAGTACACCTACTTTGGATCTCAGTTTTTCGTCGTCGTAATTTTTCAAATTCGAGATCCGTGTTTCACAAGGGGCAAGGCCAATGACAACCGACGACGAGACCACACCCGACCCGCTGACCTTGTGGCAGCCGGTCGTCGAGAACCCCAACGTCCTTCCGTCCAAAGTCAACTACAAGGCGAAGGGCCGTGTCCAGGAATGGCCGTGCTACAAGTACGCCAACTGGGCGCTCGGCAACGACGCGGCCTACGTCCGCATCCGTCAGGGTTACAGCCGTGACAGCTTCGTCAAGGTCCCCACAAAAGCCGATCAGATCGGTACTTCGGAGGTCTGCAACCACTGCTCTCAGCAGTTCGCGTGCCTGGCAGGCAATGTCACGTCGTTGACGTCTCGCACCCTCCTCTTACCTCCCCCTTAGCTTGTCCACGGACGAGGTTCGTGGTATAACCCATAAGGATCAAACCATGAGCAAGCGTTCAGTAGATCCCGTGAAGCCGATTGACGGGTACCAGACCCTTCCGGCGGACCCCGGACCCGGCACCTACGAGGTGGACATCGAGGTCACACACCGTATTGATGATGTCGTGACTCCCCTGCACAAGGAGACCGTCACCGTCGAGACTGCCTACGGGCGACCCCAAGCCAGCGCCAGCGCCCAGCTCCAGCTGTGTAAGACGCACCCCGAATTTGCCCGTGAACACGTCTACACCCAAGTAATGGAGGCTCGTCATGTCGCTGGACCCGCTCAACCCGTCCCCGCTGCAGCCGTCGAGCCAGGCAGTGCTGGAGAACCTGTGGTCGATCCTGAACGCCTCGAAGACGGAGACGAGCACCCCGACTACGACTACAACTTCGACAAGCCCTTCGACATCTACTGACGAAGGGTCGGTTAGCTACGCGATCACTGTCGGCCCGCCACCTACGGTCGAGGGTTTCAGGAACGAGATCCTGATGCGCCAGGCGGAGGTGCTGGGCACGGTCGAGGTGTTGACGTCGCAGGTTCATAACCTGCTCGAATCCGTCAGCCGTGAAGTCAGCTTCCGCACCCAGATGCCCAAGACACTCGCGTTCGGCGACCCTTTGGACCTGCCCGTCACACCGCCTTCGCGGGTACCGGCAGAGTTCATGCGTCCCACCTCCGCGGCGCACTTCCTGGCGGCACACACGGGCCACAAGTGGACCAACCCCAAGCTGCACGACCTCGCCAAGCGTCTGGGATGGCGGCCCGCCGATGTCAAGTACGACATGGAGCGCTCCGACCATCGCTACTTCACTGTGGTCACAACGCGTGAAGGGTTCGACTTCGGTGTCTATACCCCCAACGCGCTCGACTACGTCCTGGATCGGCCTGACGAGTGCTGGCAGATCGCAACCAGCAAGGAGACTCGATGAGCATGTCTACCACCCCCAACACCACGGCGCTGACCACCCGCTCGGCCGTCGGCTGGACGGGTGAGCATGCTCGCGTGCGTGTCAAGCAGTACTACGAGGCGACCGGTTTCTTCCCGGAGACGGCCGGTAAGCCCTGGTGGAACGACTACACCCGTGCGATGGCCGACCGCCATGGCATCGTGCTTCCGCCCTACCAGGTCGTGCTCACGACCGGCGGGTTGCTGCAACTCAAGAACACCATCCTCGCAGAAGTGGCCGCGATGCCCCGTGTCGAAGACGAAGTGCTCGCGACCACGACGGCACCGCTCGTGACCGATGCCAGCGTGCCGATTGCCCCGTGCGGGATGGTTCACCGACAGAAGGCTATCGAGGCGTACGCGCACATCTCCGAGCGCATCCTGCGGGCGGTCGACCAGGAGCATCGCACGCTGTCAAGTGTGGCGGTCGAATTGAACGGAGAGGGCATGACAACCCGCACGGGCAGCAAGTTCACCTCCAAAACGATCGGCAACATCTACCGGCGCGCCAAGGGTCTGCCCTCCTATGAGCAGCTGTTGCTTGCCCGTGTTGGTACACCCCTGCCTACGCTCCCCGACGCCGTGCGCGAGCCGCAGGCGGTCGAGGCGGAGCTGGTCACGGACGACGACACGCCGACGAGCATCTTGACCCAGGCGCCCGACTACTCGCACAGCCCACCGCAGATGATCGAAGACGAGCCCCCTGCGTCCCCAGCACCAGTGCTTTCTGGTCGTCTCGTCGAGGTGCCCGCCGACCAGTTGCAACAGGCGTTGGAACTGGCCTCTCAGGCAGCCGCGGCTCAGGCGAAGGTCGCCCAGTACGAAGCGGTGATCGCCCAGTACGACGAGAAGTCCAAGGCACTGCTCACCCAGGTCGAGCGCGCTCAGACCATCGTGCAGGAGAACGTCAACCTGCGTGTTCAGGTCCAGGATCTGAAAGATCAGCTCCAGCAGCTGGAGTTCCGTAACGCGCACTGGCTCAACACCAAGGAGTTGATCCAGGAAGCGTTGAAGAGTGCCCCTTACCCCCTCCCCCTCCAGAAGAAGGAGTCCTAGTCTTGCCCGAGTCTGCTATCGTTCTTGCCGACAGCATCAGCCCCAACGGTGTGCGTTTGACCACCTTGCAGGTCACCTTCGCGCGCATCGTGTTGGCGGAGGTCAACACGCACCGCCAGTTCACCCGCAGCTCGGCCAGCTCGCGAGCTATCCCCGTCGAGAAGATGATCCAGCGCTGCATCGACGACCCCTTCATCCCCGATGCGTTCGGTAAGAACCGGGCGGGCATGCAAGCCAGCGAGAACCTGAACGACCGGGACGCGCAGGTGGCCCAGCAGATCTGGCTTGAAGCGCGCGACCAAGCCGTGCGTTCGGCGAGGGCGCTGCTCAACACCGGTGTGCATAAACAGATCACCAACCGTCTGTTGGAGCCCTTCATGTGGCACACCGCGATCATCACCGCCACGGAGTTCTCCAACTTCTTCGCGCTGCGCTGTCACCCCGACGCCCAGCCCCAGATCCGGGCAGCAGCGGAGTTGATGCGTGAGGCGATGGCGAACTCGACACCCGTGCACGTCAACCATGGCGAGTGGCACTTGCCTTTGGTTAGTGGTGTCGATCTGCACGAGCTGTTGGCGGAGGGCTACGCGATGGAGCAGATCGTGCGCATCAGCGCCGGTCGCTGCGCGCGGGTCAGCTACCTCACCCACGACGGCAAGCGCGAGCCCGTCAAGGACATCGAGCTGTGCGACCGCCTGGTTACGAGCGGTCACATGTCTCCGTTGGAGCATGTCGCCACGCCGGGTGTCTTCCACAACAACGGGGAGACGAACGAGCAGGTGCCTTTCATCGGCAACTTCAAGGGCTGGCTCCAGTTGCGCAAGACCATCCCCAACGAGCACGACTTCAGCCTGATCAAGTCGGCTGTGTAGTAGGAGGCGCGGCTTCCGAGGAGTTCTTATGGCCGCACACCTCTCGCGCACGGCGATCGCACTGACCCAGGTACCCACCCCCGACCAGCGTAGTCACATCATGGCGACGCTGGACGTGGTGTTCCGTCAGGAGCTGGGCATCTACGTCAGCACGGAGATCAGCCGGATGGCGTGCCACCCCAACATCAACGTCGCGCTGACCAAGGCGGGACGGGTGCCCTGGTCCTACGAGTTCACCATTTACAAGATGGGCTTGGAGATCAAGGGCATCTTCAGCCCGTTGTGGGAGCCCACCCAGGTAACGGGTAAGCGCGGTGGTGTAAAGGTCGAGCACTTCCTGGTTGATTGGCTCGTCACGGTCTACACGGTCAGCTCCAGCTGGACGGACTTCACCCCGTCCGACATGGCCTGGGCCAGCGGTTCGCTGCTGCGCCACATCGAATCCGATCGGCTCAAAGGCTTCGAGTTCGAGTTGACCACCGAGAAGGAGCGGGACGCGCAAGGTCGAGAGATCAGTGTCCCCCGCTACCGGATCAAGAAGGTGTTCCAGTTCCAGCTGGGGCACCTGCTGAAGGCCGACAGCGAAGAGCCGGACCCCGACCTCCAGAACATCGACCACTGGATCTGGTCGCTGGGGTCGCGTGCTGACTCGTTCGTCGTGGACGACCTGATCGATGTCTCGCCCGAGGTGCAGCTCTTGCTGCCCAGCAAGTTCATGCTTCAGCATCGCACCCAGCGCGTGACCTACAAGGACACGAACGGCAAGGATGCCGAGGAGAACGTGGACTTCACCTTGGTCTGGATGAAAGACAACTTGACCACTTGGCGCAACAAGCTGTCCACCCCTTGTCCTTACGCTCACCAAGGGGGCTTCCACGACATGAACACCACGCTTACCGAGGCGATCCTGTTCTGGAATAACAAAGTGTTGGGCAACCGCGAGCTGTGTGCGGGTTGTACCAACGAGTTCACCTGTATGGCACGGGAGTACCGTGGCGGTGGTAGCAAGTTGGAGTACCCATTGCAACTTCTGGAGCCACCCTTGGCACAGTAGGTCCCTTGTGGTAATGTAGGATCGTCACCCACCTCAGAGGGAGAAGCGATCCAATGAGCCAGAAGAACAACAAGAAGACCTACAGCCCCGGCGATCCGAACTTCGACGCCTTCAAGTTCGGGCCGACGGCCCAGCCCCTGACTCCCATGGTGTTCCACGGTGACTGCGTCTGCGGCCAGCGCATCTTCACCGTCAGCGGCTTCGGCATGGCCATCGACGTGCCCATCGGCATGGATCTGGTCTGTCGCTGCAAGTGCGGTCGCGAGTACTCTGCCAACCTGCAGAGCGCCGCGGCGCTGGAGAAGCTGAAGGCCCAGCAGGCCGGTCAGGCGCCTGCCGAAGGACAGCCCCCGGTGGACAGTGCGCCTGCTGCACCGGCCGAGGCTCCCGTCGACCCGCAGGCTGCGAACAAGACGATGTAGCCATGGCAGAGGGGCGGTGCCAAGCCTGCCCTCACGAAGGTAAACTGACCAAGCACCACATCATCCCCCGTAAGGTGGGTGGACCGGATCGGCGGTGGAACATCGCCTACCTGTGCATGGACTGTCACGCCCTCGTCGAGCGCTACTACTGGCGTCAGCTCTCTCGCCGTCAACCGCTGGCAGCACGCACGATCAAGGAGATCGCCAACGCCTTCAAGGCCAAGCGCATTCCCATCGAGTGTGTTGCCGAAGCGCAGAACCGGCAGCAGCGAGCCTGGCGCAAGATCCTGGAACGACCGGCCCCTTGGGTCGACTGGTACAAGGAAGCTTGCGCTTGGATCACAACGGTCGAGATCACCGAACACAAGCACGTCGCGGACGCCATCACGAGCAAGCCGTGGTGGCATGACAAGAAAGAGGCATAGCGTGGGACTCCTGGTACAAGCCGTCATCTTTGATCTGGATGACACCTTGATCGAGACGGCGGTCGTCTACCAGGCCACGCTGCGCGAGGCCATCGCCTTGTGCGCCTCGGCGGGGTTGGACATCAGCACCGCCCACGATGTGTTCCGGGACATCGAGATCGAGATGATCGACCAGTTGGGCTTCGCCAAGGAGCGCTACCCGCTCTCCTTGGCGCGGCTCGGCACGACGCTGGCCGAGCAACAGAACAAGACCCTCGACCCCGCGCTGGTCAAGCGCCTGGGGCAGCTGGGTTGGGACCTTTACGAGTTTGACCACGAGGTGAAGGTAGGTGCCGAGCGAGTGCTGCGTGTGCTGCGCTTCGCCGACTACCGGCTTATCCTGGTGACCAAGGGAGACGAAGAGATCCAGCGTGCCAAGCTGATCCGCAGTGGCCTGGCCGAACTCTTCCACGAAGTCTACGTGCTGGCCGACAAGACGCCCGAGACCTGGGCGGAGGTCGCCCGCGTCGCCGAACTGCGACCCCACGAGTGCTTCGTGATTGGCGACTCCGTGCGCAGCGACATCAACGCCTCGATCGCCGCGGGCTTCAACGCCATCCATATTCCACCGCCCAGCGAGTGGTTCTTCGAGAAGGCCGAACCGCACGCCGCTGCAGTCGTGAAGACCCACCTCGACGATCTGTTGGACGTGTTCCGCGTGCAGCACCTGGTCCGTGCCGAATGGACCTATCGCAACCAGCCCGAGCGCGATCTCATGCGCGCCACCAACGACGACCGCATGACGATGGTGCAGCATCATCATCTGCGCACCGTGATGCCGGACTGTCCGGGGTTGCCGTACCTGTTCTCTTTCGAGGAACCGAACGGCGCGCTGCGCGAGATCCACGCGGTGTTCCAGAAGAACTTCATCGCGTTGCCTGGTCTGGGCGAATCGCACCCGTCGGAACTACCAGGCGATGAGCTGACGCGGGTAGCCACGCGCTGGTTCGCCAGCAACACGTCGACCGAGGCGATTCAGAAGCATCGAGCCGACCTGCCGACCGCGCTCTGCAAGAAGTGCAGTAACCGGGACGAGTGCAAGCAGCGGATGATCCGCGCTGGCGTTCGCTCTGGAGCTACTCCTTGATCCCTGGCTACTCCTGTGTTATGCTGGCGATGCTAGCCCTGCGATCCACAAGGAGCCTCCTGTGAAGACCGTCAACAACACCACCGTCCTGGAAGCCGGAGACATCGACAAGGTCGAGTACCGCGCCGCTGCCAAGGCTGCTCTGCTCAACGGCGGCAGCGTGTCGATCCCGCACCTGGGGCTGTCGCTCCACATGGTCAACACGACCACCGTGGAAGTCGTGGACCTCGCCAAGGGCGAACCCAAGCAGTACCCCGGCAAGACGGCCGAGGCGGTCATGGACTGCATCGCCAGCTACAAGACGACGGATCGGATCCTCGCCTTCCTGGGCGCCTAGGTCACGACCATGAGCGACGCCGCAGAAGCTCTCTGGGTTGAAGTCGAAGGTGCCAACGGCACCGAGAACTACTTCGTCGACGAGACCTTCGAGTTGGAGTGGAGCGGCGTCGCTTACACCTACGCCGTGCTGGTGCGCGAAGAAGACTTCTCCGCATACGCCGAGGGCGAAGAGGTCATTCCAGACGTCCTGCGCTTCTCCGAGGACAAGCAGACTCTGGAGGAGATCGAGGACGACGACGAGAAGGCATACGTCATCGACACCATCGACGCGTTCTACCGTGCCGATGCGGAGTCCTCGCCAAGCTAGGGTGCCCAGACTTCACCGTCGCCCTCCCCTACGCTGGTGGTGAGCCCCTTCCAGCCTAGGAGGTCCGCCATGTTCATCATCGTTGGGTCGCAGCTCGCCTACCGCCAGCTCCTCACGGTCGATCCTAACAACATGGACCCTTCGGAGATGCTGAACCTGGTCGACCTGGCTCGCCAGGAAGCCCGGCGCTCTACCGATCCGGCCACCGCCGAACAGGTCGAGGCCAAGTGTCGCTCGATCGAGCTGGACGTCCATCTGACCTACACTCCGCCCAGCCTTGCCTTGGTCTGCTGCGAGTAAGTCATGCGGTCCATCCTGATCAAACGGTGCGAGGCTTGTGGGGAAACCCGCGGGCTGACCAAGCACCATGTCTATCCGAAGAGCCTGTCCGAAGTATGGGGGCACAAGGTCAAGCAGGTGATGGCACTGTTGTGCCGCACCTGCCACGACGTCGTGCACTACCGGGGAGGTCGTCGGGTAGCGCGGCTGCAAGGTAAGCACGAGTACGTGCGCCGCTTCTGTGACCCACAGATGCAGGCGGTTATAGGATCGTACCGTTTGATCATTCGGCAGTTGGAGCGCGAGTCCCGCGCCCTGCACATCGGGGAGTTGTTGAACTAGACAACCTACCCTTAACCCTTGTATGATAGGAGCATGATGAAGAAGCTGATCCCCACCATCCTCGCCCTTGCCTTGATCGCGCTCCCTGCCAGCGCCGCGGAGCAACCTCTGCACCAGTACATCCGCACCCAGTGCGAACTGGAGTTCGGCTCCAAGGCAATCGCCAAGGAGAAGGCCGACTACTACGCGCCCCTGATCACGAAGTACGCCACGCGCTATGGGCTGCCGCCCGAGGTCGTGGCCGCCGTCGTCTGGCACGAGAGCAACTTCCGCCCGCGCTGTACGTCCAGCTGCAATGCACAAGGCTTGATGCAGGTGATCCCGTTCGCCGGTCGGTTCCCCGCCGGGTCGGACCACTACGATCCCGATGTCAACTTGAATGCCGGGTGCAAGTTGCTCAAGGGTTACCTGTTGGAGTTCCATGGCGACTGGCCGCGTGCCCTCGCCGCCTACAACTGGGGACCGGCCAACGTCTCTCGCGGTACCTACCGCCTCGACTACTCACGCGCGGTGTTGAAGAGCGCTGGTCACGCTCGTTAAGGTTTCTTCTTGGGCCAGGTCTTGCCTTCCGGCTCGCGACCCGTCTTGAGGTCCCACTTGAGCGGGTGGAGTTGGAAGTGCCGCTCCAGGTGGCGCAGGCCATCCTCGAAGTCGGGAGCCATCAAGACCGGTTCGGGGTCACCCGGCTGCGTCTCGGGGCAGGTCATCGAGCGTACGTAGCAAGACGCCAACTCCTTTTGCTTCGTGCGCAGCTGCTCCAGTCGCCACTCCACGTACTTCGCGAGGTTCTCGTCCTCGGTGTACATTTCCCAGACCTGCTGCTTCTTCACCTCGAAGATGCGCAAGGTCAGGCGGGTGCCGAACTCCAGGACCAGCTCGCGCAGCGTGTGCATCTCGCCCAGTCCCATCGTACGCGGCTGGACCGTGTAGCGTTGGGGCTTGGCGCCGCCAACGGGTTTCTTGTCATTGGGTTCACGGTCATGTGTCGCGGACACGAGAGACCTCCTCAAGCGAGATGGGCCGTCCCCATGGTGGGGCGGCCCATCGTGCATCATCTGGGTGGCTTAGGTCCAGCTCATCTGGGTTGGGAGGTAGACCTCATCCGGCCGACGGTAGTAGTACTTGCCGCCCACCGCCGCGAAGTCGCCCTGGATCAGGACCGGCTCCGGCACCACGATGCCCGTCTCGGGCATGACGTGGAAGATCGCGAAGCCGCGGTCGCTCTTGTCGAAGCCGTCCGTGTACTCCGCGTTGCCCCGGCACGCCGAGGGCGTGATGGTCCAACTGTAGGGAGCCGGGGTACCCTTGTTGAGGACGCTGCCCGTGTAGAGCTGCTGCTTGTGGATGTGACCGCTGGTGCCCGGCATGCCGAACTTGTCGTTGCGGATGTGCATCGCCACAAAGCTGTCCCAGAACACCACCCAGTTGTTCTTGATCTCTTCCTGCTCGTCCGCCTTGTTGAAGGCGCCCAGGTCCCACTTGCAGTTGACGTTGATCTGCAGATCGCGAATGCCGAAGAAGTCCGCCCACGTCCAACCGTGGAAGTCGGCCAGCACGGACCCCGTGTAGGGGCTGGCGATCGCCATGTGCTTCTGTACGCGCCACTCGTGATTGCCCAGGTTCCAAACGATCTCGCTGTCCGGGCAGACCTCACGCGCCGCACGGAAGATCTTGTCCCGCAGGAAGAACATCGACTTCACGATCTCCGCGTTGCGCGGGTCGACCGTGTACTTGCTGAACTCGTAGCAGTCCGCCTGGTCGCCGTTGAACAGGACGACGTCGGGCTGCATGTCCCGAAGCACTTCCAGGAACACCCGGTAGACGAAGGGGTCCTGCATCCGGTCGTGGTTGTCGCTGATGTCAACGATTGTGTTGATGGCCGCCTTCGCCGCGCGGGGGTAGAGCATCTGGATGGGCTCGATGTCCCGGCGGTAGTACTGACGGAAGTCATCGAGGCTTGCGTGCTTCGCGATCTGCTTCTCGATCATGTGCTGGCTGCGGTGCAGCTGCAGCCCCGCCTGCCGACGGAACTCCAGGAACGTACCGAAGTGACGGCTCCAGGTGGCCTCGGAGTACTTGCCCTGATGCTGGTACATCGTGCGGCTGACGAAGGAGTACTTGTTCTCGCGCTGAACGCGGCGCAAGTCTTCCCGACAGTCGTCCGGCGTAGCATTCGGGTCGAACTTCTTGCCCTCTTCGCTCATGAGGGCCAGCTGGCGCTGCGTTGGCTTGGGTTCCTTGGGAGGCTTCTCCTCCGTCGAGGGATCCGTGGGCGGCTCCTGATCCAACTGCTGGTACACGGGTTGGCCGCCAGGAATGTCCAGCTTGGCGTAGTTACCACGCTTCGTCGCGGGCTCGCCTTCACGGGCGATCGGCTGACGGGTGCGCTCGCTTGCGGACTTGCGGTAGTCGGGATCGATGACCGCGCGCACCGCGTTGCGCTTGATACCCAGTGTATCCTGGATCTGGTTGATCGACTGACCCACCTTCCAGCGCTGGATGATCTCCACCCGTGTCGCACGGTCGAGCGCCGATCCGTTGGAGGGCTCCAGCTCCTCGTTCGAGACCGCAATGTGCCGGAACTGCAGCATGTTCAACCTCCTGGAACCACGCCTTATCACAGGCCATGCTCCCAGGACAGATCCACCAAAAACTGCGCAAGCCTAGGTGGGTTGGGACGGTTGGGGTAGTTGGTCGGGCTGTTGCCCTACCTGGAGTGGAACACGCTGGCGAACACGGAGGCCAGGTGACACGCACGGCGCAGGTCCACCAACATGACCCAGCCTCCATCGAACTCGTGGAACGTGAAGGTGAACAACTCCGCTGGAGACGCAAGCTTCTCGATGACGATGTCGCGTGCTCGGTCCCAGCTCATGCTCTTGGTGATCGGGATGGCAAACACGAAGCCGTTGTCTACCGCTTCCGGTGGGTAGAGCTGGCGCACCAAGGGCTGCAACCGTGCGACCAGCTCGTCAGAGTAGGGCAACTCCACGGACTACCCCTTCACCTGATTGGGCACCACGAACGCGTGCTCGAAGCCGAGCTTCGCGATGTAATTGCCGTACGCCATGAGCCCGTTCACCTCTACCAACCCGGCCTCGCCGTGCATCTGATGGTACAGTCGTCCCATGGCGTCGACCCCCAACACCAGCACCGTACGACTGGGCGGCAGGGCCAGGTTGACTTGTTGAGGCGCGTTCGTCGCCTCGTTCTTCGGCTTCCGTTCCTTGCTACGTGACATAACAACTTCCTCCTGTGGGTCGTCTTGCATGACGGACCTCAGTCTACCAGATCCAACAGCCCCAGGGAACACGGCAGTACATCTTACTCACCCAGGCAACCGTAAGAATTAACTGTTGACACTTCTACATTAACCAATGTAAAGTGAACTCCAGTTGTTCCCTATCCGCTATGGAGGTACCCTCGAATGTTTCAGCCGGTTCAACCCCACGTCTTCAAGAACAAGGATCAGCGGCGCCTCCTCGGCGAGAAGCTGGCTCTGGCCCGCTTGACCAAGGGCTACTCGCAGGCAGAAGCCCTGCGTGCGTCGGGCCTGCTCAACCCCGACGCCAGCCACACCACCCACGAAGGTGGTGTGACCCGCGGCTTCCTGACCTACGTGGAGGCCGGTACCCGCGGCGTCACGAAGGACCAGCTCTCCGCGCTCGCCAAGCTCTACGGCGTTAGCTATAAGAGCTTGATCGATCCCGCAGCCCTGACCGCTTCCCAGGTCAAGATGCTCAAGACCCTGCAGCTTGGGATGAAGCATCGGACCGCGCCGACCGGCACCAAGAAGTCCACGTCCATCGGGGCGGGACGTACCCACAAGGTGATGGCGACCGCCAACGGGCGTCGCACCCAGCGCCAGGCGACGGTACCCCAAGCAGCGCCGCAGCATGGCATCACCCCGGCGGACATCGCCATGCTCGATGTGGTCCGCGACTGCTCTGAGCCCGAGAAGGTTTGGTTGCGGGATGGGCTGATCAAGCTCAAGGACCGCATGCGGTCGACGGTCGCGTCACCCACCAAGCAGTTGGTCGGCACCCGCTAATCCACCGGGCTCGGGAGAGAATCCCGAGCCCTTCTTCTTAGGAGGCTTCATGACGCAGACCTTACAGTTCAAGCGTCTCGAAGTCGTAGGGGCACGGTTCCAGGCTGGGGTTGACTGGGCAGCGCTCCGAACGGGTGACCGGTTGGAGTTGATCCCGGAACCAACCAACGAGGTTGACAGCACAGCCGTGGCGGTCTATGCTGGCGCGACCCGGATCGGTTACCTGGCTCGGGAACGTGCCGAGATGTTCAGTCCTCTGTTGATTCACGGCTACATCAAAGCACGCGTCCAGCTTGTTCAGATCGATCCGTGGGTCGAGCGGCGACGCTTCACCCCCATCTTGATCGACTGTGAGATCGAGAAAGTTGCTACGCCTACCCCCTTACCTGGCTAAGCGCATCCTGCTGGCCTTGATGCGATTCTGGTACCGCCGCGCCCACCAGGCGATCGCATCCACCCTGACCCTGTTTGGCCTCGACCGCGTGTCATCCGACAAGCTGGCCGAAGGCTTCTTGCTGCGTGCCCTCACCCGGTACCGCGCTTCCCTGTCACAATCCCCAAGCAAGTCACCCAAGGAGGAGACCATCCCATGGCTGAAGAGTTGAAGCTGCCCACGAACCTGCCGAAGGACATCGCGGAGTTCATGTCCTCGCAGAAGTACGCGAACGGCATGTGCATCCGCAACGTCAACAACTTGGCAGCGACCATCGCCAACAACGCCGCGATCACCGACGAGGTCTTCGCGGACATCCTCTCGAAGACCAACAAGACCTCGATGGAGACCCTGCCCGACATCTACGCGGTGCGCAACGAGATCAACGCGCGCTACGGCGATGGCAAGGGTGCTGCGCCTGCCCCCGCTGCCGCGGCGCCGACCCCGGCCCCCACCCCGGAGCCCGAGGCCGCTCCGGCTCCCACCCCCGAGCCCGCGGCTGCTCCGGCGCCGTTGCTCGAAGGCTTCGGCGCGCCTCCCACTTCGACCCCGACTCCCACGCCGGAGCCCGAGGTCGCTCCGGCTGCCGCTCCCGCGCCCAAGAAGCTGTCCGCTGCCGGTAACAATCCGGTCGTGAGCAGCGCTGCTGCCGCGCCCCCGGTGGACGACATCGCGGCGGCGTTTGCCGCGGCGCCGACCGCGGTCACGGCCCAGCTGGAGACGGCGGTGGACGAGATCATGGACGAGCTGCCCGAGCCCCCGGCGGCGGAGGAAGAAGGTCCGGTGATCGACACGGAAGCGGAGACGGTCACTTCGGCACCCACGCCGAAGCCCGAGACGCCTGCCCCGTCGGCTACCACGACCGAGGAAGCTCCCAAGCCGATCAAGGCTGGTGGTCGGGGTGCCAAGGTTGTCGCGGCCGGTCCCGAGAACGTGGTCAAGCAGCTGCTCGACAAGATCGACGAGCGCGACAAGCGGATCGAAGAGCTGGAGAAGGCGCTCACCGAGGCCAGCGCCAGCTCGATGAAGCTGTCGGCTTCCATCGCCAAGCGCCTGGAGGCGGTGGGCGTCTCCGTCGAGTAGATCCTTGTAAGCGGGGCTTCTTCATGGTAGGATCACTGCCATTGGAGGAGCCCCGTGAACTGGGATCACCCTGACCACGAAGTATTCAAAGAGCGGCGGGACGAGAGCCAGATTCTCACGAGCTGGTACGTCGCCCGCCCTCTTGTTCAGAAGCAGCTCGACGGTCATCCACTAACCGAAGCCGAGCGGATGTACGTTCGACGCTTCTACGGCTCGAACGTCAACCAGGAGTTCTTCTGCCGCCTGGGGCTGACCTTCGCCAACAACAGCGAGTGTTGGCTGCCGGGCATCCCCACAGAGGAGCAGTGCCAGCGCTGCTCGCTGCATTACGCCTCGACCCACGTCGTGAACTTCGGTCGCGATGAAGTCCCGAACGCGCCACCCGATCGTACCAACGTGAGCATGGTGGCAACCAAGGACGAGCAGGGCATCACCCGCATCACCTGGATTCCCGTGAAGGACGCGCCAGCTGGAATGAACGGCCAGTTCATCGCGGGGGTGCAGCACGCGTTCAGCTCGTCGCTGACCCGCATCTTTCCCGTTTGCCTGCCTGGCCTGAGCCCCAGCTTCGACAAGTCCTGTGACGGGAACTGTGCGAAGTGTCCTGGCTATGGGTATTATGATGCTACACAAGAAACAACCACGACCAACCTTGGGAACGTGAAGCTGACCAATGCCACCCTGCACCCTCGCATCGCCGAGCGGTTGAAGGTGATAGGCACGCAGCATGAGGAGCCACCTCTTGACGAACGAATCGAAGTACGATCCAATGATACCGATGGACTTTCACCAAGCGGAGATCCGAGTCGTACCGAGCTACCGCCGCCGGAAGGGTCGTGAGCTGATCGGCTCTCGGTACGCTGGTCGCAAGGGGACCATCGAGGTCCGTCCCGCCATCCACGGCGCCTACGCCTCCGCCTTTGTGATGCCCAACGGCTACCGTGCTGGCAAAACCGACGAGGTCGTCACCATCCCCGTGGACATCTCGTCCGCCACCCTAATCTAGGAGATCCAGATGCTCAAGAAGACCCTGCTCGCTGTCGTCGCTGCGCTGTTCATGACGGGCTGTGCCAACGCCTTCAACCGCGTTGACCGTACGTTCTTCCAGAACTCGGCGGGCGACTACCACCTCGTCCAGTACACCCTGGCAGGAAATGTGGACTACTGGGTCCACAACATCAAGGTGACCCAGGAGCACGAGACCGATGGCGTGTTCTTCTTCCTCGCCGACGGTACGATGGTGGAGATCCAGGGTCCGGTGACCAGCGTCCGCCTCAAGCACGGCTTCGACGGCCCCGATCGGTTGCCCGCGAACCTGCTGGCTCCGGCCAAGTAGGCGCACCCATGAGCGCCAGCTACCCCGAGAACCTCGTCGAGCTTGAAGCCTGGTTGAAGGACCGGGACCGCGAGTACTACGAGAAGGATGCCCCTACTGTCAGCGACGCGGTCTACGACGCCGCCACCAGCTACTGGGAGCGCATGGCGGGCAAGACCTGGGAGGTGCTGGGCAAGCCCTCCGAGCAGTTGACCCGCATCCCGCACGTCGTGCCGATGCTCTCGCTCTCGAAAGAGACGGAGATCGAAGGCGTCGTCGCTTGGATTCCCGACCCCGACGAAGTCTACGTGCTGCTGCCCAAGATCGACGGCATGGCAGGTCGCCTCAAGTACGATGCGGGTCAGCTCGCCAACGCGGTGTCTCGTGGTGACGGGTCCGTGGGTGAGAGCATCCTGCACAGCCTCAAGCTGCCGCTTGCCTCGGGTCACATCCCCGACGTGCTGCCCGACCCGCCACCGGGCGATCTCTACCCCGGTGGTGAGGTCTACCTGCCCAAGGAGCTGTTCAAGCTCGTGGGTGGTGCCAACCCCCGCAACGTGGGCGCTGGTCTGGTCCGTCGTCAGACACCGCACCCGCACCAGGCGCATCTGCGCTTCGTCGCCTACCACCTGGTGGACCCGACCGGTCATGCGGGCGAGACGTACCTGGAGCAGCTGGAGTGGCTGCGCTGCCAGGGCTTCGAGATTCCCCCGCACGCGACCATCCATGGGGCGGACTTCCAGCACCTGACGCTCGACGCGCTGCACCCCGACCAGTGGCTCAACCCCGGCGAAGTGCTGCCCTACGAGATCGACGGCGTCGTCATCACCTTGAACAACCTCGCCAAGCGCGCGGCGTTGGGCGAGACGGGCCACCACCCGCGCTGGGCGTGTGCCGTCAAGTTCGCGACGGAGATCGCCGTGACCAAGCTGATCACCGTAGAGTGGAGCGCCACCCGTACGGGTGTCGTGGTCCCCACCGCGGTGTTCGAGGCGGTCAACTTGTGCGGCACCATCGTGACCCGTGCCACATTGCACAACCTGGAGCACTACCAGAAGTTGGGTGTGCGTCCGGGGGATATGGTGAAGGTCAGGAAGGCGAACGACATCATACCCGAGCTGATTGGCAAGGCGTGATGGGTGTGGTCCTTTGTTTCTTCGGGTTCGTCTTGCTGCTGGCCGACCTCGACAACATCCTACAGCATGACTACTTCTGGGGCTTGGTTGGCCTGGGTGTGATGATCGTGGGCTACGTCATCGACGCCTACGAAGATTGGAGTATGACCTCGTGACCGTTTCGTTGGATCTCCCCTATCCGCCGACCTGCCCCAGCTGCAAGCACCCGACCGTCGTGTCGCTGCCGCACCTGGTCTGCCCCAACCCCTCGTGCCGGGCCAAGCTCGTGTTCCTGTTGGCACACGTCGCCAAGCGCCCGAACTTCGACATCGGCACGCTGGGCGAAGAGGTGGCCGAAGCCCTTGTCGCGTCGGGCTTGGTCAAGAACCTGTACGATCTCTTCACCCTCGAAGAGGCCAAGGTTGCGTCGATCCCCTTCGGCAAGGGCACGTACGGCAGCGTGCGGGCCAAGAAGTTGGTCGACAACATCGACAAAGCACGCGAGAAGCCCTGGAACGTGGTGCTGCACTCGCTGGGCATCCCCGGTCTGGGCGAGCCCGAGTGCGACATCATCGCCGCCAAGTACTCGCTCTGGGATCTCGCAGTCGCGATGAACCCCGCGCAGCTCAAGGTCGAGCTGATGACCCTCAAGGGCATGGGCGAGAAGACCGCGGTGGCACTGGCCGAGTGGTTGAAGATCAACCGGGACTGGCTCGTCCAGTACGAACTGACGGAGGCTGGTGGACGCGCAACGGGTGGTCTCATCACGCTGCTCAACACGCGTCCCGAGGTCATCGACAGTCGCACACAGCCCTTGCTGGGCTACAAGATCGTGCTGACCGGCAGTTTCAGCACCAAGAGCGCTCGCAGCGACTACGAGAAGCGCCTGAAGAAGCTGGGTGCCGAGGTGCCCGGCAGCGTCAGCGTCAACACCACCTACCTCGTGGCCGGTGCCAACGTCGGCGCCAACAAGACCGACGCGGCCAAGAAGCACGGCGTCAACATCATCGACGAGGCGACGCTGGTCGCCCTGCTGAAGGAGCACGAGTAATGCCCACCAACAAAGCCGAGACGCCCGAACCGAAGCCGACTCACGGCACACCGGTTGTGCGGATCTTCCGCGAGAAGCAGACCCTGATCGTCGAGGCCAACGAGATGCTCGTCGACCGCGATGCCTTGGGCCAGCTCGCGGGCAAGATGCCCGACCTCTACCGACACCTGTCGTCCTACGGGATCGACACCGTCGAGCTGCGGGTGTAACCATGGCCGAAGTCGAAGCCAAGTTCCATCTGACGGACATCCAGGTTGGCGAGATCACCCGCATCCTGGGCCGACCCAAGGCTCATCTTGTCCAGACGGACACCTACTTCGACACGCCGAAGGGCTTGAGCTTGCGCATCCGCGAGGAGCGTAACCTCGCGCTGGGCAGCCACACCGCCTACCTTACCGCCAAGAGCGTGAGCGACCACACCGGCGGCATCCGTGCCGTCGAGGAGATCGAACCCGTCATCGACCCCGACGACATCGACGTGTGGACCCGCATGTTCACGAACCTGATGGGCTTTCCTAAGGACGTGACGGTGGAGAAGCAGCGTGCGGAGTACGAGATCGACCGCGAGAGCGGTGGCATTGCCAAGCTCGTGCTCGACTTCATCTCCCAGCTGGGCCACTTCTGCGAGATCGAGATCGTCACCGAGGCATCCGACACGTTGTCGTGCGAAGCAGCCACTACCGAGCTGCAGAAGCTCATCAAGGAGCTGGGGCTGAGTCACCTGACCCCTGCCACGGGCTCGTACCGCTACATGCTCAAGCAGAAGGTGAAGGAGGGTGCATGACGTCTCTCCGCTTCGGTGTGGCGTTCGCCGTGACGTTGCTGGTCAGCCAGCTGCTCCTCTCGGCCTCGGTCGGCGCCCGTCAGCCGTACCATCCTGATGTTTCGATGCCGGGTTGGACACTCAACAACCACCCCGGCGGTGGTCCCTACGTCTCGATCTTCGAGCAGTGCCCGAACTTCGACCTGTTGCTGGTACACGATCGCTTCGGCATCGTCGAGCCCCGACCGGGTTGGTGGTACGCGGGTCAGGACGAACACGTCCCTGGTTACTTGATCTACCGCCGACCGCAGAACAAGAGCTTCCAACAGATCTGGACGGTCGATCCGTCCCCGCACTAGGAGATCCAATGCCCGACACGAACTACAGCGGCTACTACCAGCACTACAAGGGTGGCTACTACCAGCGGCAGCTCTGCGGTAACAGCTGGACGGTGCTCGACACCACCTCCGGGAAGGAGCTGGCGATCTACAGCGCCGTTAACGAGGACGAGTACAAGCACGCCGCGTTCGCTCGTCCCGTCGAAGAGTTCGAAGGCACGGTCGAGGTGGATGGCAAGACCGTCCCGCGCTTCCGTCTGATCGGAGCCGACGAGAAGGTCCGCGTCGTCTGGTACACCTACATGTGCCCGATGTGCGGAGACCAAGCGCTGCCGGGCAAGTTCAGCTCGAAGCAGATCTTGCTTGACTCTCGCGAGGCGCTCACTCTCGACGAGTTCTCGTGCTACAGCTGCCGCATGGACTTCGAAGAGTCCGTTGGCGAGGGCTGGCGCGAAGCCCAGTCGTTCTCGCGCAACATCCGCGAGAACTCGATCAGCGTCGTGCCTCCCCTGGTGGCACGCTGGCGCAAGGACATCGAGACCGTCGCCCGTGTAGCACCGACCGACGAGTAGCCTACCGGGTGTCCGGTTGGGGCGGTTGGTCCGTTTTGATCCTGCCCCATCCGGGAACACGCCCGCAAGGAGAACCTGATGCCCCCGACCAAGTCCCTCGATTGCTACGACCACTACCAGGAGAGCCTGTGCGGACTGCTGTCGCGGTTCCCGTTCTTCTACGCGTTCACGAACCAGTCGCCCTACACGGAGTCCCGGCAGGTTCCCATCGCGGAGATGTCTTTCGACGAGACCTCCAACAACATGAAGCTCGTTCTCAACCCGGACGAGTTCCCGCGCTACAACCTCAAGGACCAGATGTTCCACCTGGGTAAGCAGACGATCCACCAGATCCGTCTGCACCCGATCAGCCCCTTCGCCAAGCACGATCTCTGGCCCCTGGCCGCCAACATGGATGCGGTCAGCACGATGCTGGCCATGCAAGGACCAGACGGCAAGCCCTTCTTCACCATGCCCGAGGACCCCGATGACCCCGGCCATGGTGTCTACGTCACCCTGGATGGCGTGGCACGTCAGATCGAAGCGATGTGGGCGGCCAAGGGACAGCTCAAGCAGATCACCGCGCCCGAGCCCGAGCTGGGTGCGCTCGACTACTTCAACTGGCTGCTGGAGAACGTCCCCGCGGAGGCCAAGGAACCGGGCAAGGACAGCCAACCCAACCCGGAGGGCAAGCCCCAGAAGCAGAAGAACGACAATCCCGAGCCCGACGACGAGACCGAGCCCGAGCAGGAGCCCGAGGAGGAAGACGACGAGTCCGACCAGCCCGACAAGGGCGAGGGTGAAGACGGCGACGGCGAATCCGACGACGACAGCCAAGGTGGCGGTGAAGAAGACAGCGACGACGAGGGCGACAGCGGGGAAGGCAAGGACGACCCCAAGGAAGACCCCAACGGCGAGGACGGCGACGGCAACGAAGACGATCCCGACACCGACAGCTCCGGTGACGACGGCGACGGCGAAGGTCAGGACGGCAAGTCTGGTGGCGCGCCACAAAACAAACCCGGCAAGGGTGGCGGTAGTCCCCGCGAGCTGATGCAGGAACTGCTGGACAAGTGCCAGCAGGACTGGCCTGACATGAACCCCGATGAAAAGGAGATCATGAAGCAGGTCATCGCCGACCAGGTCGTGCAGGCGATGGCACAAGCCAACCCACCCGGCTCGTTGTCCGGCTCGTGTGCCGAGCTGATCGAGAGCCTGAAGGACAAGGAAAGCTGGGAGCGTCACCTCAACAAGTTCACGGGTATGTCGGGTGGCCTCGATGGCCGCACCACGATGGCCCGTCGCAACAAGTACGGTTCTTTCCCGCGCTACGTCTGGCGTCCCACCAAGAAGATCCTCATCATGATCGACACCTCCGGGTCGATGGATTCGCGCTGGATTGCTCGCGCCATTGGCGCCTGCGACAAGATCGCGAAGCACGCCGACGTGGACGTGATGTGGATCGATTGCGAGGTCCACGAGATCATCTCGTTCGCGGAAGCCAAGCGTCGCTCCAAGAAGCCGCGCGAGGACGGTCGCACTGGTTACGAGGCCAAGGGTCGGGGTGGTACCAGCATGCGTGCTGGCTTCCGTCACGTCCGCGATCACAAGCTCAAGTACGACGCCCGCCTGGTCTTCAGCGATCTGGAGCTGGGCGATGCGAAATGGGGCGACAACTTCGGCTTCCCGCCCAAGACGGAGCAAGCTGGAATCCGTACCCTCTGGATCGGCGTCAAGGGTGATGCCAAGTCCCACCCCGTCCCGCGTGAAGCGGGTCCTGCCATCTACATCCCCGAGAGCGACCTGCTCGCTGCCTAAAGGAGAACCACCGTGTCCGACACCACCATCGACCAGGTCGTCGATCAGCAGATGGCCGAGCACGCCATCCCCGCCCCGTCCCAGGCACCCGTTTACCGGGCGCTGAGTCAGACGGAGGTAGCCGAGAAGCGTTTGGAGCGTGTCCTCGCCACCGTCGAACGTGCCATGAAGTACTTCCCCGAGAACCCGTACATGCGGGCGGGCTTGTACTGCCACGCGGCGACGTTGGAGGGGCGCGACAACCCCAAGCTGTCGCCACGTATCATCACCCCGATGATCGTGGGCAAGGCAGGCTACGGCAAGACGTCCGTGCTTCGTCAGCTGGCGCGCGACACCGGCATCGGCTACCGCGAGATCCAGCTGGGCGGCATCACCGACATCGCCGAGGTCTTCGGTCTCGTCGAGAAGATCGTCATGGCGCCTGGTGAGCGGCCCAAGACCGTGCTGGCGCTGCCCGAGTGGTGGCCCGACCCGGACACCAACCCGCAGGAAGCGGAAGGCATCATCGTCTTCGACGACGCCACCCGCGCGCTGCCGCACATCCTGCAGGCCATCATGCAGTTCGTCATCAACGGCGAGTACAACGGCCTGCGCCTGCCCGAGGGCTGGAGCTGCCAGGTGACCGCCAACCCCGCGGACGGCGAGTACAACGTGGCAGAGCTGGACCCCGCGCAGTCCTCGCGCATGCTCGTGATGGGCTACAACCGCGCGCCGGAGACCTTCCACCACCAGTGCGAGGTGCAGGAAGTCGACGAAGACATGAAGGCTTACTGGGCTTCGCACCCGGAAGAGCTGGAGGTCGCGCCGGTCGAGGTTCCGCGCCCCGACAACAACGACCGTACCAAGATGATCTGGAACCGCATCTTCACCTACATGAAGCACGACCTCATCGTGCTCAAGATGGTGGGCAACACGATGTTCGGTTCCGCCTGGGTGACGTCCTTCCTGGCGTCGCTCAAGAAGGATCAGCCCATCGACCCGGTGTCGATCCTGTACAACTGGGATGGCGTGAAGGAACGGATGCAGAAGTACGTCGACGCTCGTCGCACGGACCTTGTTTCCGCCACCGTCGTTCGCCTGGTGACCTGGGTCAACACGCGCGAGCTGAAGGACTTGGAAGACGAGTGCTTCTCGAACCTCGCGCACCTGGGTGCGATGCTCCCCACCAGCGACGCGCACAACCTCATCGAGCGTCTGTGCGGTAACGGTGACCGCGGCGTCCAGATCTCGATGCGGATCAAGATGCGCACCGATGGTACGCCGCGTACCGAGGAGCACATCCAGGCGTTCGGCAAGAAGATGCGCGAGGTCATCTTGAGCATCAAGACCAAACTCGGCATGTAAATGTCCGAGCCGCTCCATCGGTTCGTCGACCTCCCGCTGGATGTCCAGCGGGAGGTCGCTCGTTCTTGGGCACGCGCTGCCCAAGACCTCGTGGACACCGACCACGAACCCAGTGAAAGCGCGCTCATCTATGCGTGGGAGTGTCTGCGCACGGAACCCGAAGCGAAGTTTACGGCCGACGGCCGGGAGGTTTGATGCAGAGTGCTCTGGAAGACTGGGCGTGCCGCCAACTCCAAAAGGCGCAGAGTATCCTCGAAGAGTTCGCCAATGACGTTGAAGCCGTTGGTGTGCTTGATGTCGATCGAGACTGGCCGGACCTTAGCCAAACCTACCGGAAGGCACGCGCCTTCCTCGATCAGAACAAGGACAAGTAACAATGCCGAAGACTGACAACATGGAGATGTTCCGCGAGGGTGACATCCTCACGATCTCCATCGACCTCTCCAAGCGCTACGGCGACAGTAGCACGGGCAAGACCACCACGGTCGCCAGTAGCGGCGGCTTCATGGACGTGCCGGATTCTCCCGGTATGATCCTGAGTCTCAACCTGGCCGAGAAGAAGCCCAAGTAGGTTGACGATGCGGATCGTCTCCTGTAGGATTGGATCATTAGATCCCTATCCGATAAGGAGACGATCCCATGTCCGACGACCGCCTGGGTACCGCCCAGCTCAACCCGATCACCCCGCTGGGCAACACCGCGGGTGTGCCCGAGGCCAACCTTCCGCCCGCGACGCCGACCTACTCGGCCGACTACATCGCCGAGGCCGCGCGCCAGGCGCACGAGATCAACCGTGCCTACTCCAAGGGGTTGGGTGACCACTCCCACCTGCCGTGGGACGAGGCGCCCCAGTGGCAGAAGGACTCCGCCATCAAGGGTGTCGAGGCCGTCATTGCTGACCCCGACGTGACCCCCAAGCAGCTGCACGAATCTTGGTTGGGCGTCAAGCTCGCCGCTGGCTGGGTCTACGGCGAGGTCAAGGACGAAGACAAGAAGACCCACCCGTGCATGCTCCCGTACGAGGACTTGCCCGAAGCGCAGCGCGTCAAGGACGAGCTGTTCGGTGGCACCGTCCGTCGTGCACTGGGGATGGTGTAGCTGTGGAGCGCCGCATCCTCAACGTCAAGCTCACACCGCCCTCGCCCGAGAAGATCGAGGGGCTGCACAAACAGCTGGACCTGCGCATCGCGAGTCCTGCCCTGTCGGTCGACCTGCGCTCCAAGTGCCCGGCGATCTATGACCAGGGCTACCTGGGCAGCTGCACCGGCTTCGCGTCGGCCAAGGGCTTGCGCGAGATCCTGGACTTGATCGAAGGTCGCCCGCACACCGAGTTCTCCGCGCTCTTCGCGTACTGGAACGAGCGGTCGGCCGAGAAGACCATCGACCACGATGCGGGCGCCCAGATCGTGGACGCCGTGGCGGTACTCCTGCACGAGGGCGCTTGCCCCGAGGCGCTGGACCCGTACGAGATCGGTGCCTTCCGTACCGCGCCGTCGCGGGAAGCCTTCGAGGCGGCCAAGGCGCACAAGGTGACCGACGCCACGCACTTGCGGTCGGTCTCGACCCTCATCGATTGCCTCGCCAAGGGTTACCCGGTGATCGGTGGCATCCCGGTGTACGACGGTGACAACGGGTTGGAGAGTTCCCAAGCGCTGGTCTCCGGCAACGTGGGGATGCCCAACCCCGGCGACAACATCGCTGGTGGTCACGCTGTCGTGCTCGTGGGCTACGACCTGCGGTCGCGGACCTTCTTGGTGCGCAATAGCTGGGGTAGCAACTGGGGTGACCGCGGCTACTTCCGTCTGCCTTTCGACTACGTCGAGCAGCTGGCGAACCCGGCCACCGGCGACTGGTGGACCGTCCGCATCTACTAGATGCTGGTCTGCTGCGAGACGCACGGAGTTCCCCTCCTGGACGGTGGTCCAGGAGGGCTCTTCTGTCCTGCCTGTGAGTACGAAGACGCACAGGCAGCCGAGTACGTGCCGTCCGACTTCAGCACCGTCCACCCCATCACCATGGAGACAAGTTTCAAGTATGCCATCATCGTCCGAGGCTGAGTGCCAACACAACTGGGTCTCGTCGGGCGAAGCCTTCATGACGAGTGACCCCGTGCACACGGTGTTCTGCACCAAGTGCGATGCACTAGATAACCGCTATCGTCAGAGCCTGGGCAACTTCACGATAGATATGTCCGCCACGGTAACCGAGATGCGTAAGCGCGGTGGCGTCTGGACGAGCACCGCGGACTACCTGGAGAACAACCTGAAGCTGAAGCGACCCTCGCTGTGGGAGTACCGCCGCTGGGTCGAGCCCGGCACCCGGAGCTTGTCATGAGCCGCCCGCTGTTCTCCACGACCGACCTGCACGGCTGCTACGACGAGACCCTGCGCGCCTTCAACCAGGCAGGGTTGGTGGTCGGTGATCGCTGGGTAGCACCTGATGTTGACCTGGTACTGCTGGGCGACTACATCGACCGTGGCCCCAAGTCCGCGCAGCTCATCGACATGCTGATCCGCTGGGAGGCAGAGGCCCAAGCTCTGGGTTCCATCTTCACCAAGCTCATGGGCAATCATGAGATGATGATGCTGACGGCGCCGCGGCAGGTGGAGATGGCCCAGCTCTGGCTGCAGCCACATGTGGGCGGTGTCGACACCCTGGAGTCCTACGGTGTCAAGCTGAGCTACCACCTCCGACCGTTCTACGAGCCGCGCTACACCAAGGCGATCATGAAGCGGCACAAGGAGTTCTTCCTGAGCCTCAAGAGCTATCACGTCCAGAACGACATTCTGTTCGTGCACGCGGGGCTGCCACCGGGGACGACCCGCGCGCAGATGGACATCGGTGTAGGCCACCTGTGGGTTCCCCGCAACCAGTGGGTCCACAACATCGACTACACCCGGTTGATCCAGGACTTTGGGGCTCACCGCATCGCGTTTGGTCACAGCATCCTGTTCGAGGGTCCCGTCGAGTTCTACGGTATCGCCTTGAGCACGGACACCGGTAGCTACGAGCCCGAGGGCTGCGTCACCGTCGTTCACTACCCTTCCTCCGGCGGCTTCGTCGTCGCCGGTACCTCTCGATAGGAGACTTCATGAACATCCAAGAGTACCAGCTTGCCGCCGAGAAGACCTCGCCCGCCTATGGGTTGGTGGCGACGCCCTTGTCGCGTGAAGTTGACGGTGTCATGGTCCTGCACTACGGCATCGTTCCTCGGGACCAGGGTGCGAGCCGCGCTGCCTGGCGTCTGGCGAACGGCATTGCCGGGCTGGGCTCCGAGTCCTGCGAGCTGGTTGCCTTGACCCTCGACTGGGACAACCAGTTCCCGGACCTGTCGACGATCACCGCGGCCGACGAGGAAGAGCTGGTCAACCTGGTCAAGAAGGAGTTGGGGGACATCGCCTGGTACATCGCGGAGTCCGCGAGCGCCATGGGCTTCAACCTCGGCGGCATCACGAACTGGTCGAACGTCCTCGTGGACCACTGTGACTGGGGTCTCAACGCCCTGCAGGTCGCCAAGTACGCGGGTGGGGCGGCCGACTACTTCAAGAAGCTGGCGTGGCACGACAAGACCATCGACTGGGCCACGGTCGAGAGCCACTTCGCCTGTGCGCTGGGGGCCATCGCCATCCTCGCGAAGACGCTGGGCTTCACGATCGAGGACGTCCTCGACGCCAACATCGCGAAGTTGTCCGTCCGCTACGAGAAGGGCTTCTCCGGCACCACTTCGGAAGCGCGAGTCGATCTCGCCGCGGGGGCTTGACAACCAAGGGCACTTCCGCTTAGGATGGACTTGCCCGTGCCAACTGGCGTCTGTGAGGGGTGTTCCCTGTCCCCAACAGTCCACCCCGTACACAGACGAGAATCGAGCCCCCGATGTCGCGATCGGGGGCTCTTCTCATGGTGATCGATCCTAACCTCTTGACGGACGAGCCGGGGTCATGTTAGGGTAGGATCATCTTGGCTCTGGTGGACTGTGGGGACAGGGAGACCAACCGAGATGAAGTCGAAGGGGCTTTATACGCCAGTTCTGCTTCCAGCGTAGGTAGCGCGTTACCTGCCGTGAACCTCCCCCTGCCTCACTCCGCTGTCGCCTCCGGGTCGATGGCTCTCCTGTGTTGTCTTAGTAAGACACCATTGGATCGGCACGAGTGAACTAGGGGTAGGGGGACACGGTTGTTTTGGAAGTCTCAGCTAACATTACCGCCAGTTTGCGGGCGCGCGAAGAAAGTGCTTGACAGATCCGTTAGGGTCATGCTACTGTCACTTTCACCGGCTGAAAGAGCCGATCGACCGAAGGAGTTTCCTGTGTTTACGATGGGCAACCAGATTGAAGGAGCCGCCAGCGGCTCGAATCAGGTCTCGATCGTGACGGTCGATCCGAGCAACGCCGGGCGCCACCCGAAGTGAGTGGCAAGTAGGTCCAAGCCTACAAGGTTCCCGCCCGGCACCCAGGTCCAAGTGACCAACGGATGCCGGGCTTCTTCTTGGGACAACAAGTTTGTGGCGGAGTGGGCCAGCGGCTACGCCGGGAGTCTCATAAGCTCCAGATCGAGGGTTCGAGTCCCTCCTCCGCCCCCTAATCGTACCTTGACAACCTAACACACTAGGGCAGATGGTCGAGAGGCCGATGGCACCTGTTTCGAAAACAGGAGGCCGGTGTAACAAGCCGGTCCGGGGGTTCGAATCCCTCTCTGCCCGCTTAACTTGGGTGGTTGGCAGAGAGGCCGATCGCGCGACTTTGCTAAAGTCGTGACCTCTATGGGGTCCGTGGGTTCGACTCCCACACCACCCGCCTTGGTCTGTAGCTCAACTAGCAGAGTGCTGGATTCTGACTCCAGAGGTTGCGGGTGCGAGTCCCGTCAGACCTGCCATCAATGGTCCTATCGTTCAGAGGCCAAGGACGCCGCATTGTCAATGCGGTAACACGGGTTCGAATCCCGTTAGGACCGCCTCGGGCATCGCCTACCCAGACCGTGGTGACGCGGCGTAAGTAGGAGCAACGGTGTCCACCAATATGCGCGTGGAGCTGGGTTGGTTCAGCGCCGCCTTGCCAAGGCGGAGTCCACGGGTTCGATCCCCGTTACGCGCTCTCATTGCTACGTAGCACAGCGGTAGTGCGGCGCACTGTTAATGCGAAGGTCGCTGGTTCGATCCCAGCCGTAGCAGCCTATGCCCCAGTAGCTCAATGGCAGAGCGTCTGCCTTTGGAGCAGATGGTTGTCCGTTCAAGTCGGACCTGGGGTTCTCAAGTTCCTGGTGATGTAGCTCAACAGGTAGAGCAAGCTCTTGATAAGGGCTAGGTCGGAGGTTCGAGTCCTCCCGTCACCACCTCAAGACGGTCGCGGGTAGCCAAATGGGTTTAAAAGTACCCGGCGGACGAGCGGCTGGTGTTCCTACGGGACCCGGTCATCCGCCTCGACGGTCTGATCTAGCGGAAGGACGCTCCGCAAGTGGGTGAGAATCCCACACCCTTTGGGTCTATAGCTCAATGGCAGAGCTGCCGACTCTTAATCGGTAGATCAGAGTTCGACTCTCTGTGGACCCACTCCGCCGGTGTGGCTCAATGGTACAGCAGTTGATTTGTAATCAACCACCTCTCGGTTCAAGTCCGGGTACCGGCATCGCACAGTTCTCGCTGGTGTAGCTCAGTTGGTAGAGCGGCTGCTTCGTAAGCAGCGGGTCACGAGTTCGATTCTTGTCACCAGCACCTACGGTCGTCTGGCGCAACGGTGGCGCGGCTCCTTTACACGGAGAGGGTTCAGGGTTCGAGTCCCTGGATGACCACTAACGGAATGTACGCAAGGGGTATGCGGTCTGCTTTGGGAGCAGGAAGTCGGGGGTTCAAATCCCTCCATTCCGACCTTTGGGGGTATAAGGGCTGTCGATTCGGTGAAAGCCCCATGCGGGAACGCCGAAGACCTGGGTTCAATTCCCAGTACCTCCACCAACGACAGGGGCAACAAGGTGACCTGACCTTCCCCTACGCACCGCTCAAGGCCGTGTGGTTACAGGTGACGCTCGGGAGAGGACACCCGCTGATGGCTTGCCTCGCGGACACCGGGTGACAGTCGGGAATAGACCGGCACCTTTCACGCCCGTTCAGCTCGTCGGTCGAGCATCTCCTTGACATGGAGAAGGCGGCTGGTTCAACTCCAGCAACGGGCTCTACACGCCGTGACAGTCTGACTGGACAGATCTCTGGCCTTCATCCAGAGGGAAGCGGGTTCGAGTCCCGCACGCGGCACCATCAACAAATCATGCCCCGGCAGACTGCTCGGCAGGGTCGCCAGGTTCTCAACCTGGAGGTAGGTGGGTTCGAATCCCCCGCGGGGTGCCTTAGTCCTACGTTAGCTTCAAGCCGTATCGAGAGGTGCGGACACCGCCTGGGTGACCAGGATAGTCGGTGGGTTAGAGCGACCCAGGATTCTGTGCCTGGGGAGGTTGTCGGTTCGAGTCCGGGGCGTAGGATACTAACGGGAGATGGCAGATCCTTCCGATAGGCTGCAGGGCGGGCAACCGCCGTAAGTGCAAAACTGCCACCCTTCAATGCGGTAGTAGCTCAGTTGGCAGAGCGCGTGCCTTCCAAGCATGATGTCGCAGGTTCGAAGCCTGTCTACCGCACCTGGTCGTAGCAAGAGAAGGAGATCGCCATGGCACATTACAAGCGGAAGAAGCAGAAGGAACGGGTTCGTCGGACCAGCGGCTACGACACGGAGAAGGTCCGAGCCTCTTACCACGGATGGCACGCCTTGCTGCCTGCCATCCGTCTGCAGATGATCAAGGTCAAGGAAGAGCTGCGCGACGCAGCGTAAGTTATGGCCGGGTAGCTCAAGAGTAGAGCGCGAGCCTGATAAGCTCGTCTTCGTTGCGTAGTGGACACTGATCAACCACGGTAGCAACGAAGCGGTTGGAGGTCGCTCCTTCAACTGATGCCGGTGACGACTCCGGCCCTGGCCGCCCTTCACAACATCTGGGCCTGTAGCTCCAATGGTAGAGCAGCTCCTTTGCAAGGAAAGGGTTGGCGGTTCGAGTCCGCCCAGGTCCACTGGTTCTCACGACGTCCCGTGAACCTTGTTCGAACTGTTGCAACAGTTCGAACAAGGGTAGATGACAGGGATCAAAGCGCTGAAAGGTAAGCCGCGTCGTGAGAACCGCCCTTGGTCGGGTAGCTCCAACGGTAGAGCAGGCGCCTGAAAAGTGCCGTGTTGTCGGTTCGAGTCCGACCCCGACCACTCTTTTGATCCAGGGGTTGACAGATCCCATCTATGTGTGTTAGGGTTGTCCAACTATGAACGCCGTGATCGCCAACTTGCTGTTGCTAGCCCTGCCGGTTGCAGGGTATCGACGCTGGCGACATTCTTCTTGCGGCGGTCGACTTACCCTGCATCTGGCGTAACCTCTTCACTCCTTTCTCGGGACGTGGCGAAATGGCAGATGCGCCTGGCTCAGAACCAGGTGGGCGAAAGCCCGTGGGAGTTCGACTCTCCCCGTCCCGACTCTGCGGATGTGGCGTAATGGCAGATGCGCACGCCTGAGTAGCGTGTGAGCGTAAGCTCGTGTGAGTTCGAGTCTCACCGTCCGCACTACAAGTCGGGATGATGAAATGGCAGCCTTGGTGGTCTCAAAAACCGCTGTCCGTAAGGACGTGGGGGTTCGACTCCCCCTCCCGGCACTCTTCCAGTACCTTGACAATCTGTGCCCGCAGCTCGATGGACGAGCACTCCCCTCCGAAGGGAGCGGTTGCGCGTTCGAGTCGCGCCGGGCACGCCATGTGCGTGTAGTTCAAACGGAAGAACGTCGGCCTCCTAAGCTGACGGTTGCTGGTTCGAGTCCAGCCGCGCACTCTAAGCCCGCATAGCTCAATTGGACAGAGCACTGGTCTACGAAGCCGGGGACGTAGGTTCGACTCCTACTGTGGGTGCTGTGGTGACTGTAGGCTAACGGTAAGCCGCCTGATTGTGGATCAGGTGATGCGGGTTCGATCCCCGTCAGTCACACCTATGCCAGTATGGGTGAGTAGCAATACCGGCTGCCTGTAAAGCAGCTCCCTCTGGGTTCCCTGGTGCAAGTCCAGGTGCTGGCACTCCATCTACCGGTAGCCAAGTAGTAAGGTAGCGGTCTGCAAAACCGCCAGCGTGGGTGCGATTCCCACCCGGTAGTCTCTGCGTCGTAAAGATTACGGTAGTCGGCTGGTCTCCAAAACCAGCAGCGGTGGGTTCGACTCCCCCACGATGCGCTCTCTTGGTTGGTAGGGTTCAGTGGTGAGCACCACCGTCGGAAGCGGTGGCCGGGTGTCACAGCCTTCGGTTCGACTCCGATGCCAACCGCCTCATCCCCTTGCACAAGCTCCTATGGATCGGGTACAGTAGTGCCATAATCCATAGGAGCTTTTGCTATGTCAACACTCAGTCCCGAAGTCCAACGCGTGATGCGCAAGATTGCAACCGACTTGGCGATCGCCGCCCAGGCGTTCAGCAAGCCAGCCGATCCTAAGGTTACCCGCGAGACGTACGCCCTGATGTACTTCCGCTACCATTTCCCGGAGATCACCCTGCAGGACATTCGTGATCCGCGAGTGACCCTCACCGACAGTACCATCTCGTACGACAGCGACTGGCTCAACGAGCTGCGCGTGCGTCACGGGATGCCGCCGTTCGAGTTCCAGCCACCTGCTGTGTGGGCGGAGTTCAAAGTCAACTAGGAGGACCCATGGACATCGGCGGGTATAGCCACCCCAAAGCTCGCAAGCAGCACGTCTGCTACATCTGTAGCACGTTCATCGAGGTGGGTGAGACCTACACCCGCTGTAAAGGTCTCTGGCAGGGTGAGTGGCAGAACTGGTGTGCCCACAAGATCTGTCTTGCCATCGAAGATGCCAGCCGCGACTGTTGCGACGACGAGTTGTCCCAGTTGGGGTGGTCGGAGTTGGTCGAGCTGTGTACCACGGAAGCCCATCTCTGCACCTTCCTCGAACGTTTCCCTCCCGAAGATGAGGAGCAAGCCAAGCTCGCTCACTTCCAAGCCAAGCATTTAGGAGCACGTCAGCATGCCTAGCGCCCTTCTCCCCATCAAGAACGACTACCACATCATGGGTCTGCGGGGCATCTTCCGCACCGAGATCAAGTTCGAGGAGAACCACGTCAACCTCACGATCAACAACGTCGAGGTCCAGCTGGCGCATCAAGGGCTGCAGGACATGCGCGCCATGGAGATGCGCTACCAGCTCGTGCGTGCCATCCACCAGAACCAGGAGTTCACGATGTGCTACACGACGCCGGGCACCAAGAAGGTGGCCTCCACGGATGTCGTCGTGCGCGTGCTGCCCATCAAGCTCGGCTTCATCGAGACGCCGCTTGCCAAGGCCAAGTCCTGGGTGCTGACTGCCTCCGTGGACGGCAAGGAGCAGGACTTCCTGGTGGAGAACATCCGGGGCACCTGGAACTACCTGATGCACGTCAAGCAGGAGGCCACCGCGTGACCGGCGCCTGGTGCAAGCACCCGCTCAGCTTGATCGAACACTATGTCCCCGACGCTGGCATGAAGCGCAAGAAGCTCAAGTCTCTTTGCAAAGAGGCAGAAGCTAACAACTGGCTGCTTGACGAGCAAGGCGCGGCACATTGCCGCGCTTGCGTCGACCTGATCACCACCCACTACCAACAGCTCGACGCGCAGGCGTCGGAAAGGACTACCCCATGAGCGACGCGCTCGGCAACATCGACCTCACCGCCCTCGTCCAGATGCTCAACAGCTGCGACGAGATCCAGCTGCAGGGCACCCCGCGCCTGAAGATCGAGAAGATCACCTGGAGTTCTGCTGACGGCGAGCCGCGCTTCGTCATCACCGGTCCCTACTCCAAGGTCGGTAGCGACCTGCGTGCCGTCTGGACCGGCGAGACCTGGCTCTTCCAGGAGGAGGGCTCCTCGCGCCTCAACACCAGCCACGGCAAGGCGTACGACAGCATCACGGACGCCTACAAGGACGTCGACACTGCCCGCCAGGCGCACCCGCGCTACAAGGCACCCAAGCCGGTTGCCCCGGCGCCGATCGATGCGGAGAAGCTGGGCGAGATCGGCTACGCGCGCATGGCCGAGGTCGGCCGCACGCTGGGCATCGAAGGCTTCGCCGGCTGGGGCAGCATCTCGCCGGAGATCCGCGGGATGTGGGCCGAAGTGGCGCGCCAGGTCGTGCAGGCGGAGCGGGACAGCGCGGCTGCTCCTGCACCTGCCAGCGTGTAGATGTACTGCCCTCACTGCAAGCGGGTCGCCCCTCGGGGCGGTCCGCGCTTCTGTCGTTGCTCCGGTGCGCTGGAAGCACGGCGCAAGGAGAGACTCTTGTCAGATCCTCAGGTGCGCATTGCCGCACTCGAAGCAGCTCTTCGCGAGCTGATCGACATCAAGGCGCTCAAGGACAGTGAGGGCAACGACACCCGCGACTACATCGACCGTGAAGTCAAGGCGTGGGAGACCGCGCGCCAGCTACTCAAGAAGGAGCACATGCAGTGAGTGACAACAAAGACAAGGGCATCTTACCCAAGTACAACGTGAGCCGTACGGACGGCAAGCCCACTGGCTTCTGCTTCGTCCTCGACGTGTCGCGCGACCCGATCGCGATTGAAGCGCTCTCGGCTTACGCGATGCACGCACGTCATGCAGGCTACACCAAGCTCGCTGACGAGTTGGCCGTTCAGGTCTCGGCAGCTCGCGACGCTCATCTCATGGTGACGCTGAAGCAAGATCTGGTCCGTGGGCAGGAGCTGCTACGAGAGTTGACTGCGGACCTTTTGTTCTTGGAACCCTTGAGCAATCACCCCAACGAGCTGCGTGGGAAGGTCAAGCTGGTGCGCGACGTCATTCGCAAGCTGATTGGTCCCGACCCGATCCAATCCAACCAGCTTTTGGTGGAAGCCCAGCGGTACGCGAGCGGGGACTAGGCGTAACTGTCCAACGAGCACAGCGGCAGGATGGTTCCCGTCCCGCCGCAGTGTGTCGTCTGGTCGCCCGACCGCGCCGCGGCGTAGTCCTCGACGTACAGCACCGGCGACCCCGACGAGGGGTAGAAGGTGTTGGGTCCGGCACACGCGGCGTGCGTGCTCTTGTGGTTGGGATTGGTCGTGGCCGTCGCCCGGTCGTTCGTGTAGTCCGACTGCGCACCCACCTGGATCAACCCCGTCACGGGCACCGGCCAGCCGAAGGGATGGCCGTCGGCCGGACAGAAGACGGCGTCACCGACGCGCGCGATGGGGTTTCCCATGGTACAGCTCCTTCGGAGGGCTCAGACGCACGAGCATCGGACGCAAGATTCCATCGTCGTGCTTGGGGTTCGACCAGCAGACGCCCAAGTAGGTGGCGTCGTCCGCCTTCATAACCACGATGGCCTGCAGCGCGGTGTAGTCACTGGTGATCATGCAGTTTCCCTTGATAGCGGAATGCCAACCCGCATCCGCACTCGACGATGCCCCAGTAGTGGTTCTGGAAGTCCTTGAAGGCGGGTCCCTTGAGGCGCCGCACGAGACGACACTTCGGACAGCGCGAGCCATCCGGGGTGGTCGGAAAGACCAGCTCCCAGAGCCAGTGGCTCAGCGCATCCAGCACCCAACGTCCTGACATCTCACCACCCCGTCAGGGACGAGCGAATTGCGTAATCGTAATCAATTGTGACATCACTCAAGTCAGCGAGATTAGTCAAGACACGCACGGTACCGTCTTCGTTGATCACGTAGTCATCGCCCAGAACCAACCGGCGTCGAGACGTCCCTGTGAAGGGATAAGTGTCGCCGTTCATGATGCCCGACGGCTCGATGCCCATCGCGTAGACGTGGACCTCCGGTCCGATGCGGTACTCCCACGGCAGCGCGCCCAGCGTGCTCGTGATCTTGTTCACGGACGCCGTACCCGCAGGCATCGCGATCGGGGTCAACCCCGTGCGGGTGAAGCTCTGCGTGGTGGTGACCCCTAGCGTGTCCGTCAGCTCGACGTCGAACGTGTTGGGCAGCTGGTCGGCATCCGTCAGCGCCCAGTCCACGAACCACAACCGCAACGGATAGTCACCCGCACTGGGCTTCTTCGCGATGAGATCCACGCTGCTAGGACCGATACGCACGACGTTGAAGGCGAACGCCTCCGTCGCGACGATGTGGGTGACCGCGATCACCTTCTTGGTGGTTGTGAAGATGTTGCCCGTCCCTGCGACCGCCGTAAAGCTCTCGATCGCCGCGCCGGGAATTTGGGGAATGTTACTCACGCTTCCCTCCCAGTGAGCAGGCGCCCAAGAGCAGCGTCAGCAACAACGAAGCCACCTCGATCATGGTCGGGTTGATCCGGCTCGCCGCGGCCTTCGTCTTGGTCCAGAGGGTCTTGAACATCTACTCGCTCTCCTTGTGGTCCGGTGGTAGCAGGGTGGCCGCGACGACGATGCGCTCGCCGCCCGGTGCCAGGGTGAACTCCCAGGTCTTGAGACCGGTGACCCCTGGGTTGGGGACGACCGTGAAGTCGATGGTGTAGCGGTTGCCGGGCGTCGCAAAGCAGTCCAGGATGCCAGGACCACCGCCGGGTTGAACAGTGGGCAACGGCAGCCCGACGAGCATCCCGGCCGTGATGACCACGGGACTGGGTGAGGCGCTTACAGGCGGTGGTCCGATCACCAACGGCAAGAACCCGAACCCCACGGGGGTCCAGGTCGGCATCGTGGCGCCCGCGGGCAAGACGCCCTGCGTGGACACCACACACCCATGAATCATCAGGGTGATCTGTGCCCAGTCGCAGGGAGGGAAGACCGCCGGGAGGCTAAGAAACGGGATGGGCGGCCCGCCATCCTGGACGATAGTCAAGGTATCGTGGAACATCTGTGTCCCGTCGTTCTTGACTGTGCCCAGCATGATCGAGCCGAGGTTCTGTGTCAGGTCCGCCCGAATGCGGAGAATGTCCGCTGGCATCCCGCTCCTCCTTCAAGCCATGCAGCTTGGCATGCGCGGCGGCGATGTCGTCGCGTGTGCCATAGTTGTCGAGCACCTTGCAGTTGTTCAGCACCGCACCGTGCAGGTTCGTCCAGGTGGTGTTGCGCACCGCGTAGACGTCCACGTTCCCGTCCGCCCGGAAGCGGACGAACGATCCTGTTGGCGTGTGCTCGATGCGCACGCTGCCGTCTTGCCCGACGTTGACGGCCACTACCTGGCTCAACCGAACCAGGAGCTTCACCCCACGAAATACGGATCGCAGTAGTTGCATGAGGCGAGTGTAACACGGTACCACATAGGAGTAAACCCATGGCCCTTCAGGATGTCATCGAGCAGTTTAACGAGCGCGTGAAAGACACGCGGTACAACCACCGGCAGGCACCCGCGGGGATGTCTCAGAAGGATCTGGTCCTCCACATCGCCGATCTAATCGACGACCTCCACACGTTGGAAAGCGATCTTCGGATGGATCTCCAGATCCTCCTCGCCGACGCGCGTAAGTGTTGACCGGTTGGGCTGGCGGCTATGTTTGAGCATGCCCAAGATGTCTGCGCGGTGACGATCGGCGATGGGGAACTGTACTTCCACCTCGTCCGCCCCGACCAGACCCTCAAGATCCAACGAACCGCCCGCACCATTCAGGTGGAGGGTCCCCTTGTCATCACAATCGACGAAGGATCGCAAGGTCCCGTCGGTGTCCACCTGGTTTTCCCGAAGGAGAAGTCATGAGCACCTACCGCCACTTCTACAAGCAGGCCAAGGCGGCCAGCCCCAAGCAGTGGGCCAAGATCAAGACCGACGTCGAGAAGTTGCTTGCGAGCCTGCCACCCAACTCGGAGAGCGCGGGTGGTACCTTCCGCCAGTGGACCTTGATGATCGGTGACGCGTCCGGTGCGGTGGGTAGCAAGCCCACCGTGACCGATGACGAGATCGCGCTGAACGGCGTCCACGGCAAGGTCGACCTCTCCCATGAGACCTTCTGGATCACCCGCAGCAAGAACACGGAGCCCGATGCCGACTACTGCAAGACGGCGCGCAAGCCCTACGACCTGGTCGTCTGCGGCATCCTGATCGTCTTGCAGCACCACGCGCCCGGCGTCTGGAAGATCTCCACCAACGGCACGCTGGAGGACTGGGACCCGGCTCGCGAGTGGGTGGAGTCGATCCTGGGCTACGCAGGCTTCGATGAGGTGCTGCACATCTGCGGGGAGGTAGAGGATGCAAGCGACAAACGCGCCTCTTGACCAGAGGCAGATCCGTGGTACGATGGTCTCCGCCTCGCCCATAGCACCTCCAGGGATCAGCGTGAGTACGACCCTTCGCCAAGCTCCGACGCACCACCCCTACACGTTGGTGGAGACCGACCAGGATGCCCAGGACGTCTGCGAGTACCTGCTGACTCAAGACCTGCTGGCCCTGGACACGGAGACCCACGCCAACGGCAAGGAAGGCCCCAAAGCGCTCGACCCGAAGAAGGCGTTTACCGACCCCTTCATCAACACGGTCCGGTTGTTACAGGTGCGCTCGCGCGATAGCGAGAGTTTCATCTTCGACCTCCGCAAGATGGGCGTCGCGGGCACCTTCGCCATTAAGAACCTGCTGTCCCAGGAGCACATCACCTGGGTCGGCCACAACCTGAAGTTCGACTACAAGATGCTCGCCACGAGTCTGGACGTGTACCTCAAGAAGGTGTACGACACCATGATCGCGGCCAACTGTGTCGGCTTCGCGGTGGGTGACCAGGCAGCGTTGGCGCGTGGCTACAGCTTGAAGGACGTGGTGCGGGACTACCTGGGTCACTACCTGGACAAGACTGAGCAGTCGTCCAACTGGAGCGCGCGGGAGCTGACCGAAAGCCAGTTCCAGTACGCTGCCGACGACCTGCTCTACCTGTTCGATCTCTACGACCTGCTGACCTACACGGTCCGGCACGAGTACGGGATGGAAGGGGGCGTCCAGCTGGAGATGGACGTGATGCCGGTCGTCGCCAAGATCGAGCTGAACGGCATGGCGCTGGACCCGGTCATGTTCGAGATCGTGCAGAGGTCCGCCGCTGCGTACATGCCAGCGCTCGAAGAAGAGCTGTGCAAGTACATCAACTGGCCGATGATCGCCTGTCCTCCGCTGGTCAAGCTGAAGACGAAGCGTAACTTCATGCCGAAGCCGGTCAGCTTCGACGGCAAGTCCGGCTCGCCGCTCATGTCCAACTCGGTCATGCTCAAGGCGTTCCACGAAAAGGGCTTGCCGCTGGAGAACCTGCAAGGCGACTACCTGGAGGAGCTGGCGAAGTCGAGCGGCAACGAGATCCTGAAGAAGTTCGTCTTCTACCGTGACCTTGCCAAGCAACTCTCTACCAACTATCTGGACTGGGTGCATCCGGTCACGGGTCGCATCCACCCCAACCTGAACCAGATGGGCGCGTCTACCGGTCGCTTCAGCGGCAGCGATCCCAACCCCCAGAACGTCCCGACCTTGAGTGTCGAGGTTCCTCCTGACCTGTTCGAGTTGTACAAGGAGTTCCTGCAGGAGTACATCGACGCGAAGACGGGTAAGTGTCTGGTCAACTACCGCTACTGCTTCGTGCCTGCCAAGGGTAAGAAGATGGCGTCGGCCGACTACAGCGGGCAAGAGGTCCGCATGATGGTGGCGCTGTCCAAGGACCCGGAGCTGATCCGCATTCACCTCGAACCTGCCAAGGTCGAGCGCGACGGCAAGATGGTCAAGAACATGGCCGCCGACGTTCACGCCAAGACCGCGGAGCTGATGTGGGGCAAGTCGCACGGCGTCACCTGTTGGAACGCTGACGAGCTGGTCATGCCGGGTGTGGGCAAGAAGTTCCGCGCCGTTGCCAAGGTGATCGTGTTCGGTCTGGCCTACGGCAAGACCGCGGCAGGTATGGCACTCGACTGGGGCATCTCCCAGGAGGATGCCCAGGTCATCATCGACGAGTTCTTCCGCGCGTACCCCGTGCTGAAGAAGTGGCTCGACAGCAAGGGACGCGAAGCCAACGACACCCGCATGTCGTGGTACGGTTGTCGCGAGGCGGGCATCATCCGTTGGCGCATGGTCAACTCCGCTCGCCACGCAGATCGTGGTGCTCTGGAGCGCGCGGGCAAGAACACGCCCATCCAGGGCGGCTCTGCCTTGCAGATGAAGCTGGCTCTGGTTATGCTGGACAAGGCCCTTGCCGGGACCGGCATCTTGATGACCGGGACCGTGCACGACGAAGCGCTGTTCGAGTTCTACGAGGCGGAAGAGAAGCTGGCCGTGACCACCATCGATCGCTGCATGACCGCGGCAGGTGATGTCTTCCTGCAGCACGTCATCCCCAGTACCTGCGGTGTCGGTGTCGGCACCCACTGGTTCCACTAGAAGGAGAGGTCCATGACCGATAACGTTCCCTACATCAACGGCTTCAACAGCCACGTCATTGGCGGCATGGTCGGCCTGACCAGCTTCCTGGGCGGCATGTCCCCGAAGGTTCAGAACGAGCAGTCCATGGTCATGACACCGGGCGATGCCGTGGACATGGGCCGCGTGCTCATGCAGATGGCGGTCACCGCGATGATCCAGAGCAGCGCTGACCGCGGCACCGACCGCCCCGAGCTGCGAGAGCGGCTCGTGGCTATCGCCGAGCAGGCGTACAAGGATGCTGTGACTGCGTTGACGCCACCCCCGGCGCCCCAGCAGTCCGCTCCGAGCAAGAAGAAGCGCTAACCATGGCCACCCTGATCATTCCTGTCAGCGAGCAACCTTACCTGCTCATTCTCCCGACTGGGTACGACTCGCTGCACATCGGTGGTGTTCCCATCGAACCCAGCTCTGCTACGGACTTGGCAGCCATGCTGTTCGCTAATCCCTTCCTGCCACCGCCCAGGTTCCCCTTTGCCCAGGTCATCGACCGAGCCGAGGTGAAACTGGTGGTGCCTGACACGCTGGCCCAGGTCATCGTCAAGAACCTCGCCACCGGCCACGGTAGGATTGTCCTGGCGCCGGTGGATACAGTTATTGACACGCACGATCAGGTCCACATCACGGACCCCTTGCAGTCGTTGACCTTGACCACCTACTACGGCACCTTTTACATCATCTAAGGAGCACCCATGTTCGTTCGCATCCAGAGCGCTGACCGCCTCGCCAAGGCGCTGGGTTCCGCCAACAGCGCCATCACGGCGAAGGGCACGGACAACCCGATCCCGAACTCGATGCTCTTGGAAGCACAGGGCGAAGAGCTGACCATCACCGTCGTCGACACGAGCAGCCACCAGCTCAAGTTGGTGGTTCCGGCGGAGGTGAACCTGCCCGGCTCCGTCATGTTACCGGGTGACTACTTCACCAAGATCATCGCGCGACTGGGCAACCAGCCCGTGGTGCTCAAGACCGAAGGCAGTCAGCTGCACGCCCAGTCGGGTGCGAGTGACACGCACAAGTTCGATCTGACGCAAGGCGATCCCGAGGACTTCCCTCTGGAGACGGACCTGCCGCCCATCATGGGGACGGTCGACGGCGACGGGTTGCACGAGGCACTGAAGGCGGTGCTGAAGGCAGCCACCGAAGCCGAGCAGGAGGTCATCTTCCACAGCGAGACGGGCACCCTGGCGATCTACACCTCGCACTGGATCAGCTGCCGCTCGCGGTTCCAGATGATCGATATCGCGCAGGCGTTCACCTTCGCGGTCAAAAAGACGGCCATCGCCGGAGGTCGCCTCCCCCAGTGGAGTGGTCCGGTCAACATCCACCACGAGGACGGCAAGGCCGCGTTCAGTCAGGGCAACGAGCACCTGCTGATCAAGATGCCACCGACCGAGATCGACATCGAGGGGCTGGACGCCATCATCTCCGTGAGCCCGATCGGCCACCTGGTCGTGCACACGGCGACCATCCGCAACCGCATCCACACCATCGCCATCGGCAAGCAGCGCTGCGTCATCAAGACTACCGGCAAGGCGCAGAAGAAGCTGCAGATCGTGGCGGAGACCAGTGGCTCCGGTGGCTCGCGGATGGAGGTGCCCATCAACGGCGAGATTCGGGGCAGCGTACCCGAAGTTCACCTGAGCGTCGAGTTGCTGGAGAAGGCGCTCGCGACGGTAGATGGCGACGACATGCGTCTGGAGTTCATCGACTACGATGGCACCGGGCAGAGCATCGCCGTGCGGATCTCCAATGATGGCAACCCGGAGAAGCGGCAGACATTCGTGTTGCCCTTGCAGGATACCCAACAATAAAGGCTTGACGGATCGTCTGGTAGGAGCTACAGTAGTCCGGTAACCACTACCCATCTACTTCTCCCTAGGGAGTAAGAGGAGGACATCCGTGAACAAGGCCGAGCTGATCGACGCCATCGCCGCCAAGACCAAGCAGTCCAAGAAGGACACCGAGGAGACCCTGACCGTCGCGCTCGACGTCATCGCCACCTCCGTCCTGAAGGGCAACAAGGTCCAGCTGAAGGGCTTCGGCACCTTCGAGCAGGTGGAGCGTGCCGCGCGTAACGCCAAGAACCCCCGCACCGGCGCCGAGATCCAGGTGCCCGCCAAGAAGGTTGCCCGCGCCAAGCTGAGCTTCGGCAAGGAGCCCAAGTCCGCCAAGGCGTAGACCTTCGCCACCCGCCAGGCGGGGTCGACTTGTTCGACCCCGCCTTTCACTTGAGAGAGCCCATGACCCAAACCGCTCTGACCATCGCCTGTACAGGTACCCACTGCTCCGGCAAGTCCACGCTGACCAACGCGCTTGCCAAGCGTCTGCAGCTAGACCCCATCAACATCAGTCGCCCGACCACGGCTGCCCAGCAGCTGGGCTACGTCAAGGCGGCGGATGTGCCGCCAGAGCAGGTGCAGCTCTTCCAGTGGATGGGGTTGATGGAGCAGATTCACCAGGAGCGCATCCGGCTGGAGCGTCCTCTGCCTAAGCTAGCGGATGAGCAGCCTAAGATCGGACCCCTCGTGTATACCACGTTGCGTCCTGGCTTCGTGTCGGATCGTGCTACCATCGACTTCCTGGCGTACTACGCCTACCGGTTGCCGGTGGACGAGCGCGTGCCGACTTACAACGACCTGGTCCTGGCGTACGCTCGCAAGTACAGCGTCATCTTGTACCTGCCCCCGAACCCCAACGGCGTCGAGGATGACAACCGCCGGTTCGTCGAGGGCACGGAGCAGATCGACAAGAACATCACCAAGATCCTGGGCATGTGGTCCAAGGGACTGCCGCCGGTGATCACCGTGCCTTGGCTCCCCATCGAGGAGCGCACCAACTTCGTCATCGACGAGCTGACCCGCCTCAAGCTCATCTAGGAGGACCCATGCTTCCCGATCTCTGGCTGGCGAACTCGCGCGTGCGGTCGCTCTGGAAGGACAAGTTCCCGGAGCAGCCCAAGATCGCGCTGGTCAACCTGGCCGAGGCGTTGTTCGGGACGGCTGACCTCACCCGCAACCAGGTCTCCATCCTCATCAACACGCTGGCCGAGGCCACGGTGTGGCCGACGGGTGTGGCCGACGATGGCATCGACGTGACCATGCCGGACGAGATGTACGGCGAGGAGTACGTGGCCGCGGCGAATCACCCGAGTGCTAACGTCGAGACGTGGGTGCTCGAAGTCCTCTCGATGCTGCTCGCGATCCCGAACGACGTGAGCGTGCTCGACCTCTACTGTGGGGACGGCACGCTGCTCGACGTCTTGCCGGAAACCTCCTTCTACGAAGGGCACGATCCCAATCCGGTTCACGTCGCACGCGCCCGGCGCGCTCACCCGGAAGCGATGATCCGTCACACGGATCTAACGCAACTGGTGAACCAGGAAGTAGACACTACCTACGGGTTGGTGTTCTGCCACACGACCGTGCAGCGGAGCGAAACCGCGCCCACCTGCTTGGAGCTGCGTCCTCATCTGGAAGCGGCAGCTGCTCGTCAGCGGAGTCTCCTGGAGGACGTACCCACCCAGCGTGAGCACAGCGAACCCGGCTACCGCATGGGTTGGGCGATGGCCGAAGCAGCGGTCAAGGCGTGCGTGCCTGGTGGCATCGTTGCCATTGCCAGCCTGAGCCAGCGCGACTTCGTACTGGACTACCTGCGCTCCAAGGGCACGGTGCTGGCTCAGATCGGCTCGCAAGAAGCGATGCTGACGCTCACGATCTTCCGCAAGATGCGCGTCAAGAACCACGTCGAGGAGGACATCTTCCTGCCGACGCTGGACGAGGTGCGCGAATGGGCGGCGACTCGCGGCGTGCTCGCGCGCGTGCCGGTCTGTCCAGACGATCCTCGTCCCATGGTGATCCGACCGTGGGACATTCAGCTCACCCCCAACCCGGCAGGCAAGAAGTTCGGCAACTGCGCTCTGGGGCGTGATGCCGAACTGTACCTTGCCAAAGGCCGCGTGGGTGTGCGCTGGGCGGACCGTCTGGTGGCCTTCGAGTGGGCGCAGCATCAAGCGCTGACTGCACCGCCGGAGGAGTCGTGGGATAAGACCGTGGCGCGCTTCAACGAGCGGCTGACGCCGGAGTCCTACCTGCGTCTGCGGCAGGGCAACCTCAACGTCATGTTGAACCTGCCGCCTGCCTACACGGTGCGGGAAGACCCCGCGCTGGGTACGCATATGGGTAAGTTAGGTCGTCGCTTGGAGCGTGCCCAGCTCAGCTACCCGGAGAAGACGACCCTCGACAATCGGTACTACACGCTGGGCGTCGGGTCGGTCCTGATGCAGGGCGAGGACCGGTACGAAGTGCGCTTCTCCGAGCCGGACTTCTCCAACTCCAAGCCGCCCAAGGTCCATATCGAGAAGGTCTAACCATGCAACTCCCAGCCCACCGTGGTGGCGGTCCCCGACTCGAAGCGTTGAGGCACTTGGCAGCGGATGTTCGCGAGGACCCTTGTCTTCGGCTCTTCGCGTTGGTCGTCTTGTCGATTGCTGGGATGGCGGACGTGCGGGAGATGCCCTTCGTGGTGGAGGGTCGGAATGACCTGAAGCGGGAGTTCGTAGAGACCCAAACCATCCTGCTGGGTACGGACCAGCGTCAGGTCTTCGTGGAACTGCACAAGATGATGGGCAAGCACGGACGGGCGCGTGCCTGCATCAAGGTCGGCGTCTACCGCAATGGCAACACCCTGCGCCTCACCCGCGATGGCGCGTTGGTGCACGAGGACGACCCGGCGTGGGACGATGCCACCAAGTACTGGACGTTGGACGAGAGTCACATGGACGAGATCGGTCCGGTGTCACGCAAGATCGCGTTGACCTTGATCGAGTGCGGCATGTGGCACTCGACCGACATGGGTGGGTTGATGCCTCGTTGCGAGACCTGCCCCCACCAGCTCACCTGCATGGTGGTGCCCCAGTACTTGATCAAGCGGTCCTGATCCATGGTAGACTCTCATCCTACCCTCGATCATGAGTTGCGGGACGCGATCCTGAAGCCTCTGGTTGCCAAGCTTCTGTCGGCGTCGTTCCACCAGAATCTGCTGGGTTTGGGAGACTTCCGAGTGGGGCACGATCTGACCATGGGTCGGGTCGAGATCGAGGTCGAGAACCCCCGTTACTTCATCGTCCTGATCTACCAGCTCGTGCCCACCATCGAGGTCGTGGTGACCATCACCCGCGGCACCAAGTCGGGCGGCACCTCGCGCAAACTGCTCTACTACCTGGGGTCGGATGGTCGGCTCATGACCGAGCGCACACCCTGGCCGGGCAGCGCCGTAACAGCTGACCGGTTGTGGGATGTGATGATTGTCTGTGGGCTGGGCGCCATCCGCGAGCGTCGTGGTACCCAGGAAGCGCACTGTGACAAGTGTGCCTACCAGTTCTCCTGTTTGACGGACAAACCCTTGTCGAGGAAGCGCTAATGCCCACCCCCAAGAATTGTAAGCTGTGTAAGCTCGGCTGCGGCAAAGCGGTCCCCGGTCACGGCCCCAAGGCGCCGCGGCTGATCGTGGTGTCGGACTACCCCGGCAAGAACGAGACCGAGCAGGGGCTGAACATGGTCGGCAAGGCAGGTCAGCTGATGCGCTCCGCGCTGAAGAACGTGGTCGGTGTCGATCCCGAGACCGAGGTCTTCTTCATGAACGTCATTCGGTGTGAGCCAGGCGATCAGAAGGTGACTCCCGCGATGCTCACCTCGTGCCGTCGCTGGACGCAGGAAGACCTGCGCGAGGTCGACTGCAACCTGATCCTGATCGCGGGTGCCCAAGCGTTCGAGACCATGCTGCCGAACATCTACGAGCAAGAAAAGCTCAAGGACAAGAAGTTCGGTGTGGGTCATGCACACGGCTCGGTCTATCAGCATCTGGGCAAGACCTACATGGTCACCTGGAACCCGGCTGCGATTGAAGCCAATTCCTTCCGCGCACCGGACGGCAACATCCTCAAGATCCTGGATGGGTTGCCTAAGAAGGCAGAGCTGTCCACCTGCTTCCCGACCGGCTCGATGCCCAAGCTGTTCGTTCAAGACCTCGAACGACTCAAGATGATTGTGGAGACGCACTATGGAATCCCAGCTCAAGCGTGAAGTCGCCGTCGATGCGACGCATGACTTCGGCATCACCCACAGCCACGAGAACGCCAACATCTTGGCAGACGCTATCCGTCAGCAGGTGCAAGAGCGCTACGATGCGGGGTACAACCTGGACGGCATCATCCCCGACATCGGTTCGGACGACAGCCACTACCCCTACGCCTTCCTGATCTTCAGCCGCCCCCAACCCACCGAGATCGACGATGCCTACGAGGTTCGTCCGGTCACCCGTCCCCGAAAGGACAAGTCATGAGCCTCTCCATCAACCTGCTCACCACCGTTGCTCCCGCCGTCCAGTGCTCTGCCTGTGGGCAGTGGCACGGCATCGATGCTGCGAGCTACATTACGATCGTCGGCGACATCCGCCTGGGCGCCAACTTCAGCATCTATCCGACCAATCTCGATGAGAGCGGCCGGGTGGAGAAGGCCACGATCCTGTGTCGCAACGACAAGTGCACCCTCGCCTTGATGGAAGCGCTGACGAAGGCGGACCCCGACTACGAGAAGATCGCGGATCGTACGCGCGCCTGGCGGCCCCAGTTCGACCAGCCGACTACTACGCGCGAGAAGGCGGTACTCCTGACGCCTGCACCGGTTGGTAGTCCTTGGGACTACGTGCCCTCTGTTCCGCCGGGCACGCCTTTGGATGATGGCCCCTTGATCCTGAACGCCCAGCAGCAAGCCGCGGTAGATGCGTTGGCCGAGCACCTGGTCAAGACGACCGAGCCGGTCACCAAGGAGATGATCGAGGAGGCCATCAGCGCCACGATCGTCCCCGCCGACCAGCGGAAAGCCATGGACGCGGCGTTGCCTGCCGAGCCTGCTCCCTCGATCGAGAGGTCCGTGGGTGATCCCCTCGTTGGGGTGCCCTTGGGTGACCCGGCCAACGTGGAGGTCGCCACGAGCCCCGAGGACCCTACGCCTGCTACTTCTGCGGCCAGCGATGCTGGGACTCCTGCGGCATCGAGTTCTACGAACTCCGATGACGACATCCAGAAGTTCTAGTGAAAGGACCGGACAGCTGGGAGGGTCGGCCCCGCGACATCGAGACGATTGCTGTCAGCAAGCTTTCGCCCGACCTACGTGCTGACTTCAAGCGGCTGATCGGGAAGCGACGCTGGACCACCTCCACGGAGGTCCAGCGTCTGCTCGACCTCCGCAAGATTCGCTTCAAGCAAGGAGACCCTGATGGCAGCCCTTCGTGATGGCTTCGCTCCTGCGATCGCGCAGGAGAAGACCGAGCTTCCCACCTACACCGTCCCGGAGAGCATCGACCTCTTCAAGTACCCACGGGTCATCCGCGACTTCGAGAAGCACCTGCGCAAGCTGCAGCGCCGCCTCGCCGAGGACGAGCGTATGCGCGATGCGCACCGCGACCTGCTTCACAGCACGGAGTGGCACGCGGGCGGCACCAACGACAAGCAGCGTGACAGCCGCTTCAAGGTGCTGCTCCAAACCGACCGGGTCTTCCAGGGACTGGAAGAGGGCATCATCGAGTTGTACTGGCACATCAAGGACGAAGAGGCCGAGTACAACAAGCTGATCAGCGAGTCCGTGAACGCCCGCCTGCGCTACCGCAACAACCTGGTAGCAGCCGAACTGTTCGCCGGTGTCCCGGTCAACCCCTTCGAGGACGAGTAGCCCATGTCCATCTTCGACCGCGATCCGCGCCAGCTCACTACTGAAGAACTGCTCAAGATGCCTGTAGCCGAGTTCAACAAACTCGACGTCAATAAGCTGAGCATGCGACAAATGATGGACATGTGGGCTATGTTCGAGGCCGAAGAGACACAAGCAGATCGTTACGCTCCGCAGAAGCTGTGGCACGATCGGGAAAGCCGAGCCCAGTGGGTCACTGCTGGGATCGAGCCGCCTGTTCAGATCCAACTTACCCGCACGGTCGCAGGCGTGTGGTATGATCAGACCGGTGCGTACTACACACCGGAGGAAGTCAACGATGGTGAGACGGCCGCCAACGCTGTTGGTCGCCGTCGGCGCAGCTTCCGGGAGAAGCTGGAGCATACGGATCGCCTATTGAATCAACTGACCATCAGGGTTGGTGATGTTCTCAGGAACCAGTCCAGTAACACCATTCGTCAGGTCGAACAGATCTGCCACCAGATGCAGCAAGAGATGAAGCGGCTGCAGCTGTTCGTCCCGACCTTCGAGATGACCAACCATGGGGCGAAGGGCATCCACTTCGCGTTTAGCGGACCGCCCGACACCCCCGACTACTACGCCCTCAAGTACGGGACCGACGTCCAACCAGACCCCCACCACTTCCCTTCGTTCTGGTTGGACGAAGACGCCTTCAAGCCAAAGGACAAACCATGAGCAAGTTGGTTCTCACCGGTCCTGACGACCTGACTGCTCAGGGCTTCACCATCGTTGACGAGCCGACGCTGCTCGACACCGCGCTGTTCGACGAGCAGCACAAGCTGGTGACCCAGTGGGCAGGCGCGTTGCCGCGTCTCGACGGCAAGGCAGCACGTCCGTACCAGATCCGCTACGCGGCGATGGTCGCGTGCCGAACCCGTAACCTGCTCGCCCACGAGCAGGGCTTGGGCAAGACCTACGAGACGATCCTGGCAATCCTGGCACGCTACGGTCCTGCCCTGTTGGGTGGTCAGCGCAAGCTGCGTCGTGGGGCCATTCAGCTGGTCGTTCCGCGTCACACGATGGAGCTGGCGTGGCTCGCAGAGTTCAAGATGCTCCAGCTGGACGAGCACGTCGAGTTGATCCTGTCGGAGCGCGACGTGCGCATGAGCACCAAGCCCATCTGGTTGATCGACTACGACTTCCTCAAGCGCCAAACGGACGCGGGCAGGAAGATGCGGCGCGCCGGTCGGCAACGCGTCCAGGTCAACCGCAAGAAGGAGGTCGAGCCCTTCTTCGTCGGCAAGCCGATGTGGAAGCTCATCCGCCAGACGGCTCGCCCGCACTTCGTTGCCTTCGATGAGATCCACATGCTGCGGTCGGACTCCGATCGCACCGAGGCAGTGGAGCAGTACGTCCGGGGTGTGAAGAACCGGTTGGGTCTGACCGGTACCCCGGTGGACGGTTGGATCGAGCACCTGGCGACCATCCTCCGCATCATCTACGGTGAGAACAACGCCACGTTCCCCTGGACAGAGAAGACGTTCACCAAGCGTTTCACCCGCGAGCGGGTCATCGACCAGGACTACGTGACGGGCGAGGTGGGTGGTGCGACGCCGCGCAAGGTCAAGGCGCCGGGCATCAACCCCGACCAGATCCCCGAGTTCTACCGGGCGACCCGCCACCTGTTGCACCGCCTGATCATCCGCGACCCCGAGGTTGCCGGGCAGGTCACGTTCCCGAAGGTGAACTACCACCTGGAGGTGGTCGACCTCGACCCCGACCATCAAGAGTTCTACATGGCGGCGCACGAAGCCATGATCGAAGCCATGACGCGCGAGCTGCAGAAGATCGAAGCCAACCAGACGAACTACGAGCGTCTCAAGGCCAACGTCTTGCAGCACATTACCCTGCTGCGCGAAGCGGCTTCGACGCCCTGGACGTTGAACAAGATGGGCATCACGCCCTTCCCGCACCGGATGACCAACAAGGTCATCAAAGCCATCGCGTTGGCGCACGAGGCGGCCGACCAGGGACGCAAGTCGATCATCTTCACGAACCAGATTCCGACGGGCTCCGTGCTGATGAAGCACGCCAAGGAAACCGGCTTGAAGGCGGTACGGGTGTTCGCGTCGGACCCCTTGGAGAAGCCCAACACGCTCGACCAGATCGCACGCAACCATCGCATCGAGCAGTTCCTGGTGGATCCCGATGTCAACCTGTTGGTCGGCAACCTGGGGTTGTTGGCGACCGGGTTGAGCCTCCAGACCGCCGCGTCGGTGGTCATCCACCACGACCATGACTGGAAAGCCAACAAGTACCGGCAAGGCAACAGCCGCGTCATCCGCCCCAGCTACTGCTGGCCGGATGGTGTGGACGTCTACGACCTGGCGGGCGCGGGCACCGTCGACAACTACGTGCTGGCCGCCATGCTGCGCAAGGCCAAGGCCAACGACGAGATGATCGACCGCCGCTTCAGCTTGGAGATCCAGCTGACCCCCGAGGACGAGGTAGACGCCGTGGCCGTTGCACGCGCCCTGATCGCTGGAGACTCCGGTTTGTTGTAGGAGGTAACGTGAAACAGGCAATCGCGATCGTCGACCGCATGGTCGAGGGTTACATCAAGAAGAACCAGGAAACACAGACCTACACGGATGCGCACGACAATGCGCTCCGCCAGGTGTTGTACGACCTGATGGACCGGGTGATGACGCTCGAAGCCTCGCTGGCTCCCGCGCTCTCGCCCACGATCAAGCACTAGGAGCTACCATGACCAAGCGCATCGAACTCTCCTGCCAACCCGCCGCCTGTGTGCCAGGCAATCTCGTCTCGACCTTGATGGTCGTCGAGACCTTGGAGCACGGGTCGAAGGTCTGGCCGCAGAACCAGCGACCAGCAACGGTGCAGGATCTCGAAGCGCTGGGTTACCTGGCTCCCGAAGCGGTCGAGAAGCTGCGCGCGGCAGGTGCGGCTCTGCTACGATGGATCTACGAGGGTGGTCTCGCCTACGACAACCCCGAGATCGAAGCTGCCCTCAAGGCATTTGCCGATAAACAGAAGGAGTAACCCGTGGACAAGATCACCGCCCCGTTCACCGATGAGCAGGTGCGTGCGCTCAACGAGTACCAACACAGCGGCCTCTTCCACGAGTACACCTGTGGCAACGACAGCCGCCACCGCGTGTTGGTTGCGTCCACCGAGGGTTGGTCCTGCCCCGACTGCACCTACACGCAGAACTGGGCGCACGCCTCCATGGCCGTGCCGTTGACATCGGAGCAGAAGCGCCAGGCGCTCGCCATGGGTGGACAGGTTTCCGTGCCGGACTTGGCAATCCGATACAACGACAACGGCACCCGCGACCTCGTCTCCGAAGAGTTGGGGTTGGAACTCAAGAACTTCAAAGTAGATTCGTTCAGTTTCGGTGCAACCACTGGTCGCCATGTTGTCGCCGAGTCCTGGCAAGGTGTCGCCCAACCCGATAAGGAGAACCCATGATCCGCTTGATCGCATCCGTCATCGTACCCGCTACGATCGCAGCCTACCTGGTACCTCAACAACCAGGATCGTTGATCCTTTCTATCACGGGTACGGTCGTCATGCTCGCCCTCTGGCCCAGCAAGTAGAAGGAGAACCCGTGACAACTCCTCCCATCCTGGGCGACGTGCCCACCATCTCGAAGTCCGACAAGGGCGAGCTGGCCGCCAAGACCACCACCCTCGCACTGGAGAACCGCCCCAAGAAGTGGTCCCAGTTGGTCGGCCAACCCATTCCGGTGACGGTGCTCACGAACTCGATCAAGCTGGGTGACATCAAGCCCGGCTACGTGTTCGACGGCATCACCGGCTGTGGCAAGTCGTCGGCTGCGTACCTGGTCGCCAAGCGCCTCAACTGCGATAACCCGGACCTGGTAGCCCAGGATCCCTGTGGTGACTGCCGGTCGTGTCGTACCATCGACAAGGGCACCAGCCCCGATGTCAAGTTCGTCGATGGTGCCAGCGATCGCAGCGTGGCCTTCGTGCGCGAAACGCTGAAGCCGTTCCTCTCGACCGCGCCGATGGGCAAGTACCGCGTCGCCATCATCGACGAGGCGCACCTGTATGGCAAGGATGCGATCAGCGCCTTCCTCACCCTGCTGGAAAACATGCCGCGCTTCACCGGCAAGTCCGTGGTCATCCTGACCACCACGGAGAGCGAGAAGATGGACCCGGCGGTGATGAACCGCTGCATGAACTTGCACTTCGCCTCCATCCCCAACGACATGTTGGCGGAGCAGATGGCCGCGTACACCGGCGAGGACGTCGCTGCATTGCGCATCCTGGCCGAGGAAGCAGGCAACTCCTTCCGTTCGATGTGGTCCTACATCGAGGTCTGGCAGCACCTGGGCGAGCCGCTGACCGAAGCCGTGGTCATGAAGCTGATCGGGGGCGTAAGCCTGGCCGAGCGGCACCGCTTGTGGGGCGACCTCACCAGCGGCAAGGTGGACAAGATCGGCGAGCGCTGGCGCGGTTGGCTCCAGGGTGGTGCGCGTGCGAGTGTCGTGGGCGCGCTGCTCCTGCGGGACCTGATTGGCGTTGCCGCGAAGTGTCCCGACCGCACGACGTGGCACGATCCCATGCGCCTCCTGGCGGGTGCGCAGCAGCAAGGCTCAGATTCCGCCTGGCTGCCAGCGCTATACCTGATGGTGGGGCTGCCACTGGACGTCCAAGTAAGCCACCGGCAGGAGCCAGCAGAAGGGCAGCCCCATCTTTCGCAACCCACCGTGCGCCACCCCGCCGGGCGGTTGTCCCCACCCGAAGGTACACCAGCAGTGGCTGGGGTGGGACTCACCAGAACGAACAACACCGTTGAGATTGCTCCAGTTCACGACCGCCTGTTGTTCTTTGGTGCGTAAGGGGTTGACTTCGTACCTCGTATCGTGGAGAATGGGATCGCTCCCATCCTGAAGTACGAGGTACGTTCGTGGCAAGCCTTCAGACCCTGCTCACCGCCTGGATGACCAACGCCCAGGTGGTCACCCTCACCCTCCAGAACGGCCAGGCCGTGTCGGGCGTCGTGACGGACGACGGGGCTGCGGGTGACACGATCACCATCAAGCAGGGCAACGCGCGCACCAACGTCCCGAAGTCCGCGATCTGCACGCTGCCCGATCCCAGTGACATCACCCCGGCCGTCGGCACGCCGGGCCAGGGCACCAACAGCATTCGTCTCTTGCCCTAGTTCGCGGCGATGGCTACCTACCGTCGCCGCAAGAAGCGTGAGGCTGACAGTCTCCCGCTTCCCTGGGGTCGCGATCCACTCAAGGGTCTGCTGGGAGACACACCGCGTGTCGAAGCTGTGGTGCCTACGCGTAAGCGCACGCGCTACTACTCGCCGCTCAAGGAGCGTGGTTGGTGTCCGCGGTGCGGTGCTCAGCGTTGGTCGGTGATCCTCGATGACACCCGTTACCGAGACATGTTCCTCGCGTGCGGGCAGTGCCACGAAACCTTCAGGATGGACATGACGCCCCTCGACTTCCAGTACGCCTGGCGTGACGGCATCCCGATGCCCAAGGAAGTCAAGCTCAAGTACCATCGGAGGCACTAGGTGAAGTCGAACGCGTACGGCGATCCGTTTCCCAACGAGCAAATGACCATCGGTCTGATCGGCTCGCACTGCACGGGCAAGACCACGGCCGGGCAGTTGCTGTCCGCTTGGACGGGCTTCCCGCTGCTGGCCGAAGGAGTGCGCGACATCGTGCACCTGATGGGCTACCAGCAGATTGCCGACGTCCCCGACCAGGCACTCATGCAGTGGAACATCATGCGCCACCAGATCAACCAGGAAGAGTCCATCGTGCGGCTCCAGGAAGTGCAGGGTGCACCGACGATTGCTTACATCACCGACCGTACGACGCTGGACAACGCGGCGTACTTCCAGATGTACCAGTTCGGCAAGATCTCCCAGGCGGAGTTCGACGCCTACACGGGCAAGGCGTTCGACCACGCCCAGTTGGCCTACTCGCACTTCATTTACTTCCCCATCCTGTGGGACGAGATCGAAGACGACGGCTTCCGTGACACCGCACCCGGTCCGCGCCGCGAGATCGATGATATGATCCGTGGGCAGTTGACCGCGCTGAACCTTTGGGACCGCACTTTCACGGTCGGCGCGGGCTCGACCGCCCAGCGCTGCACCGCGATCATGGAGCACCTGAACCTCTGGCCGCGTATGCGCGAGCTGGCGCACACCCTCAAGCCTCACCGGGAGATCCCCACGTCATGATGAACCAGAACAACGACCAGCCCACGACGGAGACGGTCCGCCTCAACCAGCCCCTGGACCCCGGTGCTCCTGCCGAACCGGGGGACGACATGTTGGCCGACCTGCCCACCGCGGCGGAAGTGGGGCAGACAGGTCCCGTGCGCAACCCCAATGCGCCGCCCAGGAGCGACGAGATGACCGCGGGCTTGCCCCGTACCATCAATCCACAAGGCAACGGCCCGACCGTCGTGCCCGCCTACGACATCGCGCCCAATGCGCCGGAGGTGGTGATCGGCTTCGGTCCCCCGGTCGCGCCCGAGCTGGCCGACATCGATCCGCCCCTCGTCGCGCCCGTGACGAACGTGGGCGGCAAGTCCGACATGTTGCGCTCCGATGCGCTGGGTCCCATGAGCATGCAGAAGCAGTCGGAGAAGGAGCGCATGGCGCTCTTCCTGAACGACCTGGTCGACGACCTCAAGCGTCTGGCCCACGGTCCCGTCAACCCGGTCAAGCGCATCATGGGTCGCCAGACCTTGGGCGCCGACCTGCTGCGCTTGTACCAGGACCACGAGTACACCATCGATCACTGCATGACGATGGTGGAGATCGAGTCTGTCGGCCACCACACCACCCAGATCTCGCTCACGCTGCCCGCCAGCAAGATGACCAGCCGCATTCAGATGAAGCTGATCGCCTTGGGCTACAAGACGACGAAGACCGAGAACGGTCTGGTTCTGCGCTCTCCCGTGGAGGCCGCTGGTGCCGATTCGTAACGACCTCAACCTCGAAGGCGAGGGCTGGCGGAAGTACAAAGGCATCATCCACACCGGTACGCTGCGTCTCATCAACAAGCGCGGTACGGGTGGTAGCGCGAACTACCCCGGCAACTTCAGCCCGGAGATTCCGCGCAACGAGATGTTGCGCTACTCCAAGACGGGTGACCTGATCGCAGACCTGTTCGCGGGTTCCGAGACGACCTTCCACGTCTGTCGCGAGCTGGGCCGCATCTACTGCGGCTGCGACTTGCGCCCGCACAGCGATGCCACCGATCTGGGTGACGCTCGCACCTGGGACCCCGGCTGCGAAGTCCAGATGGTCTTCCTGCATCCACCCTACGCGGACATCATCGACTACAACGAGAAGCTGGGCGCGCAGCCTGGTGACCTCTCGCTCCCGTGGCAGCAGTTCCTGGTGGAGTTCGAAGCGGTTGCCGTCAACGCCGCCCGCATGCTTGCCCCCGGCGGCTTTGCGGTACTCGTCATCGGTGACCTGTACACCAACAGCGAACATGTGATGCTGGCCTTCTACACCGCCGAGTTGCTGCGCAAGGCGGGTCTCCGGCTTAAGCATGACACCATCAAGAACTTCGGCGACGAGGTAGCGAACAAGAACAAGAACGAGAACTTGTGGTACCTTCGGTCTCTCAAAGGCGGCTTCGGCGTCCTGGAGCACGAGCATATCTTCGTGTTCGAGAAGCCCGCAGTATCCAAGAGAAAAGCGAAGCAGCCGTCTTGACCGGATGATCCGGTTGGGTTGGTTGCTCTAGGTTGAAGGAGATCCCCATGGACATCAACAGTACCATTCGTCCCATCAACACGATCGTGCACCGGACGGGCAGCCACATCACCGCCTCCGACGTCAGCTCGTGGGAGCGCGCGGGCGGCCGTCACGGTATCTGCGCGCATTGCAAGGGCTGGCGGCGCTTGGGGCTCGACACCTGCTACATCAAGGAGGGTGTCGAGCTGAAGGTCTGCTACGCATGACCCAGATCCTTTTCGGTGAGCGTGAGCTGCTGGTGCGAGCCATCGGCGACGCGCAGCTGATCGTCGCCCCCGACGAGGGAATGGTCAAGGGTCAGGAGCTGCGGCTTCGGTGGGCGCAACGGTCGCTCAAGCCGAAGCCGCTTGCCATCATGGACCCGCCCGAGCCGTTGAAAGGGTTCAACCCCATCGACGGCTACTTCTTGCTCTTCACCAAGGACAAACTCCCCGCTGCGTGGGGCCGCTGGGCGCAGGCGAACAAGATCACGCCGGTCGCCAAGCTCTTCCCCAGCGAGGACCAGATGCGCGGCTACCTGGCATCGGGCAAGGCCCCGGTCAAGTTCACGCCGGACGCGGCCGAGTGGTACACGCGGGTCGTGGGCACCTCGCCCATGCGCTTGGACAGCGAGCTGCGCAAGATCCTCTTGTTGGGTCGCCAGCACGTCGATCTGAACGAGTTGCTGGACCTGATCGGCACCCAGGAAGAGATGAAGGCCGAGCACATCCTCAAGGCGTTGGGTACCCGACGAGCGCTGGATCTAGCGCGCGAGGTTCCTGACAAGCGGTCGATCCCGCTCATGGCCTACCTCGACAAGGCGCTGGAGAACCGGAAGAATGGGTGGTCGTTGCTCTTGAAGGCCATCCGCATCGGTGCAGACCGCAAGCGGTACAGCTACTGGACGGGCGTCCAGCTGTTCGTACATGCTTGTTACCGTATCGAACATGGGAGCAATCAAGTTTCTGTCGCACTGGAGCTACTAGAGGCGGCAAATGTGGTAAAATGAATCTGTGTCTGGAGGTTACGTGATCGATCCCATCCACCTGATTAGCTTCGACGTGGACGCCGAGATCCCAACGGTGACCTTCAAGGCGGACTACCGACCCACGACGGGTCCGCTGCCGGAGTTGTCCTACCCCCTCGTGGGTCTTTGGGTATACAACGGTTTGGTGGTCCGCGCGCTGTTCGAGGCGCCGACCGTTCCCACCCACGAGCGCGAGCCCATCCTGCACCGCTACGAGGGACCCACGATCGTCCACCAAGGCCAGGCGCGCTATCGCTACTTCACCGTCCCCGGCTACGCTGGGATGGTTCTCACCCCGAAGGGCTTCGCCGCGGCAGGCGTCCCGGTTCACCACATGTGGGCGTCGTTGTCGGAAGCCACCAACAGCCTTGCCTACCAGGAATGGGCGAACAACCACGATACCCACATCGGTGGTCTCGCCCCATCCATCGTCCGTCTGAACGACTTGCTTGGCGGACTTCCCCCCATCCACCTGTGTGTCCCCATCCTCCCCGAAGAAAGGCTTGATCCCCTTGAGCACCGAGACCCAGACCCGCAACCCTTGGACCGCGCTTGAACACACGCAGCAGCGCGTGAAGAGCGTGCTGCACGCCTTGAACGTCACCACCCGTCGAGGCAACACCACGACCCTGGTGCGCGGTATCCGCGCGCAGGAGAACGACATGGCCCTCGTGGTCGGCTCCCACGAGCTTGGTGAGTCGTTCTTGAAGAGCGAGAACTACCGCGTGCCCACCGTCTGCGTCGAGCACTTGCAGTACGCGCTGCAAGGCACGCAGCGCGGGCTCGTGTTCGACAACAGCGCCGTGACTTCGATCCTGTCCGAAGTCGACCGCTCCATCACGGACGCCCTGGCCGCCGCGGCGCCTCGCAGCGTCGACAGCGTGGGTGCCGAATTGGATGCCCTCAAGCAGCAGCTCGGCGAGACCCAGCGTACGCTGGAGACGGCGCAGCGGGGCAACGTCCGCCTCAAGAACGCGTTGGTCAGCGCTAACGCCATCATCAAGTCCATGATGATGGCCGGTGACCAGGTCTTCGGCGCCCAGAAGGACGAGATCGAGAAGCAAGCCCACACCATCCATCTGCTGGACGAGCAGGTGCAAGTGCTGACCCGTGCCCTGGGCGACTCCCAGGACCGCATCGCCGAGCTGACCGCTCGGAACTAAGGAGAACACACCTCATGTCCGAGCAGACCCCGGAAACCACGGATCTCACCACCCAAGGCACCACGGCGCTCAGCACCGGCGCGGAGAACGCGCTGGCTTTGCTGATGCAGGCGGAGGAGAGCCTGGAGCAAGTCTACGACCAGATGACCGCCATGTCGGAGAACAACATGGGCGGCGCGGGTGCGGGCTCGTCTGGCTACGACTTCACCGGCAAGGTGAAGGTCGAGGTCCAGCGTAACGGCACGCTGGTCTTCCAGAACCCGTTCACCGGCAAGATCGACGGCGGCAACTCGATCAGCATCGTCCCCATCTCCGTCAAGTTCCAGCTGCAGCGCTGGTTCGGCGAGAAGGAGGAGATCGAAGGCATCGACAAGGAGAAGCAGAAGGGTCCCCTCTGCCGCTCCGTCATGTTCGAGGAGCCCGTCCCGACGCGCAACGCCGAGACCGGCGAGATGGAGAACGCCATCAACGAGACCGGCTGGTTCCACCAGCCTGCGATGTCCGCCTACAACGCGCGTCGCATGCTGCCCACGCTCACCGGCAACCACGGCTGCGACGGCAAGAGCGGCATGACCCTCTGTGCCGACTGCCCGATGGCTGTTCAGGGCTACAAGGGCAACGAGCAGGGCGGCAAGTGCGGCCCCATCGGCATGGTCGAGTGCGTCATCTTCCAGGTCAACGACGAGTTCCTGCCGCAGCCGGTCTACGCGTACGTCAAGATGTCGGTCACCTCGATCATCGAGTACGTGGAGTTCCTCAAGCAGATCAAGAAGGTGCACAAGGACCCACGCACCGGCAAGGAGCTGCAGTCGCCCGTGATGCGCCTGATCCTGAAGCTCACCTGCGAGTCGCAGACCAGCGGCGCGAAGAGCTGGGGCAAGCTGAACTACCACGCCTTCGGCGCGGTCAACCCCAGCACCGAGCAGGGCCAGAACATCACGAAGACCATGGCGACCGCCATCGAGCTGACGACGGCCAAGCTGGCCGAGATCGCCGAGAAGGACGCCAGCAAGGCCAACAACAAGGGCAACGCGGGTGGTGGCGGCACCACCCAGGTTGCCAAGGCGGGCGCGCCCTTCTAGGCGATCCCACCCTTGGGGTTTACAACGAGCGCTGGAGTGGTATACTCACTCCAGCGCTTGTTGCTTATCTGCTAAGGGAACAACTATGACGACGATCCAACAGGACGACTCGTGGAAGAACATGCTCTCGGCCGCTCTTGACCCGTGCAAGAACGAACCCGTGACGCTCTACTTCTCGGAGGACTCCAACGCCAGCCGCGGCGTCTTCGAGGTGTTGTACACCTCCGGCGACGACGTTATCGTCTCCATCCCCAAGGACCAGATCGACCAGGTGCTCGCACCCCACGTCAACCTCAACCGCCACTAGGAGGGCACCATGGGCCATTTCAAGATCGGCGTCGCGCGTCTCGACAACGCCAGCGATCCGCACCCGGACCCTGCTCAAGGGTTCGACACCTACGTCAAGTTCATCGACGACGAGGGCAAGGAGCACAGCATCCCGGCAACCGGGGTCGACGTCCAGCTGCGCGCCGGTCGCGCGGTGAACCTCGTCGCCATCACCACCGGTGCGTTCGAGCTGGATCTGCCTGGTTGCGTGGTCGACTTGATCCGCGATCCCGACGTCAATATGGAGAACACCTTCGACGCCAACCGCCGCAGCCACGTCCTCTCCGTCACCCCGGACGACCAGTTCAAGGCGGCTATCCTCGAAGCCATCGAAGTGGAAGCTCCTGGCACGAAGGCGAAGGTCTTGAAGCGCTTGGCCGAGCTGAAGGGAGAGGTGTAGCGTGGCGCCCCGTGGTAAGTTCATCCCGCCGTCCGGCATCGTCGTCGTGTTCGACTTCGAGACCACCGGCCTCGACCCCGCCGACGGCTCCGAGCCCATCGAGATCGCGGCCATCGCGATCGATACGCGCAAGTGCCCGGAGTACCCCGAAGTGGGTCGCTTCCCGGCGCGCGTGATGCGCGTCACCAACACCGCCAAGTTGACGGAGACCTATGATGTTCGCGTAGGCGACACCCTCGACTCCATCGCGGGTGCGCACAAGACCACCACCGCCTGCCTGCGTGAGCTGAACCAGGTCGACTGGATCGACAGCATCAACCCCGGCGACGAGATCATCGTGCCGAGCGGTGCGCTGGGCGTGAACGGCAAGACGCCCCGCCAGGTGCTGGAGGGCGAGGACCCGGTTAAGGTCTTCCAGGAGTTCATCGACTGGTGTGGCAAGGTCACCGGTGCCCGCCACGGCAGCGTCAAGTGCATGCTCGCGGGCCACAACACCCAGTTCGACGTGCGCTTCCTCAAGGCGGCGCTGAAGCAGCACCTGCCGACCTTCGACTACGAGTCGTTGTTCGACTACCACGACCTGTGCTCGCACAAGGTCTTCCACTTCCGCCACGTCATGGTCAGCAAGCGCTCGCAGTTCTCGAACCTCGTGCGTGCCACCAAGATGTACGGCATCCCACACAGCGCCCACGAGGCGATGGGCGATGTGGAAGCCACGGTCGAAGTGTTCCGTCGCATGGCGACCGAAGAGAAGCAACTGGGCAGCGTCCAGCAGCTGGCCGCGGCTCTGCCGCACGTCCTGTACGGCTCGGCCGGTGACATCGACATGGTGAAGCTGGAAGCCCTGATCAAGCAGGTCTACCCGTCGATCAACACGAGCGACGAGTCGACCTTCCCCGTCCCCGCCCTCGCCGACTAGGAGGTCTTATGTCCGCACCGACCCGCGAAACCCTCATCGTCAATCTGTTCGCCGGACCCGGTGCGGGCAAGTCTACCCTCGCGGCGGGCTTGTTCTACAAGCTCAAGATGGACAAGCAGCTGCAGGTCGAGTACATCCAGGAGTACGCGAAGGACAAGACCTGGCAGTCGGAGGCGTTCACCCTCCAGTGTCAGCCGTATATCACCGCCAAGCAGCTCTACCGGCAGCACCGCCTGTTGGGCAAGGTGGACGTGGTGATCACCGACGCACCTCTACTGCACGGCTTGATCTACCCCGGTCACTACACCGGCCCCGACTTCGAGAAGTGGTTGGTCACCACCTTCCACAGCTTCTGGAACCAGAACATCCTGCTCGTGCGCGATGAAGACCCCGCCAACTACGAAGGTTACGGACGCTCCCAGACCTTTGACGAAGCGCGTGCCATCGACGAGCGGACCAAGGAGATCCTAGAAACGGCTGGTGTCGGTTACTGCACCGTACCTGCCCAGGGTCACGAGACCGTTGATCGTCTGGCCGACCTCGTGAACGCTGTCTACCGAGAGGCGAACAAGTCGTGAGTTACACTCTCACCTGCGACGGGCGCCAGGTGTCCATAGGACCCCGGCTGCCCGACGCGATCTACGAGACCTTGAAGAAGGTCTTGAGCTACGAGCCCACGGGTGGCGAGTGGGCACCGAACCACCAGCGCAACCAGTGGAAGACGGGTGCGGACGGCAAGCGGCAGTACAACCGGCAGGCGCACTGGGACGGCAAGGTCGCGGTCATCAAAAAGAACCGCCAAGGCCAGCCTCACACCTTCCCGCTGGGTCTTCTGGACGTGGCGATGGAAACCCTGCAGCAGTTCAAGGGATACCAGTTCATGGTGGTCGACGAGATCACCCACGTTCCGCCCACCGAGGACACACTGCATGGCCGAACGGTGCCCCTCAAAGGCGAACCCACCACCATCGAGATCCGTGACTACCAGGCACGGATCACCACCGCGTTGCTCAAGCGCACGCACGCCATGGCCGAGCTGGCTACGGGCGGTGGCAAGAGCATCATCATCGGCGAGCTGAACATCAAGTTCCCCACGCTGCGTCGGTTGGTCACCGTTCCCTCCAAGTCCCTGATGCACCAGACCGCGGCCGACCTGGAAGCGATGCTGGGCGTCAAGGTGGGCCGGTTGGGGGATGGCCTTCACCAGGTGGAGGACATCACGGTTGCCATCATCAACTCGGTCTCGTACGCACTGACGGAGAAGGGCCGAACCGCCCGCCCCGACATCGCTGCGTGGATCGAGGGTGTCCAGATGTGGGTGTGTGACGAGAGTCACCTGTCCTCCACCGACCAGTACAAGGCGGTGGATGAGGCAATGCCACTCACGCAGCGTCGCTACGGTGTGTCGGCCACGCTGATCCGCGAAGACGGTGCGGAGATGGTCTTCCACGGGATGTTCGGACCCATCGTCGAGCAGGTCCCCGCAATGGAGCTGATCAACCTCGGCTGGTTGGTGCGCCCCCGCATCGAGATGCACGTCATCGAGCACAACTACATCCATGACGGCGAGGGCAAGAAGCCCAAGTTCGATGATGTGTACGCCGCCTGCATCACCTACGACCTCGAACGCAACCTGTTCTTTGCGCGGCAAGCCAAGCGCTGTCTCGACGAGAACCGTTGGCCGGTGCTGATCCTGGTTTCCGACCTGGAGCACGGCGCCAACCTGCAAGACCTCATCGCGCAGTATGGCCGCACGGCCTTCCTGCAGGGCGAGGACAAGCAGAAGGTGCGCGACAACGTGCTCAAGATGCTCAAGCGGGGAGAGCTGCCCTTCTTGGTGGCTTCGACCATCTTCGACATCGGTGTGGACATCCCGCCCCTGCGGGCGGTGTTGCTTGCCGGGTCTGGCAAGGCACAGAGCCGTGCCGCCCAGCGCGTTGGTCGCGGACTCCGTCCCGACGAGCGATCGGTCTTGGTGCAGCTCGTAGGCCCCAAGGATGAAGTGCTGATCATCGATGCCGAAGATCGCGAGAAGTACTTCCTTCACGGACACAGCGGCCTGCGCAGGAACTTCTTCGACATGTACTACCCCGGCTGCCGCAGCACCTGGAAGAACGGCAAGAAGCTGCAAGAGTTCGGCGACCTCTTCTAGGAGCCCCCATGGACATCAAGGACATCAAGGCGGAGATCGAGTCGTCGATCCCCATCTCCGCATTGGCGAACAGCCGCGACCGGCAGATTCAGTGCCCCTTCCACCACTCGCGCGACCCCGACATGAAGCTCGCCCACGACACCAACATGTGGCGTTGCTTCGGGGCGTGTGACGACGGGAAGTGGCACTCGATCTACGACTGGGTCATGGTGCGCGACGGCGTCGACTACAGCTCCGCGCTCAAGATCCTGGCCGACGAAGCCGGGGTGTCCTTCGCTCCCAACAAGGAGCGGACGCAGGTGCTGTCCGCTTCTCAGAGCTACTACTACGAGCAGCTGCTGAAGGCGCCGCACGTCTTGGAGTACCTGCATCGGCGGGGCTTCCCGGACAGCCTGCTCTTCCAGCGGCAGATCGGCTACGCGCCGGAGGGGTTCTTCCCCAACACGGTCACCCTGCGTCAGCTGACGGACGTCGGTCTGATGAAGGTCGGTATGTACAAGCCCTACCCCTTCTTCTCCGACCGGATCGTCTACCCTGTCTACGACCATCAGTACAACCTGGTGCAGATGCAGGGACGGTTGGTGGGCAGCCCCGAGGTTCCCGAAGGCAAGCACATGCCCAAGTACCTGGCGCTGTCGACCGAGGTCGAGCTGAAGGGGCGGTCGATCTACCACTGCCTGGGTGGCGAGGAGATCCTGAAGAAGGGCGGCATTCCCTACGTCTTCCTGGGCGAGGGATGGCCCGACCGCGAGACCCTGACCGCCTGGGACCTCAACGCGGTCAACCTCTTCGGCCACTCCGGCATGGAGAAGCACGCGTCGAAGCTCAAGGGTGTCAAGGAAGTCTATGTGGTCCTGGACCCGGACGAGGCGAGCCAGCGCAAGTTGCTCAACGGCTTGTACGCGCTCGCCATCAAGATTCCCGAGGTTTCGTTCTTCGTGATCGACTTGGGACCTATCACCAACGGCCTCGACCTCAACGACTGGGGGATGAGCGGCAAGCCTGCTGGTGAGCTGCTCGGCGTGCGCAAGGACGAAGCCAAGATCGACGCGCTGCGCAATGCCTGCGTCAACGCCACGCCCCTGCCCCAGGCGCTCATCAACACCTGGGGTCAGCACCCTCATCTCATCGAGATGGTCGCGCGCTTCGTGGCCCGGATGCCGGACCGCGAGCGCTGGGTGCACGCGTTGGCCCAGCGTGTTGGAGAGCCTGCCCGTTCCATCGAGTTCTTGATCCGTGTGTTGACCCCCGAGAGTTAGGAGAACCCATGCCCTGGTACGAAGAGTTCAAGATCAACGTCCGCGCCGATGAAAACGGCAACCCCGTCCCCCAGCACCAGATCAACCTGAGCAGCAAGATGCCGCCCATCCCGCGTAACCCCGGCAACGTGTGGGTGTTCGTCGAAGGGCGTTTGTTGGCGCCCGAGCTGCAGTGGCGGCAGGTCGGTCAGCGTGAGATCGCGTGTCTGCCGATCAACCCCGGTCAGCATTGGCACGTCAAGATCTGGCTCGATAAGCCGTACGAGGGCACCACCTACACGACGCCCGACAGCATGCAGAACGCGGACCCCAATTCCGCCCATGTGCAGGGCATCGTCGAGCAGGGGCGGCATGCCGATCCGAACGCCAACATCAGCATCGGTCGCACGCACCAAGGGCCGCGGTACCAATGAGCAACGTCATCGGCATCGACGAGGTCGGTTGGGGCGCGCTCGCGGGTCCTGTGGTCGTGTGTGCGGCCAGCGTTCCGTTCGGGCAGTGGGACGTGCTCAAGGGCTGGGGCTTCCGGGACTCCAAGAAGGTCGGCAACGATCCTAAGAAGGTGTCACCCAACCCCCGCACCCGCTACTCGGCCAACACCTGCGATAAGCTGGTTGACCTGTTGGAGTCGGATGCTGGGAAGGGTTTGGCAACCTGGGCAATCGGCCACGCGGACGCAGCCGATGTCGACCGCGAGACCCCGCTCTCTGCCAAGAACCGCATCATCCGCACGGCGTTCATGCAGCTGTGTCTCGCCAATGGGTGGGACATGGCGCACGACGTCGAGGTGATCATGGACGGCCAGGACAAGGTGCCGACCCTGCCCGAGTGTGTGCCGCAGGAAGCCATTCCCAAGGCGGACGACCTCATCCTGCCCGTGTCGGTCGCGTCGGTGATTGCCAAGAGCTACCGGGACAAGCTGATGCGCCAGCTTCACACGCGCTACCCCGCCTACGGCTTCGACACCAATGTCGGCTATGGGACGGAGAAGCACTTCGAGGCGTTGATCAAGTACGGCCCTATCCCCGGTGTTCACCGGCTTTGCTACGTCAAGAGCCAGGTGGAGAAGTACTACTACCGCACGTACACCGACCGCGACCAACGGCGTAAGGCGCTCCCCAAGTGGGTAAATGACCTGGGTTGGGCGCGCTAAAGGAGAACTCATGGAAAAGTTTGGTGTCATTGCTCTGTTGGTGCTCGTCGCTTTGTGCGGCTGCCCGGAGAAGAAGGCGGAATACCTCAATCCGGGTTGGAACTACGAGTCCATCAACATGATTCATGACGAAGGCACCTTGGTGTACCGACTGAACAGCGGTTGGGCGATCTACGACAAGACGAACGAGGGCCGCATCGTCATCATCCGTCGGTGGGGTGGCCCCGGTCCCGCGCCGAAGGAGTAGCACATGTACTTTCAGAAAGCGTCGGAGGCCGTTCACGCGGTGCTCCGCAAGTGCGAACTGCAGACCCAGAAGGGCACCCACCCAGATGACCAGAGCCACTTCAGCGACGACCTCCAGATCGACGATCTCGAAGAGCTGGAGCTGATCATGTTCCTCGAAAAGGAGCTGGACATCGAGATTCCCGACGAAGATGTCGCCGACCTGCGTAATCAAACTGTCGACTGGCTCATCAAGTACCTGATGATCAACCACCATCACTAGAAGGAGAACCCCGTGGCAGACCTCCAAGACGGCTTCGGCAGCGCCCCCGTAAAGATGCGCAGCGCCGATGCCGAGGCGCCCAAGGAAAAGGCGGCGCCGACCGTGAGCCTGCCCGATGGCTTCGGCAGTGGCGAGAAGCGTGCCCCGCGCAGCCTCGAACGCCTCAACGATGACCAGCGCGAGATCATCGCGTCCAAGGCGAAGCGCAAGCTCGTCGTGGCGGGCGCGGGCAGTGGCAAGACCTCCGGTGTCTTGCTGCCCGCCTGTGACCAGCTGTACCTCGATCGACCCGGCCGCATCGGCATCTTCTCGTTCGGCAAGCTCATCAAGGAGGAGCTGGAGGAGAAGATCCAGACGGTCCTCGATCCCATAGCAGCGAGCAAGACCAAGGTGTGGACGAACCACGCGATTGGTTTGCGCATGGTCATGAACAACCTGGAAGAGCTGGGGCTGCCCAAGGACACCGAGTTGGAGGGCACCCTCTGGAAGATGGTGGCCTGGCTGCGTGAACAAACCGCCGAAGAGACGCGCCAATCGGCCGCCAACCGGACGCCGCATTTCCGCTTGGAGTTCGGTGGCTTCTCGGATCCCCAGATCAAGGCGCTGCTTGCGATCGAGGAGACCTTGATCGCCAACGGTGAGCCGCTCGACGGCGAGAAGATCGGGCAGCAGCTGTCCGCCTTCAAACCGCTGGAGCAGTTGATGCGGAGCCCGGATGGTAAGCGCATCGCGTGGAGCTACATCCACTGGGCGCGCACCATGCGCATGGTGCGCGGCAAGCTGATGTTCCGGGACCTGCTGCCCCTGGCGGCGCTGTTGCCCGATGAACGCTTCCGTTCGCTGAACCTCAAGCACATCCTCGTGGACGAGGCGCAGGACTTGTCGGCCGACCAGCACGCGGTCATGCGCAAGCTCTCGAACGTGGTAGAAACCACCCTGTTCGTGGGCGACCCGGCCCAGTGCATCTACCGCTTCAGCGGCTCGCGTCCCGATCTGTTCATGGGCATCAAAGACTCCTACCAGGATGTCCAGATGTTCACGATGGGTGTGAACTACCGCTGTGACGAGCCAATTCTGGACCTCGCCAACCACATGCTCAAGAACGTCATCCAGTCCCCGGTGCGCTTGTCGCCCCCGGAAGACCGGATGGGCGGTCCCATCGAAACAGGCAACGCCACGGGCAAGGAACTGTGCGGTTGGATCGAGAAGCGTATAGCCGACGGCGAGCAGAAGCGCGACATTGTGGTGCTCACCCGCACCAACGCCCAGCTGTTGACCATCGAGTTGGCGCTGACGCGCGCGGGCATCACCTACAACTGCTGGAAGGGTTCGCTCTTCGAGCACCAGGCGGTTGACGACTTCTTGGCGTACGTACGCTTCCTGGCCTCCGAGCGCTCCGCGAGCGACTGGAGCAAGATCGTCACGCACATCAAGTTCCTGGGGAAGAAGACGGCCGACGACGCTTGGGACATCTCGCAGGGCGACCCGCTCAAGATGCCCAGCAGTTGGTACCCCTCGACGGTTAAGGGCGACGCGGCGAAGAAGCGCTGGTTTGATCTCACCGGTCGCCTGCGCGAGCTGCGCGACCGGATGCAACCGCGGGAGTTTGGCAGTGCACAGGTCACCTGGCCGTCCGTATTGTTCAACCAGCTCAAGGGTGTCTGGCTGGAGCGCTGGCCGGATGACCCGGACAGGTTGCGTGAAGCGGAAGAGATCGGCGAGGTCTTCGTCGAGTGGGCCAGTGAGATTGCCGATCCCATTGCCTTGCTCGACCAGATCGAGACGATGTCCGTCCAGGACCCCAATGGTGTCGTGCTCTCTACCCTGCACAAGTTCAAGGGTTTGGAGCGCAACTCCGTTGTTGTCTGGAACGTGGGCATGGGCAAGTCCAAGGGTCTCTTCCCCCGCAATGGTGGCGACGCCGAAGAGGAAGCGTGCATCTTCTACGTGGCCGTCACCCGCGCGCGGCACCATCTCCTGTTGCTCAAGAACATCGAGTGCGCCTGGCCCTACGGGATTGACACGATGTTCTGCCAGCAAGGTCTCTTGCTCCCAGTCCACGGTACACAGAAACCCTGTGTCTCGTGTCCCTACGAGTTCTCGTGCCTAGCCAAGCTAGGTGCATAGTGCATAACGATCCCGAGGAGGGTACAATGACCAAGACCGATCCGCGTACGGCAGGTTTCCTCCGGGCGTACCACAGCTACAAGCTGCGCTACACAGGTGACTCCGAGCTGCAGTTGCTGCGTCGGATGGACGCCCGGATTCTCCCTTGCTTTGCCACTACGATCGAACACCCCCCGCTCTCGCCCTTGACCACCAAGACCCTCCTCAACGGGCTCGTAGACTTCGTCACTGCCATGGACAACCGCCTTGCGGAGCTGGGGCACGCCGAGTTCGTCGAGCACAGTCGGATCGTCGGCGCGAAGAACTTCTTCGGCCGAGAGGGCATCGATGTCGAGGATGTGATGAAGCCAATGGTGGAACTGGACAACCAGAGCCCCATGCAAGCTTTCATCGCCGTCCGCAAGAGCCTGTGGGATCAGATCCCCACCTAACCCATCAGGAGAAGAACTGAATGTTCACCGAAGAGCTGCCGAAGGCTGCCCGCGCTCTACTGCCCACGCTCCGACCAATGTCGGACAACTCCCTCACCGTCCTGAAGAAGCGGTACTTCGACAAGGACGACAACAAGACCTTCAAGGAAGACGAGAACGGCCTGTTCTGGCGGGTCGGCGAGTTCCTCGCCCGTGCCGAGCAGCTCTACAACTTCGGGTACAATCACCACCCCGAGATGGCGGTCGAGTTCTTCCGCCTGATGCGCGGCGGCTACTTCCTCCCCAACTCCCCCACGTTGGCAAACGCTGGCACGCGGACCGGGCAGCTCTCCGCGTGCTTCGTGCTCCCGATTCTGGACTGCCTCTCGAACGGCAAGAACGGCATCATGGACACGCTCACCAAGGCACAGCTGATCTTCCAGACCGGCGGTGGTGTGGGCTACGCGTTCAGCCGCCTGCGCTCGGCCAACGCGCTGGTCGGCAGCACCAAGGGCACGTCGACCGGTCCGGTCTTCTACATGGACGTGTACGACGTCGCCTGCGAGAACATCAAGCAGGGTGGGATGCGTCGTGGTGCCCAGATGGGCATCCTGCGCGTCGACAGCCCGGACATCGTCACCAACCCGGACGCGCCCCTGGTCGATGGCAAGCCGTCGCAGGTGGGCTTCATCGAGCGCAAGAGCGACCTGACCAAGCTCACGAACTTCAACGTGAGCGTGGGCGTGACCGATGCGTTCCTGGAGGCCGTCGAGCGCGGTAAGCGCGGCGAGGACGACACCTACGAGCTGATCGATCCCAAGTATGGGCCGACCGGTCGTCGCCTGTCCGCTACCATGGTCTGGAACCTGATCAAGGAGCGTGCGCACGCCACCGGCGAACCGGGTGTCGTGTTCCTCGATCGCATGAACGACGAGAACCCGGTGCCGGGTCTGGGCGAGTACGAAGCGACCAACCCCTGCGGCGAGCAGCCTCTGGTGCCCTACGAATCCTGCAACCTGGGCTCGATGGTCCAGGATCGCTACGTCAAAGAGCTGAGTGCTGCCAGCGATCGCCACGACGTGTTCTTGTACAGCCAGGACGGCAAGCGGGTCTTCGACCTGACTGCTTACCAGGCTGACATTCGCCTCTCGACGCGCGCCATGGACGACGTGGTAGACATGAACGAGTACGTTCCCGCGCGCGGCACGCCGGGCACGGAGAACTACTCGCCGGGCGTCCCCGAGATCAAGGAGACCACGCTCAAGACTCGCAAGCTGGGGCTGGGCATCATGGGCATGGCACGCGCCTTGTTCATGATGGGTCTCAGCTACGACAGCGACGAAGGTCGCCGGATGGCGGAGTACCTGTACGCCATCCTGGACGTCACGTCCAAAGAAGCGTCGGTGCAGCTCGCCAAGGAGCGTGGCGCGTTCCCGTACATGCAAGAGAACTGGGACGAGTGCGTAGCGTTCTACACGCGCATCTGGTCCAAGCGCATCGCGCGTGCACGGGCGGCGGGTTTCCACACGATCGCCGATCGTTACGAAGCGCTGATCCCGCTGATGGCGGAGTACGGTATGCGCAACTCGACGACGACCACGATCGCACCGACCGGCACGATCAGCATCATCGCCGAGACGTCGGGCGGCTGCGAGCCGGAGTTCTCGCTCTACACCTCGCGCTGGCAGGCTGGCGTCGAGATGGTCGAGCTGAATCCCGTCTTCATCGCCGAACTGCGCGAGCGGGACTTCACGGCTGCGGAGATCGATCTGCTGATCACCGTGCTGAAGGACCGCAAGCGCGGCAAGGGTTCGCTCAAGCAGACCCTCAAGTACATCGGTGCGGAGTTCAGCCCCGCGTCGGTGGCGCACCTCCACCAGTTGAAGGACATCTTCGTGGTGGCGGGCGACATCGCCCCGCGCGACCACGTCCTGATGCAGGCGGCGCTCCAGAAGTACAACGACAGCGCGTGCTCTAAGACGATCAACTTCCCCGAGGAAGCGACGTTGGAGGACGTGTCCGAGGCGTACGACCTGGCGGTCAGCGAAGGCTGCAAGGGCATCACGATCTACCGCGACAACTGCCGCGCGTTCCAGCCACTCACGGCCGGTTCCAAGGAAGAGGTCAAGGCGACCGTGCCGCTGGACGAGTTCAAGTTCGGTACCGCGCTTGTACTGGAGGAGCCCAGCGCCCCGCGTCCTCGCCCCGAACGCCTGCCCGGCTTCAACGAGCGGGTGGACACGGGCGACGGCACCCTGCACCTGCAGGTGGGCTACGACGAGTTCGGCATCCGCGAGGTGATTGCGAACGTCGGCAAGGGTGGTGGCACGATCAACGGACTGGTCGAAGCCATCGGGCGGCTCGTGAGCCTCGCGCTCAAGTACCGCGTGCCGGTGGGCGAGATCGTCAAGCAGCTGCGCGGCATCCGGTCTGCCAATCCCCAAGGGATTGGTCCGCGTCTGGTGTTGTCCGTCCCGGACGCGCTGGGCAAGGTGCTCGCGGCGGCGCCTGTCGAGTTGGTGGCGGCGACTTGGGGCGAAACCGAAGAGGAACCGAGCGAGGGTATTACCCACGCCGAGATCCCTCTGATGGAGAGCGTCACGTTCGCCAAGACCCAACCCGACAACTTGCACAGTGTGCACGACCTGGGCGAGAGCCCGGAGTGCCCGCAGTGCAGTGCCCCGATGAAGTTCGGGGAAGGGTGCCGGGGTGGTAGCTGCACCGATCCGACGTGCGGCTACGCCAAGTGCTAACCTGCTCCTGACGTGTGAAGGGGTGAGCTGGTGACAGCTCACCCCTTTAGCGTTATGGTGACAAGTTTACACTTGTTGACATACACACGTTACAATACTTAATTGTCAATGCGAGCTAGGGATCTAGCAAGTTGCACAAGGTTCAGGGTATAGTCCTTTCGTCCACCAACCGAAGTTGTTGGTTAACCGAAAGGAACCTACTACATGTCTGAGATGTCCGAGATTCCCATGGCCGAGCAGCTGGCAACGCCGGATGAGGTCATGATCGTGACCACCGAAGACTTTCTGCAGATGATGAAGGATCACTTCGAGAAGGTGCCCTTCGTTGCCCTGAACCTGACGCGGTCGCAGACCATGTCGCCTGCTGACGGCGAAGAAGGCTACACAATGGCGACCCTGGTGGCCGTGGCCTTCGAGCGCGAAGAGATCACGATGGTCCCTGGTGCGATGTCAATGCTGACCAACCACTCCCCGCTGGTCGTTGGTGCCGAAGCCGACGACACCGACATCCAGACCATGATCGACCAGGAGCTGTACGCCAAAGTCCCCGGCGCCATGAAGGTGCTGGAGGCCGACGTGCCCCAGCAGCTGCAGAGCCACCCGGAGCTGCCGCCCGGCACCACGGTGATGCAGTTCTAGCGCTTGACACTTGGCAGCGCCTGCTCTAACGTAGGATCAACTTGCTCCCGTTGGAGGAACCGTGGCCCACAAAACTGAAAGTGGTAAAAACAGTCGGGCGCCCCAAGCCCTGGAGAACCGCGTCGCCGAGTTGTTTCGCAAGTTCGGCTTCCGTCGCGCGGAACGTGTGATCAAGGAAGCCCACGACTCCCGTCCTGACGTCGAGGTTCCCGAGTTGCCAGGACTCGCGGTCGACAGCAAGTACTCCAAGGACGGCTGGACCAAGGCGCACAACTTCTTCATGAACCAGGTCGAGACCTACGTCGGCCAGCGTCGCAAGAACGAAGACAAGACGTACGAGTGGGCGGTGATGCCCATCCGTCCGGGTGGCAGCCCTGACATCCTTGTGGTGATGCGCATCGAGAAGTTCCTGGAGATGCTCCAGCAGCTCTTCCTGCGCAACAAGGATGGCGCCTGGGGTTGCATGCGCTGCGGCAGTCCGCTCGAAGAAACTGCCTGTTTCGCCGGTCAGTACCACTACCGCTGCACCGTGTGTAGCATGGAGTGCAGCACCAGCGAGACGCCGGACCCCAAGCACCGGGGCAGGATCTCCTCCCAGCGCGAGAAGCTGCGCGCCGCGGCACCCAAGCACGAGAAGTCCGTGATCAAGGACCACACGGTCCCTGCTACGACGGGTGATGGGCATCACCCATTGCCGGGTCAGTTGTCCGTCAAGGACGCCATCGAACGCTTCAAGAACCCACCCGCTGCCCCATCCACGCCCCGGCGCTCGAAGAAGAAGGAGACCCCATGACGACCAACGGATTGAACCTCAAGGGGATCGACTTCGCCTCCCACTCCAAGATGAACGTCTTCAACGAGTGCGGGCAGAAGTTCTTCTACGAGTACATCGACAAGTCGCGCGTCCGCATCGAGAAGGACTACTTCATCATCGGCAGCGCGTGCCACAAGTGCATCGAAATGTACTACCTGGACGACTCGGGCAGCATCAACCACCCGCTCGACTACACGGACATTTACTGGCGCGACTGGCTGCGCTCCAAGCAGCTGGGCTTCCTGCTGGGCGACCTCAAGGTCATCGCGGCCGAGATCGCCCAGATCAACAAGCGCTGCCGGGCAGACTACACGGGCGAGGATGCCATCCGCCGCGGCGCCAAGCCCGAGAAGGGCGAGAAGAAGTACCCGCGCGGCAAGGAGTACCACAAGAACCCGGTCGCCGACAACCCGGCGATGACCGGCGACTACAAGCGCGCGATGGAAGAGCTGGACCTCGACCGGCGCATCCACGAGATCGATGTGCAGCTCGTCGCCAAGGGGCCGGAGTTCGCCAGTGTGTCGTTGTCCAACTGCTACGCCGAAGTGCAAGAGATCCTGAAGCACTACAAGGACCCGGAGTGCTTGGCCTCGGTCGATTACGTCGAGTTCCCCGTCTCCCACCGCGTGTGGGAGGGCAAGACCGTCGTGGACGTCATCAACCTGGTGAAGCTGCCCGGCAGTGATACCGACCTGATGAACGGCTACATGGACCTCGTGGGTACCATGACCGCGAAGTACGGCGGCGGCGTCGGTCTGGGCGATTACAAGTCGTCCAAGAAGGAGTGCACCGTCCTGGAGGTGATGTACCACGCGCAGCTGAACAAGTACGCGTACATGTACTACGTCCTGTTCGGGGTCTGGCCGACGCATCTGTTCATCAACAACCTGCGCTTCGGTACCGTTACCATCGCGCCCTGCAAGCCGGAGATCGCCATGGCGATCGTCGAGCAGTACGCGGCCGACGTCAAGGCGTCCAAGATCGCGGCCAACTACCGCAAGAAGGACCCGTTTGGTTTCGACTCTCCGTGCCTGACGTTCGAGAAGGACGGCAGTCTGAAGGAGCACTGCCCGCACCTCGTGAAGTGCTTCAAGCACATCGCGGAAGAGCTGGGCGTCGCACCCAAGCCGCTGGCTGATGGGTTCGGTACGGCCGAGAAGGTCGTGCGTGCCGAAGCCCCGATCGCCAGTCCCACGCTGAAGGATGGCTTCTAAGTCACTCCTCGTTAAAACCCTCTCCTGAAGCGGATCTTGACAGACTCTACTCCTGTAGTATTATAGGAGTAATCGATCAAGTCCATTCAGGAGAGGTCATGACCACAAAGCCAACCCCACCGCTGCGCCACATGGAGTGGGTGCGCCTCGTCTGGAAGCAGACCGATGGCATCGAGCTGGAGGTCGTCCGCAAGGTGCTGCGCGCCGCCGTGGATGTTCTGGTTCGCGAGCTGCTCGCTGGTCGGACGATCTCGATCCGCAGCTTGGGCAGCTTCTTCACCTACGATCGCCCCGAGCGTCGGTTCTACAACCCGGCCGCCGGTGCCTTCGTCGACAAGCCCGTCACCCGTTTGCCCCGGTTCAAGTACTCGAACTGGCTCAAGAACCAGGTGATGGGCCGTCGCGTGAAGACCAAGGCGAAGGGCACGGTGTCCCCGGATGCCTAAGCCTCATCCCGTCCGCGACAAGTTCCTCAAGTACCTCAAGGGTCCACTGGCCCATGACACCCCTTGGGTAGATGTCTCGGGCGTGTATATGGCGCACGAGGTTCGCGCTGCAATCAAGAAGATCGCCGCGACCGATCCCATTCTCCACCAGATCATCGACCAGTACGTGCGTACCCGCAAGGCGCGCATGCAGATCGCGCAGAGCGTGTCCTACGACTCGTCCACCGTCAAGCGCAAGCTCGACGAGGCTGCCGATCTGGTGATGCACAACCTCAAGCTCGACGCTCCCGAGGTCAAGTAAACCATGGTCAGCAAGCGCGTCCTCAAGTACTTCAAGCGGCCTCTCCACGAGCCGTGCAAGGCATGCGCCGAGCGTGCCGTACAAGAGGCGACGGCGCTCGTCACCGTCGAGCTGCCTGCCTACGCGCGCAAGGGGCCACAGTCGGAGATCGACCAGTTCGGTCTGGGTGCCGAGGTCGTGCGCCTGTACACGGCAGGCATGACCCAACAGGAGATCGGCAACGAGCTGAACCTCACCAAGGACCAGGTTCAGCACTGGTTGGAAGGCTACCGCAAGATGTCGATCGACGACCGCAAGACGGTCCACAAGCGATCCATCTTCGACCTGGGTGATCGGCTGCAGGAAGCCTTCGAGATGATCTATCAGGAGCTAATCGATTCGAAGGAGAACAAGGATCTCAACAACAAGAACCTGCAGCTCCTGCTCAAGTGCATCCAGGTCGGTGGTGTCTTCATGGAGAAGCTCCACGCCCAGCAGGAGGATCGCCGCTACAAGGCCGCGATGCTCCAGGTGATGGAGGACATGGCGCCTGGTACCAAAGCCAAGGTGCTGCGCGCCCTCTCCGAGATGGACCTGAACAGCAACATCGTGCGGAGGCTGACGTAATGTCGCTTCCGCGTGATCCCGAACCGCGAGACATCGACGCCGAGCAGCAGATTCTGTTGGGTCGTTTCGACGTGGCGACCGAGAACTTGCGCGAGGCTCAAGCAGACCACGATCACACGAAGGCCGTTCGAGCGTTGAGCGACATGCACAACGCAATTCGGGGTGCAGGTCGTCTCCTGCAGGAGCTGTAGATGGCCACCTCCGATTCTACCGACCCGTCGATCTCAGCCAGCTTCATGGCCGGGTGGGTCTACGCGGGTGTCCCCTACACCAAGGACGCGAACCGGACGGCCAACCCGGTGGGCACACCAAACTGGTTCTCCCGCGGTTCCCTGCACCGTGCCAAGTGGATTCGGCAGGGTCCCTTCGTCGACGTCAATGGGATGTACGAAGTCCCGGAGGACCACGCGTTGGTCTACTGGGAGATCAAGCAGGGCACCCCGGAGTGGCAGCCCCCGGTCGAGGAACGCATCCCCGCCATCCTGGCGATTCTTCCGATCGACCTGGAGTTTGTCGCAGGCAACTGGCCGGGGGCAACCAGCCCACCGCTGTTGTTCCAGTCGGTCGATCCCGACCTTGCACTCATCGCCCCACAGGACGATGTCGCGGTGTGGTTCGCCCTGAGCGGACCGGCCCACATCGTTGGGCGGTTCCGCGTACCTGACGAGGTGGATCTGGGCTTCGGCCGCAGCAACCTGGGTGGGTGGGGACTCTAGCATGAGTGCCACCAAGGACATCGACCAACTGATCGCCGACATCCGTCTCGCGACTGACTTGGTGGCCGAGAAGTCCTTGGTACGTCGCCTGCGTGGCGGTGCTGGAACCCTGGACATCTTGAAAAGCGCGTTGGCACGCCTGGCCGAGATCCGTCAAACGTTCTCGATCCCCAACGACGTAGAGATTCTGGACTGGCTGAAGACACAGCTTGCCGATCCACCGGCTATCACTGGTAAGGTGATCACTCCCGAAGTTGCGGAGCGCAGTGCTCAACGGTGGCTGCCTTCACCGGATGGTCCCGAACCTCCTGTTGTGGTCGAACCAGCCTCATTGGAACGGTTGCGACGTCGTCGTCCCAAACAGTGCGCTCGCTGCCCCAACAGCTTTATCCCGACGGGCTACCAACAACCCTTCTGCCCTTCGTGTGTCGCTGCAATTGACATCGAGAACGCAGAGATCCGTCGCCAACAGATCGCGGCCGATCCAGAAGACGACAAACGGTCCGAGTCCGACACCTGGCCCAGCAGCAAGGTGAAGGGATTCCCTTGTGGCAGCTGCGTCAACGGTAAGAAGAACGACCTGTCCGAGAGCGGCTTCGAGTGCACCACGAGCTGCGCCCGTGCGTGCGCCCCATGGGGTCCTGCGTGGAAGTACGAAGCGAAGGCTTGACAGGATTGCTTCTTGGTGCGATGATAGCACCAGCCTGAGCTTCGGTTCCGTGTCCCAAACATTCCCGAAGCCTTCGCACGAAGCCCCTGCCCGCACAGGGGCTTCGTGCTGTTGACACATGGATCGATCCATGGTAACTTACATACATCAGGCTCTGTCGGAGTGCGGGACACGGAAGACAACCTGCTGGGAGCGAAGGGGCCGCTAGACGCCTGACGCCCTCGAAGGAAGAACCCGCGGAGTTCTTCACCGTTGTCCCTACCCTCCAATCGTACCCACGGGTCGAGCGGAGTTCCCGAAGGCTGGCCTTGACGGCCTGTACGACTGGAACGTGGGGGTAGGGGGACACGGTTACTTCGAGGGAGACTCAGCTAACCACTTCCGCCTGACGGGCGGGCGCGCGAGACGAGCCACACGGCTCGTCTTTTTGTTTGGGACCGCGGGTCCTGGGAGGAGATCCGTTGCTAAAACTGTACGCCCTGCTAATGATCGTGGGAGCGATCATCGCCTTGACCGGCTTGCTCTGGGCGATCCCGGAGTACGGTCAGCTGTACCGCACCTGGTTCGTGCTTTCCTCCACCAAGTCGACCGATGCGGTTTGGTTGACACGGCTCTCCGCCCAAGTGCAGATCCACCGCCTCAACTGCTTTGCCGAGGCGCTGGGTTCCTTGGCCGGACTCTTCATGATCGTGGGCGCCTTGTTAGGCATCTCGATCGAGCGGTTGCGTTCGGCGCCGCGTTAGAACCATCCGGTGTGAACCAGGGCATCGTAGACGACGTTGGAAGCACGGTCCAGCACACCGGAACGTGTCGGGGTCGGCGGTGCCACGTCCGCGCGGGCAGCGTGTGGGCTTGGGGTGTGTCCCTTGATCTGGGCACGACCGCCCTTGACCGTCACCGTTGGGCGCGGCTTTGGCTGCGCCTTGTTGGCGGAGTCGTTGCTGCCCTGTCGTCCCTGGGGCGTGTTGGTCTGGAGGGTGACGACCATCTTCTTCTTGGCGTTCTTGGGCGCCAGGGACGGCGGCTTGGGCAGCGGAGACATCTGCTCCAGAATGTCTGGTGCCAGCACCAAAGGCGGGTGGGTGTTCTCACCCTCCCGATCCTTGCGCACGCGCTCGCGCATCTGCAAGTTCTGGACGACCAGGTCCGGCGACGGGTGGTTACGACGCCAGAACTCGACCATGTCTCGGTCCGCCTGACGCATGGGGCTCTGGGGCACCAACAGGTCCGTCTGGAACGTGCGTTCGTAGTGCCAGGAACCCGCCGCGCCCATCAGCACTTCGAGACCCTTCTTCTTGTTTGCCCATGCGGCCTTCGCGTAGTCGCTCAGGTGCGTTGTCACCTGGTTGTACTTGTCCTCGTCGCGTGCGTAAGGGCTCAAGCCGCCCGACGCCTGTGGGAACGCCTCGAAGACGGCACGCGCCAAGCCCGTCTGCCAGTTGCCGGGCATACGCTGGAACTTGTAGGTGTCCATCACACGGTAGTAAGGCACGCCTTGAATGACCGCCGGGCGGACCAGCGCACGACCGATGGCGAGCTTCTCCGCCTCGACGTCGATGCCGCGCTGGGACGTGCTGACGTAGTCGGCGTACTCGATCGAGTGCGTCTTGCGCTTCGCAGACTCTTCCAGTGCGAAGCGGTAGCGGTTCAGCTCGTGGCTGGTGAAGCTGCTCTCCGTCATGGCGCCCATGTACGAGTTGTCGTGGCGGCCGAGACCGGCCCAGAACTGGCCTTGGTAGCGCACGAAGGACGGCACCGATGCACGACCAATCCAGCGCAGCACCTCACCAGGTGCGCTGGCAACGGTACCCACCGTGTTGGTCAGCAACCCCTTGGTGGCCGTGTTGATCTTGTTGATGCCCCACACGGTCGCACCACCCGCAACAACCGCGGCACCCAACCCAGCCGCCACAGGTGCCCACGCGGGAGCGGTGATCACACCGGCCGCGATCAGCCCGGCGGTGCCCGCAGCCGCGGCACCAAAGGCGAGACTGCCCGTGTACATACCGGTAGCACCCGACACCACGTTCAGACCCGCCTCGCGGCGCTGGGTCTGCGAGGTACCAAAGACGGTTTGCAGGGCGTCCCAACCCACCGCAAGCCCCATCGAGACACGACCGAATGCCTTCGAGGCCGCCCAGGTCGCTACACGACCCAAGACCCGCATGCCCCGCGAGAGCTTCTGACCCATCCAGTGTGCCGCGTGTCCGGTTGCCGTCGCCAACTGACCCAGTGCATGCAGCGCGGTCGACGTCGTCACCATGCCCAGGTTCCAGGTCGCACGGCTCCGCTCTTCGGGGGACGACGTCGAATCGGACAGGGTGTTGATGTCCAAGGCCGCGAAGGCCGCGCTCAAAGCGAGCGTGCCACGCAATCCCGCAAACGTGTTCGGTGCGCGACCGGGACCGGGTACTGGACCCAGCGGGATGACAGCAGGCGCCACTGCCGTGTTGGGACGACCCCGGACGGCAGCTGTTGCCCCAGAGCCCAACAAGAGCTGGGGAGTCGAACCCAGAGGAATGACACCGGGCGTGACCGCCGTGTTGAGACGACCCCGCGGGGCTGCTACCGTACCAGGACCCAACAAGAGTGGATCGGCGTTCACCGGACCCAAGGCGATCAGGTCGGGCGTGTGCGCCCCGTTAAGGCGTCCACGGATCTGGGAGGTGGCGGGAGTACCCATGCCCAACACCAAGGGGTTTGCCGGGGCTCCCAGTGCGATCACTTCGGGCGTCACGGCACCGTTGAGACGACCCCGCGTGATGGGTTCGGCCGTTACGCCCGGACCCAACAACAAAGGCGCCGTTCGCGTCTGCAGAGAACGCAGCCCCATGCCACGGCTGTAGGTGCGTGCCGCGCTGGCAGACTCTTCCAATGGAGCTGCTGCCACGCTCAAGCCGCCGCCCATGGTCAACCCACGGCCCCGCAGCAGCTCGTAGCCGATCGGCTGACGGGTGGCGGGAGCGGGTTGGTCGGGATGCAGCATGCTCAACCCCGGTCCGTAGGTGGCTCCGTTCCGAGCCAACAGACTGACCGTCCGGGTCGACAGGCTACCGGGAACACGGCTCTCGGCCATCGCCATTGCATCTTCAATCAGGTGCATCGTGGGCGTTGGACGTACCGCGAAACGTCCTGTGCTTGGGTCGCGGTAGCGACCTGGCTGCATGATGGGATCGGGACGGAAGCGTGGACGACGCGGCACCACCCCGTAGGTCATTTCGACCAGGTCGGGGTGCGTAGGGTAGCTCTCACCTTCAACCGGCATGAAGCCGAAGCGCTCACGGCCGGTGGTCCACCGATAGCCATGATCATTCACCAGACGATCGAGAATGGGCAGCATGCCGCCTCGCTGACCCGCAGGGGCGGGACGGAACCGGCCATCAGGACCACGGTGCGGCAGTACTCGACCGGGCAATTCGATGACATCGGGCGTCGCCACCGCGTTGGCGCGACCCACCCCGCCCGTTTCCATTTGCTGGCGGAGTACCGTCAACTGCTTGCGAACGGGATCGGTGTGCGGCGCATGCGTACCGTTGAACAACGCGCCCAACACGTCGTTCTTGGAATGTCCCCACGGGAGACTCCAGACACCCTTGTGTTGGAAGGCCACAATGTGGTCGGTGTTCATCACACCACGACCCAACAGACGGGGGTGCAGGTCCCGACGCGGGGCAGCGTTGACCCGATTGTACTCGGGCGTGAACGAGGGATGATCCCCGCGATCGGGCGAACGGAAGCGGCCCTGCGAGAAACCAATACCTCCTTCGCGCATGCCGTCCATGACGATGCGCAGGTTGCTGTCACCCAACACCTGCGACACGGAGGTTGCACGCGGCATGGCCAAACCATGGGCGCCCGTACGCTCCAAGGGTGCGTCGAAGCGCAGACGCGCATCTCCGTGGAATGGGGTTGCGTGTGCGGGCGCCGCGGGACGCAGCCCGGCCGCGCGTGCCTGCATATCTTCGCGCAGCGCCACCAATTCTGTGCGAACGGGGTCGACGCCGATCATTCCCTGTTGGGTAGAGACGTGGGCAGCCACCGTTTGTGGAGCCGCCTCGGGCTTGCGCCAGCCCATCACGGTTGCCAACTGGCGTCCGACCATCGACAAGCCCTTACGGGCCAGCTGCGCAGCGGCGATCGTGCCAAAGATCAACGTCGTCCCTGCCGCGAGCGTCGCCAGGTACTGCAACGTGGTCTGGTCCGCATTGCCTTGCGTGGGGTTCTTGCTCATGTCCCGCACGCCGTACGCGATCGGACGACCTGCACTGTCGTGGGTCGTGCCCGTGAAGAAGCCCCGCTCGCCCAGCATCTGGCGGTACTTTGTCTGCACCTGCTCGGCGCGCTGACGATCGTACCCCATGCGCTCCTGCAGCAGGTCCGCAATGCGGTCACCCCCAAACTTGCTGTCGACGCTGCCCGCGATGGCTTCCTGCAACGCCTTGAACTGGGGGCTGGGGGCCGCCGTGCCGAACGGATGGAAGATCGCGTCGATCTTGCGACCGGGAATGAAGCTGTTCATTTCCGCTGCCGTCTGGACCGTCTTGTTGCTGTTGTCCGCGAACTTACCATCACCAATGTAGGTGAACCAGTGCCGTCCGCTGGAGGGGTTCATCGACATCGGATCGGAGCCGGGCACGAAGGTCGCGTACAGCACGTCGCCGACGTGCACGCCACCCGTTGCCACCAGGGTGCTGAGCTGAGAGATCGGCACGCCGCGGTGCGCCAGGTCAGCGGGAACATCCGTGCGGATGTCCTTGCCGCCCATGCGCATGATCAGGTGACGCGAGTACTGGAAGCATTCGTGCGCGGTCGCAACGAACGGGCCGTTGAGGTGTGCAATCATCTGCTCGCGAGAAGGTGCCGCACTGGGCGGCTGAATGCCCGCGGCTTCTAGGATCGCATCCGCCTTCTGCTGCGGCGTGGCGATGCGACCCAGGCTCGCGTTCAGCTTCTTGCTCCAGTAGCCGGGATCGTCTTGTGGGAGCCAACGGCTCTCGTTGTAGAGGTTGGCACGCACGCGACCGGCCATGGTCTGTGCGATCGCAGGAGACAGCCCCGCACGCTCGACCATGAACTTGTCCAAGCTTCCCTTGTAGCCACCCTTCATGTACTCCGGCAGCACGCGCTCCAAGGTGGACTGCTGCTCCTTGGTTAGCAGTGGCTTGTCCTGCGCGACCGAACTCGGTGCCAGGGTGCGAATCTCGCGGATCGTCTGCTCGATGTGGCTGCCGTACGTGCGGTCGGTCGCGTAGATGCCCGTGATGTTGTAGCCGAAGGCAACGGCATTGTGGTCCTTCTTGTACTGGGCCAACGCCTGTGCGTAGACGGGGTTCTGTACGAACAGCTTGCCGTGCGCCACCATCGCCTCTTCCAGCGAACCGTAGTTGGCGAAGTCCGCGTACGTGGTCACGCGCCGACCGCCGACGTCTTCCCAGGTCTTGAGGTGCAAGCTGCCCCGCGAGCCACGACCCTTGATGCCGAACAGGTTAAAGTCGCCGATCTTGGAAGCGCCCCAACCAGATTCCCACGCCGCCTGAGCCAGTGTCACTTCGGCCGGTACACCGTACAGCTTCTCAGTCATCTCGGCACCGGCGCGCAGGCTCGCGACGAAGCCCGCCGCTCCCTGACCCAGGTGCGTACGAGGCGCGTTCGCCAACAACACCGCGTTGCGCATGTCGGTGCCGCTCGCGGGCTTGATGACCTCGCCCGTGAAAGGCTTCTGTGGGCGACCGCGACCAGTGGTCCCAATCGTCGCGTCACCACCCACGAACCCACCGTAGGCATGACCCGTGCGATGCCAAACACCACCCAGGATGCCGGTTTCGTAGATCAAGCCGCGGCGCAGCAGCTCGCCTTGGATGATGCTGTCGGGACCGGACGCCGACCGGTAGCGGAAGGCACGCGCTGCCTGGGCGTTACCCAACCCACCCGTGCCGCGACCCCGTTGCATGTAGAGCGACTTGAGGCTGTAGTCGTGGGCGGGCATGTCGTTGCCACCCTCCATCAGCCCCAGCGCGTCGCGACCGACCATGTCCAGCACGGTCTCGTGACCCATCGCACCCGACAGGCGCAGACGCTCCTGTTGGGCGAAGGCCAACGCCCCCGCGTCCATCATCCAGCCAGTGCCGCCACCCTCCGGCGTGGCCGAGTTACGGCCCCAGAAGATCGGGCTTGCCTGCGCCCACAAGGGCGACAGCGAGAAGCTCCACCCTTCCTGGTTCGCCTTCGCCGCCTCGAAGAGATTGCCCGGCGCGAGCATAGGACCGATAAAGTTGGCGGTGCCGATCAGGAAGCTCGCAAAGCCGGTCGGCTGCGTCTGTCCCTTGGGCGTCAGCGTACGTGCCAGTCCGTAGAGTGAACCGGTGACATTCGCCTGCAGCCCAATCGCGGCACGGCTGATGGCATTGCCTACCATCGACGAGCCGGGGATCGAGGCTGCCGCGCGACCGCTGGCACTCACCACGGACGTCATGGTCGTGCCCAGCGAGGTCGAAGCCCGCTCCGCCCAATTGCGCTCTTCGGGGCGCTTGCTCAGCGCGCTCTCCGAGAGGTGGTGCTGCGCCATCATGCCGCCGAAGCCCAACGCGGCGAGGCCACCACCCACCAACAACGCAGGCAATCCCACCAAACCGAAGTAGCCAACAGCCGCGGCGCCCGCCACGGCGCTGCCACCCAAGAACAGTTCGGCCGTCAGCGAGGCACCACCCGCCTCCGCGAACTTCTCCTTCTGCTCCGTCGTCAGGAAGTCCGACGACTGGGCGGCCATGCCCGTCGCCACCTGGGCGATCGAGAGTCCTTGCATGACACGACCAAAGCCGTCAAAGGCACCCAACCCCAGACCCACAGCACCGGCAGCACCCCGACGCAGGTAGCCGGGTGCCGTGGACTTGATCTCGGTCAGGCGAGCTTCCACCGCCGCGCGATGCGCCGCGTAGCCGCCGGTCGGATCGTTGCGGAAGAGGTAGTCCGCGGGCTTGGTCGTGGCGCCGGGGATGTGCATCCCTGGTGTGTGGGGTGTGAAGGCGGGCTCCAAACCGGCTCCCGCAACCACGTTCTTGGCGAGTCCCGCGCCTGTCATCCCTGCCTCGCGGAACACCGCGTTCATGTCGATCGGTGCGGTGCCCGCGATCGTACCGAACTCGTTGAGCATGCGACGCATGATCTGCTCGTACTCGCTCATGAGATCGTCGGTGATCGCGGCCGTCGACGTCGTGGGCAGGCGCAGACCCAGGTCGCCGATGGCCTTCTGGGTCTCGAACCACGCCGCACTGGGCATGTGACCTGCAGGCATCGAGGTCGGGTGCAGCTTGTCCAACACGTCGAGCACACGTCCCAGCGACGCACCCATAGCACCCGCCGTGCGGATCTGGGGCAGACCCTCGTAACGCGCGAGCAGCGTGTTGAAGCTTCGCTCAACGAGCTTCGCCTTGTCGCGTCCGGCCATCACCGTACCGCGAGGATCGGTGCTGTCGGCAAAAGGACGGCCTTGGTAGTCGCCGTAAGCGCGCAACCCATCGCCACCCATCACGGGCAGGTCGACGCGGTACAGCCCCGCCTTGTTACCGGACAGTGTCCAATGGGGATGGGCGCCCGGACCATGCGGCGCCTCTGGCGAGAGCAGCACGCCGTGCGTCTTCGCCTGGTGCGTGGGCATGTAGCGCTCGACACGCTCCTGCCAGGTCTCGCGCTCGCCACGCACCCCACGCCAGGCAGCGAACATGGGACGCGCCATGAAGTGTGCTGCAAACGGTACCGCCGCCAGCGCACCCACCGCCGCGGCGCCCACCAGTGTCGTGGGGTTGGCGAGCCAGTTGACCTGGTACTCGCTCAGCGTGCGTGCGCCGGTCGGGATGCCCAGCAGGGTGCCTTCCTCCGTGCGAGGTGCTCCCATCAATGCGGCAATGTCGTCTTCGGCCTCCACGTCGCTCGTGCCGGTGCGATCGGCCTGACGCTGCCCCGCGTACGTCTTGCTGAAGTCCGCCTGGTCCAGCGCTCCGGCCTTGCGCCAGATACCGCCCATCAGGTTGCCCCAGCGGAACTGCTGGGTCACGCCACCGTCCATACCTCGCACTTGTGCGGTGTAGGTAACTTGGTGCAAGAACGCGGGCTTCGCGCCACCCGGCAAGAACTCGCCGCGGTAGCGACGGTACTCCGACGGCCACATGCCCAGTGCCGCACGCGACTCGTTGTAGCGCACGGCCATGGCCAGCTTGAGTGCGGGGTCCGCTTCGTACATGGGCGAACCCGGCATGAACATGCGACCCATGAATGCGGCGCGCTTGCGGCCGACCCATTCGGTCTCCAACACCTTGCGGGAGCCCCCGATCGCGGCAGCCAATTGCGAGTCGATCTCACCCGACGACTTGGTGCGCGTGACGTGCCAACCCGTGTTGTAACCGATCGACATGAGTCCGCCGAAGAACATCTTCGTGATCTTCCAGGTCGCCATCTCCATCGAGTCGGGACCCGTCTGCTTGAACGCAGCGTGCAGACCCAAGTCGCTGTAGGCTTCCGCCGTCATGAAGAACTCTTCGGGCTTGCCCATGCCGACGGTCTGCTTGGCCGCGCGGTTGAGCATGTCCCAGATACCCAGGTAACCCGGACGGAAGCGGCCCTTGTCACCCGCCGCGCCCGACTCGGCCGAGAGCGAGTCCGTGGGACCCGCCGCGAAGCGACGCGCTTCCTGTGGATCGATCGGGGCGGCCACGTTCTTGAGGTCGACGGTCTCGCCGAAGAGTCGGCTCGCCGAGTTGCCGATCAACGGGATCGCCTTGAGCATCTGGCGGTAGCCGCCCATCTGCTCGCGGTAGCCCTGAGGGTCACCTGTGCTCATCGCCCGTGCAAAGGCGTAGCCGGTGTAGCCCATGAACAGACCCACGGCGCCACGGGCACCCACACGGTAGCCCCGCGTCAGCTGACCGGTGCGGCGCGTCAACTCGTTGACCCAGCCCACGTTGCCGCGGGTGATGCCCTGTGCAGCCACCGTGAAGCCCGCGTTCAGCGCGCGAGGTACCAGGGTCAGGGGCAGCTCGGCCAGCTCGTTCGCCAGTCCGAAGCCCACCGCCCCCATGCCATAGGCGAACTTGGCGATGCCCCGAGACTTGACCATGCGCTCGGCCATCCCGCGGTTCATGTTGCCCAGCATACTGAACCCCGAGCCGCGCATCTCGCCCGTACGGATGTAGGCGGCAACGTTGCGTCCCGCATCGAGCAGGCTGCCCCCGTTGCGTGCGAACAGCCCCGCCCCGGCGTAGGCACCCAGAGGCGCAAAGCCGTAGGTCGTGGCGAGACCGACACCAATCATTCCAGCACCCAAGCGGACCGAAGCTTCCCAGTTGGTGTTGGGCTCGTAGCCGAAGCTCATGCCGAAGCGCACGGCATTCGCCGTCCAGCCGTCCTCGCCGCCGGTCGCGTCGATGAGGGCACGCAGGGCGCCGTCCATCGGGATCTCTTCTTCGTTCTTGTGGTCTCGGTACCAATCCCGGAAGCCCTTGCGACCGCGCAGATCGGAGTAGTAGTACGGGAGCTTGACACTGCCGTGGATGCCCGACGGCATGCCCAGCATCGCCGTCAGCATGAAGGTGGTCTTGCCACCCTCGACGACGGCGCCGCCCCAGACCGAGCCCAGGGGCAGGTAACCAATACGCATACCGTACGCCAGCGACAGCGAGACCTGTGCCTTGTCGGCCTGACCCGCCCATTGCTGCGCCATGTCGAGCGTCGCCCGGATGGCACCCAGTTCTGCCTGGTCACGAGGACCGGCGCCAGCTGCCACCAGCTTTTCCATGCGCCCCAACGACATGCGCTCCGTCTCGTTGACCATCATCGTGGTCGCCATGGTCTTGGTGACGACCTTGTACATGAGGTCTTCACGACTGGCCATGAACGACATGGTCATGTCGCGCTGCATCGCGGTCAGGCGATCGACAAAGTACCCGGCGATGCCAGACGCCGACCAGTCTCGCAGACCCGCACGCTCCACCTCGCGGTAGGGGTTGTAGCCCCGCAGGTCGCTCGCCACCGAGACCATCTTGGTCGCGCGCTGGGCAGCCCCCAATGGGTTGAAGGGGTTCATCGACATCCCGGCAACGAACTGGGCACCCCAACTCAAGCCGGTGCTCAGCCCCACCGCGAGCGCGGGCATGATGTCCAGGATACCCGCCAACCCGCTGCGCGGTGCCAGGTCGGCCCAGCCAAAGTTGGTGACCGTCCCCGCCGCCCCGTGCAGCGTGTTCTCGCGGTCGATCTGGGTCTCCAGGGTCTCGCGCTTGGCAGACGCCAGCATGCCATAAGCGTGGGTCGCCACCGCGCCGACAAACAGTGCCTGGACGCCACGACGGGCCAAGGCACGTCCGGGAGTCAGGCCGGTCTCGCCGTAGAGGTGTCCATAGGAACGCGCGAATTGACCTTGTGCGTGGGCATCACGCCACAGCTCTTGGGCGCGCGACCAGTCGCCCCGCAGCGCCGCACCCCACCCCGCGCGGCGTGTCGCGCGCATCCCCGCGATGTGAGGGTTTGGTGCCAGGTTGAGCACGTCGGCGACGAGCCCGCCACCCGGCAGCTCGCGAATGAAGCGATTGGCAACTTGGTTGACCGCCCGAAAACGCTCGTGCAGCGTCATGCGCTTGGCGTCGTGCTCGATCTCGTAGATCGTGTGAACATGCCCGCTAGGCAGCGTCACCGTCTTGACGTTGATCTTGCCGCCGCGCTGACGACGCAGGTCGAGCGCGAGTTGGCGGTCGGTGACCTGGACCTTCTTGAGCGACGACTTGTGGTCGTACACGCCCATGACATCGTCGATGAACTTGCGGCCAACGTCCCCCGCTACCGCCCCGTAGGCTTCGCGCTGGACGCCCCACAAACCCTTGGAGATGCCCGCGTGCACGTCCATCGCGTACTCGCCCGCCTGACCAGCCGCCACCGTCGCGTCACGCACGAACGCCGACACCGGGCCATGCACGGGCGCGTTCAGCACCCGATCCCCGATGGTACGACTGATCCGCCCCATCCCGGAAGCCGCCCGCGCACCGATCTCGGCCATGAACATGGTCGACCGGATCAAGCCGATGTTCATTCCCAGGTTGAAGAGCGTGTCGTCTACCCAACGAGCGCCATCGGCATAGGTGCCCTCCGCCTTCGCGTCGATCGGACGGTAGTCGGCAGAGCCGTAAACCCGCAGCTGCTCGTCTTGATGGTTCCGACGATCGATCTGGGCGCCCAGGTTGACCAGCAGCGAGCCCAACGGCCCGCGGTTACCGCGTGCCTCGGTCAGCTCGCTCGCCGTGGCCGCCCAGCCACTGCCGAAGCGCTGGTTGACGTAGTCCGTGATCTGACCGCGCCACAGCTCGCCGAAGGTGGGCAGCATTGCCTCGCGGTCGCTTCGCGTGATGACGTCCGGCATGGACGACGGCAACTGCCCCTCGTGTCCACCTGCGTACATCTCGGTGTAGAGGTGGCGATAGAAGCGCCCGGCCGAACGCATCGGGTTGACGAACGATCCCTGCTCGTGCGTGGCCGCTGCCCACGCGTACGCCTTGCGCGTGTCGGCATCGAAGATGACCTGGGGGTCCACGACGTACTGCCACGCCTTGCGTTGGCCGCCCAGCGAGATGCCGTGCAGGGGCATCATCGACGGCATGAAGGTGCCCAACTTCGTGAACGGCATGCGCAACTGCTCGCCCGCACCGAAGTCGAAGTTGGACTGAACCTGACGAGCGATGTCGGCTGCCACACGGGCATCGCGGGCGTGCAGCATCACTTCGGTGGAGCGCTCGCCGTTGTAGCCTTCCACCGCGGTCTTGGAGAAGCGCATGGAGCCCACCATGTAGGTGTCACCCATGGCGATGACGTTGGCGTGCCACGGGCGGTTGCCCCAACCCACATGCAGGTTGGTCAGCGTGCGTCCTGCCGCCGTTAGCTTCTGGAACGCACGACCCTCGTTATTGATGTCTTGCTGGTTCAGACCACCCAAGCCCACGTAGACCTGATCGCCGCGGCGCGCCTTCTGGATGATCGAGTCCAGGACGTGCGGATCGGAGAGCGTGGCCGACGCGATGTACAACGCTGCGTGGTTACCCCGATCCCCGATGATGCGGCTCAGCACGTCCAGCGCGGTGCCCGTGTCCTTGGGACTGGCGACCAGCAGATTCTGGGTCGAGACCGGCGCACGACCAGCAGCGATCGCGCCCAGCACCGTGTCCATCTGGCGGACGAGGTTGGCATCGCGGGTTGCCACGAAGTAGTTGAACTGGGTCTTGTCCTGGCCGGAGAAGCGGCTGTACTCCGGCAGCGTCGCCATGCCCAAACCCGTCTTGGTCATGTTGGCGGTGCCAACGAACATCACACGATCGCCGGTCGGGCTCGTGAACTCGCCGACCTTGGCGTGCAGACGCGAGCCGAAGGTCTTGCGATCGGCTTCGATCAGGTTCGTGTGACCCTTCAGGGTCTCGTAGGCTTGGGGGTTGGACCACTTCGCGGTGGTGCGCTCCGAACCCACGATGCGACCGCCGCCGGACAGAACCGAACGCGTGAGCCGGTTGTCCTCCACCTCGTAAGTGGTCATGACCGAACGCGACGACATACCGAGCAGGCTCAGTCGAGCCTGCTCGTCATCCCGGCCAAACCAGGTAGGCGAGGTGCGATCGTCGAAGGTGGGCATGCGTTACCAGTCGGCTTGGGTCACCGACGTCTTCCGCCCCATGGTCCGAATCGTCGCCCCTGCATTTCTGGGCGCGTTGTTGATCAACCGTTGATTGCTGCGTGCGGCCATGGCACGACCCTCATCGAAGATGTCGGAGATGACGCCCGCCGCACGCACCTTGCCGACCGTGCGCATCTTGTCCGAACCCACTTCGAAGCTGCGGTACTTGCGCTCGTCCTGGGCGATCTTGTAGATGACGCAGGCCAGGCAGTCGGACAAGTCCTTCGAGCCGCGGGGCTTCGGGTGATCGATGCGACGACCGTTCATCAGCTTCAGCTCGATCAACTCCTTGTGCAGCTGGGCAGCGGCGGGCGACACGCTCGGGTCCGGTAGCTGGATGCGCTCGGCGTAGAGCCAGTCGCGCAAGGTCAGGTAAATGTCGCGCTGGACCTGCTGACTAAAGCTCGACTTCCACTCGCGGGTATTCACGCCCTTCGAGTACAGGCGTTGGATGATCATGGCACTCTGCCAGTGGTCGAAGGTCATGTCCCGCAGGGTGATGTAGGGAGCCAGCTCCAGGATGATCTCTTCCACGTTCATGAAGTCCGTGGGGTAGATGTTCTTGCGGCCCTTGTCGAGCGGCTGCCACTTCAGGATGGTGTGCACGTCCGCGTGCACCAACCCCGTGGCTGCGTCGTAGAAAGGCGAGGCGGCCACGAAACCGAAGCTGTCCTTCTTCAGACCGGGGTCTCCGTGCGCGTAGCTTTGGAAGCCGATCGGAACGCTGATCGCATCGCGGTCGACGTGGATCTTAATGCCTGCCTTGATCTGCACGCCATCGGGTCCGACCACCTGCGTCTCGATGGCCTCGTAGCCGACCGGCAGACTCATGCGCGTCGTGACCTTCTGGACCAGCGGCTTCTGGAAGTAGGACTCCTCCGAACCGGGGCGGACGCCTGCGTAGTCGCGCTGCGCCTCGATGCCGCGTGCAGCGAACTCTTTGCGCATGAAGGGGTGCTCTTCGCCCAGCTTCGCGAACTCCGGGTTGATGTCCCAGGTGCAGAGGCGGAACGCCAGGATGTTGGCGCCCTCCTCGGTCTCTGCCATCTCGTACATCGTGTCCGTGATGTCGCCTTCCGCCCAGGCGGAGGAGATGACGATGCGCTTGGAGCCGAACTTCTGGAGGGTGGTGACACCCTTGCCGACGTTGGCGTACATCTCCGCGCCCGACGCACCGCCTTGGGCTTCGACACCAAAGCGGTTGCCCTCGTCCATCGCGAAGATCATCAGGGTACGGCCGACCAGACCCTCGGAACGGCTGTGACCGGCCCAGAGCAGGAGGTTCTTGCTTTCGCAGTAGATCTCCAGCGCGTTGACCTGGATGACGCCGGTGGCCATGAGACCCTGGAAGTAGGGGCTGTGCTCGATACGACCCTTGACGGCGGCGAACAGCGTGTCCTTGGACTGCTTCTCGGAGGTTGCCAACACGAGGAAGGCAATCAGGGATCCCGCCATCAAACCGAACGACGCGGCAGGGTCCTTGAGCTGCAGGAGCTTGTAGAACTCGAAGGTCACCATGATGGAGGTCAGCGAGGTCTTGGAGCCGCGCATCCCGCACTCCAAACACAGCTCTTGGTACTCCTGGCCTTCGACCCAGGTGGTCTTGTTGTCCAGTGACCACTGCTGGAGGATCTCGCGCTCGTCCCACGGATCGTCCGGGTGCATGTCGTAACGGGAGCACCAGCTGAAGATCTCTTCCTCGCGCTCGGCGCTCGTCCGGCCCGTGAGGTTGATGCACAGGTCGCGCCAGAGCCCCTTCTCCAGCGGCAGGTTGTACAGCGCCTTGAGGATGGCACGCTGGGTCGGCCACAGACGGACGCCCAGGATCTCTGTAGCGAACTGGACAACGTCCATCGTTGTCTGGTCCTGCTGCATACCTTCTGCCACGATCTCGTGGATGAAGCTCTGTGCCTTGAGCAGTGGCTTGTTGATCTTACTCATGGGACTTGCCCTCCGGGGACGCCTCGGGCAGCGCGTAGCTCATGATGGCGTCGAGGGGAACCTTGATCCATACGCTCTCCGCATCGGAAGCCATCACCGTCACAGGTACCAGCTCCTGAACGAAGCGCAGCCCCACCGCGTTCGGCTCGTCTTGCACCACCTTGAACAGGCGGCGCATGAGGTCGAACGCGAGGGGAATGCGAGCCATGGTCTTAGCCCTTGATGATGTCGAGCATCATGAACTTCTCGTGACCGGCCTTGAGCGCGTCGTAGATGCGCAGCAGCTCGGTCATGATGCCGTTCATGTTCCCGGTACCCACATCCACACGGAATCGGCCGTAGCCGTCCTGCTGGGCGTAGCTGGCGTGGTCGCTAACGACCTTCATCTGGATCATCTTGCCGGTCTTCCAGATGCTGTTGGCATTCGGCTGGTCGCAAGCCATCTGGTCGATCGTCTCCGTCGCGCGGGGGTCGATTCGGTGCCAGGCGCAGTACTCCGCGGCCAGGCGGGCACCCACCATAAGCTGCGCCTTGGTGACCGGCTGGCCGGAGGCCATTGCCATGAACGAGATGCCGATCGAGCCCGTGTTGCGCGCCCAGAGGTGCTTGCCCTTCTGGTTGCCCTTGAGGAAGCGCACGGCGTACGCCTGACCGGTCTTCGCGTCGTACACCACGCCGAACTGGTAACCGTCCCAGCACTGGTTGTAGTTGCCCGCGCTCCAGTGGAAAATGATGCGCTTGGACGTACCGGGATCGCCGTCCTTCTGGTCGTTCTCGTAGCAGAGCTGCAGCGTGAGCGTGTTGCTCAACTTCACGGACGTGTGCCGTGCCGCGTAGTGACCGGTCAGGTCGTAGGCGATCGGTTGGGTGGTCGTCGGATGCACGACCGGCGCGAGCAACAGACCGGGTGCCTCGCACTCGGTCACCTCGTACCAGGTCGGGTGCTCCAGCTTCAGTTGGGTGAGGTTCTTGTCAGCCACGGGGTCCTGCTTTCTAGAGTTGGGTCGGGTCGATCACCGCGACCATCACCACGCGAGGTGGCTTGAGGAGGGAGTCGTACCCAATGTAGAAGATGTCACCGTGCGAGCGCTGGAGCATGAAGGCCATGTCCAACAGGGCACGGCCAAAGCGCATCGTGCGGGTGTGGGGTGTGTTCAGGTCGTCGGTGGGATTCGAGACGTCCACCACCACCCGATGGGATTCGGTAAAGGTCTCGTCATACACAACATACCCTTGCTGATCCACTTCTGGCAGATCGATCAAGTAGACGAAGGGTTCTACGACCTTGACGGCATCCGCGTGCGTCAGGATCAACATCAGCTTGTGGTCACCCAACGTGTCCAGTCCCTGGAAACCGCCGGGCGCGGAAGCGGCTAAGGTCTTCAGGGCGTCGCGGACTTGGGGATCGAGCAGAACGAGCGAGTTCATGGCGGCTACCTGTTGTTGTCGGCACGCAGCTGGTTCAGCTTCGTGTACAGCGGCTTGAGGCGCTCACGCAGCCCGGATGCCTGGGCAATCGCAGCAGCCTTGACGGTCTCGTCCATCGACGTTGCACCGATGCTGTTGTTGTACTGGCTGATCGCCGTGTCGGCAGCATCGATGGCAGAGGATGCGGCACCAATGGCTGCCGTACCCGCAGCTTGCAGCTTGGGATCTCCCTTGGTCAGGTCCACCGTATTCAGCTGCCGTTGGCCCGCCGTGGCCGCGTAAGCAGCAACAGCCGTGGCCGCCTTGGCAACCTTGCCCTCGGCCGCGGTCACCAGTTGGGCGGCCGACTCGAAGTTCTTGCCGTTGGGTGTTGCCGTGCGAGTGCGCGGGGCCGGGTCGGTGATCTTGCCACCGCCGCCCAGCACCTGGTTGCTGGCACCGCCCGCGGGGATCTTGGTGTCCTGCTTGGCCTGCAGGGTCTCCTTGGTCGCGCGCTGCACCAGGGTCGTGTCCGCATCCGAACCACCCTCGATGCCGCCCACGGCAAAGCACTGGAACTTGTAGTAGGTACGGGCATCGTCGCGGTACCAGCGGGTGTAGTTGGTCACGATGACCTGGTACTTGATGCGCACCACGCCGCTGAAGATCTCGAAGTCGACCGCCGTGCCGCCCTTTACCGCGTTGTCGAGGAACACCCGCGACACCTGCCACGAGCCGCCCTTCTTCTCCGGGTCCGTGTAGAGCGGGTCGGGGTTGTAGGGATCGTGGTAGCCGACCTTGTGCAGATCTTGGTTCAACAGACGCGCCTGGTCCCAACCCAAGAACGCTCCCACGAACTCGATCATCAAACCCTGGATGCCCAAGGACTGGTAGACAGGCGCACCGCCGGGAATGAGCAGCGTCGCGTAGTTCTGGACGTGCACGAAACGGATGCCCGCCTCGGCACCGGGTGCTTGCTGACCCTGTACCCCACCGTGGATGGGCAGGATCGAGTTGGTGGCAGGGGGCAGCTCGAACGGCACGTTCGCGAGCTTGACCTCCATGTGACCTGCGTGACCCACGTTGACCTGGTGCGTGGGTGGCGTGCGCGTGAAGGTAGGCGGCGTGTCGTCCGGCCAGTAGTACTCGACCAGCTGCGGCTGGGGTGGCCGGTAGCCGAAGTTGAGACCGTACTGCTTGGCGAGCAGCCCCAGCGCCGCACCGGCCAGGTTGGGCAACAGGACGCCTGTGATCGCGTCGGCCGCCACACCCCCGAAATTGCCTTGCAAGATGTCGGCCAGGATCGTGTCGCGCGTCGAGGGCGACATGTTCGAGAGCACCGCCCCGACGGCCGGAATGTGCTGACCGAACGTGTCGAGCACACTGTCCATGACCTGGACGCCCGTGCCCGGCCACGAGAGCGTGGAGATCACCGCACCGGGGTTTTGGGCGACCGTGTCGATCGCGTCGATGCCCTTCTGATACAGCTCGCCGACGATGCCCTGCACGCCGCTGTCACCACTGGCGGGCAGGAGTCCCGTCTGGTAGAGCATACCGTCAAGGTAGGTCTGGCCGTCGAGGTAGTTGTTACCGGTACCCGCCTTCGCCTGTCGGATGCGATGGGCGACGTCCGGGGGCATCTCGTTGTTGTTGACCGAGGCCAGCAGGGTATCCCCAAGCGTTGGATCCCCGGAGAGTTGGTTGACGCCCAGAACTGTTGGCTGCTTCGTAACAGAAGCAGCCAGGTTCGCGAACTCGGCAGTCAGGAACTCCAGCCCCATGGGCGTCTCCTACTTCGTGCGGCTTACCGCGGGCGGATCGGCCGGGGGTGCTGCCTTCTGCGGCGACCAGTTCATGATGAGCGTGAGGGTCAACCCCAGTGCCGACAACCCAACGGTGATCAGGGTCACGTAGGTCGCCGTCGTGTTGGAGTGCATGCTCTTCAGCAGCTCCAGGTGGTTGTGGTTGGTCTCGGCAATGGCCTCTTGAGCGGCATTCACCGCGGTTCCCAGCAGCGCCATCTGCTGCTGGGTCGCATCCAGACGAGCTTGGATCTCGTGCCGCGGCACGAAGCTCTGAGGCAGTGCCTTCAACTCGTTCAAGGTCGCACGAATCTCGTCGAGCTTCGAGTTCAACACGGCCAGTTGCTGGTTGTTCTGACTGGTCTGCGAGGCCGTTTCTGCCAGGCGCTTGTCCAGCTCCTGCAGCTTCTGCTCCAGCAAACCAATTCGCTGCTCCAACACTTCGGACATGGGCTTCTCCTTACGGCCGCAAGCTATCGAGAACCAACACGCTGAAAAGCCCCGTAGACTGGGACTTCCCGTTCTGGAAGGTCACGACAACCTCCCCGGAGTAGGTACCAACAGTGTTGGTGTCGCCGTTCTGCCAGGCATACTCGGCCTTGCCGTCTTCGGCATCGGTCACGGTGCAGGCGCGATGGTCGATCAGGAGGTTCGTGGAGTCGGTGCCCATCGAGAACGTGATGGACGAGACGTCTGTCAGGTCGACACAACTTCCATCTCGCTTCTTGAGATGGAACTGCAGGATCGGGAGCAAGTCCTTCTTGTAGATGGAAAATTCGATGGCCATGCTAGTCCCCCAGCACCAAGGTCAACACGACGGACGGCGTCATCACCAGTGCCAAGGGGGCACTGTCGATCACCAGACCGAGGGTCTGATCGTTCTCGATGATCAGCACGAGCGAAGTCGTAGGATCGGTCATCGGCGTGGGGCTCCTCCACGAGCATGGTGGAGTGAAACTGCGTCTAACTTCTGGGCGACGCAACCGAAGCTGCGTCGCCCAGAAGTTGGAGTGAGGAGGAGAGGGAAGGAATGGAGCGGAAAACTAGGCACGCGCCTTGTCGAGGACCGTGGTGATCAGCTTCTCGGCCAGCGCCTCGATGTTGGCCGCCACGCCGTGCAGCATGGCGTCGTTCTCCAGGAGCAGCTTGGCGTACGTGGGGATCTGGGGGATCGCTTCGATGGCCGCCTTGGCATCCTTGACGATGGTTTCGACAGCAGCCGCTGCATCGGCCGTGGCTTCAGCGGCGTTCAGCTTGCGTTCGACCGCGGCTTCCAGGATCGACGCGATGACCTGCTCCGCGTCCTGCAACAATTCGTTGGGGGTCATGGGGATCTCCTTTCAGATCGACATGCCACATGGTGTCGCAAAACCGGGGTAAGAACTGGGCATTACGGCAATGGATCGGCGATTGCTACTGGACGTCCGTTGGGTTCGTACAGTGCCACGCTCGCCGCGGAGGTGACCGCCGTACGGGCATCCGTACGGGTCTCGCGCACCACGAGGATCAGACGCCGTCCCTGGTAGGACACCAGCATTAGCATGACCGTCTCGTGCGCCCCCGCCGTGCTCAAGGCGTCGGACTCCACCAGGAAGCTCGCATCCGCCAGGTCCGACAGGTGGAACACGCTGCCCTGCTGGAGTGGCACGCTGCCACAACGGTTCTTGGCAAGAGGCAGATCGCTCAGCACCGAGCGAACCGGCGTATGGTTGATCAAGGCGATCGCACGGCTGTCGAGGCTGGCCGCCCGCACGAACGGAGCGGTTCCCCAGTCGGGTGCCGCATCGGTGCCGCCCGTGCCCTTGGTGTGCGCCACCAGAACCAGGGCCGATACGGCCACCAGTGCCGCGGAAGGGTCCACCGTCAGTGCAAGCGGGACGTGCGACGAGACCGCCACGTTGACATGGTCGGCCGGAACGAACTCGCGGCCCACCAAGGCGATCATCTGGACCTTGGTGCCGTCGGTCAAGGGTGCCGGGAACGTGAGCGTCACGAGCGGACCCGCGATCACCACGGTCACCGACAGTGCCAACGACACGGCCACGCCATCCAACAGGATCGAGGCGCACACCGCCGAGGCGATCTTGCCCTTGATCATTCCCGGTGCCGCGAGCGTCACGGTGTTCGTGCTGCCCTGTGCCACCGTCGAGAGCACGTACGCCTCGGCCAGGTCAGCCACCGAGGAGGCTTCGGCATCCCAGGTACACACCGGCGCGTCGAGCACGACATCCACCTCGAAGTAGGCGTTGCTCGCCACCGTGGTGCTGCCGCCCAGCACGATCGTGACCGTGCCGTTGCTGTTGCGCTGCGAACTGAAGAGTGCCGTGGTCACGTTGTTGACCCGCACGTCGATCGGCCACAACACCGTCCGTCCGTACTTCGTCGCGGCGATTGTGTAAGTCGACGTGCCGTTTCCGGGGATCCGCAGGGTCGCTACAGTGCCCTTGACGGCCGACCCAGGGTTCCACGCGTTGACCGCTTCACCCGTGGCGAGCTGCAACCCCAACGCGGGACCGCTCAACGTCTGGCTCGAACTGGCTGCGGGCACGGGGTAGATGCGACCCCGAACGTCGGAAGCGCCCAACACGCTGTCGAAGCGTACGGGCACACCACTGTTCGCCGCGTAGCTCACGCCCAGGACCAGGCGCACATCCGCGTGGGTGGGGGGCACCGCCGGGCGGAACTCCAGGTTGTTGCTCACCACGGCAATGGTGCCCGCGATGGTAGCGCCCGTGGTGCCATCGTACATGGCCGACTGCCCTGCATCGAAGCTGCCGCCCAGCGTGCTCAACGCGGAGGGCAGGAGCACCGGGTAGAACGAGCCATCCGTCACCTGCATCACCGGACGCAGTACGGCTTCGGGGCGCACATCCACGTAGTCCAGCGTGAGCGACGTCGTGCCGCCATCCACGTAGATGCGCAGCTCGAAGCTGGTCACCCACGAGGGGAGATTCAAGATGCTCTGCTGGAGCTGGGGCGTGTTGAAGGGGATCGAGGCCAGGTTCGCGATCGTGATGGTCGCCAAGGCGTTGTGCGTGACGGGGTCGGCCACCACGATCAACAGGTTGGCGCCGTTGGCGCTGTGGACGGTGTAGCCCACCTGCACGGCCAACACATCCGTTGCCACCCCCGTGACCGTGGTCTTGATGCCGTAGGGATCGCCCGAAGGACCGCCGGTACGCTGCATGTCTTCGCCGGTCGAGCCGTGCAGGGCGAGCACACCCGTGGCGCTGCCGCTCGTGTAGATCGTCCAACCATCGGGCACGCCGTCGGCGTTGGTGTCCACCTCGAAGTGCGAGTGCTTGATCAGGTTCGCCGTGATAGCGGTCTTGTCGGCACCCGCCCGGTCCGAACGCCGCGTGCAGTAGGGCACCGTGTCCAGCGCCTGCAGCGTGGTCTGCAACACGCCACCACCCAGCTTGTTGGTGAGCACGTCGACCAGCGAGCGGCGGAACAAGATGTCGTCGTTGGGACGCAGCGTGGTGCGCTGGCGCAGATCCACCACCGATCGCACCATGTCCACCGCGTCGTTCCACCCACCATCCGGCCGCGTCGACGGCACGGTTTGGCTGGCGACGGGCGCCCCGTTCGGGTTGGTCACGGCATCGTACGCGGTCGTGTTGTGACGACGCACCCGCGCGATGGGCAGCGCGTAGGTGAAGCGGTACAGCTCGTTGTCCAGCCCCACCTCCGACAGAATGTCATTCTCCAGGCCGTCGCGCAACGCAACCCACAAGCCGGGATCGGTCGCCAGATCGAAGGCGGAAGGACGCTGCACGTAGACCGCAGCCGTCGTGTTACCCTGCTCGTCATGTGCGACCACCGTGGGGTCGTCCATGCCATCGGGGTAGCTGCTGAAGTTGACGCCCGAAACCACGCGGAAGCGGTACTGCAAGCTGCGCCCGCTGCCCTCTGCACGAATGAACCATGCTTCCAGGAAGACCAGGTCATCGCGCGTACCGGTCGTCGGTGGTGCGGGCAAGGTGATCGCCACCTGGTTGCGGGGCAATGGCAGACGGTAGCCGTCCAACAGCACCTCTGCCCCGTTGGTCGCGTCGAGGTAGAGCGTGTTGGCGACCGGCGGGCTCACCTCCGCACCCCCGCGCAATACCCCCGGCGCGAGCCAACCCGAGGGCGCCTGGAGCTTGACCAGGCGCGCCACCTCATCCGTCATCGTGCGGTGCACGACCACGGGAACGCCGGGGATCTCGGCGTTCTCGTCACGCACGGGAACTTGGCCGGGACCGTTGCCGGTGTCGAGGTAGGAAGCCGGGATCGGGAACGTCGCCATGAGGATCTCCTAAACCACGGGGTTGTCGTCGCGTGCCAGCTCGTCGGCGACCTGGTCGGACGCACGCGCCCCCGGCAGACGATGCAAGACGCTGTGGAAGACGTCGAGCCGCAGGAAGTCGATCACGACATCGATCATCGGATTGTGCCAACCCAAGGCCACCGAGACGCCCTTGACGTTCTGCAGCACGGAGATGACCTCCTTGAGCAGCAGCAGATAGAAGCACGCGCTGCCCACATGGTCGACCAGGGGCAACCCGATCCCGCCGAAGAACACCTGCAAGACGGCGAGCACGCTCAGGTAGAGCGACAGCTTCACCAAGACCAGTGGAAGTCGGCGCACGTCGAAGCGCTTCTCCAGCACAGCCCGCGGCGTCCCCGTCAACCAGTCAAGCAGCAGCACGAGGTACAGCATCTGTGCCTCGGAACTCTGCAAGAAGACGAGAAAGGCGGCGTACATGGGACTCCTAGTTGCCGGAGTTGTTGCTGATGATGCCAGGCCCCGGACCACTCGTGACGAGCGGTCGGGGCACGGTGGGTGCGGTAGGGCACACGACTTGCGGCGTGCAGCTGACGAACAGCAGGACCGCCGCGACCATGAGCACCGTCGTGATCAGGCGCATCACTTCCTCCTTGGGGATAGTAGGCCCGATCGTAGCGAGCGGGGTCGCGTGGGTTCTGGGCGTCTACTGGTCGAAGTCGTTGGCGGTGTCCTGGTAGTAGTACTGGTGGGAGGTGGCACTGTCCGTCGGGTACACACCCAACCCGGCTACCGGGTAGACTTCGGCCAGGTTCAACACCTTGGCGTAGTCGACCGCGGGGATGTTGGTCGTACCCGCTCCGGCACTGACACCCAGAACGACCAGGATCTTGGGCTTGGGCAGCGTGATGGCGTTGGGCGCGGGAGGTGCTGGCTTGGTCTTACTGATCGCATACTCCAGGCGCCCGTACATCGCCTCCTTGGGCTCGGCGGTCGGCGTGCTGCCCGCGAAGTAGAAGCCGTCCAGCAGAATGACGTCTTGACCGGAGCCCGTACCGATGACCGGATCGGCCAGCGAGTCATAGCTCTCCAATGCGTCCATTGGCTCGGTCGCGGAGACCATCACTTGCAGAGGCGTGCTCGATGCGAACTGCGCGTAGGTGTAGGTAACCGCCGCGTTCTGGTTGTCACGCGTGGCCGTGCCCACCCCATCCGAAAAGCCGAACTCGTCGATGAAGAAACCGTCCAGCACGCCTTGGACCGGCAGCGTGTTCACCCAGTTGTCCGCCTGCACCTTCCACTGGTCGAGGTTGGCCGCGCCGCCCAGCGCGGTGTAGCCAAAGAACTTGGCGTTCTCGTTGATCACCTTGACCGCGCGGATGACCTCCGCCAGATCGGCAGCGTCTTGCTCCACCTGGGGCGGCTCCACCACGATGAAGTCGTAGCGCGCGAGGATCCCGATCGCCCCCAACAGGTTGTTGACACCGCCGATCGTGGTGATCGTCGGGCTCGCGTAGCGGATGAAGTTGTTGCGATCGGTTTGCATGGCTTAGATCCTGTTGTAGCTAGGGGACCACGACTGCCAGCTGTAGCCATTCCACCAGTGCCAGCTGTTGTAGCCGTCCATGTAGACCCAGGTGCCGCTGGGTACCTGGAACATGAGATAGTTGCCGCCCCAGCTGGACGAACCCGCCTTGATGCCGTAGCTCTTGACCATGGCACAAGCCTCGGGGTACCACTGGAAAAGCAACTTCCAGTCGGGATGGTTCTTGGGGTCCTCGAAGCCGGGGATGACGCCGTCCGGTGTGCCGGGACCCGAGGAGCCGCGGGTGTTGCCCGGTGCTTCGGTCGTGCCGCCGAAGAAGCGACCCGCATTGGCGAACTGCTCCCACGGACCTTCGTGACGCCCGTCCGGCACCGCCCACGGCGCCTGGTTGGGGTCGTAGGTGGTGTGGTTGGAGCTGATCAGCCTCTCCCACAGGTGGGCCAGCTCTTCGCAGCCCTGCGACTGGTTGCCGTACAGCCCCATCCAGTTGTGGTACGCGTGGTACCACTCGTGCGAGAGCGCGGCCGGGAACTTGTAGCCGCCGTAGGTCTGCGGATCGAAGTACTGGATGTCGATGTGCGAGCGGTAGTCGGCGTCGCTGTAGGTCAGCGCCAGCGCGATGTTGGCGTTCGGGAAGGGCAACCACTTCGAGTAGACGTTGACCGTCACGCGGCGCGTGAACTTGTTCGTCAAGTCCGGTTGGTTGTAGTACTCGTAGGTGTTCGTCCCCAGCTGGTTGATCCAGGAGGTCCACTGAGCGATGGAGCCGCACTGGTTGTCGACCGGACCGTAGTCGGACTCGTAGTACCGGTTGAGCACGAGCCCGTTCGGGAACGTCGTGGTGATGAACTGTTGGGACATGATCGACTCCTGTTAGGTGACCTGGGTAGGACCATCCACGATGCCCGCACCACCCGCACCACCGGGACCACCGTTGCCACCGGAACCCGAGCCCCCAGTACCGCCCGCACCACCGTTGGCGTGAATGTTGCCGGAGCCGTTGTTGGTAAAGCTGGTGGTGTAGCGGATCTTGATGGTGCCACCGCCGCCACCACCGCCACCACCGCCGCTGCCCCAGAACGACGTGCCAGAACCAACACCGTTCGCGCCTGCCGCACCGTCGGCCGTGATCAGACCGTTGGCACCGATCGTGATGGTGACGGCCCAGATGTCGATGATGCCGCCGCCCGCGCCACCCGCACCACCGGCACCAGACGTACCACCGCCGTTGCCCGATCCGCCGCCACCGCCGCCCGAGCCACCCGCACCCATGCGACCGCCCGTAGACTCGGTGAACGTGCTACCAGCCGTACCGCCAGCACCACCGCTGCCCGAACCACCGGTTGTGCCGTTGGTGCCCGCCACGTTGTGCGAACCACCGGCACCACCGCCGCCGCCCTGGTTGTTACCCGCGCCGTTGTTGTACACACCGGCACCACCGCCCGTGGAGGCCGTGCCCGACGAGGTACCCGCGCCACCCGCGCCACCGGGGTTACCTGTCGAACTGGTGCTGGCACCGGCGGCGCCACCAGCCAGCCCCAAACCCAGCACGCTGATGGTGCCGTTCACGATTAGGTTGGTGCAACGGATCTTCAGGAGACCGGCCGCGCTGAGCGTCAGCGTACCACCCTTCTCGATGAAGATCTCGTTGTACTGCTTGGTCGAGTCATGGTTGATGCTCTGACCCGCGTACACGTACAGGTCGGGCAACGGCGTGCCCGACTGGGTCGGGAACACCGTCTGGCTGCCAGGTGCATTAGTCGATCCAGGAATGAACGTCATGATGATCTCCTTAGATCAGGTACCAGGCGCTGACGCCGTCGTACATCAACGTGATGGACATGCGGTTAAGGGTCATCAAGAGGCTGGTGTCGCCTTCGATCGTGTCACTGCCGCCCGGCAACACGGTAATGTTATGATTGGTTGCGTCGTTGTTCGCGTCCTTGATGTAGACGATCGCACCAGCTTGAGGAGCGGTGGGAAGCGTCACGGCGAAGGTGCCCAACACCGCGAGCTTGACCAGCACGGCTTCCCAGGCAGCAGCCGTGTAGGTACTACCTGTCGTCTTGATGACAGGCGTCAGGAAGTTTTCCAGCTCTCGTGCAGAAATCTTGCCCACGGTGCTCTCCTAGGTGTAGATCTCAACGAATCCGGTCGCATACGTAGCGGCTGCGATGAAACCCTTGATGAATTGCGGATCGCCCCAGCCGTCTGGCGCGGGCTTACGACTGTTGAAGGTCAGCTCGTACCGGGCACCTGCCGGACCACTGCAGCTGATGTACTGGGGATGCTCCCGCAGCAGATGCATGAAGCGGTCTTCATCGGATAGCAGCCACGTAGGGCGCGGACCGTCCGGGTTGGGGGGAAGGTGCAGCGTGTACACCGTCTCCTCGACGTCGATCTGAAGTGCCAGCACCATCCTACTTGGCCTTCTTCGAGACGGGCTTCGGCTCTTTGGCCAACGCTTCCTCGACGGGGGCTGGAGCCGGTTCCGGCTTCGAGAAGGTATCCGTCGCGCGGTCGTAAACGTCGCCAATGGCAACTTCGGGATCGCGTCCAGTCACCTCTACAGGATCGGGGTAGTCTTCGTGGTCCTCGAAAACGGGCACCAGGTCGTCATAGCGCTCGAAGAAGCACTTGACGACGTTGTCCTTGGTGAGTTCGGCGTACCTGCGGGGCATGTTTATCTCCTTGAGCATTTAGTGTGGAGTAAGCTCGCGCACAAGAAGTGCGCGCGTTACTAAGCTTCCACCCAGTACACAACCACGAAACCAGCACCACCTGCGGGCGGGGTCGTGCCGCTGCCGCTGGCACCGCCGCCGCCAAACCCGCCGCCGCTCAAAACGGTGGTGCCGCAAGCGTAGCCACCACCCGCGCCGCCGCCAAAGCCCAAGGACCCGGTCCCTGCTACGCCACCGCTGGTGTTGCCACCCCCGCCGTTGGTGTCGCCGTTGACAGAACCACCGCCGCCGCCACCGGCTTGACCAACAGCACTGGTGGACGAGCCACCGCCGCCGCCACCGCCAGCACCGTTACCGCCAGTGGTGCCGGAGCCAGCCGTGCCATTGTTGCCCTTGCCACCACCGCCACCGCCCGCGTTGGCACTGGTGGCACCGGCATTGCCACCACCACCGCCACCGCCACCGCCGTAGGCGCTGCCGTTGCCCGACGCTCCGTTGCCACCCGGCAGGTTGATGATACCCGCGGTCGTTTGGAACTGCCAGGCGCTGGCATTCAGGTTGGTATCCGTGATGTCCGACCAGCTACCACCGCCGGTACCACCACTACCACCGGCAGCTCCAGAGCTGGTAGTACTAATACCACCACCGGCTGCCGACAGGAGGGCACCAAAACTGGACGTGCTGCCGCTGGAAGTGCCTACAGTGACCGTGATGGCTGCTGTGCTGGTGATCAGCGAGGTCACGTCAGCCATCTTATGCTGAGCGCCGCCACCGCCGCCCGAACCGTTGGCGGAATTGTAACCACCCGCACCCGACAGCCAGACAAGAACCCGCAAGAAACCACGAAGGTTGCCCTGCGGAATGCTCCAGCTGCCGCTGCCCGTGTACACCGTCTTCTTGAGCTTTGCAGCTGGAAGCATGCACGCGTTCATGAGAATGGCGTAAGCACCTGCCTGGGTGAACATCGCAGCCTTGGCATACGGAGAGCCCAGCATCGCGCTAATCGCGGGGCCAACCGTCACCACGCGGTCCATGATGGCTTGAGAAGCTGCAAAGGTGTTCATGCCTGTGGAGCTGGTCGCGATCAGACCCATGAACGTGGTGCTGCGCAGCATCTCGCCAAAGGCAATGGGCTCTGTCTGCACGACGGCCATAGCTGTAGCCGAACCGGCAATGGCCGTTGCGGCAGCGCTGCTGTCAGCCAGCGCGCGGCAATGGTAGCGCGACTCCAACATGAGTCGGAAGGCGCCCAGCTCATTGGCATCGGCCAGGCGAGTCTCCAGCTGGGACGCGTTCAGGCTGCCCGCCAGAAGCAGGTTCACCGTCCGCAAACCACGAATAGAACCAGACATGGAGCCCTCCTTACGAGTTCATGACGCCGACGCGCCAGATGTTTCCGGGTACGGCAACCGTACCGCCACTGGGGTTGGAGATCGTCAGGGTGATGGTATCGGCACCTGTAACGACCGCTTTGTAAGTAATGGCCGTGGGCAGATCCATGGGCGGGCCGACCACCGTGCAATCGTTGGCACGCGCACCGGGCACCGAAACGGCCAGGGTGTACGACAAACCTGCCGTCAAGCTCTGGGTTGCAACACTGACGAGAACCGTGTTCGGACGGACTTCCTCGATCAAGGGATCGACATATGCCATTACGAAGTCGATGTTCGCCAACTCCATAAACAAGCGTCCGCCCGCCGTCACGGTCAGTACGGACTCACCGTCGGCCGTGTCCGTGGCCGTCGACGAGTAACGGTAGAGGCCCAAACTCGGGATGAACACCAATGCGTCAGTAGTCAGACCGGTCAGTGCAGCAGCAGCCGTGGTGTCCGCCACCAACTGCAATCCACCGGCGCTCACCTTCAAGGCAAACTCGCTGAGCGCGTGCCCAGCGAAGGTCGTGGCATCCGTGCCCGCCAGGGGAGACACAGAGCTGGAGATCTTGACTTCGACGCCGGTTGCGGGGATCTCGCCTGCCACGAACGTGATCTTGTTGCCCGTGCGGGTGTAGTTCACACCCCCACCGACCATGATGTTGCCGCCGCGCCACACCAACTCGTAAGGACCGCCCGTCGGCAAGGTATACGTTGCGTTGCTCGTGCCAACGTCAGCAGTGACCACCACGGGAGTGGTCATCGCACCACCTGCGGACAGGTCGGCGAAGGCGCGCTTGTCGGTCACCAGGGTGATGACACCGCCGCTGGTGGTCACTTCTGCCATGCGGAAGCGACCCGCTGTAAAGCCTGTCGTGTTCTTGCTGACAGTACCTGCCGAGTCTACCTCGACGTAGTTGGTGGCGTTGTTGGTCAACCCAATCGTGTTTGCCGACACGCTGACCAGCGTGGGACCGGCCTGCATCTTGCCTGCCTTGTAGCCGTACGTCAGGCCCGTGGTCGTGGCCGTGTTCTGGCCGAAGTCATCGATGCCACCCGTACCGGCGACGTTGATCAGGCCGGAGCCGTCTCCCGTGATGACGCCGTTGGTGACCGTGAGGCCACCGTCCATGGTCTGCGTGCCATGCCCCGTCGGGTTGGCGATGAGCAGCTGTGCGGCACCCGATGCTTGCGCGATGGCAAGGACCGCGTTGTGCAGCACCTTGGTGACGTCGAACTTGCGCTGGAAGTGCGCGAGCGCTTGTGCGATGAGTTCGTTCACAGGAACACTCCTACGTCACGGTCCGGGTGGCGCCCGTCCAATCCCCGCTGGAATACGAGTTCGTGATGGTCACGGTCTTACCGCCACCCACAATCGTGACGACGTTGAGCGTACCATCGGCGTTGTAGCTAAAAGTGGTCGTCTTCACGGTCGTACCACCGTTCTTTTCGGTGACGGACGCGATCGTCCCATCCGCGTTCATGACCGTTACGTTCACCAGATCGTGGATCTCGATCTCGTATCCGTGCTCGTAGCGGACGTCTGTGTTGGCATCACCGTGGGTAGTGTTGCCCTTGACAACGAGGTTGCCGTCCACGGTGCCGTTGCCGGTACTGTGGAACGATCCATCAACCGACGAGATCTCGAAGCGCGTGACAGGCGTGGTGCCCGTACTGGTCGTCGATTCGAAGACCCAACCATAACCTGCTTGGTTCTCGACGTTAAAGCGCCGCGCCCAACTGGTCACCAAGGATCCCGTAGATGGTGTAACGCCGTTAGGGCCGCCGGAACCGCCAGGCGCCATGTAGTCCATCCAGGTCTTGAAGGTTGCGTTGTTGTACCACTGGATGCGCGCATTGGTGTTCGCCGTCCGGTTCATGAACAGATAGCTGTTCGTCCCGAACAAGGCATTGCCGTTGATGGTCAGGTCGTTGCTGATCGTCAAACCACCGGCAATGGTTTGGGTAGCACCGCCATTCGGGTTACCGATGATCAGTTGAAAGGGAGCTGCCGCCGCTGCCACAGCCAAGACCGCGCCCCACTTGGGGTGGGTCGTGTCGAACTTGAACGTTAGAATGTTAGCGGCGAGGAGTTCCTCGGACATGGGGCTACCTCAAGGTTAGTAGAGGAGCCCCATACGAACCAGCTGCGTGGTCGTGTTCGGCATCAGGTACAGGTACTCGATGCCGTCGGCCACGATGGTGTCCATGCGGTTACCTGCCACGGCAGCGCCGTTCAGGATCACGTACTGGGTAGCCAACATGCGGGCCACCGGACCGCTGCCAGCAGACAGGTCCAGCTCGACAATGCGACCCGTCGCGTCCTTCGAGATCGCCAGACGCTGTGTTGGTGCACCGGTCAGCAACTTGCACATGTAGCTGCCGGTCGTGAAGGTTTCGGTATCGGGCTTGTACGTGATCTGTGTCCAGGCGTTGCCGGAGATCGAGTACTGATCCACACGGTTGGTAGCACCACCCGCTACACGGATGATGTGGTCGTTGCCACCACCGTGGCCCGGCAAGAAGACCAGGCCACAACCGGCGCCCGAGGCCGTGGGTGCGTTAGCCACCGTGGTAGGCGAGGCGACCCAGGCGTTGGTGCTGATCTGGTAGCGGTAGAAGGTGGCCGCATTGTTGCCAACCAGGTAGATGAAGTCCGACGAGGCAGCACCCGCGCCCATGGTGGGCATGGCCATGTTACCGTCCGTACCAAAGGTGGCGGGCAGGTTGGTGACGCTGCGGGCCGTCCAAGTATTGGTGGTCGGATCGTAGTACTGGAAGGTCGGTGTGGCGACGCCGTTGGTGATCAACGCCCACAGGCGGCTGTTGGCGCTGTCCCACTGCAGGCAAGTGCCCACGCCGAGCGTACCGCCCGGCGGGTTGGCGAGCTGCTGCCAGGCATCCGCTTGACAGTCGTAGCGCCAGAAGGACGTAGCGGAGAACAAGGCGTACAAGAAGCGAACGGAGTCGCCCGTCATACAGACACCCGCCGCGACAGCCGCCGGGGGCGGGGTCATCTGCTGGAAGATGGGAGTGTCGATGACAGGCTTGTTGTTGTTGACGGTGGTCATGGGGATTCTCCTAGCTCAGATTCTTTCGGAAGCCCGCATAGTAGTTCTGGGCAGTGTCCAACTGGGTCTTGCCATTGGCGTTGGTGGCACCCCAGTTGGTGATGTTGCTCAGAGTGGTACACGTTGTCACCGTGGTCACCGTGGTCACGGTACCGCTGGAAATCAAGGCATCCACCTGCAGACGGTTCGCGGTGTTCACGATGAGGCGTCCCAACGTCTTCGTCAGGATCTCCATGAAGGCACGCTCCAGGGCGCCGCTTGCGATACTTCCCTTGTTCATCGGGTCCTCCTACTCTGCCGTCACGAACCAAGCCGTGCCCGTGCTGTACAAAGTCACGTACTCCTGCGCGTACTCCAAAACGTAAGTCGAGACGATCCCGATCAGCTCGGCTCCGTTGGGGTCGATCGTAACGGTGTTGGTCGTGCTGTCCGTCTTGACGACCGTGAAGGATCGACCTGTCACCGTCGCTGCGGCCGGTAGGGTCAGTACGAAGCTGCCCGAGGTCGCGTCGGCCAAGGTCACCGACTCGTTGGAGGTGATCGTGTGGTTTCCCGTCACCACCGAAGGCGGGACGCCATCCAGAACTTCCGGGCCGATGTTAGGCATTACACCACCGCCTTGGTCACCGTGACCGTGCCACTGCCGTACGCGTACGTGTGGGTTGCTGTCTTTCCGTTTGCAACGTAGACCTTCGTTGCAATCGATCCGTCGCTGTTGTACGTGATGGTCAAGGTCTTGACCGTCGTCGCGCCGTTCTTCCAGGTCACCGTTGCCAAGGTCCCATCCGCGTTGAGCGTCTGGTCTTCCTCCAGGGTACCCGTCTCCATGTACGTGCCCATGTCTGGGAGCATCGTGGAGTCGATCACACCGCCTGCAGTCGTCTTGACGATCGCGTTAGCCGTGCTTGTAACTGCTGGAGCGGATCCCTGGAGTGTGATTGCATCGATGTCGTTGTCAGAGATCGAGCAACTGATTACTACCTTAGCAGTACTAAGTGGGATATTTCCGGCAACAAATGTGATCTTGGTTCCCGTGCGGGTGTAGTCGGTTCCTCGTACTTGGATCGCACCCGACTTCCACACCATCTCGTAACCACCCGTGGTGGGCAAGGTGTAGGTGGCGTTACCGGTTCCCGCGTCGGCAGCAACGATGGCCGGGACGGACATGGCACCCAGATCGGTGGCAGCGACCGACACACTGATCGTCACCTTCGACGTACTCAGTGGGATGTTTCCCGCCACAAAGGTGATCTGGTTGCCCGTGCGTGTGTAGTCGGTGCCGCGTACCTGGATCGCACCCGACTTCCATACCATTTCGTAGTTGCCCAGGTACGGGAGCGTGTACGTGGCGTTGCCCGTACCCACATCTGCGGTGACCACCACGGGCACCGACATGGCGCCTGGCAGGTTGCCGATCGTGGACAACACACCTCCAGAGTAGGCAATCGAAGTGCCATCGACCGCGTTATCCAACAACACCGTGCGATCGGCCCCATTGACACGCGTGAAGACGCCGCCGGTCGTGGTCCAGAAGTCTCCGTCCAGGGGTGTGGTGGGTGCGACGCCGTGCGGTAGATTCAACGAGGCTGCGCCTGCAGTTGCCGCTGACAACATGGTTCGTCCGTTCTCACTGACGGAGAACAGCAGCGTACCACCGGCCGCTGTGTTCGCGTTCGTGCGCACGGCGAACTTGCGCGTGGTGTCGCTGTTGTCCGAGTCGATCAAGACAATGACATCGGCCGTGGAATTGACCACCGTACCATTGCTACTATCGACAAACAGCCCGTTGTTGGCGTTGAGTCCCAGGTAGCTGGTTGGAACCGCGTTTGCCGTCGTCGCGGCAATCGCGTGAACCGTTGCTGTCAACGTAGTGTTGTTGCTTGCATCGATCGCGCCAACCGTGATATTGCCATTGTCCGCCGCGTTGCGGAAGGTCAACAGGCCCGCGTTACCAATGACGACACTACCCTTGATGTACGCACCGTTGGTGGGTACCTTGCTCACATCAGCATAAGCACTGGATACGAGCAACTGACCAACATTGACACCCACGGCAGCGCTGCCGTTAAGAAAGTTGATGGGGACCGTCGACCGCAGCTGACCGCTTGTCAAGGTCAGACCACTGGCACCCCCAACCGTCATGTTACCGGCGAAGTTGGGGGTGGTGGCGTTGTACAGGGCGACGTTGGTCGACAGCGTGCTGTCCGCCAACCCGTTGGTACCCAAAGCAGCGTTGACGTTGGCGCCGTTGATCGAGATCGTGCCCGCGGACAGCCCGATGTTCGATCCAACGATAACGGCGCCGCGGACGGCGCCCGCAGCGAGGGGTAGGTGGTTGGCTGGGTAAAGGCTACCTTCGTAAGACATTGGATCCCCCGATCCGGTCGGGCGACCTTACATCACGTTCCACTCGGTGCCGTTGTAGACCAGCTCGCGGGAACCGTAGTTGGACTCGATGAGGTGGGTGGCCTGACCGTCGATCGTGCCCGCAGCCGGGGTGATTGTGATGGTGTTCGTGCCCGCATCACCCTTGCCGTCCTTGATGGTGAACCACTCGCCGTTGGTCGGCGTCGCAGGCAAGTTCACAACAGTCGCGGCACCCACGGTCTTGTTAATGATGACGATGTCGTCGGCCGTGGTCACGGTGACGGCACCGGCCGCCGTCACGACGCGGTTGGTGCGTACGATGGCTTGCGGGCTGACGGAGAAGACACCCGCCGACACGGCGATACCCGCACCCGCCTGCGCAGCGCCCAACGCCGCGGCGGTTGCCACGGGCAGGTCCAAGGGTACCAGAGCACGGTAAGCGGGCGCCGCAGCGCCACCGGAGGCCGGACCGGCCAACACCAGATTCGCGTTCTGGTTGGCGAACGACAGCGTGATCGAGCCGGTCGAAGCCGTGACCGACAGACCCGAACCGCTGACCGCAAAGGCGGTCACACCGGCGTTGCTGATGACGCCCGCGGTGATGCCCAGACCCGAACCCACCTGTACGGCACCGAACGCCGCGCCGGTTGCCAGGGGCAGCGTGCTCGCCGGGATGCTGTTAGCGCCCGTGATCTGCGCACCAGGGATGCCCGTCAGACCGGTAGCGGGACCCGTGAACTGCGTGGTCGCGGTGATGGTACCCGTCGACGTAATGTTGCCCGCACGGAACGCCTGCTCCGACGACGCGATGTACGCGGAGTCGTCCGCCTTCACCTTGGCGGTGGTCCAGCGCGAGTTGGCGTTGTCCCAGGTGATACCCGGCATGTCATTGGCGACGGAGCTGCCGTTGGAGCCCACGTACACCGAGATACCGGTGGCTAGCGTGGGAGCGGGATCGCTCACGCCGACACCGGCCGACGGCCAGTTCACCTGGATGATGCGGTCATTGAAGTCCACCGAGGTCGAGTTGACCTGGAAGGTGGTACCCGTGACGGTCAGGTTACCGTTGATGACGGTGTTGCCACCGATGGTGCCACCCGCGGAGTTGAACGGCGTGTAACCCAGGGCGGTGGTGATGTTCGTGCCGGTCAGCGAGATCGTGCCGGAGGCCAGCGTGATGTTGGAGCCGACGATCACCGCACCGCGCGTGCCACCCGCGGCCAGGGGCAGCTGCGACGCCGTGAGCAAACCGCCGCTCAGACCGGCGTAGCCGTTCGAGGCGTTCTTGTTGGCCTGGTCTTCGGGGGTGTAGCCGAGCGCGTTGGTAACGTTGGTGCCGTTGATCGAGATCGTGCCCGCGGACAGCCCGATGTTGGTACCAACAATGACGGCACCACGCACACCACCTGCCGCGAGGGGCAGGTGATTCGCGGGATAAAGACTACCTTCGTAGGACATCTACTTGATCCTCCAGACGGTGCCGTCGAGGTAGAAGGTACGGCTTGCGTAGTCGGCACTGATCGTAGAGACGGGTTCGAGCGTGGTGCTGCCCCCGGCGACGAACGTGATGTTGTTGGTCGAGGCGTTTCCGCTGATGTCCTTGACCGTGACGGTCTTGCCGTAGTCCCAGGTACCCGGCAGCGTAATCGCCACCGGCCCGGCGCCATTGACGTGCACGGTGACGTCATCATTCTGAACCGTTGCGTTAGCAGTAACTGTGCGGAAGTTGGGCAAGTAACCCAGTGCCGCCCAGGTGCCTGGCGTGCCGTCCGCGATGCAGGTCCAGCCCGTTGCCAAACCGCGTGCGGGTAGGTTGTTGAGGACCACATCGCCGCGAACGTGTGCACCCGATCCCGGAGGCGCGCTGCCTTGGATCAGCTGGTTCGTAGACAGCAAGAAGGTACCCAACACCTGGACATCGTGCTGGAAGGTGTTGGTTGCGGCATCCGTGAGCGGGACTTCCGCGGGCATGTCGGTCTTCACCAGCAGGCGGAAGGTTGCTGCCTGGTCGGCGCCTGAGGTCGGACCCGCGAACACCTTGTGGGCTGCCTGCGAGCCGCCACCCACTGCCGCGGCAATGCTGGTATCGGCACCCACCGCCGTGTAGGTCGTGCCGTTCCAGTTACCGACCACCACCTCATGGCTGGTCGGTGTGTAGGTTGCCAGCGTCACGCGCAGCGTGCCGTCGTCCTTCGCGACCAGATACTGGTTGGTGGCGTTCGTGAAACTGACCATGTAGTTGACCGTGGGCAGCGTGCAGTACAGTCCGTTGATCGCGACCTCACCGGCTTGGAGCGTCAGGTTGACGCCGCCCGTCATCGTGCCGGTGTAGGAGGTCATAATCCAGTGCGCGCCGATCGCCGCGGCGAAGATCCTGCCGAACTGCGTGCGCTGCAGTTGCTCGGCAGCCACCGCGCGGTCGCTCTCGTCCCGGCGGGTGTCCTCCAGGTAGGCGAGGATGCCACGAATCTCCTCGTTACGCAGGTTGAAGAGCGCTGCGGTAACGAAGTTGCCCGCCACGTACGCGCTGAGCAGCGAGTCGTCCGGCACACCGTAGGACTTGTTCATCAGCAGGGTGATGGGTCCCTGCTGGGCACTGCTGTAGGCGGTGATGTTGTAGCTCACGACTTACTCCTACGACACGCTGTCCGTGACGCCCGACCACAGCCCATTCACGTCGTACGTGTGGTCCTGTGTGAAGGTCTTGCCGTCCGCCTCTTCGACCACCGAGGCCAGCGATCCGTTTGGGTTGTAGCTGAAGGTCACGGTCTTCACGACCGTAGCGCCATCCGTGTACTGGATCCCTGCAATCGTGCCATCGGCGTTGGTGGTGACCACCTTGGTCAGCGTGTCCTGCTGGAGGTCGACGCCGTGGGTGATGGTCACCGTGGTGTTGCTGCCCGGCCCCGCCGTGCCACTACCGGCCGAGAGCAACGTCGACATGAACGAGGCGGCCAGCGTGCTGCCGCTGGGCGGCTTGGTGCTGCCCAGGAACTGGATCTGACGACCCCGCACCACGAAGTCCTCGTACTGTGTGTAGAAGACCACCGACCCGTTCGAAAGCGTCGCGCGCAGCACGATCGTGTCGGTCACGGGCGTCACGGCCAGCGTGAAGGTCTGGACCACACCATCCGGCACCGGGGTCGGCACCTCGCTGGCGAAGTAGATACCCACCACCGGGTAACCCCAGCTGACGGCCACGTCGTAGGGCTGCGCGGGGTTGTAGTGCAAGAGCACCGTGTGCGCGTCGAGATCCAGGGTGTAGTCATCCGCGCTCAGCAAGAAGCCGTAGTCGAGGATCTGCACCGAGCGTCCATGGTCCACGGGCAGGTTGAACAGACGCGGATTCCCGATGGCGTCAGGCTGCGTGATGCCGACGATCGGGCGCATACCCGGACCACCGGAACCCCAGCATGCGCTGATGTCGTAGGTCGTCGCCGGTGTGTAGGTCAGCTGCACGACACCGGAGACGATCTTGAACTCGTCCCGGCGCAAGAGACGCCCGTGGTCCAGCACCTGCACGTTGACACCTGCCTCGGGCGGCAGCTGCCACATAGTAGGATCGCCACCCACCTCCGTGAGCGCGACCGGCACGGTCAGACCGCCGCGGCTGGCCGACCAAACCGCCGAAAGGTTGTACGGCGAAGCAGGATCGTAGGTCAGCAGGACTTCGTTGGTGGCGGTGTCGATCGAGAACTCGGTGACCTTGAGCATGCGCCCGTGGTCGAGCACGTTGAGGGTGCCCACCGCACCATCCGGGATCACCCAACGACGAATGGACGACCCCTGCTCCATGAGCACGGGCGAACCCACACCCGAATCGACGTCGCTCGCGCGCAGCGTCTGGGCCACGTTCAGCACGTAGGCAAGGGCGTCGTTGATCTTGCTGATGCCATCGCCGAAGAAGTCGGCGGCTTGCACCTGAGGGATCGTCACGGGTTAGCCTCCCGAGGTTTCGCGCAGCACTTCCAACACGTCGTCTGGCACGAGCTGGCCCGCGTTCATGGCTTCGGCAGCCTTCAGCATCGCACCGGAGACACGCTGAATCTGTTCGAGTGCGCGCTCTTCAGGACCCGGATGGAACAACCACATCCCGGAGTTGGGACACACCACGTAGGGTGGCAAGCTTTGCGTGGGCGTGTTCATGGCGGCTCCTTAGTTCGAGACCACGGCCGAGATGTTGCGCAGCTGCGTGTAGAACTGCGGCGTGTCGGTCCGCACGTCGAGCTTCACGCGGAAGAGGTAGCTGCCACCCACCGCCGCGGGCGACAGGCCGGTCGCCGTAAAGGCAAGCGTGACGTAGGTGTCATCTACCGGTGTCGATCCCGCCTGCTGGGTCATGGTCACGTAGTTGAAGCTCAGCGCGGCAGCGGCCAGCGTCGAACCGCCTGCGGGCACCGCCGTCACCGAGGCATCGCCCGTCACGAAGGCCGAGCGGTTGTTGCGGTACGCGGTCAGGATACGGTTCGATCCAGAGATCTTCACCGCCAGGGTGTACTGCGAGAACTGCGCCGTGAAGTATGCCAAGGCGCGCGTGGCGAAGTCGGCCAGCGTGCCCGTGCCACCCGTGTAGGTGTAGGTGCGCGAGATGCCGTCCAGCACCAACGTCAACTGGTCCCCCGTAACCGGCACACCCGAGAGGGTGGTCGAGCAGAGACCCAACGGATCGTCGACCATGGAAAGCTTGGCGGTCACCGCGGTGATGCCCGACAGGATCGAGAGGTCCAGAGTCACGCGTGCCTGGTTGTACTGTGGCACATTCGTCGCCAGGCGCGTGGGGTACACGGCCAGCGCGGCGGGCTCGAAGGCCAACAGCTTCGCGTTGGTGGTTGCCACCGCTGCCGAGACCGCCGTCGTGCCCCGCAGGGTCGCCTGCAACACCAGCGAGGTCACGCGATGAGGCAGTGCTTGGGGATCCAGGGTGCCGTCTGCATCCACGGGCAGGGCGGTCGCCGTCGCGTTGCCGTCCATCTTGTAGCTCCATGCCAACGCGGCACCGCGCGGCACGAGCTGCTGCGCGCGTGCGATGATGAGGTCGAGACCGGGCAACACGGCGGCGCTGACCGGCTGGAAGACCAGCTGGTTGTCGGAGGCGCTGAACAAGCACTCCAGCAACTGGAAGGTCAGGCAGTTCTGGGTCTGGATGACCCAGCCGCCGCCATCGGTGCTGGAGTAGATCGCACCGGTGATGGGGGCCGAGACCATCAAGGTGTTGTTCTGGTCGGCGTGGCCGACCACGGCCTTCTTGATGCCCCAGTTCTCGTCGGCTGCCTCGATCACCACCGCGAAGGCGGTGTTGGCAGGGCAGAAGACCACGTCGTTGAACTCGATGCGCGTCTCGGCCACGGTGGAGAAGGTAGTGGAGCCCACCAGCAACCGCTTGCGTGCCAGAATCTCGTCACCCGGCTCGCCGTTGTTCAGCGTGTTGCGGATCTGCACCTCGACCCAGCCGCCACCCACCCGGCCGAAGAACAGGTTCAAGCCGCGGATGAAGACATCCCGCGTGTAGCTGAACGTCTGTGCCACCTGCACGAAGCGGTTCGCCGCCAGCGCATCGTGAGCGATCGGCAAGGTCGCCGTCGCGGCGGGCGTTGCCCCGTAGACCGTCGACGCCACGATCTGGTTGCTGGCGTTGATCAGGGAGATCGTGCGGGTGCTGTCGCCGGTCGCCGTTCCTGCCACCAAGGGAACGGCAGCGTTGGTGAAGGTGCCAGAGGTCACCGTGATGGTTACCGCTGCCCCCAACCCGTCCAATACCGGCTGACCGTCCACCGTGACGGTGTAGATGCCGTTCGGGAGGTTGCGTCCCTCCATGGTCAGCGTCATTGCGGGCAGGTAGAGCTGACGCGCGGCAAGCCAGGGCGGCTGCTGCTTGCGCGTACGCCAGAAGCCACCTTCCAACGCGGTTGGTACGGTCTCGACGCTGCGGCTCTGCGTGTTCAGGAAGTTGAAGGCCGAGGCGCCTTGCGGGGCACCCGTGTAGTCACCGGTTACGACGGCCACCGTTGGGCGGGCCGCATTCGAGGCACCGCGCGGCACTTCCAGGTCGGGCGTGTTGTCAGGGCCGTGCGTCGCCCGCACGTTCACGATCTGGGTCGAACCCACCAAGCTGTGTCCCAGCACCGCGGCCTTGCTACCCACGAAGCAGGTCGTTTGGGTGGTGTCCACCGCCAGCGACAACGTCTCCATGGTGAGGGTCGGCGAGAGCACACCCTTGTCGGGATCGATCTGGACGTTGCTCCAGGCAGTCGGTGCGCTGTTGATGTCCAGTGTGTCGGAGTTCACCAGCGCGTCCGTCAGCAGCCCGCGCAGAGCCAGGCCCGCGGCAGTCGACTTGTTGTACGATGCCAGCTTCAAGTCCTGGATCGCCGCGTTGTAGTTGATCTGGTCGATGGCGATCTTCAGCTGACGGGTCTCCTGCTGGGTGAGCGCCCGTACGGGGTACTCGTCCACACGCACGCTGGACGCATCGCTGTTGGCGGGGATGACCAGGTTCGCGATCGGCAAGACACCACGCGGCACGGTGGGTGCGTAGGCGGGCTTGTTCGACTGACCGGACTGCACCACGATCTGGTTGTCCTCGTCGATGTAGACGAGGTCCACACGGTCCAGCAGCCAACGGTAGGCCAGCGTGATGGGGAAGTAGTCGTTGGAGAGCGGCACACCCACGAAGCCGCGGTCGGTGTAGACCACATCGCCGCTCGTGTACGCCGCCGCCAGTGGATGGTCGATGCGCACGCGGTTGAGGGTCATCACCTCGGCGATCGTGCGGGTCTCGTCCGAGACGTCGGGCAGCGCCCCCGCCTGGAGCGCGAGGGTCATGCCCACGACCAGTCCGTCGTTCTTGTCGAGCGTGACCACGGTCGTACCCACGGTCACCGTGACGGTGTCACTCTGCGGGGTGCTGGGCGCGCTGCTGCCCAAGGTCAGGGTCAGCGTGCCGCCCGCGCTGTCCGTCACGTTCACGGTGGCGCCGTTCACCCACGCGACGTTGTCGACGGGCGTGCCGGTACCGTAGGTGAACTTGTAACCGCTGGTGGTACCCGCCGCCACGGTCAGGGTGTACGTGCCGCTGGTCACAAGCGTCGAGCCAATGGCCGCGATCGTCGTGTGCGTGTTGTTGGTGCCCTTGGTCGCCGTGTTGGGAACGGTGTTCGCTGCCAGTTCGGTGCTGGCGATGCCGGGGTAGACGTACTGTGCGCGGTCCACACCGGTGTCCATCGCCGTGCCGTTGTTCAGGGCATCGGGGTAGTCTCCCGTCAGCTGCAGCGAGAGCTTGTCGGACGCGACCGTGTAGTCGGTGGTACCCGACAACGTCGCGTTGAAGATCCACACCGCGCGGATGTGGTGCGACGGCAGGCCGCTCGTGAAACGGAAGCCCTGCGTGGTCGGCGTGAAGTCCAAGGCAGCGTTGGTCACGTCATCGTAGACCGCCACGACCTTGAAGAGCGGCCCGAACGGGAAGCTCTTCTCGATGAAGATCTCGGTGGGATCGAGAGGGTTCTGGGTGAACGGGTACTGGTGGAAGTCGCCCGCGCGCTGAATCGCCACCAACAGGTTGAAGGTGTCCACCTGCTTGACCGGCAGCTCGACCGGCGTGATGGTGGCGACCATGGTGCCGTCGGCCGCGGCCACGGAGTGCAGCAACTCGCCCGTCACGGTCTCCGTGTCGAACTTCGCCTTGGTGATCAGCAGCGGCGTGCTGGTCTTGTAGCCCACCCGGCGTCCGTTGACATAGGCGGTGCCCCGATCGACCACCACGCGCAGCTGGTTGGCGTTGGCATCTTCCACGCGCACGGTCATGCCGTTGCCCGTGATGCAGTCGCCCGCCAGGTCCGCCGTGTACAAGACCAGGTTGCGATCGACCTCGTTCAGCACGTCGTTGGACGAGATGCGCAGCTGGCCGTCGGACAACTCGTACAGGTCCAGCGCATCGGCCAGGTCGGCCGCGTTGGCGTCGGTCTTCACCGCGCACGTCACGAGGAACGTGCGGCGGTAAGCACCTGGACCGCCTGCCGTGTCGTCGCCCACCACGATATTGTACAGCACCGGGTCTTCGACCTCGGTGACCGTGTCGGGCGTCACGCGCACTACGATCGTCTCACGGCCCGTGCCTTGGAGCGTGAGCGTTGTCTGGGGCACCGTGTGGAACAAGCCGTTGACGTAGACCTGGCCGGGGACGGCGGGGTCCTGCCACTCGATGTGCGCCAACTTGGGGTTCGACGACAGGTCGAGACGCAGCTGCAGCCCACGGGTCTGGCCGTCGCGCAGCACGAAGTCGCCGATGTCCTTGATGGCATCGAGCAGGATCTCCTGCATCTCGTTCAGTTCGGGCACCTGGGGTGCGGTGCCGGGTGTGAAGACGATCTGCTTCCAACCCTTCGTGCGACCGCTGACGGTCTCGTCGCGACCGCCCACCGGGATGTCCTGGGCGTCCACGCCCGTTTGCGAGTAACGGCTGTAATACGGCTTGTCCACGAATGAACTCCTAGAAGGTCAGGATCAACACGAGCGCGTCGCGGCCATTCAGACGGCGAGGGATCGGCTGGTCGTTGTAGTACCACTCCAGGAGCCCGTCGGTGAGCCACTCGGCCGGAACGGTCTTCTGACCCGGCTGCGCCTGACCGGGGAAGGTGACGTGCGAGAGCACACCCACCTGACGGTACTGGAAGCGGGTGGCGGCCGACAGGTTCGTCACGTAGCGACCGGCGTACACGGCGTCTGGCAACGGATCGGCCAAGTGGATCGTCTTTGCGCCCGTGTCAACCGCGTCCACCGTGGTGTTCAGTCCGTCGACGCCGTCCACGATCACGTTGTCACCCACCTGGTAACCCGCCGCGGACTTCAGTGTCAGCGTCTGGCTGCCCGCATCCGCGGTGACCGTCAGGAACGAGTCGTTTGCCTTGATCGGCACGCCGTTGTAGTCGAAGCTGCCCTTGACCATCACCCAGCGGCAACCCTGTGCCATGGCCTGCTGGGTGGTGACCGTGCGCCACTTCTGGCCGTAAGCTTCGATGGTGCCCGCGTTGTCCGGCACCACGAGCGAGAGGTCCACCTTCACGGCGGCCACGGGCTCGGCGAGCGCCGTCGTCGCGGGGTTGGGGATCGGCGGCACGGTATCGCTTACCGTCTGGTTCGGCGGCGAAGTCAGTGGATCGGTGCCCGACCAGGAGGTGGGCTTGCCCAGCACCGCCCACACGTCCGTGCGAGCGGCAAAGTCGAGGGCGCGGGCGACGTGACCACCCAAAGCGGTGGTGCCAGCAAAGCGAGGGTTAATGGGCAGCGGCATGGGCTCTCCTAGGCTAGCAGGACACCGGGTTCGTCCAGCTCGGTGCCGTCATCCAGCGAGACCTCGTAAGTGATGATCGGTCCTGCCTGGAGGTCCGTCACGGCATTCAGGTCTGCCAAAGGATCGGTGAGCACGGGCACGAAGGTCGGCACACCAGTTTGCGCCGAGGTCAGCATATCGACGGAAAGTGTGTAACTACTGTGCAAGTCCTGGAAGCGCAGTCCCATGCCCCACGACAACAGCACACCCGCGGGCACACCCGCGATCGACAGGGTCGGCTCGAAGTTGAAGTCTGCCACCTCGAAGTCGAAGCCGGTCCCGGCCGACTCGATCGTGGTTTCCACCGCATCGGACACCAGGTAGTCGTTGTCGCTGGTGCCGTTCATCGAGAGGTTGGTCGAGATGATGCGGGCGAACCACGGCAACACACCGCCACCCTTGACCCGTTCCAGGATCTCATCGATGTCGTCGGGAACCGTGTCGTTGGTCTGGATCTCGAAGGTCGCACCGCGGTGGTAGCGCGCATCCGTCAGGTAACGCCCATACCACGGTTCGCCCCAGATGATGACGTCGTTGCCAGGCTCGTAGAGCTGGGCGTCTACCTGACCGTTGGTCAGCAAGGGCACCAGATCGGCCAACGCCCGAGGCGTCACACGGGCGGCGCGCAGCTCGCGCTCCAAGCGCAGCGCATAGGTCACGTTGCTCTCGCCGCTCTTGCGGGGCAGCTCCAGGATCGCGCCGAACGCGTCGAGTTGGGCCGTGTCTTCTTGGGGGATCAGCACCTCGTAGCGCTGGGTCTCGATCGCCATGCGCAGGTCGGCCGCCACCTTCGACCAGGCACGAATCTCCTTGCCCAGCTCGCGGTCGCCGTCCAGCGAACGACGCTCGAACCAGCGGTAGCCGGTCGGAATCCACGACGCAAAGGTGCGGACGGTCAGCCGCCGCAACAGCTCGCGCGAGGGCTTGATGTTGGCGCGGTTAAACGTGGCCATGGACCGTCACCGTTCGCGGACGGAAGGTCTGCTGGGGCAGGATGGGGACCTCGTCACCCACCGCGCCCACGACCGCCGCCGTCGCGCCCACCACGTTCTCCACCTGGAAGGCCATTGCCGCCACATGCGAGACGCACAGCTCCTGACCCTGGCCCCACTGGCTCAACTGCTCCGTCACGTACGCCTGCACGGCACTCTCGACGGAGGCCACCGACACGTTGGCCGTGCGATCGACCGTCACGTTGACCGTCACATCGCCCAGCAACTTCTCCATGGCCTTCGCACGCAGGACGACACCACCGCAGCGCCAGTCGAAGCCGATACTCAAGACTTCTGCCTTCTGATCGTTGGTCAGTGTGACGTTGGAGGATCCGTCATCGATGAACGCGGTCATGTAACCGACCATTGGCAGGTACTCGACCAGGGCGAAGCTGCGAATCCACGAGATGCCCGCCAAAGCCGTGTAAACGGCCTTGTAGGTCCCGCGTGTCAGGGAGAGCAAGTAGCTGCCAAAGCGCAGACGGAAGGCGTCGTCCTTCTCGCGATCGGCGCCCTGGCTAAGGCTCGTGACGGGGTTGTTGCGTGCGTCGAGTCCGTTGCCCACGTAGAGGGTGTACGCGGCGGCGACCGTGCTGCGCAACGGAGTAAGCACGGTGCCCGCGGGTAGGTTGTACTTCGCGCCGGTCGCGGTGCACTGGATGGGGAAGACCGCGTAGGGGCTGCCCAGGGTGACCGTGCCGGTCGACGAGAAGGTTGCGTCGCCCAGCGACAGCAGCTCGCCGGGGTTCACCGCGATGGAGGGTGCCGAATTGGACTTGGGGATCGCGATGGCGAAGCCCACCGCCTGCGCTCCCTGCTTGCGGTAGAGTCCGAAGATGTTCGCCAACAGGTCCAGCGCAACGTCTCGCGCGGTGGCGGGGTTCGAATCCCGCTGCACCTCTACCAGAGCGCGCCAGCAGTCCGAGACCACGCGAGCGAAGCCACGCGACTGGACCTTGATCTTCGATCCCTGGTTCCAGTCGTCAATGCTGGCCGACTCCGCCGTTGGATCGGTCGGGTCGACCAGCTCCGAGGCGATGTCGTCCATCACGTCTTCGATGCTCTTGGCAATGATGGCCATGTCGAACTCCTACGCGGCGGGGGCGAGACCAGCGGTCAGGGCATTGTTCGACCGCTTGAGGATCAGGTTGAGCGGCTGGGGCACGTTCAGGATCGTGAACTTGATCTCGAAGTGAATGCCTTGCTGTTCGAGGTTGGTGATGGTGTAATCCACCGTCTGGAGTTGGATGCGGGGCTGGTTCGCAGCCACGCTGTGAATGTGGTCCACCATGTTGTTGATCCACGCAGGCGTCATGGGTTCCGACAGTTGGGCGTAAGCGTTGTTGCCGTAGTCCTCGTCGATGACCTTCAGCCCGTCGATGTCGTAGATGTAGCGTCCCAGGTAGCCCAGTGGGGTGACCAACTCGCGGATGAACGCGTTGACCACGTTCTCGATGCCGCTGATGGTTCCCCAGTCGGACCCCGAAGCCGCCACATCACCTTGCGCGGTGGTGGCGAGGTCGGTCCCCAGGAAACTGGGATCGAAAGGCTGACTGAACGCGCTCACGGGTACGATCTCCCAAGCCTAGCCTCCGGCATCGGGGAGGCTCTTTTCTGGGCGCTAGTCGCCCTGCAGCTTTCTCAGTACGTCCTTGGGTTGACTGTACGGTGCCGCGCACGGTACGGGGTTGCGCTGACCACGCGTCGGAAGCACCGCAGGCGCCTTGTCCTTGGTGGTGTCCAGCGCCGGGGGATCGACGTGCTTGTTGGTCACCGTCCGGGGCGAAGGCTTCGATGTAGGGTTCAGGTCAATCCGGCCGGAGGGGTCCATCACGATGCACGCGGCACCCAGTTGGATGACCAACTTGTTGCCCGTCACGTCGATCTGCGCCTTGCCTCCATCCACGTCCAGCGTGATCGAGGTCTTGTCGCCGACCTGCGTTCCCTCCTGACCGAAGTAGTACGCCTTCTTGGCCGTCTGGATCAGCTCGTTCTTGACGATCAGCTGCCACGCGCCCGTCATGAAGCCCGTTGCCTTCTCGATCAGGTGGTAGAGCCACTGACCTCGCACGTCGTGCGCATCGGCCTCGGACAGCTTGTGCTGCGCCTGGTGTACCAACATACGCGCGGTCTGGCGAACCACCGGTGCTTCGTGTGCGATGGACGACCCCGCCTGCTGCAGCGAGAACTTGGACTGGTGAACGTGCCCTTCCGACTGCTGATCCAGCTTCACGCCCGTGGTCTTCGCCAAGGTCGTCGAGGCAAGCGCATTGGCGGTCTCCTTGACGATGCGCTCGACGTGTGCCGCACGCGCGGTTGGCAGATCGGTGATCTCCGCGTCTACCAGCATCTTGGCAGCGCCCGCCACCGACGGCACCGACTTGGTCAACACGCTCTTGATGGTGTCGTGCTGATGCTCCAGCGCACCCGACAGGTACGCCTGGGTGTCGGTGTTCTCCTTCAGGTGGTTGATGTCGTTGGCCTCCTCGGCCGACTCCACCGTCGTGCCGCCGCGTGCCTGGGCCAACATCTCCGTGGCCGCGGCCATCGTCTTCTGCTGGTGGTCGAGGAGATCCTGGGTGGCAGTGACTGCCGCGGGCATACCCGCGTGGACCATGTCCATCGCCGAGCCACTGTCCACGTTCGCCAGGGACTGCATGTAGGTGGTGTAGGCACCACCCGCCGTGACTTCCTTGGCGTGCTCCGTGCCCACCTTGGCCATCTTGGAGATGCGGTTGACGGTCTCCTTCTCGTTGCCCTCGTTCTTCTCGATGAGCAACAGCGAGCGTGTCATGATGGCCTGATTCGAGGCAGCATACGCGACCTCGGGACCGATGTGACCGCCGAAGTTGTTCAGGATGTCCGGGGCCGCGGCCACCAGCGCTCGCAGATCCGTCGAGCCGAAGGGCTGTAGAGGATCGAGCACGGTGTGCGTCAGCGTCTTCTCTTCGGCCGTGAGCACATCGCTGGTGTCAACGTGGACGATGTCGACACCCAGGTTGTTCCAGACACCGATCCAGTTGACGATCGTGTCGTGCTGGTCGTTGGTCAAGCGGTTGTTCGTAAAGTTGCTCGCCAGCTGGTCGGGCGCGCCAAGCACGGTCGGCCGGGCCAGGTAGCTCTCGTGCAGGTCGCGCACGAACGACACGAACGCCCCGCCGAACGCCGTCGAGTGGGACACCATCCGCGGAATGGTGCCCGGCTTCAGCGCGATGATGGCCTGGTAGACCTGCTGGAATGCCAACAGGACTTCCAGCAGCTGTGCGTAGCGCGGATCACCCGCCTGGTAGTACGAAGGCAGCGACGATACCATGCTGTCGTAGCGCGGATCGGGGTCGGTCACGAACTTCGCGATCTCACCAGCATAGGGCGAACCCAGTCGCTGGGCAATCGCGACCGGCGCATGGCCCACCAGGCTCTTGCCTGCAGCGGGCTCGCCGTCGTCCGCGTACGCCGCGTGCATCAGGTTGCCTGGCATTGCGCCCGTAGGGCAACGGCTGACCTGGGACAGGCTCTGACGCACCTGATCGGGGCGGTGGATCGGTGGCACTGGATCGTGCTTCAGTCCGCAGTCGAAGCGCCAGCCGTGCAGCAGCTGGTGCAGGCCATCGGCCAGGTTGAGCGGTGCAAGCATCGCCATGCGCAGCATGCCGTCGAGCTGCATACCGAGGGCAGGCAGTCCCAGCCCTTGAGCAGCGAGCTGGGCGGCACGCGACAGGCTGTCGGCACCGCCGCCGAACAGACACTGACCGCCGACCGCGTTGAAGAGGTCGTTGCCCAGCTTCAGCGCGTTGTCCAGGAAGCTCAGCGGGTTGCCACCCGGCTGGTTCGGCCAGTCGCTGCGCATGCCGGAACTGCTGAACGAGCCGTACTTGCCATGCTTCTTGTTGGGGTCGCGGATGCCCAGCGGGATCTGGCGGATGGGCACCATCGCTGCCGCCTGGTTAGTGGCATCGGCCAGACCGGAACTTGCGAAGCCCGTCAACCAGTCCACGCCGTCACCCAGTCCATTCAGCAGACTGGCCATGCCGTCGCCCAGCGCCTTGGCGCCCAAGTCGGCGATGGCTGCCGCCTTGTTGCCCAGCGCGTTGATGAAGTCCAGGACATGCTGTGGCGTGCTCGCGATCGAGATCAGCAGGCTGGAGAACTCGCCCAACACCTCGGCCCCCACAGTAGGCGCGACCTTGGCGATCTCCTTCGAGATGTGCTGCGGCTGCGTGGGCGTCGAGACGATGGTGTCCTCGTCCGAGTCCTTCGTGCTCACTCGCGGATCGTTGTGGTCGTAGTTGACCCCTGGCGTGGTGAACGGCAGCTGGAAGTCGGCCAGGAAGCCGCCCCCGAACACAGGCGCGCTCGTGCCGGGACAGCAGATCTCCGGGAAGGTGATCTGGGGCAGGTGCAGCTCAGGTAGCTGGAACGAGAACGACGGCAGCGTCAGCTGGGGGAACGCGAAGCAAGGATGGTCCGACTCCGGGATGTCGATGTTGTGCTCCGCCACCACCGGACCCGGCGCGATCTGGATGTCGGCGTTCGTCACGTCGTCGGGGTTGCCGCCAGGCGGGAACCCGTCGGTGTTGATGATGTCGTCTCCGATACCCATTACATGCCCTCCGGCAAGCTGCCCGCGGCAAGCGCTCCGGCGCCCTGCCCGATGGCAACCGTGTCCGCCTGCGCCATCACCTGGCGCGCGTGCGTCAATGCGGTCGAGGTGGTGGCCTTCTCTGCCTGTCCGATCTGCTTCGAGATCGCGGCGAAGCCTTGGGCCAGTCCGCCCATGTTGGTGGGGTCGAGCTTCGCCGCCATGTCCGCTGCCTGGGCCAGCGAGTTGGCCGCGAACATGCCGTGCATCTCGGGCTCGGTCTGGGAAAGACCCTTGTGCCGGGTGTCCGTGGCACCCTGCGCGTGATGGGTCTCTTTGCCCACGATGAGCTGGCTGTGACCACCCTGGTCGTCCAGCATCTGGATCGAACCGGGGGTGTAGTCATAACCAGAGCCCAAGCGCCCCTGCACGGCGTAGAAGTTCTTCTGATCCTTGAGCGAGGGATGCGAGGGAGCGGGGTAGTCGCCCTCCGAGTACATGACGCCCGTGACCTCGGCCTGGCCGACACCACCGTGCTTGCCGTGCTTCATCTCGACCTTGACTTCGGCCCCGTCGTGCGGCAGGGCGTGGATCCCCGTACCCGCTCCGGCCGACCACGGCACCGACACCCGCACGTTGTGCAGGGTGATGTTCATGAGGGGCAAGTAGACGTCGACGCGGTGCGGATCGCTCTTCTGCGATCCCTCCACCACACGGCCGGTCATTGGACCCTTGGCGGGGTCCGCCCACTGGTCGTTGTAATGGCCGAAGGTGTCGTCCCAGGTAGGGCGGTTGAAGCCGAAGTCCATACTAACCTCCCGACGCCGACGTGTCCTGGGTGTTGCCCAGGCTGTCGAGCGTGATGGGCTTGCCATTGTTGGTCTGGTGCACGATGTAAGGCGCCCAGTCCTGACCGGGTGGCTTCTCGGCCGTACTCATGGCCTTCTTGACCGCGTTGATGGTCTTGATCTTGTTCTCGTCGGCTTCCGCAAAGGCAATGGCCGTCTTGAAGCCCTTGGCAGGACCCTGAGCCACCAGCTGGTGCGTGACGGCTTCGGCGCGGAAGGTCTCGCCCTCGAAGAAGCCGAAGTTGAAGATGCGAACGGCCGTGCCCGCGCGCACCCCCTCGTCGCCGGGGATGATCGCCGTACCCGCCCGCACGTCCTTGCCCCAGATGCGGAACATGGCGTCCACGAGTCCTTGGGCATTCGCGATGTCGGTCGAGGTGATCGTGTCGTCGAAGATGTAGCGCGTGCGGCGCGTGAAGTGGCGCAGACCGGGGAACGCATCGGGGATGTTGGCCGCGAAGAAGCGGTCATCGGGCAGACGGCCCGAGACATTCACCACACCGGCGCTGGGCAACGCGGGATCGCCCGCGCTCTTGTTCTGCGCCTGCGGGTTGACCACGATCAGTTCGGAGATGGTGCCGATCGTGCTCCAGTCGGTCTCAGCCGAGATGACGTTGGGCGGATAAGTCACCCCGTTGATCGTTGCGGGCACGAGGAACGACAACACGTAGGGGTTGTCGAAGTTGTCCGTGAAGCGGGTCTTCCAGGAGATCTGACCGCCGCCGTTCTGCTCGTCACCGATCTCCGCGAACAGCTCGCGCGGCTGTGCCTCCAGGCTGGCGATGTGCTTGATCACCTCCAACGGGAAGCGGTTCATGATGTTGAAGCCCATGATGCCGCCGTCCACGTCCTGGGGCGGGGTCACCGGGCGCGTCGACTTCTCGATGGCCGGGGCGGTCAGCGCCCGCGTGTCGTTGGACGCGGTCTTGTACTCCGTGTCACCCGGCTGGAAGTGCTCGACCAGGGGCGCGGGCAGGCAACCACCGTTGGAACCGGCATAGATGAGCCAGCCGATGATCTTGTGCTTGTCCAGGACACCGGAGTTGAAGTCCTTGGCGGCAATGCCCATCGCATCGGCAACCTCGTTGAGGGTCAGGGGCTGTTCTTGCGAGCGCACGGCGCCTGCCCCGGCGCTCTGGTAGATCTGCCAGTTCTGTCCGAAGATCTGACCACTGAACTTGTTGTCGATCAGGAACCGCATGGAGTCACGGCACGAGATCGTGACCTTGACGCCCTTCGAGGTGCACTTGGCGTTGATGGTGTCGACGTAGCCGAAGAAGACGCGGTTGCGGCGTGTGACCAGCTTGTCGCTGAACAACGCGCTCGCGTAGCCCATGTCGATGATGATGGGATCTTCCGGTGCGATGTCCAGTTCCTTGGCGAGATCGAGCTTGCGATCGTTGGTCGACAGGATGCGGCGCGTCAGGGTGAACTGCGCGCTGGACGACGCCCACAGGCGGGTCTGAGAAACCTTGGCCGAGAAGAGCTTCCACGGGGTACCACGACCGAAAACGGGGTCGGGGCTTGTCGCCCGCCCCGTTCGGTCCGCCCGGTAGACAGCTCCCCACGGAAACGTGTGGTGCTGGCTCATTGGTTAGCTGAAGTTCGTGAGGTTCGGTTGGGTGCCGGGAATCGTGTTCGCCACACCGTCCTGGAACGACTTGAAGAAGTTGCCCTGACCACCGATGTTCTTGGCCGGGGTGTCGTTCGACAACGTCGGCGTCTTGAGACCGTCGATGATCGAGTAGTCCGACGTGATGGCCGTGAAGCCCTCGGCGACGCCCTGCCACTGCACGGCGACAACGTGACGACCCGACGTGGCCGCCAAGTGCCAGGAGTCGATCTTGCAGGTCTCCAGAACGAAGCGACCCGTGACGTCGCGGTTCCAGGTACCGTCGATGTCGATCGAGCTGATCGCGCCTTCCAGCACGTCCGCGTCGACCGGGTTCATCGAGAAGGTGATCTCGAAGCGCGGCGAGCGGCCGAAGCGCTTGCGGCGGGTGATCTGGTTGAAGCCGAAGGTCTGCTGGAAGACGTTGACGTCGAGCAGGCCCTTCTCCAGAACGTAGGCGATCTGGAACTCACCGTCCAGGTAGCGCGGGTAGCGCTGGCCCATCTCCAGGTAGATCTCGGTGGCGTTGCGGACGGTCATCACGATCGACGTGAACTGACCGAGCAGCACCTTGCCACCCGAGGACTGGTCGGCCACCCAGCAGCCGACGTCAAAGCCCTGAAGGGGGTCGGCGCCGCCCTGGTTGAGCATGTTGGACTTGATGCTACCGGCCATCTTGGTGACTCCTCTTCTTCAGGGACCGCTCCTCATGGTAAGGATGTGGTCATGTGTGATCTGGGCGCTTTAAGTGCTCTTGGAGGGTGGGGTGGGTGGACCTTCCACAAAGGTCTTGAAGTAGTACCCTTCGGTGTCCTGCTGATACGCCACGTTCGCGTTCGCACCCGCGTTCGGGTCACCCGTCGCGCGCGAGTGGGGGCTTTCCGTTGGGCTGGGTCCCGGTAGCGCGTAGGATCGCTGGCCCTGACCCGCAGGACGCACCTCGCCCGTGTTGCCCGACCCAACTGGATCGGGGTGGGGCCGCACCTCGCCCGTGTTGCCGGAGAGGCTGCCCAGGCTGACACGCAGGGTCGTGATCTGGTCGTCCAGGCTCGCCAGCAGAGGCACCGCCAGTGCGGGGTCGAGCGCCCCCAACCCCGAGGCAACGGCTGCACGCGTGACTTGCAGCGCCGCCAACATCTGAGCGGGGGATCCGCCCCATTGGTTGATGGCCGAGCTAACACCCTCGTGGCTGCGCACGGCACCCAACTGGCGGTCGATCGAGTCCAGCAATGCCTGCTTTCCAGGGAAGTCTGGTAGGCTCGCGAGCACCTGCTTCTCCGCGTTCAGGATCATCTCGGGGCTGATCCAGTCAGGGTAGAGTTGGTACGACGCGGGTGTTACGCGTGGCGATGTCGAGGCGTAGTCCGCGTAGTCCTGGAAGAAGAACGTCGGCAGCTCGATCGGGTCGGTCGGACGTCCCTGCACATCGTAGCCGCTGCGCTTGTTGAATGGCATGTTGTCGAGCGTCAGCGGCTCGGCCCAGATCTGCTGAGCCAACCCCTTCCACTGGGTGACCACGATCTCGCGCCCAGCGCGTGCGCCGAGTCCCCATTCATCGACCTTCGCCATCTCCAGTACCACGCGACCGCTGGGCGTACGCTCGATCTTCTGACCGAACGCCATGCAGGCTTCGTCTAGCGCGGCGAAGTCTACGGGATCGATGGCGAACGTGATCTTGAAACGTGGACTGCGTACGTAACGATTCAGCCAGTTGTAGGTCTTGAAGCCGAACGTCTCGCGGAACACGTTGACGTCTAGCAGCCCCTTGTCCATGGTGAAGCTGATCTGCTTCTCGCCGTCCAGGTAGATGGGCGTATCGTAACCCACCGGCTTGTAGGGCTCGGAGGCCACCTTGACCCAGATCTGGATCTGGGTGAACTGGCCCATGAGCACGTCCTTGTGCCCGCGCCCCATGTCCTGGACGAAAACGCCCACGTCGAATCCCTGGATGGGGTCCGGCCCACCCACGTTGATGACCTTCGAGTCGACGGACTGCTTCGAGCCCACCTTCGGGTCGATCTGCACGGGATGCTCCTACGAAGTGGGTCCGGGTCGGAACCCGGACCCTTCGTCCATTTGCCTAGACGTCCGTCGCCAGGCGGTGCATGCCGTAGTCGATCTCGTCCGCGGGGTACACGGGGTACCACTGGAAGTCGATGCGCACGCCCTTGCCCTGCGTCTTGGCCGAGATGATGGTGCCGCCCTTGATCTTGCCGACCGCCGCGAGACCATTGAGGTAGGTCTGGGCCATCGCCGCGATGTTCTGGAGCAGATCGCCGCCCTTCGGCTCGCTCTTCTCCGCCTGCGAGGCGAAGTAGAGGTCGGTCTTGATGCGGTTCGCCATCCGGCGGATGCAGACGTAGTACTCGGCCGCATCCGAGGACAGCGTACGACCGTTCAGGCGGTGGTAGCCGTTCGTCGCCGGGTCGAGGACCAAGGCTTCGAGACGACCGTCCGTGTACGCCTGGAAGTCGACGTCGTCGTTCTCCGTGTCGACCGCACCCACCGTCTTGAAGTACGGCGAGCTGCTACGGGCGGCAGGCGAGACGTGCTCCGGTGTGGCGCACAGCGCACCGACATAGAAGCCATCCGGCGACACGCCCAGCTCCGGCAGGCGGGGCTGACCCGTGTACGTCGCCCAGCCCGCCACCATCACGGCCGAACCGGTCGTGGTGTCGTAGCCCGTGGCTGCCGTGGCCGCGCTGGTGGCGTCAACACGGCGGGCCGCGTTCAGGATGGCAATGCGCAGGCCCTTCAGGATCGTCGCATTCTCCGCCTGGGCAAGCAGCGCGTGACGGATCGCATCCGACGTCTGGCCGGGCGCGAAGATGATGTTCGCGCGCTTGGTAGCCAGCAGGCGGATGGCCGCCAGGTAGTCATCTTCGGTGATGGTGGAGCCGTCGAGGCCACCCGACAGGAAGCCGGTGCCCGTGGGCAGGTTGATGTTGTTGAAGTCGGCGTTCGGCGACAGGACGCCACGGACCGTGATCGAGCTGCGCAGCGCCGCGATCTCACGCCCGTTGATCAGGTCACCCGGCGTGAACGCCAGCGTGATCGTCTCGCTCTTGTTGTCGGAGTTGGTCAGCTTCACGTCCACCGTACCGGCCTTGGTGCCGGGGATGAACGTGTACTTGATGAAGTTGCCGTCCGAACCCTCGCCGATGGCCGTCAGGGTCAGGTCGCCGCTGGTCACCGACGCCTTCGCCGCACCGTCCAGACCACCCGTCAGGTTGCCGCTGGTCGGGTTGATCGTGAGGTCGGAGGTCAGGTTGCCGGTTTCCGCCAAAGCGTACTGGATCGCGTTGCCCGCCGCACCCGGCGTCTTCGCCGTCAGGACGATCTTGTTCAGCACGGAGTCGTAGACCGCCACGACGGATGCCTGCGCATCCTGGTTGACAGTCGTAACGAACGCCGCGTCGATCGCCAGGGCGGTCTCGGCCGCGGTCAGCGCCACGGTGTAGTTCTTGACGACCACACCATCGATCACCGTCAGGGTCAGCGTCTCGTAGGAGCTGGCCGAACGGGTGATGACGGTGAGCTGGATCGCGTTGGCCGCGGCACCCGCGGTCTTGGCCGTCAGGGTGATGACGGCAGCCGAGTTGTTCGCGGTCACGTCGGGATCGCCGCTGCCCGCGTTGATGGCTGCCACCAGACCCGCCGCGACGTTCGTGGTGGTGTTGCCCGCCACGACGCGGTAGGTGTAGGTGCGGCTCGTGGAGCCGTTGGTCACGATCAGCACGACGCGGTCGTCGGCCGTGATGGTGCCGCCGATGGTGTCGGTCGCCGTTGCCGCGATGGCCGCCGCACCGGTTGCCAGGGTGGCCGCCGAGCGGGTTGCCGTGACAGTCGCGCTACCACCCGTGCCTTGGGCCACGGCGCCTGCCAACGTGATGGAGTTGCCACCCGCACCCGCGGTCTTGGCGGTCAGGGTCACGACGGCACCACTCACGGTTGCCGCCACGGTCGGATCGCCCGCACCGTTGTTGGACGCGTTGATGACGGCCATCGCCCCCGCCGCGATGCTGTTGACGGTGTCACCCGCCACGACCGTGTAGTCGTAGGCCACGCCACCGATGGTGATCGTCACGACGTTGCCCACCGTGACCGTGCCCGCGATGGTGACCGTGCCCGTGGCCGCGATGGCGTTCGCACCACCCGTCAGGGTGGGGTTGTTGAGCGTCTGGGTCTCGGTGGGCGAGACGTTGGCAACGGCACCGCCGATGGTGAACTGCGCGCTGGCCGAGCGGGCGGCGCCCAGGACACGCACGAAGCCGGTGTCGGTGGCGCCTTCGTCGCGGGCGCACTGCAGACCGACGGAGCCCTCGGAGAGGTCACGGCCGATCTTGTCGTCCAGCTGGGTGTCGCTGGAGACGAGGATCACGTCACCCAGCGCGCCGCGCTTCGACTTACCGACCGCCACGGCGCGGTTCAGCGCCTGCTGCTGGACCGGAAGGGGACCGTCGATGATCTCTTCGATCGAGACGTTGGGGAAAGAAACTGCCGACATCGAGTGTCTCCTTTACCTAGCAGGGGCTGTCGTCTTCACGCTTGAAGTAGAACGAGAGGTCGAGCAGACCCTTGGGGGCGGAGTCGATCAGCGCCATCAGGTCTGGGTCGAGGGTCGAGTACGGGTGACTTGTCGCTGGATCGGTCAGGTCACTCCGGTCGATCGTGGTACCATCCGCGCGAAGGAAGACGTTGCGCATCGTGTCGTAGAAGACGTCGATCGTGGCGTTCTGCGCATCGGTGATGTAACCGACCTGGAGGTTCCCGTCCGACATCTCCACCGGCAGGTAGCGCGGTTGGCGACGCCAACGGATCGGCACGTAGTAATCAGTGTGCCAGGTGATCGTGGCAGAATGTAGGATAAGATTGCTGCTCTTGTCCTGTGTGGCTGTCGGGTAGTCGATGTGGTGCACGAAGGAGTTTGCGAGCAGCCGCATCTTGTTGCCGTTCGGGAACGCGGGCAGGTGGTGCAGATCGTCGCGCAGAACTGCCGCAACCACCTCCGCGTACTGGCGGACCGCCCACTCGATGTAGTTGTGCTCGAAGAGCGTGTTCTGCTCTTCGGAGATCGTGTTGTCGCTCTCGCTCTGGTTGGAGTAGCCGAACATGTGCAGCTTGAGCTGGATGTTGGCGCGTGCCTTGATGTAGGCGGTCAGGTCGGACTTGTCGCCGCCCAGCGTGGTTTGCTTCTCGTCGAAGACGACACCCGCGTTCTCGGAGTTGACCGTGAGGCTGGTGGTCGCGTCGCCCTGCGCGTAGTGGTAGGGATAGACGGACAGTGTGATGCCGTTCGGGTTCTTCAGCTCGCGCCCGTCGTAGTTGCGGAACTTGTTGATGCGCAGCGGCTTGCCGTTCACATCGGTGATCGGTGGATCGACCAGCAACGGGTGCATGGCCAGACGGAAGATTGCCGTCTGCACGATCCGGTTGACCGTGACGGGAGGCCAGATCTGAACGCTGCCTTGTGCCATTTAGAAGATCCCTCGATTGAAGTAGTTGATGTCCTGGAATGCCTGGGACATCCGGTTGGAGAGCTTGGGCTGTGCCACACGCGCTCCCACAATGCCACCGGGCTCCTGCAACAGGGCCAGCTCGGCCTTACCCATAGGGAAGTGGTACACGATGTCCATCACGATGCTCTTGGGCTCGCCATCGAAGTCCGTCGCGAGCACCAGCGTGTTGGGCACGGCACCGAAGACGACTTCGGGCGGCGCGCTCAACAGATCGAAAACCAGCTTGTCCTCCGTGACGGAGAGTTGGTAAGGCACGATGCGGATCCCAGGAGCCGTGACGGTGTTGCCTGCCACTTGCATCTGGGTCGGCGAGCGCAGCGCGGGCAGCACCTTGAGCTGCTTCGAGATCAGGTTCATGTCGTCGGCCATCAGGCGCACGACGTCGTCGGCAGTGGATCCCCGCGGGATCTTAACCACGCGAGCAGGCACCCCGTACGAGCTGGCTGCTACGTTGCCGACCTGGTACTTCAGCACCCCGTCCTGACTGGTCTTGCCGGAAACCGACGTGACCTTGAAGTAGAACGAGTCGTAGAGTGCGTCGCTGATCGCTGCCGTGGGGTTGGTCGCGCCGGGCTTGAGCACGGCAGCGGTGCCTGCGTTGCCGGGGGTGATGTCGATCAAGACCGAGTAGGGACCCTTCTGCGAGAGCAGGGTGTAGTCGGGGTGGTCGAGCTGCAGGATGTTCTGCATCACGCCGTAGACGATGCCCTTGATGCCCAATGTGCCGCTTGCGTTCAGCAACTCCAGCGTGCAGAACAACGCGCTCACGATGAGGTCGTGCTGGCCCGCGTAGAACGACATCCACCCCATGTTGACCTGGAGCGATGGGATCACCGTCAAGGGGTTGCCGACCGAGTCCATGGTCTGCATGACCCGGCTGGTCGTGATCAATGGACCCTCGTTGGGGCCAATCACGAGGTTGAACTTGGTGCCCGCCGGTGCCGCCGCGAGGTAGGCACGAACCGCGCCCAGCAACTTGTTCATGATGACCGCAGGCGTGTCGCCCACGGCCACGGGCGCGCTGACCTTGTACTGGTTGACCCACAGGTTTGCCACACCGTCTTCTTGTGCACCGGGGTACGGCTTGACGGCGTTGTTGATGGGGTCGTAGGTCGTGGGGTTGACGTCGAGCGCCATGAAGATGCGAGGGCTCTTGTCTACCACGGCCGACGAAGCAGCCTTCGCCGCGGCGGCAGCCGCTGCCGTCAGTTCGGGCGAGCTGGTCAGCTGCTTGAGGTCGGCCATCGCCTCCTTCTGGAGGTCCGAGGCAATCTTCTGCTGCTCGGGCACCTGGCCCGCAAGCATGGTGGTCATCCACGACGCGGCCAACCGGGCGGCGATCATGTAGACCATGTCCTTGACGATGGAGTTGGTCATCACCTGGAAGACCAAGGTGTTCGCCGTCGCCTGAATCGTAGGATCGGCGAGGTCGCTCAGCTCCTCGTAGAAGACCATCTTGCCCACACCGGTGCTGGTCTGGGCACGCGCGCTGATCAGGTAGCCCCGGATGCGGGGGAACGCGCTCTGGTTCAGGTAGCTCAGGATCTTGCTGTTAGGAAAGGTGCCCGTGTCCGACAACACGACGTTGTAGTCACGGACCTGCTGGACGATGGGATCGTTCGGGTTGGTGATGAACGGCGTTGCCATGGGTCACCTATGAAAGAGGCGGGGAGACAGAGCCTCCCCGCCTTGACTTACAAAACCAGCGCTACTCCGCCTTGGGCTCCTCGGGCGCAGCCGCCGAACGGCGACGCGTCTTGGGGGCTTCCGGGGTGGCTTCGGCGGTCGCCTCGACCGGGGCTTCCGCTTCGGGAGCGTCAGACACCTGGGTGGGCTCTTCGACCGGGGCCTCCTCGGCGGTGGGAGCGGCCGGAGCCTCTTCCACCGGAGCGGGGCTCTCCGCGGGGGCGTCGACCTCGTCGGTGCCGAGGTCACGCTTGAGAGCGTAGATCGGGTAGACACCCGACTTCTGCTCCTTCAGCTCGGCCCACTGGCGGTCGGTGACGGTTTGCTCGTCACCGACGTAAGGACCTTCGCTGCCGCAGGGATGGATGCAGACGATGTGCTTCATGGTGGGGTCCTCGTTCCTTCTGGGCTTAGGGGTTGCCGTTGCCCAGGAGGACGGTGCTGCGGAGGCGGTTGTCCACCGAGGTGATGGCCGCGCCCGCGAGGTTGGCGCCCGACGCGGTCGCCGTGCCCGCCGCAGCGGTGTCGGCCGCGGTCAGTGTGTACGCCGTCGCGTCCTTCGAGGTCAGGGTCGCCACCGCGCCCACGACCGACACGCTCACCTTGGCCGCCGCCGTGGCGTTGGCTTCGATCGCGGTCTTCGCCAGCGCGGCCATCTGAGCCGCCGTGGTGCCGTTGACGGTCGAGGTCACCACAACGGCGGTGCCGCCGATGGTGATCGTGGCCGTCTCGGTGTTGTCGAACACGCCACCGAAGGTGACGGTGCCGGTGTCGGCGCTCGACACGACCTTGCCCAGCAGGATCGAGGCGGGCTCGGGCTGGCGCAGGGGACCCTTCTGGGAGAAGCCGGTCGTGTTGATCAGCGCGCCCATGTTGGGGTCGTGCTGCAGCTCGGGGGCGACGTCGCGGTACTGCTGACCCGACGCGAGGTCGGCCGACAGGGCGAGCGTGCCGTCCGTCTTCAGCCAGACGAGCTTGGTCGCGTTGTGGGGAACCGTGATGGTGAGCGGGGTCTGGATGTCCAGCTCCACGCCGGGAATGTTCATGCCGGACGCCGCCTTGTTAGGCAGCGCGTCGACCTGCGCCTGGGTACGGCCCACACGGGCCATGCCGACGGAGGCGGTCAGGGTCAGCGCGGAGGCGCTGAGAAGCAGGCTGTTGCCGACCGTGCCCAGCCCCAGACCCACCTTGTCGAGTGCGTGAAAACCATGCTGCATGGTGCAGTTCTCCTTATAGGGGTGGGAGGGTGGACTTAATCCACCCTCCCCAGGGCGCTAGAACGGGTTGGTGACCGTCGGATCGACCAGGGCCGTCAGGTTCGAGACCGAGTCCACGGTCATGATGCCGATCCAGTCCGGGTAGACCAGGTACGGCAGACCGGAGTTGCCGATCTGGACCGAGCGGCCGGGGGCAGCCGGAGGCGTGGTGTCGGGGCCGGAGCGCACCCACAGGCCAGGACGACCCGCGGGGTCCTCGCCCATGCAGTACATCATCTTGCCGACCGACTCGCCAGGGAAGTCGGGGTGCACGTCCGAAGCCAGCACGATCTTGTTGATCGGCCAGAGCTTCTGGGTGGCGCCCGTGACGGGGTCCTGGTAGATGTGGTCGAACGTGAGGATCTCCATGCCGGAGATGTGCGTCAGCTTGCCCTCGCTGAACGTCACGAAGCCGGTCTGCGACAGGAAGCTGACTTCCTGGCGGCGCAGGATCTCGGCGTTGCCTTCCAGGATCGTCTGGAGGTCCGAAGTCATGATGATGTACTTCGGCTCGACCTTGGCGACGTTCATGATGCGGCGACGGAAGCGCTTGAGCAGCTCGACCGGGGTCGAGTTCGCCTGGTTGGCGAAGCCGGGCAGGCCAGCGGCCACGACGTCGAACAGGTTGCTGGCCGGGATGCCGGTCGGCACGTTGATCGACTGCTTGGTGCGCGGGTCGGTGTAGTTGATGCCGCCCAGCAGCACCTGCGCCTTGAGCATGGTGAACAGGTGGTTGTTGCGGTTCGTCAGACGCTGCAGACGCTTCGCAATGAACTCCTTGCCCTCCTTCTCGTTGAGGGTGCCCAGCTTGCGCAGGTCGTTGATGATGTTCATCGGGATGAAGTCCGACTCGCGCACGTACGCGGGGAAGACGTTCATGCGCTCGACTTGCGCGTTGTCCGTCAGGACGTCGGTGAAGCCGGGGTTCACCAGCGGGGCGACGCCCACGCCCTCGCGGACGCGCTCGATCGTGATCGAGGTGTTCATCGTGGTTTCCTTGGGGAAGAACCGCGACAGGGGGTCACCCGAGAACTGCTCGAAGGTCAGCGCGAGCTTGGTCAGCACCGTGGTGCCGAGGCTCGCGATGTCGCCCACCGGGGCGAACTGGTTCACAGCTGCGTACATCGGATCTATCTCCTCTACTTACCGCCGACTACTTGCCGACGGTTTCGACGCGGGAGATGATCTCCGCGTACGGGTTGGGATCGCTGTCGGACAGCTGCTGGCCGACCTGGGTGTAGTTGACGCGGTTCTCCGCGGGAGTCTGCTCCAGGACGTCCAGGAGCGAGTCCACCAGGCTGACGGGGGCGGCGCCTTCCGACAGCTTGATCTGGCGGCCAGCCAGCTCGGGGTTGGAGGCCAGCGCCAGGACGGCGTTGACGGTGGTGGGGGCGATGCCCGCGCTCACCAGAGCTTCGGCGCGCTGCTGGACGCGGCTGCGCTCGGCGTTCTGGGTGAACTGCTGCTGCACGGCGACGGTGGTCGTCAGCTGGGTCTGCAGGCCCTCGATCTTCTGGTCCTTCTCGGCCAGCTGAGTCGAGAACTCCTGCTTCACCGCGCCGACAGCTTCCGCGACCGCCGACGCGATCAGCGCCTGGACTTCGGTGGGCTTCATGTCGATCTCTCCTTCGGTGTTCGAGAACTCCTGCGCCGACGAACCGGCACCGGTCTTGCTGTTGTCGATGGTAACCGTGCCACCGTTCACGTTCTGCGCAGGGTTCGAGTCACCCGCGGTCTGCGAGTGCTTCTCGTCCTTCGGCGCGGACTTGTCGTCGCCAGGCTTGGCGCCCTTCTTACCCTTCATGAAGTTGCCGACCATCGACAGGAACTCGCCCATCATCGAAGACATCGACTCGCGGTCCTCGTTGTCGCCCATCTTGTCGAGGTTCTTCGCCGCCTGGTGGAGGGGTGCTCCGTGGCCGTGCATCTCGGTCGTGCCGCCTTCTGCACCAGCGCCGGTGTAGACCTCGGAGGGCTTGCCCGCGGGCTTGTTCACGCTCTGCGAATCCGCCGAGGGCTTCTGGTCGGTGTCCATGCCCGACTCGTTCTGCTTGGGGCTCTCCTTGCCCTTGGTCTCGCTGTAGACGGTACCGGGCTGACCGGCGGTCTTGGTGGACACGTCCGCCGCGCCGGGAGCCGACAGGCTGCCCGCGAGACGGGCGCGCAGAGCGGCACGCTGGTCGGCGTTGATCGACAGGGACTCGGCGCCCATCGCCGCATCGATCATGGAAAGGATCTCATCCGGGTTCATGGTCAGTGCTCCTTCGTTACTCAGGTTCAAGCGCATGAACCCGTTAGAGGGGGTGCCGTCCGCGCCTTCCGAGAGAGCCTGGTTGCGCGGGAGATCGGGGACAAACGGGGCGTTGGTGAGCGCGTGCGCCGTCAGCAGGGTGCCGATGGGGCGCCCGTCGCGCTTGGAAATGGCGTGACGCGTCAGTTCGGCGGACGAAAACTCGTACTCGCCGTTCTTGACTTCCTGAACGACCTTCTCGCAGCCCGCGATGGGATCGTAGACGCCGTACAGAACGTCTCCTTCCTTCTCCAAGCGGAGCAGGTTCGCGATCTTGGGCTCGCCATCAACCGCCTCGGGATGGGCGGCGTGGCCGTAGCGGAGGTACGGTGTGAAGCCGCACTCGTTCTCCTCGAAGTTACGGACCATGTCCGCGAAATCGCTATCGCTGAAGTGCACGATGCCGTAGCGCTTGTGCACGAACGTGCCCAGGCGCGCCACGGGGATGCGCACGTACTTGTCGACTGCCTGTGCTTCGGCGGTCGAGAAGTAGCAGTGGATCGCCGCGGGTGCGACATCATAAGTGGGATCTACAGCCATAATTCACACGGTAAAAGTTTGTGCACGGCAGTTTCTGGGGAACTAGCAGGGACTGTCCGACGTGCTTTCCAACCAACCGGCGTTCAGGAAGCCGTGGTATAGCGTGTGCGTTGTGTGGCCTTGCGAGGGATCTTCCCAGTTGTTCGGACGATCAACCGAGACGTGAATGCTCGGCGCGGCTGTAAGGTCCGGGGCGCTACCGGTGATGGTCCAGAAGCCTCCTTGCTGCGAAGGAGCGTTCATCATCCACGGGAACCCATCCGGGCACTTGAGGATCCACATCTTGCCATCGGGTCCCGGTCGACCGTGGGTGTAGGGATGCTCGACCAGCGCGCCTGGCGGCAACTTGCTCCAGGTGACGATCGCGCGCGTCTCGGGATGGAAGTACGAACGTTCGTGCCAGTAGTGCTCCGACGGCTGGTCGGGCACGTCGACACCCACGGTGACGGGTTCGGCGATGTAGCAGCGAATGCGGCTCATGACTACCTCGACTGACGTCCGCCGACGTCGTTGCCCTTCTGCGACTTCATGCCAGCCTTCTGCGAGGCGCTGGGCACCGTACGGGTGTACGGCGCGGGCGGCAGGGGCAGCGGAGCCTTGGTGGCTTGCTGGGCAGTCGTCGTGGTCTTGGTAGGTACTGGCGGAGCACCCGTGCCCGAGGATCCGCTCTTGCCGCCGGACTTCTTGATGACCTGGGTCTGCGTCTTACCCGCGTTGCTGATCTGGGGCTCGTTCTTGGTGATGGTCTTGACCTCGGTCTGCGCGTCCGCCTGATGCTGGGCGGTGAGCGAGAGCGCGCGGTTCTTCGCGGCCAGACGCTTGGCGCGATCCTCTTCCATCGTGTCGATGCCCACGCGCGAGCGCATCATGTTGATGTCGTTCACGTCGGTGTTGTCGATGGCGCCGACCATGACCATCTTCTCGAAAATGCTGGCCATGATCTCCATGGTCGCGGGGTCCCACGGCGAGTGTTCGAATCGTCCGGGATTCGGATCCCCGAAGTTGATGCGAACCAGGGGACCGATCACCTGCTCGACGAACGGCTCGATGATCTCGGCGTACAGCTCGCCCAGCACCATCTTGTAGACCTCGAAGTGGATGGCCGTGGCTGCACCGCTCCCCAAGCCGCCCTTCTCGTTCTCGTTAAGCAACAACGCGGGAATCAACAGCCCCCGGAAGATCATCTTGTTGTAGTACTTGATGGCTTCCTCGAAGGCGCCACCGAAGTTGTTGCCCGTCGTCAAGGTGCCCAGCTTGATCTGGGTCGCGTCCGGCGTCGGGTTCGTGATGACAAGGCCGGTGCCGGTGTGGATGTTGCTGATCGCGGCTTCGGTCGAGTCGGCGAAGGTCTCCGCGCGCACACCACCAGGAGCCGAGGGGTCCGCGACCTGGTTGCCGGTCAAGCCGTTCGGCACGATGGCATAGGCGACGGGCGTGCCGTAGCGATCCAGCGCGACGTTCCACATCTCCAAGACCGCCTCCTTGAGGCGCCAGTCCTTGTAGATGCGCTTGAGGGCAGACTCGCCGTAGTAGTTGTTGTAGCGCTTGTTGTGGCTCACCAGGCAGCAGCGCTGCAGTGGGAGCTGGACCGGCGCACCACCCAGGCGATCCTGCCAGATGCCGGTCCTGAACGCGACGTTGAAGGCGGGCGTCTCGCCCTGCGTCAAGATGCCGTGAGTGTTCACGTACATGGTCAACGTGCGTGGGTTGTAGTTGGCGATGTAGTCGATCCAGACCTTACCGGCCTCGGCCTTGTAAACGGTCTCCGACACACCAAAGCCCGCCCAGAGCGAGGAGATTGCCAACTCACCCAGTGCAGACTTGTAGGAGCCCTTCATGCGGGCAAAGTTCTCGTTGACGAAGTCCACGACCTCCGGGTTGGGGTGCCAGTACGGCCCCATCGACGCCAGGATCGAGAGCTTCAAGAACTCGATGCCCGCGCCGATCGTCTCGTCGGTGGTCAGGGCGCGCTCGTACTCCGCGAGCCGCAGGTACTCGGGATGGCCGAAGAACCCGTAGATGGTCTGCGCCGTCCAGTGGGACAGCGTGGTGCCGATCTGCTTCGAGTAGCCTCGGGGCAGACGGGTCTCCTTGTTCTCGTGGCCGCTCTGGGCGGAAACTTCCGCCTTGAGCGTGTCGTCGAGCTTCTTCGGGGACTTCTTACTGGCCATGAGAACCTGCGGCTAGAGGGAGGGTCGGGGGAGCAGTTCGCTGGGCGTCCGCGTGTGCATTCCTGCGGTGCGCGGCATCGCGTCCTGCTCCGGCGGCTTGAGCAGCTCCTGCAGCTTCATATCGCCTTCGGTTTCCTCGTCGGCGATCATCTGCTGGACCTCCTCGATCCAGACCTCCAATTCCACGTCGGACATCTCGATGGACTCGGAGGGCTGGATGCGTCCGTGGCGAGCTAGGAATGCTCGCTCTGGGATTCGGAGGTGGACTCGGAGGAGCTGCTTGCGCCGCTCAAGAGCTTTTTTGCGACCTCCTTGATGTCGGCCACATCACCTTCGCCGATGGTGAACATCTCCAGGAAGAGGCGCGTGTACGCCTGCTGATCCTTGATGGTCCAGCTGCCCATGCGGTGACGGGGATCCGGCTCCCGGAAGGGGTTGCCGTTGATCGACTTCAGGCAGTACGCCGCCAGCAGCTCTTCGACGCTCTGACGATCGTCGGGCTTGAGCATGCCGATCACGGCGTTGCGATCTTTGGCGTACGGCTCGCGGAAGGTGATCTCGTTGCCGGACGGCAGGGCGTAGGGGAACTCGCGAAGAGCGGGCAAGGTGGACCTCCTAAAATGGGTGTGGCGCAGCTTCTGGCGCCGTCTACAGGTCTCACCTTCCCACTTACATGTACTCATATTCTGTGCAGAACATGCAGTGATCCCACATCGAGCATGAGACCATGGCCTTCTTCGTGCTCCGCAACACGCAGACCGACCTCTACCAGGTGGTGGAGGCGGCAAACCGTGCGGAGGTGGAATCGCGCTGGTTGCGCGGCAAGCCCTTCGTCTATGGAACCGGCCGCATCTTCGCCGATCCCACAAGCGCACAGGGCTGGTTGTCCAACGTAAGTGTCCCCGACATGGGTAAGCGCCCCGCTACCCTCGACTTGGCTATGGGTCAACAGATGCTCGCCCGCGTACGCGCGGAGGAAGCCGCCGACCGAGTCGTCGAGAACTCCATCCCGGACGCCTCCGCCGAGAGCGATGGCAGCCGAACCCAGCCCGAGGACCGCGACGCCGAACGCGACGGGTTGACGCGCCCCGAGAAGGGCGATGTCTTCAAGAAGACGGAGATCATCCCCGCGGATGCCCCGCGCCCCATCGGCGAGAGCGTGTGGGGCAAGGCCGAAGATCTCTTGCCTAGTGATGCCGACCTCGTCCGCAGCACCTTCGAGGAAGCCGAGCGCTTCGTCGATACGGCCACTCATGAGATGGCGAAGCGCAACGAGGACATGCTGGCCGACGGTCGGCGCACGTCCCCGAAGCCTCCCAAGATCACCGAGACCACGACGAAGAACGCCTTCGTGCGCACCTTCGACGCGTCGGGTCAGGTCACGTCGGCCGACCACTTCACGTACAGCGTCAAGCCCGCGGCTACCCGCAGCATGAGTGTCGGGTGGCGGGATCATCCCGACTACATGGGACCTGTCCCCGGTTCGCAGCTGGAACCACTGGTCCCACCCGAAGATCCCGTATTCAAGCCTCGCCAGGGTTGGACACGTACACCCGACAAGTACCAGATCCGTGAGTTCTACCACGACATCGCCACCGCACGATCGGTTGCAGCGGTCACGGGTGGGCGCGTGTCGATGGTTGAAGCAGGTGTCGCGGGTCCCGAATCCCTGGCCATGGTCACCTACCTCAACAAGCGCTACAACAAGGCAGCATCGGTGGGTGCCGATCCTGTCCGTGCCCAGTACGATGGTTACACCTTCACCTCGCGCCGCAGTCTCGATGCGTTCGTGCAACGTAAGCTGGCTGACGCCTACGAGGCGCCCAGGCGCCCATGGGAGGGTGGTGTTCGCATCAACATGGGGCTGGTGGCCGGTGATTACCACCAGAACAGCTTGGGACCTGACGGGCGCCCTGTCGCACGTCCAGGTTACATCAGCAAGGGCATGCGCCCGGCCACCCCCGAGGATGTTGCCCGGTTCAACGACGAAGCCGCCAACATTCAGGCGCGTACTCGTGCATCGCAAGAGCGTTACGCGGGGTTGGACGGCAACCGCGACGACTACCGCACGGGTGTCGCCCGTTCGCTCGTGTCGGACGGTCTGTCCTCGCCCGACTTCGAGCAGGGCGACCGTTCGGCGTGGGAGATGCAGCGTGCGGGCGACCTCATGGAAGACCGGATCGACGCGGCCATGTACGGCGGCACCATCGATCCCATCACCGGCTTCCGCAGCACGGAGGTCTCCAAGAGCTTGATGCCCAGCGGCTTCGGAGACGATGCACTGGGTCGTCCCGAGATGTTGTCGTCCGAGGTGCACTTCTTCACACGCAGCCACGAGGAGGCGCTGCTGATGGCGCGCCGCCGCTCCGGTCACATCGCCAAGGTCGAGACGGCACCGACGCCTTACTACGAGTTCACCTTGAAGCCGTACAATGCTCGTCCCAACGCCAAGCGTCTTCGCTCTATGCTCGGACGCAAGGCGGGGTACGTCAACGCGGACCAGCTCTACCTGGAGGCGATGAACCTCCCCAGCGACTACTACTCGCAGCGGCGCATCTCTTCCGACCCGCACGCCGAGGCAGGACGCATCGCCAAGGCACTGGGTGCTGGTCTCGAAGCCTTCCGGCTCTCCGACATGAGTCGCTTCGTCGACGTGGCGGCGATCGTCAACGAAGGCACCGACGCGGTGATCGGCTACAAGCTGACGTATGCCAAGGACATCACCCGCATCAACCACGGCGACGCATCGTTGTCGGCAGGTCCGCTGGGCGGTGGCGAGAAGATCCAGTACATGCACATCAAGCGCCCGGATGGTACCGAAGAGTCGGGCCACTTCGCCTGGCGCGATGGGCAGTGGGTCAAGACCTCGCGTCCGCACCGCGGCGCCGAGAACGTCATCGACATGGTCGCCGATCACGAGCAGACCGCCTACATTTCGTGGAACAAGCAAGGCGAGCTGACGATCCGTGCCTACACCGAGTCCGAAGCCCAACGCATCTCCGGCATCTTGCGCGAGCGCGACCCCCACATTCAGCTCAACGCCAAGATCGGCAAGAGCACCGAAGCCTACGACGTGCGCTTCTACGACAAGGAGTTCGACTACACCGGCAAGACCCCGGCACGCGAGCCTAAGTTGCCCGAGGCGGGTGTGGACCAGCTGTACCCCGACCGGGTGCCGTCCAGCTCCCCTCTGGCGCCTACTAACCGTCCTCAGGTCTCCCGTCAACAGGGCGCACCGCTGGGGCAGCTGGTCTCGCCCTCTACACCGGGTCTGTCGCCCCTCAACACCCGTACGGCAGCAGCCATCCCCGTCACCACGACGCGGGTGGGTGCTGCAGGCGACCGCAACTCTAGCTGGTGGTCGCAGCCCGAACACGTCTTTGCACTGCGCGGGTTGGACCGGCTCTCCTCTGCGGCACCTGTTGGTGCTTTGGTGATGGACGCGGAACCGGCCGCTGCCCGTACAGTACATCCCGATCCGTACGTGAGCGACCCCCGCCGCGAGGAAACCACCCAGCGTTGGGCGGTGAACCAGCAAAACCGGGCAATCGCCCAAACGCGTGAACGCGAAATGTTCGCGCGCGAGGAAGCCGCACACGTCTCGCCACTCTCCAACACCGAGCTGCACGCACGCACGTTGCTGGGCGCCCTGCCCGGCTCTGGGTTCGCCGTGGGTCACGTTGGCCGTGCCGCCTTCGGTTACGCCGCGGGTGCGGCTTTGGGTGGTTTGCTAGGTACTAGCGGCAGTGGTCTCAGCGGCAGCGATCAGTTCTCCGCCGCAGCCGAAGGTGCGCTGTGGGGTGCCATGGGGAACAACCCGCGCGCGTTGATGTTTGGTTTGCGGTCGCACGTCGGCCAGCAGTCCCGCGACGAGATCGAGGGAACCCTGGGCACCATGGTCGTGGGCTTGGGCGTCGGCACACCGGTCAGCGCACTGGTCGAGCACCGCATCACACGCAGCCGCGGCGGTGCCGCCGGTCAGATCGCAGGCTTCGTGGCAGGTGCGGCTATTTGGTCGATGGCCGAACTGGGTCGTGGGCTCATCACCGGTTGGCGCGGACGCGCTGCCGCCGCGGCCAGCAACACCGTCAATCAGACGGCGCTCGCCACGTCGACGGACCGCGCACGCGACCTGGCACAGGAGTCGTCGGACGAGTTCGAGAACTTCGACATCGAGTTCCAGGACGAGCAAGGCAACGTCCTGGATGTCGACTTCGAGGATGACGAACGCAGCGTGACCGAGGTGGTCGACGAAGACGGTGAGGACTTCGCCTTCGACCTGGAAGTCGCCTAGGCCCCGCCCCCAGCGCCTGTGGTGCCCGTCGTGGTCGGCATCTGCTGCGCGATCTCCTGACGGACCTGCTTCGACCAGCCGTCGATCACATCCACCACGGACAGGATCGCCTTCTTGGTCTCTTCGTTGTCCACGCGGTTGATGCGCAGAGCCAGGAACGCCGGGGTCATGCTGTCCTTGAAGAACTTCTGCAGCTCTTCGAAGGACTTCTTGACGTCTGCCTTCGCCTGGCCGACGGGCGAGTGCATGAACCGCTCCAGGTTCTGCCGTGCCTTCGACGCATCTGCCGCCACTTCGCGCAGCTGCATCTCGACCGTCTCCTTGGCCTGTGTCGCCTGCTCCAGCTGGATCTTGAGCTTGCCGATCTCCGGGTCGCCCTCGCCGATCTTGGTGGCCGCCTCGTGCAGCTTGACCTGCCCCGACAACTCCGTCACGCGCGCGGCGCGCTCGTTGACGTCCGTCTGGAGCTGCTTGGTCTGCTCGTCCATCTGGGTGATGCGACTCTGCAACTCGTCCGCGCGCTCCGCTGCTTCGGCCGCGCCCATCTCGCGTGCCTTCTTGAGCTGGTCGTCGAGCTGCTTGCGCAGCTTGGGCGACGTCTCCGCCAAGCTCTTGAGGTCGAGGTCGACCTTGCCCGCGTTGGCGGCCGAGATCAGCTCGCGCGTGTCCTTGGTGTTGAGCTGGGCGGCCGACACCACGCGCGCCAGCTTGGCGACGTCTTCCGGCGTGCTGTTGTGGAAGTTGAAGCGCGCGACCTCGCGGAAGTGCCGGAACGTGAGGTTCATCGGCACCGCTTCGGCGTCCTTGAAGACGTCCGCGACCTGGATCATCCGGTTCGCGTAGTCCTTGCTGTAGGCAAAGTGCTCGCACCACTTCTCCCAGGCACCGGTCACGCCCTTGTCCTTGAGGATGGTGCGGATCGAGCCCAGCTTCCTACCCATCTCCCAGAGCGCCCGACCAGCGACCGCCTCCAGGTTGACGACGTCCTCGGTCAGCGACCGCACGAGCGCGGCGCTGTCCTCGCTGACGTTCAGCCCCTGCAAGAACGCGTGCTGATCCGCCTGCTGGGCGACCAGCTCCGAACCCTTAGCCACTGACTGCCTCCTCGCTGTCGACCAGCGTGCCGTTGACGACTTCGATGTCGGAGATCGCCACGGTGATCTCCATCGTGGGGACTTCCTTCTTGACGCCCGCCGCGTGGACGTGCAGGATCTCGCCGTAGACCTGATCCTCTTCGTCGTCCTTGACAAAGTTGATGCGCAGGATCTTCGTCTCGCGCTCGCCCTTCACTCCGTTCAGCACGTCGACGATGTCGGCTTTGTAGGCGCCCTTGCAGATCACCATCATGTAGTCCGGCATCGGAACCTTGCCTTCGGCGATGCACTCGACATCGTCGAAGAACAGGCCGCGCTCGAACCAGAAGACGCTCTGCAGCAGGTCCAAGGTGTAAGACATCGGCCCGTGCTTCAAGCCGCTGAAGTCGATGTCGAAGCCCTGCAACGGGTCGGGACCCACGGGGAAGTTCAGCGGGCGCTCGTACTCCTCCTTCGGCAGGTTCCCGAAGGACGCCTTCATCAGCTCGACTTCCTCGTCGGTAGGGACAGCAGGCTCCTCGGGGAGTCCGGCCTTCAGACGAGCTGCTTGCAGATCGTCGGGGATGCGGTAGGGGTCTTCCTTATGCGTCATGACTAGGTTTCTCCTCTCAACACCTGCTGTAGTAGCACCACCACACGCTGCGCCCACTCACGGAGCTGTGGCGTCATGTCTCGCGTGAAGCGAGACGCCAACTTGTCGTACAAGAGCGAAGGCTCGCGCAAATTGTAGAACCGCCACATCTGCTCGATGAGCTTGCCCTTCGTCTGGCCGCTTTGGGTCAGGTGCGCGTCGATCTCCTTCTGGATCTGAGGATCGAGGTAGCAGCTGAATTGGGGTTTGTTGGTGCCCATCCGTTACCTTCTAGTTCAGGTCCAGCTTGGCGTCTAGCGAATGCTTTGCCAAGCGGATCTCGTCGGCTGAGATGACAACCGTCTCATGACGACCGTACTCCTTTGGATCTTCCACCGCCAAACGGGGGAAGCACTCCAGGCTACAGTACAAGTCGAGGGGCATCACGATGACTCGTTGCATGTGGTCGCTCCTAGGATCAACAAAGCTACTGTACCACGACTTCCATGGAAGGTCTAGCACTTCCACCTACTTTGTGCTAAAGTAGCGACCAGCAAAGGAGAACCGTGGTGAACTGGGACACGCAGCCTAACACCCGTGCGGTTCTCCTCGCACTCGATCCTGTCCTGTGTGAGCTAGCGTTTGCTCGTCGGATCAACTTCGTCCGGGACGCCATCCAGTCGGTCATCGCCTTCTGTGCTGTGACCAACCAGAAGGTTCCCGAGCACGCCATGGTGATCGACTGGCAAGAGCAGCTGGTCTTCATCGACCACCCCACCCCTGTCGACAAGATGCGGTGGTACCAGGTCATCACCCAGATGCTCTTCATCAAGAACCAAGGAGGCTCTCCGTGAGCGACCGCACCAACGATCTGGCCCGTCTCCACAACCGTCTCTACGAGGCGTATGGTCCCACCTCCGGCATCCAGTTCCTCGCCGTCATCGGTCCGAAGTTGGACCCCGAAGTCAGTGTCATGAACTTGGAGAAGGCGCTGGACACCATCAACCACTACGCGGCGAACCCGGAGCTTCGCCAGAGTCAATTGTTGTCTTTCCTCCCCCTCAACACTTTGTTCACCGTTACCCTCTAGTTGGAAGGAGTCTCCCGTGACCCGCATCAAGCCCAAACTCAAGGCGCCCGTTCAGAGTCCCGAGCAGCAGCGTCGGACCGAGCTGATCCAAGCTCACGTCGACCGCGTCTTGCAGGCGGCTGACAAGAGCGAGATCCCGATTCCCAAGGCGACCCGTGCGCGCGTCATCACGCAGCAGACGATCGACTACCTGAACCGCCGCCTCTACGGGGTCAAGACCGTGGACAAGCGCGTGAAGGAGGACATCGCCAAGGCGATCGTCGTCATCAAGCAGTCCTTCGCCGAGAACCAGGTGCCGTTGCCCACGAGCATCATGGACAGCTGGGTGGGTGGTCGTGTCCACCTGCGTCTGACCTTCAAGAAGTCGGACGATCTGCAGATGGCGATCGAGCAGCTGCAAGCACTCCCGCCAGCTGACGACGAGACCGCCAAGGCGATCGAAGAGACCATCGCGGGCTTCCGTCGGGAGAAGCACTAGATGACGATGCACAGCAAGGTCTGCACCTGCGGCAAGACCTTCCAGACCGCCGATCCCAAGCGGGTCCAGTGCCCGACCTGCCAACCACCTCCGCAGGTGCAGGTGATGTCGGAAAGTCACAACCGGTGACCAATCCGCTCTGCAAGTTTTGTGGTCGGGCGTTCGTCCCCAACGAGTTCCGCAAGGACGTCTGTGACGGGATGCTCTGCTTGGAGAAGATGGTCGACGAGTACGAGACCGAGCAGAACCGCTTGAACGACGAAGCCTGGGCAGCGTACGAGGCTAGTAAGGGACTCCAAGAACAACAGATGGGACCCACCGCCTAAGCGATGGGTCCCTTTTCTTATACGGCGTCGCGCCCTGTGAGCAGCACAAGGACCCAGCAGCATGGTGTGGTTCCTGCTGGGTCCCTGTACGCATCCCCAAGCCCACCGTCCGCGGTAGGACTCTACCTTTGTTGTACCACAAGAGTAGGTGGAAGTACACCTACTTTGGTTTCAAAAGTATGCATGGTTGTACGAGCCAAGGCGGGGCCTCTGGCCCCACCCCCCTACCCCCTTAGGTCGCGCGAAACACGACCTGGGTACGGTGGGGCCTCTGGCGATCGCCGTACTACCCGGCGTAACCAGACTACAACCCCTTGCGATCGCCGTTGCCTGACCGCCGTGGTACAGGCTTGCCGATCGCCTGCCGAGAGGAGCGTTACACACCATGAACGACACCATCAACACGCACGACAAGGTCACCGCTGCTGCCGAGGCTTGGCTCGACCGCTACTTCGCTGGCGATCGCCCTGTCTACGTCACCGACCAGCTGCTCGCTGGCTTCCGGTGGATGTTCATCGAGCAGCTCCGCGGCTCCTACACCTGCCGGGAGGCGCACGACGAGGTCTACGGCGCGGACGAGTTGGAGCTGGGTGCAAGCCCGAAGGGCTTCAAGCTCTACCTCTACGAGCTGGCTGACGCCATCGAGGCTGCACGCGCAGCGAAGCGCTTGGCGATCGCCCTCCGCGAGGAGGAAGCCCAGGGCTAGCGATCGCCGGTGCGTGGGTGCCCTGTTCTTGCCCTTGGCAAGAAGACGCCCACCCACGCACCCCACACCGCGCAGCTGGCCTGCCCGGCTACCGCCGGATGGTTGGCGATCGCCTCGAACGGCGAACCAAGGAGCCGCCATTCGGCGGACCGGAACAAGGCCGGGGCTCACGCCCCTAAGACCCCACGATTGCCAGTCTACTGCGAACACGCAAGCACGCCGTGCACGCAAGGCTGGCGCGCTTCGCGCATTACATGGGTGTGCTTGCACGCCCGCAGTTCACCCAAGCAATCCTCGTTGATTGCATGGGACGCCGCTGACGCGGCTAAGGGTCGCGTCACCTAGCCGAAAGGACCACACCGATGACCACTACCGCTACCAAGCCGCTTCGCCCCTTCCAGATCGCCCTCGTCGAGGCCAAGGCGCTCGCGATGGCGACCGGCAAGGTCCACACCGTCACCGCCGACAAGGTCGGCCGCGCGATCGCCGCGCCTGCCGCCAAGGTCAAGATGGCCCGCGAGCAGCGCGAGCTGGAAGGCAACACCGCGGATGACCGCGCGGAGAACAACTGGACCGAGAACGACTCCGTCGGCCTGTCCTACCAAGTGGAGGGTGACCTGGACGCCCAGCTCGATCGCGACGCCAAGGCGTTCGCTGGCTGGTACGTCGAGCAGCACA